AAAGAGATAATATAAAATCTTCTCTAATAGATGGAACTAATAATTCTTTTAATAATCAATACTTAAGATTTTTTAATTCAAAATATAGTATAAGTTTATTAAATAGATGTGAAGCATCAATTAACGATAAAGTAATAGAGATTCCAGCTTCTTTAGTTTTTATTAATTCTTTATCACAATCTTTATCAATAGGTCAGTCTATAGATAATGTTTCTTATGATAATAGTATACTAACAATTACTAATATTGTTAACTCAAAATTTATTTATAATAATAATGATTTCGATCAATTATTAATTAATTCTAAAAAGAAAGATTATAATATTAACCCTATAGGCATCATTTCAGCTAATAGACAAATTAAACCTCTATCAGCAAATACATTAATCCAAGATAGAAAAAATGTTTTTTCTTTATATCATAATACAAGAATTTATTTAGATATTAAAAGAAATTTAAAAAACTTACTTCTTACTAGTCCAGTAATTAATGGAAGTCCTTTACTGTTCAGCTTAAACTCAGAAAACGATTCTTTATTTAATACTCGATCTATATTATCTTCTTCTTTAGAAGAATTTTTATCAAGTTATCAATCTGCAGGAGTTATTAAAGATTATTTTGTTGATGTTTCTGTTCTAAATACAGAAAAATTTAGACAACAAAAACTAGAGAATACATTATCTGGAACAATTGGAATATCATTTTTTGGTGACGAACTCAAATCAAATATATTTACATCTATTAAATTAGATAATTTAATTAATGATATAAATGATTTTACAGAAGATAATAATACTTCTATAATTGATATAAACAATTAATGTATATTTGGAGTTGTAATGGATAAATTAAACGAGCCGATTAAACCGTCGGATATTGACGATAATGGCCCAATTCAAAAAAGAAATGTAATGCTTGATGATTTTGGAATTGATATAGCAGTTGAAGCAGTTCCTTTACCTTCTAGAGGTGTTATTTATAATAATAATTCACTTCAAGGTACAGAATCAGTAGAAATTAAACCTATGACTGCAAGAGAAGAAGACATTTTAACTTCTCGAGCATATATTAAAAACGGTACTGTTATTTCAAAGCTAATTAAAAGTTGTTTAATTGACAAAGAAATTAATCCAGACGATCTAATTTCAGGTGATAGAAATGCTCTTTTAATTGCTTTAAGAATTACAGGTTATGGATCTGATTATACATTAGAAATTAATTGTCCTGAATGTAGTAGTACAAATAAAAGCACATTTGATCTTTCACAATTAGAAATTAAAAGACTTAAAGTTGATCCTGTTGAATTAGGACAAAACATTTTTGAAGTTACTCTTCCCGTAACTAAAAAGTCTGTAAAAGTTAAATTTTTAACAGGACACGATGAAAGAGAAATGATGATTATTAGTGATAGAAAGAAAAGAAGTGGTCTTAGCACAGAAAATACTGTCACAGATAGACTATCACGATCTATTTTATCAATTGAAGGAATTTCTGATAGAAATAAAATTAATTTATTTGTTCAACATATGCCAGCAAGAGATTCTTTAGCTTTAAGAAGATTTTTAGATGATTATGAACCAGGAATTGATATGAAATCTCATATGACTTGTTCTCATTGTCACGAAGAAAGTGAGGTTGATTTACCAATCGGAGCCTCGTTTTTTTGGCCTGACTCCTGAAAATAAAGAAGTTATATTAGAACAAATATTTGTTTTAATGAACAATCTAAATTTTAACTATAAAGATGCTTATAATTTACCAGTTTGGAAAAGATTTTGGTTCATTCAGAAATTAAAAGAAAATTTAGAAAAACAAAATAATATAAATCAAAATCCAAAAAGTTTAAATAATTCAAAAAATATATTTAAAAAAAGCTTTTAGTTTATTGACTTTTATTTTTAATAATAATTATTATATTATTTAAGTGAGTAAAAAACATGACAGACACAGATAATCAAGAACAAGTTCAAAATCAAAGAACACAAAATGAACTACTTTCAAATTATCTTGATATGTTATCAACAAGAATAGATCAGGAAGAAATATTACAAAATCAACAAAAAAACCAATTAGCCTTAACAGAAAAAATCTTTAGTCAAATTGCTGTGTCATATAAAGAATTTACTAATTCACAAGAAAAAATCAATGAACAATTTGAAATGTTTAAAGAAAAAATTAAAAGTTCTAAATTAGGTAAATTTGAAAAAAGTTTACTTAAAATAAAACTAGCGTCAGCAAGTGCAGGTGCTAGTATTATGGCTCTTGGAAATATTACAAATAATAAATTTGTAAAACCAGTTACTAATTCTATTTCAAAAGTAAAAGATTTTATGTTAGAAGCATTAGATTCAATAGCAAATCATCCTTTAATAATTGTTTTTACTAAATTAATAAAAATTGCCATAAAGTTAAGAAAAGCAGTTGAATTTCTTGCGACAGGATTCTTTCAGGTATTAAAGTTTGCATCTAAATTTGCAAAATTTATGATTGCTCTTCCTTTAAAGATAGGAGCTGCATCTGCTAAGATAGGAAATTCATTAAGACAAGATCTTGTGATGACAATAGGAACTGCAGTCGAATCAACCAAAGAGTTGTTTGATATTTCCAATAAATTTGGGAGTGGCGCAGGTCGAGCAATACAAAATTTTGCTGAAAATTCTGGGAGTAGTTTATTAGAATTTAAGGATATTACAAGTGATAGTGTTAAATTATTTGATAAAGGTGCAGCGGGAATAGCAAATAGAATTCAAGCATTAGGACAAAGGTTGAATGAAATGGGTCCTTATGCAGATATTTTTGGTGAAAGTTTATCAAAAGTAACAATGGGTTCTGCAGAGCAATTTAATTTTTTCGAAAAAAATATAAGATCATTAGGAGCTTCTGCTGAAGATGTTGCTTTCATTGCACAAGAAGCAGCACTAAGAGGAGAAAATATAAATGTAACTCTCTTAGGAATTCAAAAATCTCTTTCTGCAGTTGCAAAAGAAACAGGTGTTAATAGAAAAATTATTTCAAAAAATTTCCTAACTCTTCAAAGAGATATTATAAACTTTGGTCATTTATCTACAAGAGAATTACAAGAAACATCAGCTCAATTAACAAAGATGGGACTTTCAGCTCAAGACGCAATCTCAATGTTTAGTAAATTAGATACATTTGAATCTGCTGCACAAACCTCTGCTATGCTATCTCAGACATTTGGTATGAATGTTGATGCTCTTAAACTAATCCGAGCAGAAAAACCTGAAGAAATATTTGAAATGTTTAGAAATTCAATGATGGCTACTGGTAGATCATTCGAACAACTAAATCGTCACGAAAAATCTTTAATGGCTTCAACTACAGGTCTTTCTGCTGCATCTCTTAAAGCTTTAATGGATTTTAGAAATGCAGGAATGTCTTATGAAGATTCTATGAAAAAGATGAGAGATAATACTCCTGAAGCTAAGCAACTTAAAGCTTTTAATGATATGTCTGGTTCTTTAAAAGAAATTAAAAATATAATGCAAAATACATCTTTTATGTCATCTTTTATGGATGGATTAAGTTCTTCTTTAATACTAGCAACAGGATTAAGTGATAAATTTAAAGCAGTGTCTAAAAGAGTTGAAGAATTTTATCTTAAAGGTATTGATTTTGGTAGAGACAGTTCTCTAATGAAAAGTTTTAGGAATGCATTTAAACCTATTGAAGACACTATAGATATTTTAATAGGTACTAATGGTAAAAAAGGTTTGTTTAATGTCAAAGCTTTAGATAATTCTGTAAAACCATTTATGAATAAACTAACGAGTGTTTTAGGACTTTCTTTTAAAGATAATACGAATGTTTATAAAGCTCAAAGAGAATTTTCACACTATTTAAAAAATATATTTAACTTTAAAAATTTTAGTAATATTTCAAGTGGACCAGGCGGGACTTTATTTCAAGCCGGAGGAAAGTTAGTAGGACAGTTATTAAAAGGTTTTGCAGCTATTGGTCCAGGTTTAATTGATACTTTAGCAGATGGTTTTGTAAGTTTAGTTGATTTTCTTGACAGTGGTAGCACTTTATCGTTAGGAGAAAATTTTAGAAGAATATTCAGCATTTCTGAAGATGAAGCATTAGGCATAACAACTAGTTTAAGAAAAATTTTAGATTCAATTACAGGAAAAATACTTCCTTCAATGTTTCAATTAGGTAAGCCTGTTTTTAGATTTATTAGGGATATGGTTATTCAAATTGTTAGAACAGCTTTTAATGAAGTACAAAGACAACTTGCAGATACTACTCTAGGAAAAACTTTAGCATTATTTGACGTTACAGGCACAGGCGGGGAATTAGCTGAAGAAAGACAAAGAGCTAAAAGATTAGAATTTAACGCATCTGATATTGATGAACAGCTTAAATATAATCTATTAAAAGGTGGAGATATGCAACAAGCTAGAGGCGTTGGAGCACTTATCTCGATTGTTGAAAACGAAATCAAAAAAAGACCAGGTCAAAGTAATCAAGAACTTTTAAGAATACAAGAAAAACTACTAAATATTAGTGAAAATAGACTTAAATATAGATTTGATATACTATCGAATTATAACGAAGAAATCAAAGATTCTTTAAATGTTTTAGAAGGGTTAAATAAAAATAGATATGCTGGAAGTCAAGTAATGAATGACTTAAATCAAACTCAAGAACAAATTGCAGTAAATAGAAATAGAGTTACTCAAGAATCTTTAAATAATAATAATACTCAAGTACAACCTATTAATATTAACTTAGACGGCAGAAAAGTAGGGAGTGGACTTCTATCAAGTGGATTTTTGAGACAAGCAACTAATCCTAGCGATCTTAGAGGTCAACCCGGTCTAACTGAAAGTGCAACAGTGAGCTATTCTGGGTCATCAACAGAAATATCAGCTCTGTAATCAACACTGGGGAAATAACATGAAATTTAATTTAAAAAAAAATATAAGTAATTTTAAAGAATTAAACAAAATAAAAGAAGAAATGTCTAAAGTATATGCAGATCTTTTAGGAATAGACGAAGAATTAGCTTTTAAATTAATCTCAGAAAAGTTTAATAAACATACTAATGTGTTATCTGATAAGTTTGAAAAAAGTTTAACAGAAGAAAACGTAAAGATCTTAAAAGATAAAGAAGACGTAGATCTTAACGAATATTTAAAGAAGAAACCTATTATTAAAGGGTAAATTAAATGTCAAAGTATATCTTGGATCCTAGTGGAAAAATAATTATTGATGGTGAAGTTAAAAATCCTGGTGAAGCTTCACAAGAAAAATTACAAAATCAAGAAGATTATTTTTCTTCAAAAAGTCCAGGAAATAATACTACAGTAATACCTTCAACAAACGCTTTGCCTGCAGGACTTAAAGGTCTTACTGGGTTAGTAGATAAAGGAGTGGGTATTGTTTCTTTTGAATCTGGTGTAAAAGATTTAGAAAGTGATATTTTTCCATCCAAAAAAAATAGTCAAGGAAATGAAAATTTATTAGTTAATCCGTCATTTGGATATGATAAACCTGTTAAATATTATTCAAGATATAATTCAATATTTGCTGAAGGTGATTCTAATAGAGCAATTTATGCTGAAGAACTTGAAATGATTGCAGGTATAGAGTTTAATTCAGCAGGTTTATTTTTACAAACAGGACCAAATGGATCAAAAATAGATATATCATTAATTACTTATATTTTTGATTATTTAATTGAATCAATTGTTTATTTATCATCTTTTTGGTTTCTATCAGGTTATGGAAATGATTTAAAAAATAATTTAATTCCTGATCCTATTAAATATTATTTTGATAAATTACTAAATTCTTATAGAGATAAAAGAATAAAACGAAGTTCAAAAACTTTTTCGCTTGCAAATCTAATAAAATATTTTATTATCGGATTTGATAAGTTTATAAATACAGATCCAAAATACAAAAATTTATATAAAAATGATAAATATGATCTAAATTATTCTCAAATAGATTCGAACTTTGAATTACTTTTTAAGTATATAGGAAGAACGTTAACAGGAATATCAAAAATAGGAAGAAATAGATTTTTTCTTCTTATTAGAAAATTTCAACAAGAATCATACTGGCATTCAGAAATACTTTATAAAGCTAAAGAAGATTCAAAAGAAAATATTATTGATAAGTTTTTTATCCAATTTAGTCAATATTATTTTAAATTTATATTAGAAAGAATTAATATAGGATATTTAATTATATACAAAGATAATCCTTTACTTAATACACAAACTACTATTCCTGGTGTTAATCCTCTCTATCGAAAGAATTCTACTCAACGTTTACTTGATCCTTCAAGAACAATATTTGACAAAGACAAAGATAAAAAAGATTTATTAGATAGAAGTAGATTTAATAATCAAGAGATTTTATTTAAAGAAGAATATAAATATAAATGGAAAGAAAAATTTCCAAATCAATATTCTAGCTTTAATACATCAATAACTACGCTTCCACAACTACTTAAAGCAACTCAATATTTTAAGCATAAATTAAGAGATAGTCAAAATCATATAGTCTATCAAAACTTTTCAGCAGGATCTAAAAATTCTGCTAGAAGACTACCTCAAGAATTAGTCGAACAAGTTGAATCTTATTTAGATAACGAATATATGCCTTTCTATTTGCATGACTTAAGAACTAATGAAATTGTGTCTATGCATGCGTTTTTAGACACAATATCAGATTCTTTTAGTCCAGAATATTCTTCAACATCAGGATATGGTAGAATTGACGATGTAAAACATTATGTTAAAACAACAAGATCTATAAATCTAACTTTTTCTTTATATTCTATGCAATCTGAAGATTTTGATTTGATGTGGTATCAAGTTAACAAGATAGTTTCTATGGTTTATCCACAATGGTCTCAAGGTATTCCTGCAAATACAGGCAAATTTAAAGATTTAAAAGACTTTAGATTCCCTTTTACACAGGTACCAACAGCTTCTCCTTTAATTAGATTAAGAGTTGGTGATGTTTTAAAATCAAATTATAGTTTAGAAAATTTAAAAAGACTACATGGAAATAAAAAATTAAGAGGAATTAAATTTAAACATAATAATAATATTATATTTAACAGTAAAACAAAAGCTTATGTACTTTTTACTCGTCATAAAAGCACTTTAGATTTTAATCGTGAAGCATTAAAACAACAAGCGTATAAAAGTGTAAGTGCTTTAATTAATATTTCTGATGATATTTCTCAAGCACCTAAAAACGACGTAGAAAAAATAGAAAAAATTCTTAATCAAAATAATATAAATGATGATTATAAGCTTAGTACTTATAATTTCCAAGGATCAGAAATTTTAAATAACATGTTATACGATTTGAATAAATTAAGAACGTCTTATTTTAAGAATAAAAAATCAGTTTTTGTAGAAAAATTTGACGCATCTGGTTTAAGAAGTAATAACTCTCTTGCCAGATTTATAGCATTTTCAGGTGATGATGGAAATAATACCTTGAAAAATATTTTCTCATTAGAAAAATCTTTTGTTTTTTTATTTATTGAAGAAAATGATACAGGGTTAATATCTTTTATAGCTATTCCTAAAATTTATGTTAATAATAATACTGAGTCTTTTAAAATAGAAAAAGATTCTTTAATCAAAGATCAAAAACAAATAAATATTTTTAGTTCTGAAGATGAGTTAGGTAATATAAACAATCCTTATACAAAAGCATTTGAATCGTCAAAAGGAAAAGGACTTGCTGGGTTTATAACAAGTTTAGATGTTAACTATCAAGAATCAGTATGGAATACAAATAGTCCAGGATCAAATGCTCCTCATGGGGTAAAAATAACAATGGGATTCTCTCCAATTCACGATATAGCACCTGGATTAGATCACGAAGGAATTATGAGAGCACCTATTTACAATGTTGGAGCTGTTAATAAAACTTTCTTTAATGATGAAATAGAAAAAAAATAAGGAATTACAATGGCAATAGATAAATATAAATTAATAAAAGGCAAGTTTGTAAACATATCTCCTTATATCTACCAAGCTGTTGAATCTGGCATCATTGATCACGATTTGATAGAATCAGAATCAGGAAAAAGGCTTGATCATTATTCTCAAGAGTATTACAATGATCCAAATAACTGGTGGATAATTGCTGCTGCTAGTGGAATTGGCTGGTGGCTTCAAGTCCCTGAAGGTGTTGTTTTAAGAATTCCTGTTGATTTAACACAGATACTAAAGCTTAAAGAAGAGATAGAATAATGTCGTCAACAATCTATGGAAGTATAAAATCAAACAATAGTTTTGGAAAAATCCATACCGTTTTAAAAAATAGTAATATTAAAGATTATATACAAATTTCGTCAAGTGAAGATATACTAAAACAAAAAGTATTAGACGTTAGTGACTCGATTAAAACAAAAGAAGAATTTTATGAATTACTAACCTATTTGTTTCAATCTTTAACTAATATTGGATATACAACATACGAAATAATTTCTTTTATATGCGAAACTATTAACGCTGAAGGTGTCTTTAGTGATAACGAAAAAAAAGATATCATAAACTTCATAAGTCAATCATTTTGTTTTATACATACAGATTATTCAAAATATCCTATATATAAAAATAAAAATAATAAAAATATAATTGATCAAATTGTTTTTGGTCATAGTGATTCTAAAGATAACTTTAATATAGGTTTACTATTAAATAAAGCTTCTTCTAAATTAATAGCTTCAAATAAATCTTTTAAAAGAGATATAAAAGTTTTGTCTTCTTTTACCGGGATAGATTTAAACAAAAGAAATGTTAAATTTGATCTTAATAGAAAATTCCTTAACAGATCTTTAAATTTGGATGTTAAAAATCCAAAAAAGTATGATACTTCTGTTTCATCGATATTGATTACAAATCCTAATATTCGTATAGGAACACAAAATTCTTTAGAAGTATCAACTTTTTTTAATAGTATTACAACACTTGAAATGAATAAGTCATATCCATACTTTAATGCAACATTCATATTGCCTTCATTATCACGCCAAGATCTAAATTCAGTAAACAATACAGGAAATATAAGAAGTTTTTCTGTTAATGCGACTTCGTCTACACTGAATTCGTTTCTTTATGGTAATATTAATAATAAAAGTAAAAATTATAACGAATTTTCAGGTGATAAAATAAGTGATGATGTTTTTAAAACGAATATGTCTCTTTTTACATCACCTCAGACTTTAGTTAATTTAAATGAAAATATAGGACATAGTCAAAATAATTTAAATTCAAATAGAAAAACTACTGTTAATGATCCAACACAACCTTTAATGACTTTAAAAAGTTTTAGTATTAATGCAAACCCTACAAAAGGATTAATGTCATATAAAAGTGGAAGATTGAGCTTAGTTTTACATGATAGAACTAGAATGAATGATATTGCTCCTTTTATAAAACCTGATTTGTTAGGAGAATTTGGCGCAGAAATTTTATTAGAATATGGCTGGTCTAATCCAGATAGTGATAATCCGAAAAATCCTTTAGGATATTTTATAGGTAACTCTAGAGTTGCAGAAAAATATATGATAGTAAATTCTTCATTTTCTATAGATAATACAGGATTAGTTAACATTGATTTGTCTATTGCAATGAAAGGACCTCATGAATTTAAAAATCAACAAATTTCATCAAGAGTCGATAATAGAATTACTCAAGCAGAATTCGAAAGTGAACTCAGCAATATAGAAAATATTATTAAGGATTTAAGAAATAGTGAAGACTCAAAATTTTTCGAAGGATATAATTTAAATACTAAGAATCTAAAAGGGATTTTTAACGAATCATTAAGATTAACTAAAAAACAAATTGGTATTTTATCTACGTTTAAAAAAGAATACGAACAACTACTATCAATAATAAATGGAAATCTATCAAATGTTATCGAAATTTCAGGAAGTGAAACATTCTTTAGAATAAACTATAAAGATAAATTAGATGAAAATAATAGAAAAGTTTTTAATAATTTGCTTTTTGGAAGTAAAGATCCAGATTTTTTTCATATCATATCTAATAGCAAAAAAGAAATTATTTCTAAAATAAACAACATTTTAGCTTCTATTAGAAAAATCATAAATCTTATAGATAGTATTTCAAGACAAGACTCAGAAGAAGTAGATAATAAAAGAAAAATATTAGAAAATATAATGGGATCTCTGGAATTTATCGATTTTTTCTATCCTACTTCGGATAAACTTTACCCAGAAAAAAGCCAAATTCAATATGTTAGTTTAGGTTCAATTATAAATACAATAGTTCAAATTTATTTAGCTAAAATTAAAGGTAAAAAATCTTCTCAATTTGACGAAATTCAAACAATATTTTACACAGCAAATGAAAATGCTGGAAAAATGTCAAACGAAAGTATATCAAGTTTTTTAATTAATAAAAATATGTTAAAAGACTTTTTAGAAGATATTTTTAATAGAAATATTGTAATAACACCTGAGTCGTTAATTACACAAATTATACAAAACTTTGTTAGATCTCCTGATAACATTAGTTTAGGATTATCTTCTTTATACGAATCAAGAGACACAAAATCAAAAAATAAATCTATTAAATCATATAAAAACCCAGTTAGACCACTTGAAGCATATAGTAGAACAAGTGTTTTTGAAAAAGAAAAAAATAAAATTTTAAGAAATATATATGGTTTATCTGATGATTTTCCAGCTAATAAGATTAAATTTAAAATTCCTATTATCCATATGAATTTTGATTGTCTATCTTCAATAGGATTAAAAAATGGTGAAGAAAGAACTATATTAAGAATTTCTATTTTTGACAGAGTAGATTCGCCATTTAGTTCTTCGTCTGAAGTACTTCAAGAATTATATTCTGGAAATATAAACAATTCAGTTGGAGAATTTATATTATCAAGGAAAGACTTTAAAGACAACAAAAGACCTGAAAAGGTGTCTGTTGATAGAAAAAATTTAGAAAACTACTTTAAAAATCAGAAAAAAGAACTTGATGATCTTGTTGAAAAAAAATTATTAGTAAAAGAGAACGACAAATATAAAATAAATTACGTTAGATTTATAAACAATAAAAATTTTATAGGCAGTGTTAAAGACATTTATAAAGAAATATATCCATCTTTATCTTTCGGATCACAAAATTCTGTAATGATGAATGCAAACGTTTCAACATTAAATGACAATAAATTATCGACGATTTTTATGACAAGGTCAGATAGGAATGATCAATCTCTTATTAACGACAGAATTTCAGAACAATTACCTCTTATTATCATGCCTACGCAAGCATCAGTAGAAATTTTTGGCTGTCCTTGGATCAATTTTGGTCAAAGTATCTTTTTAGATTTTGAAACAGGGACAACTTTAGATAACAAGTATATTGTAACAGGAATTACACATAACTTTTCGCCTGGAAAATTTACTACACAGTTAACTCTTTCATATGGAGACAATTATGGCCAACTTAAAAATATAGAAGATATGCTAAATGAAAAAACTTTAAATGATTTATCTAAAAGAAGAGATAAATTTAAAAATAATAAAAATAAAAAAAATAATAAAAAAATTACTATTGTAGTTGGTGAAAATTATAAAAAAGAACCTTTTTATGATCAAAGATTAATATTACAAAATAATGTTAAAACTACACAGAGGTAAATAATAAAATGTCTAATAATATTAATCCTATAAAATTAAATATAAAAACTCTAGGTCATTTTAAAAACAACTATGACAGCTTGTTTTTTTATAAAAACACTTTTATGTATAATTTTTTAGTAAATGGAAAAATAGAAAAGTTAAGTGATGCAACAGACTTTATCAACAAAAGTTCAATTATTTTTAATACTAGATTAATCTTTAATAATAATATCGACAGCTCAGATTTTAAATTTTATATAAGTGACAATCCAATTATAAATGTTAAATCTGAAATTGAGAAAGATTTAATTATTAAAAAAGAACATGGTTCAAATATAGATTTAATTTTTAGTAATACAGAATTTTTTATTTTTAATAATTCAATAGAAATTGACTATTCAAAAAATATGTCAAGCTTTATAAAAAGTAAAAATACAAATGATTTTAAAGGAGAAGTAAATGCATTTTTTGGATTTCAAAAATCAAGTTATAATAATAAACAAGGAGACTTATCTGACACATTAGGATTTTTCATAAAATCGCTTTCATATTATGACCTTAAGTTTATCTTAGGTTATTATTTTAGCAATAAGAAACAAGTCACTAGTGAATCAGATATCAAACAAGCAATACAAAATCAATTCAAGAATATAAAAAATAAAAAAATTTTTACAATTAAATTTTTCTCTCTTTTTGACAATACAGATAACACGTATATTAAAAGAAAGTTTTTTACTGAAACTAAGTTATCAATTTTACAAGACAATATATCTCTTAATGAATCTAGATCTAAAATAAAAGATTCTATAAAACTTATTGATCAAACCAAAATTAATAATTTAACTTATTATTACGATTTACCAGGAGACCAGAAAAATACATTAGAGAATGAGTCTTCTGGTCTTGATATTATTAACTCTATACAAGATATTGATGAAGTCATTAATATAAATTTAAAATATTTTCTTATAATAAAAGTTTACGCCGATGAAGAAAAAGAAGATAATGATATTGATTTAAAAAAGATTAAAAAACAACAGTATGATGATTTTATTCAAACAAATGATAATAGAATATATTTTTATGATCCAGAAATATATTTCATTAATGTCAATAACAAGCCATATAAATTAAAAGACAAAATTTTATCTAGCTCATCTATTAAAGACAATGATTTCCTATCACAATATTTTATTGAAAAGGTCATGACCTTTTCAATAAAAACTTCAGATATTATTGATAAGTCTAATATTAGTTCTAATTCTAGTCTAATAAATTTAAATAACTTCTATAAAAAAAGTTTTATATATTTTGATTCTCAAAATATATATAATGATTTAAACATAACTAAACCAGAATTTAATTCATCTTTTAGTACAAGTAAAATTCCTACTTTTATTCAAGATCAAACATATAACTTATATGAAGATTATACCGACGAAAATAGATCATTTTTACCTTTACCAAAAGCAAATAGTATAAAAAGAGGTCGTGAAAGATTTGCAGATGTACGTCAACCGTCGTCTAAAGAAAAAGTATATGCAAGCCCTCTTAATAAATCTAAGCCAAAGTCTGAAGATTCTTTTAGACAAGTAAAAAACACTAGAAAAAAAGATGTTAAAGAAGAAGAAGTTTTAAAAGTTTATGGTAAAGATCAAAATAAAACAAAAGCTATCCAAGAAATTACAAAATACAGTCAAAAATCAAATCAAAGAAAAAATAATAATCAAAGAAACAAAAAAGAAACAAATCAGACAGACGGATATATAGTTTACAAAAGAAATCCTGATGTTAGAACACGCAATGATAAAAACGAAGTTAAAAGAGCAGAACCCTGGAAAGGCTTAGTCAAGGGTGCTGCTGAGATGTATTACTTACCAGAAGCTTTATTATGGGCTTTTATGAAGTATGAAAGCGACTTTATATCTACCGCTAAGAGTCCTAAGGGTGCTCAAGGTCTTATGCAACTTATGCCCTTTACCGCAAAAGATATGGGAGTGACTGATCAAGATGATCCAGCACAAAATATTTTTGGAGCCGCTAAACTTATTAATATTCACAAAACAAATTTTAATGATAATTTAGTTCAAATGCTTTCTGCATATCACGCTGGAGGAGGTGGAACTAGGAAAGCGATCACTAGTTATAAAAAACAAAACCCTGGTGCAGACGCTTCTAATATAATATTTTCATCACAAAAAACAAAATTGTATGTAGATACAGTTTTAAAATATTATTATCACTATTTACAAAATCCTTTGTTCGATGACCCTATAAATAATGATAATGAACATACATTAAAAGAAATAAAAATTGAAACGCAGCAAAACAAAGAAAATAGTAATAATAAAGAAGATGAAATAAAAAACAAAAAAAGTAAATTAAAAAGTAGTAATTTAAGAAGAGAAGAATTAGAAAGACTTAAAAGAGAAGGTGAAAGAATAAAAAGTAGTTCTCCTTTACCTCCTTTACCTGCTTCGCAAAAGGTAAAGTTGCCTCCTTTACCTCCTTTACCTACTTTACAAAATAGCGATTTGCCTCCTTTACCTACAAAAAATTAATTTTAATATAAAAGTGTAAATTTTATTATTTAAGAATATTATTCTTTTATGGAAAAAATATATAGAATATACAATGTTGAATATGATAATAAATTTAAAATCTTTTTCAAATTCTTAGCATCATTATCAGAAGATTATGATGAAGTAGAAATATTACCTAACTATTTGCAAGAAGAATTTCTTAATCATAAAGAAGAACTATTAAATCATATAAATTCTTTAGATGAAGAAAATTATTTAGATAAATTAAATTTATATTTTAACTTATTCGATAAAATACAAAAACCAAAAGTTAATTTAATTGCCTATAAAGCAATTAACTCTGTTGAAACAAACCAAACTATATCTAGTGTTTTAAAGCAATTTAAACCACGAAATGGCTTTTCAAGAAAAGCAAATTATGATAATTCAAAAAATATTTCTGGAAGATTGACAGTTAATAATAGTCCAAATATTTTAGTCTTACCTAAAAGATGTCGAAATATTTTCGAATCTAGGTTTAATAATGGTAAACTATTAAGTATAGATTTTCAAAATTTAGAACCAAGATTTTGTTTAAAAATAGTTGGAAAAGATATTGATGGTGATATATATGAAACTATTAATAGCATGTTAGATTTTGATATAGACAGGTCTATTATTAAAAGAGCAATAATATCTGTACTATATGGTGCAAGCCATGAAAACCTTAGAAATATTTCAGCAAACAAAGCAGTTAAAATATTTGAAATTATTAAAGATCATTTTGAATTAGATTATTTATATGAAATATCATCAAAAATTGACAAACAAAATGTTAGAAGAAATTTTTATGGTCGACCAATTTGGAATCTGAATGAAAAAAGAAAGAATGTAGTAATAAATAATTACGTTCAATCATCAGCAGTAGATATTGCATTACTTTATTTTAGTGAAATAACTAATATTTTAGATTTAAATAAAGCAATCCCTATATTCATTATTCATGACGCAATAGTTTTTGATGTTGAAAAAGACTATGTAAATGAATTTAAAAGTATAATTATGAAAGGATATAACGATAAAGACTTAGGAAACTTTCCCGTGTCTATATCACAATTTAACACAGAGTGTGATTAGAATAAGAGGATAAAATGAACATTAACGAAAATTTATTACATCAAGCTGCTGCAAGGTTTATAAAAGGTCATGATATAAACATTAGTATAAAAGGATCTGATATTCAACTTGAAACTCTTCAAGACCTTTTAAATGTATCAAAGGACTTAATGACTGAATTAAATAAAGAAACATATAATTCTGAAAAGATTATAGAATTAGCACAACAAAAAAAGAAACTAACAAAAAAATTCCAAAATATATCAGGAATCAAATGGAAATTATAAAAGGATTTAAATGTACAAAGAAAGAGACGTAGAAGTTTTATGGAATCAATATACAAATTTACTTTCTAAATTAAAAGATGAAAATATTGATAAACTTGTAGAATCTATGGATCAACGAATTTTACTGTCTTCTTATTCTCAAAAAGATAAAGAACCTTTTTGTGGAATTGGAGGGTTAGTTGATTATTCAATTAATCTAGTTAAAAGGTCAAATTCTTTAATGAAAGAATTAAATTATGATTTAGATAAGGCTTCAATTATAAAGTGTTGCTTATTATCTATAATTGGAAGAGTTGGGACCTTAACTAGAAATAGGTTTGTAGAGACTAAATCAGAATGGCATAAAGAAAAATTAGGACAATACTATGATTGGAATGAATCGTGTCCAAAATATCAAGTTAATGATATGACACTTTATTTATTACAATTTTACAAAATTCATCTTTCATGGGAAGAATGGCAAGCAATTTTCCTTTTAGGTAATGTTTTGTCCGAAAGTAATAAATTTTATGGATATCATAAATCAAGATTATCTTTAGTATTACAAACAGCACATGAAATTATTATGAAAGACGAAAAAGATAGAATAGACGGCTTATATACAGTTCCTTTTTAATAATTACTCTAGAAAGGAATATAATATGAATGAAAACGATATATACGAAAGAGTTTTAAAAAACCTCTTATCAGAATTTTCAACTTCAGCTTCAATTAGTGGTTATAGTTTACCAGTAGGTGAATCTAATGATAACCCTGTTGATTTTAATAAGAAAATTAAATATAAATCATCTAAAGAAACTGATAATAAACATAGAAGTAAAAAACCTAAAAACAAATCAGTTCAATATTATTTGAACAAAAAAAATTAATAATTTTGTGTAAAAATAAAAATTATAAAATATAATCATTCCATAATTGGTTTTCACAAAAAAATTAAAAAATTATCCAATTAAAAATTTAAACAAATAACCGAAAGGCAAATAAATATGGCTATTGATCTAGCAGCAATCCGTAAGAAACTTGGACAACTAAGTGGTCAAAATTCTAAGAAAAATACAATGTGGCGCCCTGAAGAAGGTACTGAAACAACTGTTCGCCTTCTTGCATATCCTAATAATGATGGTCAACCTTTTAAAGAGCTAATGTTTTATTATAACATTGGAAACAATCCTGGTTTACTTGCTCCTTATCAATTTGATAAGCCTGATCCAATTCAAGAACTTATTACAAAACTTCGTGATGAAGGAACTAAAGAATCCTATGAATTAGCTAAAAAGCTTTATCCAAAAATGAGATGCTATGCTCCTGTTATCGTTAGAGGTGAAGAAGAAAAAGGCGTAAGACTATGGGCATTTGGTAAATCTGTTTATCAAACACTTCTAAATTATATGCTAGATGAAGATTATGGTGATATTACTGATCCTCATGAAGGGCGCGACGTAAGAATTACTTGTCAAAAGAATCCAGGACAAATGTGGGCATCTACTGATGTTAGACCACGTGGTAAAGATTCACCTCTATCAGAAGATACTTCAAAGTCAAAGAATTGGTTAGACTCTATTCCAGATGTTAATAATTTATTCGAACTTAAAACTTATGAAGATCTTGAAAGAATTATTAATGAATGGCTAAATAGTTCAGATGATGATCCAAAGCAAGAAACAACAAGAGGAGGATCGAATAAAGAAAGTGTTGATGAAAATTCTCCTGATCAAATTTCTGGAAAATATAAAAGCTTAGATGATGCATTTGCAGACCTAGACTCACTATAAAAATTATTAACTATTCAAAACAGACTATTAGGTTTTTATTAAATAAACTAGGAATTATAAATGACTAAAACAAGAACAAAAAAGTCAAAAAAAGAGTCTAAAGAAGAATTAGATGACTTTACATCTGACTTAATTAAATCCTTAAATAAAGAAAGAGGATCAAGAGTAGCTTATAATCTTAGTACTGACGAGTCACCTACACACGTTAGTAGATGGATAAGCACAGGGTCTAAACAATTAGATTACATTATCTCAAATCAAAAGAATGGTGGTTTACCTGAAGGTAGAATCGTAGAAATATTTGGTCCACCTTCAATTGGTAAATCTCATATTGCAACTCAAATTGCAAAATCAACCCAACAAATGGGTGGTATTGTTGTATACATCGATACAGAAAACGCTACATCTGTAGAAAATCTAAAGATTTTAGGTGTAGATATATCAAAAAGATTTGTTTATGTAGACACACACTGTACTGAAGAAGTTTTAAGTATTGCTGAAAGTACTATTATTAAAGCAAAAGCTATGAATAAAGATGTGCCAGTAACAATTATCTGGGATTCAGTTGCAGCAACTTCACCTAGAGCTGAATTAACGGGAGATTATGAAAAAGAAAGTATTGGACTCCAAGCAAGAGCAATATCAAAAGGAATGAGAAAAATTACTGGTGTTATTGCAAATGAAAAAGTTTTATTTGTATGTCTTAATCAAATACGTACAAAAGTTGGTGTACTATATGGAGATCCTACTACAACACCCGGTGGAATGTCAATTCCTTTTCATTCTTCTGTAAGAATTAAATTAGGAGCGGGATCTCAAATTCTTAATAAAGATAAAGAACCAATTGGAATCAACGTTTCAGCTAAAACTATAAAAAACAAAGTTTCTGCTCCATTTAGAACATGTAATTTTGAGATTCATTTTGGAAAAGGAATCAAAGAACACGAACAAATGTTTGACATGCTAAGAAGACATGGACAAGATGAGCATAGCGGATATACTATTGAAGTTGGAGGAAATGGAGCTTGGAAGCATTTAGAAGTTTATAATAATGAAGGTGAACAAATTGTAACAAAAAAGTTTTATAAGGCTGATTTTCACGAAATCATTAATCATCCTGAATATGGACAATATATTGATATGATTCTTGAAAAAGCTATGATTAGAAAAAATGAAACAGAAGATCCTGATATTGATCCAGAAAGTTATACAGATATTGAAGCTGTTTCTCAACATATAATGGAAGTTCATGAAGAAGCTTTTAAAATGTTAAAGTAGGTAAAATGATAGACAAGCCAATAATTTACATCGATGGCTTGAATGTTTTTATGAGACACTTTGCAGCTAATCCATCAAAATCATTGAATGGACAGCTATGCGGTGGAATTATTGGCTTTTTAAAAAATATTGAGTATTTGTCTACCAAATTCAGGCCACAAAAAATTATTGTTGCTTGGGAAGGTGGAGGATCTCTCAGAAGAAGAAACATTGATCCTTCTTACAAAGAAGGAAGAAGACCAGTAAGACTAAATAGAAGTGAATATTATAAAGACATTCCCGACACATCAGAAAATAGAAACAATCAGTTAAAAATTTTAGTAGAAATTTTATACGAAACTCCTGTAACACAAATTTATGTAGATGATTGTGAAGCAGATGATATAATTTCTTATTTAGTAAAAACAAAAATTTCAAATGATAAAAAAATAATTGTTACTTCTGATAAGGACTATTATCAATTATTAGATGAAAATACTAAAATTTGGTCTCCTAACAAGAAGTGTTTAATTGATGAAAAATATATATTAGAAAAGTGGCAAGTTCCTGCATATAATTTTTGTTTAACAAGATGTTTTGCAGGTGACGTAAGTGACGGAATAAAAGGTATCAAAGGAGCAGGTATTAAAACCATGTCCAAACGGTTTCCAGATTTAATCCAGAAAAGAGACTTGACAATAAATGATATAATTAATGAATCAAATGAAAAAGTTAAAAACAAATGTAAAATAAAGCTTTATTCTAATATAATAGAAAATAAAGATCAATTAATAAAAAATTGGAAATTAATGTATTTAGACTCTTTAATGTTAAGTGCTAATCAAATAAAAAAAATTAATTACCAATACGAAAATAAAGAATCTAAAATAAACAAATTTAAATTATTAAAAATTTTAAATCGCGAAGGATTAAATTTTTATAATATACACGAATTTCTAATATCAATCAAATCTTGTTTAAGGAATAATATTTAATGAGTCAAGAAAAAAACTTTTCTAAATTTGGAAAGGCTTTTCAAGAAAAAGTTTTTCAAAGCATGCTTACTGACGTTAACTGGTCTGCTCAAATGATCGAAGTAATGAATTCAGATTATTTTGATTTAAAATATCTTTCTTTTCTTTGTGAAAGGTACTACTCTTATTATAACAAATATAAAACATTTCCAACTCTTACAATCCTTATTACAATTATAAAAGAAGATTTATCAAAGTCAAAAGATTCTGTCTTAAGAGATCAGATTATTGAATATCTTCATCGAATGAAAACTAATCCTGATGTAGGAGATCTTCAGTATGTTAAAGATAAGTCTCTTGAATTTTGTAAAAGACAAGCCTTTAGAGATGCTTTAGAACAAAGTGTAGAATTAATACAAACTGAAAAATATGAATCAGTATTAAATATAATGAAAGAAGCTATTTCAGTAGGTCTTCCAAATACTGCAGGTCACAATTTTTTTGATGACATTGAAGCTAGGTTTGTTCAAATAAATCGTCAAGTTTGTCCAACGGGTCTTGATAGAATTGATGCTCCAGATATTCTTAGAGGTGGTTTAGGAAGAGGAGAATTAGGCGTCGTTGCAGCTAATACAGGTGTTGGTAAATCACATTTTTTGGTAGCTATGGGCTGTTCAGCAATGAGGGCAGGCAAAAATGTAATTCATTATACTTTCGAACTATCAGAACATGATACAGGAAAAAGATACGATTCTAATCTATGCGACATTCCTTCAAATGAAATCATTGATAGGAAAAATGAAGTTATTGATAAATATAAGTCTATGGAATTAGGAAAACTTATTATCAAAGAATACCCGACAGGTTCAGCTTCAGTAATGACATTAAGGAATCATATTGAAAAACTTACTTTAAAAGGGTTTAAACCAAGTCTTGTAACAGTTGATTATGCTGATGTTATGAAATCATCAAAAGCTTATGATTCATTAAGGCATGAATTAAAATTAATATATACAGAATTAAGAAATCTTGCAGTAGAACTTAATATCCCTATTTGGACAGCTTCTCAAGCAAATAAAGATTCATCTAAGTCTGACGTTGTAGGTTTAGAAAATTTAGGTGAATCGTATGGTAAAGCTCAAGTCGCTGATGTTGTTATTTCGATAAGTAGAAAACCTATGGAAAAATCAACTGGAAGTGGAAGAATTTTTGTAGCAAAAAATAGAGCAGGGCGAGATGGTTTATTATTTCCAATTAATATTGATACTGCTAAGTCAAAATTTGAAATTATAGATGATACAGAATTAACTTTAAATGAAGTTGTATCACAAGATAATCACACAATGAAAGAAAAATTAAGAGAAAAGTGGAAAGAAGTCAATAAAAAAGATGATTAAGATTTATTGTAAAGAAGAATTAAAGAAAGTTTTAAAATCTAATAATATAAGTAATTATGTTCCAGCATATAACGGTGAAAGTGCGGGACTAGATCTGTACAATTCAGGTGATGATGTATCAATAATGCCTTCCTTAAATAATAAAAAAGGATCAATGGTCTCAACAGGTTTACACGTTTTTACTCCTCCTGGATATGTAACTTTAATTAAAGAAAGAGGATCAATTACAAAAACTCCTTTGAAATATCGTGCTGGAGTAATTGATGAAGGTTATACTGGTGAAATATTTGTAAATCTTGTAAACGTTAGTAACGAAGAGTATAATATAAAACATGGCGAAAAACTTCCTGTTCAAATTATTGTAGTTAAGTGTGACAACGAATATTCTGAAATTGGCGAAGAAGAATACTTAAATCTATCCAAACTTTCTACAAGAAAAAAAGGTAAAATCGGAAGTTCAGATTGAATAAGGAATAAAATATGAAAAAAGAATGCTATGGTATTAGTATTAACTTAGATTATGACGATAAATTAACAAATTTTTCACGAAAATTACTTAGAGACTATTATATGCAAGATCACGAGGAGTCTCCTCAAGAAAGTTTTGCAAGGGCAGCTGTAGCATTCTCTTACGATTTTCAAAATAAAAAATATGATTTGTCACTTGCACAAAGAATTTATAATTACGCGGCAAAAGGTTGGTTTATGTTTAGTTCTCCAATCTTATCTAATGCTCCCGTTCCCGGTGGTACAGAATTAGGACTTCCTATTTCTTGTTTTTTAAGTTATGTTGATGACTCTTTAGAAGGTCTTATAGATCATTCAAATGAATTACGTTGGATGTCTGTAAAAGGTGGTGGTGTAGGAGGTCATTGGTCTAAAGTTAGATCTAATTCTTCAATATCACCAGGACCAATTCCTTTTTTAAAATCTGCAGATAGTGATATGACTGCTTATAGACAAGGAAAAACTAGGAAAGGAAGCTATGCAGCTTATATGGATGTTTCTCATCCTGATATTATTGAATTTTTAAGTATTCGACTTCCAACAGGAGGAGACGTAAATCGTAAATGTTTTAATTTAAACAATGCAGTAAATGTAACAGACGAATTTATGGAAGCAGTATCTAAAGGCGAAAAATGGAATTTAATTGATCCTAATGATAAAACAATAAGAGACACAGTTGACGCAAGAGAATTATGGCAAAGAATACTAAAAGTCAGATTTAGAACAGGCGAGCCATATATTAACTTCATTTCAGAAGCAAATAAACACTTACCTCAATATCAAAAAGATTTAGGACTTAAGATACATGGATCAAATCTTTGCTTAACAGGAGATACGAAGATTGATGTGTTAATTGACAATGTGCCAAATGCACAGGTATCATTAGAAGAAGTTGTTGATCTTTTTCATGAAGGAAAAGAAATTTTTGTGTTGTCTTATAATATTGATACAAAAGAAATTGAATACAAAGAAATTACTGATGCAGGATTAATTAGTAAAAGTGCAGAAGTACTTGAAATAATAGATGAAGAAACTGGTAAAAAAATTGTTTGTACTCCTGATCACAAAGTATATACTGTAAATAGAGGATATGTAAAAGCTAAAGATCTTAAAGAAGACGATGAATTAGTTTTTTCTTAATTTGATTGTTAGATGTATATTTAATGTTGAAATTCATTTACTAACATAAGGAGATAGTTTGAAATATATAATATACATGCACACTTTTAAACAAACAAACAAGTCATACATTGGATACACTGGACTAACTTTGTCAAAAAGACTACACAAACATATTACAAATGCACAATCAGGTCATGATACACATTTTTATAAAGCAATTAGAAAATACGGTCCTAAAAATATAGTATCTAAAATAATTTTTGAATGTTATACTAAAAAAGAAGCTTTAGAAAAAGAAAAGTATTACATTGAATATTATGATACTTTTAAAAAGGGTTATAATATGACTACGGGTGGTGATGGTGGATGGATAGTTCCTGATGAAAAATATAGTGAATGGCGACTAAAAAATTCTATTGCAACATCAGGAGAAAAAAATCCAACATACACAGGTTTTACTGATGAAGAAATATTAAAATCAGCTTTTACTTATTTTCAAAAAGAAGGACAGCTACCTAAAAGAAAGTGGCAAATATATAGTTCAGAAGTTTATGGTTTTCCAAAGTCTTATTCAAAATTTAGATTTAAAAAATATGGATCGGGCTTAAAAGGTTTTGTAAACGCAATGAAAGATTTGTATAACTTAAATGACAGTGATTTTAAATATAAAAGAACGAATAGCCATAATAATAAACTTTCTAAGTCATTATCAGGAAAAAATTGGTACACTAACGAAAAACTTAAAGTTTCAAAACAAATGAGCAAAAAAGAAATCGATGCACTTAACAGTGAAGAATGGATAAAAGGTAGAAAATATGGGATTAAAAATAATTAAAAGAGAAACAAAAGAACCTGTTTTTGACATAACTGTTAAAGACAATAAAAATTTTTTTGCAAATAACATGCTCGTTCACAATTGTAATGAGATCCATTTGGCAACATCTCCTGAAAGAAGTGCAGTATGTTGTTTAAGCTCACTAAATGTTGAAAAGTTTGATGAATGGAAAGACACAAATATTGTTGAAGATTTAATAGAGTATTTAGATAACGTCCTACAATTTTTTATTGAAAATGCTCCTGACTATTTGCACAAAGCAAAATTTTCCGCTATGAGAGAAAGATCACTTGGTTTAGGTGCAATGGGATTTCACTCCTATCTTCAATCAAAAAATATTCCGTTTGAATCAGGGATTGCAAAAGCAACAAATATTAATATATTCTCATTAATTAAAGAAAAAGCAAAACAGCGTACAAAAGAGTTGGCGATTAAAAAAGGTGAATGTCCTGATGGATCTGGTTACGGAGTTAGGAATTCTCATCTATTAGCAATTGCTCCAAATGCTAATTCTTCTATTATTGCAGGGACTTCACCATCTATTGAACCTTGGAAAAGTAATGCATATACACATAGAACAAGAGTAGGTTCTTATTTAGTGAAAAATCATCACTTAGAAAAAGTTTTAAGAGAGTATGCTGACAATGTAGAAAAAATTGATATTGAATCTTGGATGAATGAACAATGGAAATCTATTATCTTAGCAGAAGGATCTGTTCAACACCTTGAATACATGTCAGATTGGCATAAAGAAGTATTTAAAACAGCATTTGAATTAGATCAAAGATGGATTATAGATCACGCAGGTGATAGACAAGAATTTATTTGCCAAGGTCAAAGTGTTAATTTATTCTTTCCCGCTGGTACTGATAAATCTTATGTTAATGCAGTACATATTAGAGCTTGGAAAAAGAAGTTAAAAGGATTATATTATCTAAGGACAAACGCAGGAGCTTCAGCTGAAAAGGTTAGTCAGAAGGTTAAGCAAGATAAGTTACAAGATTTCGCTGATCCTGATGAATGTTTAAGCTGTCAAGGATAATTATTATACAAGGTTTTTACAAAGGTTAAACGTATGTCATTACTAAAATACAATACAACATATAAGCCCTTCAAGTATGCTTGGGCAATGGAAATCGCAGAAAGTCATGAAAAGATTCACTGGGGAAGTTGGGAAGCAAAGTTAGCTGAAGATGTCAATCAGTGGAAAGGTGGAAAAATATCTTTAGAAGAAAAAAACCATATTACACAAATTCTTAGACTATTTACACAAAGTGATGTGCAAGTAGGTGGTAATTATTGTGATCTGTTTATTCCTAAGTTTAAAAATAATGAAATTAGGAGTATGCTATTAAGTTTTGCAAATCGTGAAGGCACACATCAAAGAAGCTATGCTCTCTTGAACGATACACTAGGATTGTCTGAAGAAGAATATGGCGCGTTTCTTGAATATAAAGAAATGAGTGATAAAATTGAGTTCATGCAACAAAACGATGTAAGTACTAAAAAAGGACTAGGACTAGCTCTTGCGCAGTCTGCGTGTAATGAAGGAATGAGTCTATTTTCAGCATTTGTAATGTTATTAAATTACCAAAGGTTTGGAAAAATGAAAGGAATGTGTGAAATCGTTGAATGGTCTATCCGCGACGAGACGATGCACGTTCAAGGCATGACTCATCTATTTAGAGAGTTTGTAAAAGAACATCCACGAATTGTAAATGACGAATTTAAAAAATCAATTTATAAAATGTATCGTCAAGCTGTAAAATTAGAAGACAAAGTTATTGATTTAGCTTATGAAATGGGTCATATTGAAGGATTAGACAAAGAAGAGGTTAAGCAATACATCAGATATCTTGCAGACCGTCGCTTAATTCAGTTAGGTTTAAAGCCTAATTTTAAAGTCAAACATAATCCGCTAGATTGGTTAGACTGGATTATTAATGGTGACAGTTTTAAAAACTTCTTCGAAGGAACTGTTACAGACTATAATGCTGATGGTATGAGTGGTGACAGTTGGGGTTGGGAAAATATAGCTTAATAATTAATAAAAAAAACTTTTTATTAATATAATATATAAAAATTAAAAAGGTGGTTTATGAATACAAAAATTTTATTTTTTAGTGCTCCTTGGTGTGGGCCGTGTAAGCAAATGAAAAATAGACTAACAGAAAATATTAAAAACGAATTATCAATTGAGATTATTGATATATCTGAAGATACTGTTAAGTCATGTAAATATCATGTTATGAATGTTCCTACATTTATTAAGGTAGTTGATGACAAAGAAGTGTCAAGAAAAGTTGGATTAATGACAATTGATTCTTTGAGAGGAATGTTAAATGATTAATTTTGTTGCTGAGATATCTCCACTAATCAAGGATCTTGAGCTAAGAAACGATCCTGTAGTTATAACTGTAAATGAATTTACTGAAGAGTCTGCTAGCGAATTTTCAACTCTCGTTAGTGCTGCTCAAAATACTGGGCAAAAAATTATACCTATTGTTATTGATTCATTTGGAGGTCAAGCTTATTCACTATTATCAATGATAGCTACAATTAAATCATCAACAATTCCTGTAGCAACTATTGTTAAAGGAAAAGCAATGTCATGTGGAGCTTTATTAGCTTCTTTTGGTGACGAAGGTTTACGATTTATGGACAAAGATTCTGTACTAATGATTCATGATGTTTCTTCAATGGCTTTTGGTAAAGTTGAAGAACTTAAAGCTGATGCACGCGAGTCTGAACGATTAAATAAAAAATTATATACTATGATGGCACGAAATTGTGGAAAGCCGGATGATTATTTCTTAAACTTAATTCATGACAAAGGTCACGCAGATTGGTTTTTAGAAGCTGAAGAGGCAAAAGAACACAATATAGTCCAGCAATTAAGAATACCACGATTAAAAGGAAAAGTTTCTGTAAGTTTTGATTTAGAATAATATTTATTATAAATTTAATAGAAAGAATATTATATGACAAATCAATTATTAGAAAGTTATATTAAAAATCAAATATTTTACTACGATGAAATAGACTATATATTTGAAAGTATTTTAAATAAAAATAATAGAATAGACGAAAATTTTTTAAAAAATATAAAAAAATTCGTTTCTAATACAACACCATTAGAAAAAATATTAATATTAGCAATAGGAACAACAGGTATTTTAGGAACTCAAATAGGGAAAAATACTAAATTAAAACCTAACGAAGAAACAGCTATAGTAAACACAGCAAAAGAGATTGGCAATCCTAATAGTATTCCTAATAGCGTTAAAGATTCTTTTACTAGAAGGATTAATAATAATGATTTTAAACAACTTACAGACAAAGAATTATCTGCTATTAAATCTGTTTTTGGAATCGATTCTAATCCTATAAATCAAGAAAATCAAGAAAATCCTTTAGTTCTTTTATTTCAAGAATTACTGTCAAATTCTTTAAACTTATCAGATGATGTCTATGAAGAATTGAGCTTAAATAAAGATGATATTGAAGGTGATTTAGGTATTAATAAATTTGATAGCCTAGAAGAGTGGAGTCAAAATGTCATTTCAGGAAAAAATGATGATGTTATTAGTTTCTTTAGACAGCCACTAAATTTAGAGCAGTCTGAAGATGAAAACGATTTATTTTCTCAAGGAGGTGTCTATAATGTAAAACCTTCTGAAAAGAAAAGAATTAAAGATAGCGTTCAAGAAAAAATTAATTTTCTAAGAACTCAAAATGCAAGTGACGAAATAATAAATCTAATGACAGCTCTTGGATCTTTGAAAATTTGTGGCGCTCTCGACGGTAGTAATATCAATGAGGATATGATAAATAGAGCAAAAAATGAAGTTGGAACAGAAGACTTACAAAATGTCTTAGGAAAATATGTTTTAAATACAGCAACTGCATTTACTGAATTTGGTGATTCTGATGAATATGATGATTACGAAGAAAATTTAGATTATTAAAAGGATTATTTATGAAAAATATATACGAAATGTTTAATCAATGGAGACAATTTCTACTAGATGAAAATTTGCCAAATAAAGAAATCATTACAGAAATTAGTGAAAAGCAGATGGATTTAGACTATGATGAAGCTATAGGATTTGTTAAACTAAGTTTAAAAACACCAGAATCTGCAGACAGAATGATTAATTCATTATTGTTAAATATTAATTCTTATTTAGAATATTTAGAAATGTCTACAGATGATGAAAGTCTTTTTAAACTTAAAAAAAGTTTTAAAAAAAATAAAAATGAACCTATAACTGATGATGATGTAAAATCTTTAATAAAATTAACAGAAAAATGTCTTAAAATAGTTATAAAATCTTATCCTAACAAGGAAGAAATAATTAAAGATAGAATTAAAGATAGAATTGAAGGTAATAATAGATAATGGAACAGTTTAGTACTTTAAATAAAAACAAAGAATATGTAATATCACTTCAACAAGAAGTAGGTGTTAAAGCAGATGGTATATATGGACCAGCAACTCATAGAGCAGTTAGACAATATTATGGGATGCCTATCATAATGCATATGGGAAAAGTCGTTCCAATTGATTCTCCTTTAGAAATTGATTGGTCTGCGCCTTTATACGAACTTGATGATGGTACAAAAAATTGGTATAAAAGAAAATCTGATCCTACATCTATTTGTGTACATTGGGGAGGATTAAATTCTAGACACTGTTATAATGTTTTTAATCTTGCAAGAGGAAGACACGTTTCTTCACATTTTTTAATTGGAAGAAATCATAAAACAGGTGAATATGAAATTTTACAATGCTTAGATACAGGTTTAGCTGCTTATCATGCAGGAAAATTTAATAAATACTCTATTGGTATTGATATTTGCATGCATCCAGATGAAAAATATTGGGAAAAAACTAAAAATTGGTACCCAGATGCATCACTTCAAGTTTGTAAAATACCAGATAATAGAGTAAAAGGAAGAAAATTAGTAATGATTGGTGACGATTTTGCAGATGTTTGCAAACAATTTTTACAATCATTAAGAGAAGCAACTAATCTCACAGACAAACCAGTTTGTGAAAGTTTAGATGTAATGTCTGTGAAAGAAGCTTCTAAATATAGTATTGTAGGACACCACAACATTTCAGCAAAAAAATGGGATGTTATACCTTGGGCAGAAAAATTATATTACAATATTGATTAATTTTTAGTGTAAAATAAAACTAATATTAATATAATAATAAAACAAATTAATAAAATTATAAAAAATAAGAAAGGTATGTAACCATATGGCTGCGATACAAAAAAAGTCTCACCCACAAACTTTAATTGATTGTCAATTTATTGTTTTTTCTCAAAATTATTTAGTTGAAGCTGTTCGTAAGTGGTGCTCTTCAAATGGATATGATGGAAAAAATCAGCCAAAACTTCTTGATATTGGATGTTATAATGGTAGACTCTGGACATTTATGAAAAGTCTTTTTGTTTTTACTGAGTATTATGGTATTGACTATCAACAAAAATATATCGATATGGCTTGGTCTAAGCAAAGTAACAAATTTCAATTAAAGCAACATGATATCACAACAGGACTCCCATATAGTGACGAAATGTTTGATATCATGGTTTCGTCAGAAGTTTTTGAACATATTGAAGACCACAATTATCCATATATTATGAAAGAGCTTTATAGAGTTCTTCGACCTGGTGGGAGAATGGTACTAGGATTCCCAATGAATACACAAGACACACAATTTCATTCACCTGAAAAGGAACATAAAATTGGACATGTTAACTTTCCAGTTCATGAAAATTTTATTAAGCTAGGTACAGATACAGGGTTTGACTTTATTAAATATGATACAGGATATTCTACATCTTCTTCGTGGAGAATTCCAAAAGAAATTAAAAATCATCCTTTTTATAAAAAACTTAAGGATAAATTAGGTGGTCCTGTTGCAAGGTGTTTTGCAACTCTAATTCACGACGGTCACACAGGAGGAGCTTTTTATCACTTTGAAAAGCCATTAAATAATCAAAAAAGTGAAGGATAATAAATTTGAAAATAGATACTATTGAAAAAAATCTGTATGAAGATGGCATAGGAAAAATAGAATTAGTTCAATATGTTGGCGAAGATATTACAATAGTAAATTCAGCAAGGGTATCATTCGGAGTTCACAAAGAAAGTCTTGATAATAAAGATAAAAAGTTAATTAATTATTTAATTAAACATAAACATACATCTACTTTAGAACATAATTTTGCAACTTTTAGAATTAAAGTTCCATTATTTGTTCGATCACAACATCATAGACACAGAACTTGGTCATACAACGAAATCTCTAGAAGATATACAGATTCTAATATAGAATTTTATGAACCTAATCAATTTAGAACTCAACACAAATCAAATAGACAATCTTCAAATCAAGATGAATTAATTGATCCTATATTAGAAATTGACTCTGCAGTAAGTAGCGTTAAAATTAAAACTAAAGCATCGAATGTTATTAAAAATTATCACAAAAATTCTTTAAAATTATTTGATGATTTAGTAAACAATGGTATATGCAGAGAACAAGCGCGTGGAATTTTACCACAAAATCTTTATACAGAATATTACGCTTCTGCGAATTTAAATAACATATTAAAGTTTATAAATTTAAGAACACATGAAGGAGCTCAATGGGAAATTCAACAATTAGCATTTAGAATGTTAGATATTATTAAAGATCTTTGGCCAGAAACTGTTAACAGTTATATTAATAATCACGAGTAAAAGAAATAATTACTACATTATAAAGGAGATTATTAATGAAGAAAAAATTACTCGTTGAAAGACATGAAGACTTAATTAATACTTTAATTAGATGTAGAATTAAAATAGAAGATAGAGAAGACCCTACAGTTCTTGATATTATGACTGACATGAGGGCCTTACCAGGAATCGTAACAGTCAGACAAACAAGACCAGTTTCAGATATTGTATCTTCAAATGGTCATAGAATAATTGAATTAAACGTTTCATATATTGAAAAATTTGTTGAAGGAAAAGATAAATTCATAACAGTTTTAAAATCAATTAAAACGATAGAAGGTATTTCTATGCTTAAAGCATTAGATCACGATTCAGATATTATAACACAAAAATTAAGCAAATCACCAGTAGTAATTTAAGGAGAAAATTTTGTTATTACATGATACTACAATAGCACATATTGCTAAACTAATTCAAATGGCAATCTTAACTGGAACAGACATTGTTGACCATCTCAGGATGGTATCATTAGAAATTAATGAAGAAAACAAACTTACAGTTAACGAACAATATCAAGAAATTTTTAACGAACAAATTAATAAAATGTTATCTAATTCACAAGAAAAGTTAAGCGAAACTCAAGAAGAAAAAGTACAATAAATATGACATTAGAAAATGATAAACTTGTTGAAATCTTTAATAAAAGACAATCGTTTATGAAACTTATTCAAGATAAGTTTCCTGATTCTTATACAAACGAATGGCCTGTAGATATTTCAAAAAAAGAAAATCAAAATTTATTACGTGAAACAGCTTTAAAAGGAGTTGAAGAAATGTTTGAGGCACTTCAACATTTAAAAAATTGGAAGCCTCATCGAGAAACAGATATGCCTGAAATTGATAGAGATGAATTTTTAGAAGAAATAGTAGATGCTTTTAATTATTTTTTCTCATTAATGATTTTAATCGGCGTTGATGTTAATGAATTTTATAATGCATTTAATATTAAAGACGAAATAATTAGAAAAAGGCTACAAAAAGGTTATTAAAATGTTTTTTCATGAAGATCTAGATTTTTATACTAACAAGAAATTTAGATCTTATGAATTTTTAAGTAAAGTTTGGGACACAATCGAATACGATATTATTTATTCTTTAGGTCTCATTCAAACTGGAAATATGACTTTAGTTATTGATCCAGGAATAATGTACTTAACGTTTACAAGCAACTATACACAGTTATTTAGTAAAAAATATCAAACAAACTTTAATCACTCTTTAGATTTTTGCGATGAATTTACAATTGAAATCGATTTACAAATAGTAAATTCTTATTCTTTCTTTTTTATTAAAAATAAATATTGCAAACTCTATTTTCAGTCAGACAAAAAAAATGATGAAGGAATAATTGAATATTCTTCTATTACTAATCTTAATATAGAAAATATTTTTTCATTTAAAAAAGATATATTTTTAAATTTAGTTAAAGAAATACAATATGCAATTAATAGAAATATTTTTTACATAGACATACAAAGGTCTGATTCAATTAAAGCAGAATTAGATAGTGATTATGAAGTGTTAAAAACATATCAAGATTTAAATAAATTAACATTTGATGAAGCAGTTGCAAAAATAAAAAAAGAAAATTTAATTTTTAAAGAAAATATTGTTTTACTAGAACAATTAGAAGATATGATTAGTAAAAAGAATAATTTAGTGTAAAATAAAATTTTTAATTTTATAATGAATGGTAAATAACAAGGAGAAAAAATTTGCCAATTAATAATGATTTAGATAAGATTCAACTTCCTATGCTTTTAAAGTTTAACGAAGTTCCTGTTACAAACTATATTAACAATTTAGAATCACTTAAAATTGAAGTGATTGATGCTCCAACACAAAAGCAAGCACAAGAAATAGCTTGGAATATGACCAAGGCAACATGGGCTGATCGACCTTTTGAAACTGACTTTAATAATGCTTCACCTGAAGAGGCCTCACAAAACCTTCAAGACGTACTAAATTTTAGAGCCTTACCAACGCCTATGGAATGTTTAGGATTTACTTTTAGGATAAGTGGTATTGATACTCAAACCGTAACACACTTAATTAGACACAGAGCAGGATCATTTGCTGCTCAATGCACAGGTGATAGAGACCTACGACACGATAATATTTTAGTTCCAGAGTCTATTGAAAATTCTGATTTTTACCATAGATTTATTGAAGTTGCTGCTGCTGCAAAACAATTATATTCTGATATGGTAGATTCAAAACTAATTTCTTTAATGGACGCTAGAGTTATTATGCCAAAATCTATCGAAACATTTTATATTGCAAGGTTTAATTTAAAAGATTTAATTGGTCTTATTAAACAAAGACAAGATGTACAAATTCAGCCTGAGGTTGATAATATTATTGCTACTAAAATAGCAAGACTAGTTGTTGAAAGAATTCCTGAAGTTGCAACTTGCTTAGATTTTGAAAAACCTGACATGCATTATGTTAGAACATTTAGAGTTAAACAAGCAGATGGTACTTTTACTTCAAAAGGAACTAATTTATATCATCCAGAGCCTAAAAACGATTTGTTTGAATTCAATGAAGAAGATTCAATTTACCCTTGTCGCCGCGAAGAATTAAACGGCAATAAATCTGGTGAAGAAAAAATCTTTACAAGGATGTGGAATGATGATGTAAGAGCCATAAATCAAGTTAAAAAACAATTCAACAATTAATTTTAAAGTTATTAAAAATAGTAAACTTTATTGAAAAACAATTACAAACTTAGAAAAAATTATTATAAAAGGAATATTTTAATGAAAAAGATTTATTTAGCTAGTGGTTGGTTTAATCCTACACAAGACGAAGAACTTACTCAACTTGAAAAAATTTTTGATGATCGATCAAATAATTTTGAATTAGCTTCACCTCGCAGAATTTTTATTTGTCCTCCAAATGCACCAAAAAGTGTGCAAGACGAAACTTTTACAGGTAATCTTCACCACATTCAAACAGCTGACTTTTTGTTAGTAAACACTAGAGACAAAGATATTGGAACAATTTGGGAAGCTGGTTATGCTTTTGCATTTAACAAACCTATTATTTATTTTTGTGCAGGTTTACCTGAAGGTGCTAAATTTAATTTAATGTTAGCAAGAAGTGGTATTAAGGTCTGTACTTCATTTGAACAATTAGAAGATTACCTTGACAGAATAGTAGAAAATGGTGAATTTATTGAAGAACCTTATGAAGACGCGATTGAATAAAGATACACTTAAATTTTGGTCTTTTAAAGATACAAAACACTATAAAAAAGCAAAATACGAAGATCTTTATAACACAATGGTTGAAAGAAGATTTTTTTTCGAAAAGTCTTATTTAATATCATTTATTGATAAAGAATCTAATGAAAAAATAACAGCAATTCCTATACATTTTCAAACAAAGAATTTTCCTTTAGGCTATTACGTTGCATTAGGAGAAAATAATGAAAAAGTATATTTTAGAGATGAAGATATATTAGAGGTATTTAGTGAATCTTAAATATGAAAAATTTTTTAAAAATTATGCAGTACATAATATCATTGCTCATCCTTTAATGGAAATTTTAAGCTGGATAGGTAAAAATGATTTAGCTAATAAAATTCATGATCAAACATTACCTAAAAAAGGTGTTTTTGAAAAGAATGTTGTAAACACTGAAATTGATGATCCAGAAGTTAATAAATCTATTTTAAAGGACTAACAATATGCCAGAGGGACCTGAAGTTAAACTATTTGTTGAAAGACTAAATCAAAACTTTAGATACTATATGATTAAATCTGTTAATGTATTGAGTGGACGATATGTAAAAAAGCCAATACCAGGAATAAAATCTTTATTTGGTAAAGAAATTGAATCCTTTAATTGCAAAGGTAAGTTCATCTGGATGGATTTAGGTGATGTAATTGTTTTTAATACTTTAGGAATGACTGGTAATTGGTCTCGAGAAAAGTCAAAACATTCAAGAATAGAGTTTACTTTCTATGAGAATGATACTCTTTACTTTAATGACACCAGAAATTTTGGCACTTTTCAAATTAAAAAAAGATTAGACTTAGAAAAAAAACTTAAGTCTATAGGTCCTGATATGCTTTCTAATCCACCTAATAATTTTGTCAATATTTTAAGAAAGTATAATCATAAAAATATATGTTGTGTTCTAATGAATCAAAATATAATTTCTGGAATTGGAAATTATATTAAAGCAGAGTCTTTATGGTATTCATGTATTAATCCTTATTCTTTTATAAAAGATTTAACAGACGAAAACCTAGTAACACTAGACAAAGCAATTAGATTTGTAATAAATAAGTCATACAACCAGCAAGGAGCTACAATTCAAAGCTATTATACTTTTGACGGTGAATCTGGTTCTGCTACACAAGGTTTTGTTGTTTATGGTAGAAAAAGAGATTATAACAAATATAAAGTAATTAAAGAAATAACTCCAGATAATAGAACTACACATTGGGTAAAAGAAAGACAAGTCATTGGAGTTTAAGAATAATAAAAAATTAATTTTAGATTTAAAAATAGGTCAAATAATTAAATATAATTTTTTATATTCGAACGAAAAAGAAAAAGTAGGTTTAGTAATAGACATTAAAAAAGATAATAATTTTTATGCAATGATTTACTTGTTAATTAATAATGAAATTGAAATTGTTCCTTACAATATAATGTCTTTTAATGTCTTATAAAAATAAATAATTTGTTATGACAACTATCTGTACTGTAAGATAATTACTTTATAAGGAGATAAACTATGCCTAGAAAAAGTAATCAAGTAGAGTTAACGTGTCAAGAGTGTAAATCTATTTATAAAAAACCAGCATCAAGAGCTTCTTCATCAAAGTTTTGTTCAAAGGTCTGTAAAGACAAAAATTCTTCAAAATATGTTTATAAAAATTGTCTTTCTTGTAACAATAAATTTAAAGCTAAAAGAGATAAAAAATATTGTAGACGAGAATGTTATTTAAAAGAAAATCGTCATGAAAGAATCGATTTAAATTGTAATTTTTGTGGAAAATCATATCAAAAGCCAATAGGACAAGCTACTAAATATTGTAGTAAAGATTGCCAATATAAAGCTCAAAGTAGTGGTTTACACGAAATACCTTCAAATGGAAGATTAGGATTTAGAAGAGATTTACCAAGTAATTATTTTTTCAAATCAGGATTAGAGGCAGATTATGCAAGATGGTGCGAAGCAACAAATAAGCCTTATATTTATGAACATAAAACTTTTACTGTAAATTATGCAGGAAGAGACAAGCAATATACGCCAGATTTTTACCATCCTGATGAAGATAAATATGTTGAATTAAAGGCTATTCGTAGAGATAGAAAATTTAATTCAAACTTATTAGCTGTTGATATATTAAAAAATCAAGGCGTTAATATAGACGTTTTATTAATGAAAGATTTTTATAGAAACATTAAAAAAACAAATCATTACTGGACTATTGATAATATAGAAAATAAAAATTATCATGGTACAAGACATCTTATTTATCTAAAAAAGTCTAATTTGTAATTTAAAACAAATCCTTATATTATAATATATGGAGAGATAAATCATGAAAAACAAAGGATTTGCAGCACTAACTATTATGTTATTGTCTGCTGTGTTATCAACTTTAGCATTTATAACAATACAATACGGTAGAATATCTTTAAACATATTGGAAGAAAAACAAGTTTTAGATTCTTGTAGTGTAAATCTAGGAATTTCTATTATTGAGACAAATAGTACTGAAGAAATTTGTACACCTAATTTTTTAAATAATTGCGCTTCGTCACTTTCAACTAACGTTACACCAAACTTTCAATGTATAGATCTAGGACTAGAGTGTAGTGTTGAAAACTATTGTAATAGAAAATACGGAATAACTTCTTCTTATAACCCAGGACGCGGACAAACTACCAAGTCAGTTATAATAACTGTCCCTGAAGAAGTTCATGACGTTGACTTAATAGATGCAGCTGTAATAATGCTTTTAGATTATAGTGGTTCAATGAGTGGAAACAGAATAGTTCAACTTAGAGATACAGTTAGTCAATTTGTTAACTCTGATTTTAATTTAAGTTACTCTGTTATATTATACAATAGTAATATAATAGTTTCTTCAAGTATAGGAAAAAATCAACAGCATAAGCAATCTGTTCTTTCAATTGTTAATAATAGAAGTCCGGGAGGTGGAACAAACTTTATAGCACCTTTACAAGAAGCAATGACACAAATACAGACGACAAACTACGAGTCTTATTACATTCTCTTAATATCAGATGGATCGCCAAATGAAGGATCAGGGCCTTCTCAGTCTTTTGTTCAAAACAACATAAGAAATATTAATGATAACAATTGCATTTACTCTACAGCAATAGATCCTTGTATTACTGTATATACTTTAGGTGTAGACAATGCAAATACAAGCGCACTACAGTCTATAAGCGGAAACACACTCAATACAATTCCTAATGAATTCTCTTTCGTTGTTAATGCAAATCAAGTTGAATCAGCATTTAATGCAATTATAGAAGAGATAATGTGTAGGATAGGTCCTGTAATTGCTGAAGGTGATTTAAATGTTTTTAATGGTACCCAAATCTTGGAAGAAGGAATAGATTATTTGTATGATGATCTTTATAAGATTTTAAAATTCTATGACGTAGAACCTTTTAATATTTGCACAAACATGTTAAATAACAATACACAAATAACACTTAGATGGGGAAAACCTAAAATCAATGTCCAGTAATTATAAAAATGAAATACACGAAGTATCACAGTTAAAAGAAGGTGACATGATTGATATATTTTTTTATGGTGAAAGGATAAAAAATAACTGTTTAGTTACAGAAATTATTCAAGATCATTACTTTGTTAAAGGTCTAATTGTTTACTTAAATGGATCGTCTAGAGAAACAATGGATTTAGAAAATCAAGACGGTCTGTGGGTAACTAAATCTGAGACTTAGCTTATACCATACTTTTGCGTGTAAATTAAATATTAATTAATTATAGTTTTATGTGTAAATAAGAATAATAATGATTATATTAAAAAATAAATAATAATTAATAAAAAGAGTTTATATGTCTAAATGTCTAATTATAATTGATCATTCTTTTAGAACAAACAGTTTTATTTTTAAAAAAGCTATATCTTCTTATAAAAATATTTGTGTTGTATATATTTCAAATTATTATTTAAATGATAATAATAAAAATTATTATAAAAATAATAATAATCTATTTTATTACGAATCATTAAATTATTTTTCAAGCAGATTAAAAGAAAATTATGATTTAAATCTTAAAATAATTAAATCAAAAAATCCTGTTGCATTAATTGAAGATTTTTGTAAAAATGAAAATATCGAAAAAGTATATTACGATAAACCTCTTTTTTCAGAAAAATTAAAATTTAATAATATTAATGTAGAAGAAGTCGATTCTGACTCTTATATTGAGTCTTGTACAAAAATGACAGCAAAAAGTAGATGGATCTATTGGACAAAAAATAGACTAAAGAAAGAAGAAATATTTTGTAATTATAATAAAATAAATGATTTTGGGAGTATAGGCGAATTATATAAAATTAATCATAATTTATCTTTGAAAACTCATAAAAATGTTTGTAACATTTTAAAAAGATTCAAAGAAAAGGTTTTATCTTATCATAAAACAAGAAATGAAAGAGAAGGAAGTACAAAACTTTCTAAATTTTTACATCATGGTTTAATTGATCCAAGGGTAATAACACATTTAGTTTTATCACTTTCTCCAAGGTTTATTGAAAAGGATAATCCAATTATACCTATTCTTAGACAATTAGCATTTAGAGAAATTTGTATTAGAAAATGTAGAATTAAAGAAATAAGTTTTTTAGATAGTGTAGATAGTATTTCAAAAAAACTTTTAGATGAAAAGTCTTATAACAATTTATTAAATAATACTTTTACTCCCGTTTTATCAAAAAAAGATATTATGAATGGAAATACAAAAAATGATTACCTTAACAAAGAAATAAAACAGTGTATTAAAAATAGGTGGATGCCTAATAGATCTAGAATGTGGTTCGCAGGAGAATGTTATTGGAATCTTGGTGGAGGTTTAAAATCATTAGAAACTTTAATTGATTTTTTTAATACACACTGTGAAGATGCTCAAAGTCCAAATAATATTGTAAACTGTGTTGAAAGTTTTAAATTACAATATGGAAAAGTTATGAGATTTAATCAAGAAAGAACTTTAAAATTATTGAACGATTAGTATAATACAATATTTAAGAAATAAGAGTCTCAATATATTTTTTAAAAATAAATTCCATTCTCTTAATATTTCTTTAGTTTTCATTATAAACCTTATTGTATTTTTTAAGTGTAAATTAATTATTTAATAAATATAATAAACTATAAAAAAACATTTAAATGAAATATAAAAATAAGGAATTTATATGTCTTCTTATTCAAAAGGATTAGAAGTTTCTGATCTTGTAACATTTGAACATAAAATATTTAGAAATCAATTTTCAGGTCCGAGAACAGCTTTGGTTTTAGATAGAAATTTTTTATTTGAAAATAAAACAAAATACGGAAATAAAAGATTTTTTAGTTATAAAATGCTTGATGTAAATAGTAATAAAATATATGATATTAAAACTCGTGATATAAAAGTTATTAACATTTTAAAATCAGAAAAATAAAATAAATAAAAAAAGAAAGGTATATAATTTGTCTATTGATTTAATAACACCACCAGATAGATTTGTCGGTCTTCATGCACACAGCACGTTTTCAACATTCGATGGATTAGGATACCCATCTGATCATATTGATTTTGTTTTGTCTGAATCTCAGGGTATGGATGCATGGGCACTAACAGACCATGGTAACGGTAATGGTCTTGCTCATGCAAGATCTCATACAATTAGAATGCAAAAATCAGGAAGGAATTATAGACAAATTTATGGAGTTGAATTTTATTTTGTTCCTTCACTTCAACAATGGTCTGAAGAATATGCTGCTCACAAACAAGCAGTAAAAGACGCAAAATCTGCCGCTGCTGCTGAAAGGAAATCAAAAGAAAAAGTTGATATTGACGCAGATGATGAAAGTGGCGGATTAGTTGTTGAAGACGAAGATGAAACAAAAAATGTTGATATCCTTAAAGATGAGTGGAAAAGAAGATATCATTTGGTAGTTACAGCAAAAAACCAAAAAGGTCTTCACAATTTATTTACTTTAGTTAAAAAATCGTATAAATATGGTTTTTATAGATACCCACGTATTGATTTTCAAATGCTTCAAGAACATGGTGAAGGATTACACATATCTACAGCTTGTCTTCATCCTGACACAACTTTACAAACTTCATCTGGAAATCTATCTATTAAAGAAGTTGTAGAAAGATTTAATAAAGGTGAAGAAATCCAAGTTCTTTCTTATAATGAATATACTAGCAAAGCTGAATTTAAAAAAGTAATCTGGGGTGACAAAACCCGAGGAGGTGCTAAGCTTATGAGAATTAAAGACAAAGAAGGTAACGAAATCAAACTTACACCTGATCATCGTGTTCTTGTTAAAGACAAAGGATGGATTGATACAAAAGATATTGTTAAAGGTGATATAATTATTAATATTAACCTCTGAAGCAGAATATATAATATGTGCCTAGGAGGATAATATAATGAAAACAAAAAAAACAAATATATGGAAAATTAGAGAAGAAATACTTTTTTCTTATTACTCAAAAGAAGAAATACAAGGTTTTATTAATAAACTTTACTCGTTTTCAATGTTATATCAAATGATTAATCGTGACAATAGAAAATGCTTTAATGAGTTAAATATATCACAGCAAACTTTTTCTATTCTTTTAAAAGACAAAATCGGTTTTAAGCTTCATGTAGATAATCAAAAAACTTCAACAGCATTCAGAAGTCAGTTTAAATTTCCAAAAAACACTTCAATAAAAGAAATTGAAAGTTACTATTTGAAGACTTCTTTAAAAGGACAAAAAGGAACAGTTAAAACTAGAAAAAAGTCAGGTAAACCTTACAACCAAAAACAAACTTTAGAGTATTGGATAGAAAAAACGGAAAATATTGAAGATGCAAAAGAAAGTTTATCTAACTATAAACGATCAAATTCTCCATTTTGCATTGAGTTTTGGCTTAAGAAAGGATTAAGTAAGGATAATGCAAATGCAATAATTTCAGAAAGAGCTGTTAAAGGTGCAATTGGTGCTCTTAAAAAAACATCACAACCTAAAACAGAAAAAAGAATTGAAAGATTATTAAGAGAAAATAACATTGACTATTCTATTCAATATCGAATTAATTTGACAAAAGATGAATTATTATACAACAAAAGATGTTACATATATGATTTTTATCTGCCAAAGTTTAATTTAATCATTGAATGCCATGGTCTATTTTGGCACGCACACCCTTCTCTATATAATGAAAATAGCATTCTTGATTTCCCAAGAGGAAAAATAAAAGCAGGTGATATTTGGAATGCTGATTCTTACAAAATGAAGATAGCAAAAAAAAGAAACTATAACTACTTGATTATATGGGAAAATGAAATTGATAATACAATTGATTTAATTAATGAAAGTGTAAATATTAACTAATTGTATTATATTCTAATAAAAAGGAATAATTTTGAAAGACATTCAAACAAAATTTATTGAAGTTGAAATTATTGAAGAAATAGATGAGACTTCTGACGTTTACGACATTACTGTTGAAGGTAATCACAATTTTTTTGCTAACAATATTTTAGTGCACAACTGCCTTGGTGGTATTTATAGTAATCGTATTTTAAGAGGTGAAGTTCATAATCAATCACGTGAACAAATTCAGAAAGAATTATTAAATCTAACAGATAGGTTTGTTTCTTGTGTTGGAGAAAACAATTTTAAACTTGAATTACAGTTTAATAAATTAGAAAAACAGCATACTGTTAATGATTATCTTATAGAACACCATAAATTAACAGGTATTCCTCTTATTTGTACAGCAGATTCACATTACCCTTCAAATGAAAAATGGCAAGCTCGAGAATTATATAAAAAACTTGGTTGGTTAGGAAAAAGAGATAATCTTTCTCTTCCAGAATTTGAAGATCTTAAGTGTGAATTATATCCAAAAAATGCTTCTCAAATGTGGGAAGAATTTCTTGATTCATATCCTACTTATGAATTTTATAAAGGTAATGAAGAATTAGTTCGTGATGCTATTAATCGAACTCATGATATCGTTTGGAATGAATTTGAAGATACTTGGATTGATACAGGAGTTAAACTACCTACAATAAACGTTCCAAATAAAACTCCTTTTCAACACTTATCTTCTTTAGTTAAAGATTCACTCGTTAGCCATGGTTTTCATACAAACCAAGTTTATGTTGATCGTGCTAAAGAAGAATTATCAGATATAAAGTATCTTGGTCACGAAGCATATTTTATTACGATGTATGAAATTTTTAAGAAGGCTGAAAAGAAAACTTTATTAGGGCCAGGAAGAGGATCAGGAGCTGGCTCTTTAGTTAATTATTTATTAGGCATTACACAAGTTGACCCTCTTCCATACGATCTTCTTTGGGCAAGATTCTTAGGAAGGCATAGGGTTTCATGGCCTGATATTGATACAGATGCTGGTGATCGTGATGAGTTAATTAATGCTGCAAAAGAATTATATGGAAACGATGCTGTTATTCCTGTTTCTAACTTTAATACTTTAAAGCTTAAGTCTCTTATTAAAGATATATCTAAGTTTTATGATATTCCGTATGATGAAGTAAATAAAGTAACTGGTCCTCTTCACGATCAAGTTATGAAAATGGCAAAAGGTGACGATCAAGAAAAATCTGTTTTTGTTCTTAAGCATGAAGATTGTAAAAAGTATTCTCCAGAATATAAAGATTTTATGGAAAGATATCCTGAAGTTGAAACTCATATTGCTTCTTTGTTTATGCAGAATAGAGCAATTGGTCGTCATGCAGGGGGTGTGTTAGTAGCTGATCCTGAACATTTAGAAACAACTATGCCTATCGTAGGTGTAAGAGGAGAATTACAAACACCATGGTCAGAAGGATTAAATTTTAGAAACTTAGAAGATAATGGTTTTATTAAATTTGATTTCTTAGGTTTATCCTTATTAAAAGATATTGAAAATTGTATTTATAGAATCCTTAAAAAGGAGGGTAATAATAATCCACAATTTAGTGATGCTAAAAAATTCTTTGATAAACATTTAAATTGTAGATTTCACGAACAAAATGATCAAGATGTCTGGAAGCATGTATATCATGATGGAAGATTTGTAGGAATATTCCAATTTACAAATACAGGAGCTAGAAACTTTTCATTAGAAGCTAAACCAGAAAGTATTGAAGAATTAGCAGCTTTAACTGCTATTTATCGTCCTGGACCTCTTAAAGCTAATGTTCATAAAAAATATGTTAAATCTAAACAAAACGCAGAACAAATTAAATACGATCATCCGATTATCGAAGAAGTTTTAGGACCAACATTTTCTTACGTTGTATTTCAAGAGCAATTTATGTTACTTGCACAAAAACTATCAGGTTTTGATCCAGGTGAAGCTGATAAGCTGAGAAAAACCCTTGTTAAGAATAATCTCGCAACAATGGGAAATAAAAAAGATGAAAAAACAATTGCAAGAGAAAAGTTTATTAAAGGTGCAAAAGAAATTAATGATGTACCCGAACATATATCTAAAAAACTTTGGGAAGAAATAGAAGGTTTTGCTGTTTACGGTTTCAATAAAAGTCATGCTGTTTCTTATGCAATCGACTCATATTACGCTGCGTGGCTTCATACACACTACGAAACAGACTGGCTAGCAACTGTTTTACAATCAGAAAATGGTAATCCTAAAGGAATGTCCAAAGTAATTGCAGAAATTAAGGCACTAGGATATGACATATCAGCAATTGATATAAATCACTCAGGATCTCAATGGGAATATTCAGAAGATTTAAAATCGTTTGTTCCTCCGTTGACATCTCTTAAAGGAGTAGGTGACAAAGCTGTTGAAGAAATATTTGTAAATAGACCATATAATAATTTACAAGATCTTTTTTACAATAAAGAAGGAGAATGGAAACATTCAAAAATGAATAAAACAGCTTTTTCATCACTAACAAAGATGGAAGCATTTAAGTCACTCCAAGAATTTCAAGATGGAACACTAGACAATCACAAACAAATGCATGATTTAATCTTGGATAATTATATGATTTTAAAGAAAGGAAGCTTTGGAATGACAAAAACTGCTATTAAAAAAGCAAATAAAAATGGTGAAGAAATCATTCCAATTGTCGAAAAGTTAATCTCACAATACAGAGTTGTTAGTGATTGGTCAAGAAGTACTAAAATTAAAAACTATTTTGAACTCAGTAATGATGCAAATGACGATTTATTGTTTCCACCAAGCTTAGTTAAAAAACTAAAACAGAAGCAAATCAATAGTATTTTTGATATACCAAAAGGTGAGCGTGGAATTGGATGGTTTACTGTTACAGAAGTTATTAGAAAAACAACTAAAAACGGTAAATCATTTATGAGATGGAAATGCGTCGATATTGATAATCGAAGTGGATGGCTTCGAGTATGGGGAGATATGGAAGGTGAAATTGAATTTACAACTTGGTTGGCTGATATTAGTAATGATGTTAACTGGGGTATGTCATCAAGTTTAGCTAAGCTTAAAAAGATTAACGCGTTTGATTAGAATTACTAGATTTTTTAATTAATTGGTCAAATCCTATTTGATCTGTATTTCTTTCTATAGGATCTGTATTTCTTAGTACCTTTTTAGGATTTTGACTATTTTTTAAACTATTAAGTATATCTTTAAACGTTTTGTTTTTATTTTTTTCGTTTTCAAATACAAGTTGTATATAATTTTCTAAAATTTGGTACATTGTTTTTCCTTTGTATGTAAATATACATATTAGTTAATACAATAAAATATAAAAAGGTTTTAAATGAGATTTCAACATATTATTATTGAAGGACCTGACTGTAGTGGTAAAACTACATTATTTAATAAAATTCATAAAGAAACAGGTTATATCTATAATATTCAAGATAGAAGTTGTATGTCAATGATTGTTTATTCAAAACTCTATGATAGAGGAATAGAATCGATTTGGTATGATAAACTTTTAAAAGAACTAAATAGACTTGACATACTTTATATTGTTTTATTACCTAGTGAAAAAACAATCTTAGAAAGATTAAAAATCAGAGGTGATGAATGTCAAGATGAAAATAGCATACTAATAGTAAGAAAATATTATGAAGATTTGCTTAAATCAAATTTAAAATATTATCCAAATGTTTTACTTATAGAAAGTGAAAATCTTGAAGAAAATTGCCAAAAATCTATTTCTTTTATTAATTCTTTAAACGAAATTCCTACGCAAGAATTAATAAAATCTTTAGTGATAAAGAGCGGAAAAAATGAACTATTAGACATAAAATGTAAAGAAAAAATCGACATCAATAATATTGATTACACAATATTAAATAATCCCGAAAAAAATAAATATTATAATCAAATTATAGATAAATTATCTAATAGAATATTTCTAGAAAGATCAGGTTTAAGTAATTCACGCAAAAAAAATAAATTAGATAATAGGAATTTTTCATATTCTGGAAATAAAAATATTTCATTCGTTCATCTTCTTTGGAGAAATCAATCTTTAAATGTTGATGTAACTCTTAAACAGTCTAATGTTTTAAAAGATTTATGGACAGATTATGAATTTCTTAAGATACTTAGTGTAAGAGCGGCTGGTGAGATTTCTTTACCAGAAGATGTAGATATCGAACTTACAATTAATATTAGGTCAGCTTATATCGTACCTTGAAAGGAAAAAGTGTCTAAAGAAATTTTAAATCCAGAAAAATTTAGTAAAAATGAGATATTAGAAGTTATTGAAAATGATAAAGATAGTAGAAATAGAAGATGAATCCAACATTTAAAATATATACAGGGCCTATGTTCGGATCTAAAACGACAAAACTAATGTCAGATATAGACCGATCTTTATATAAAGGTCGTAAAGTAATAGCATTTAAAGCTAAAAGAGATAATCGTTATACGAAAGAAGCTATAAGCACACATACAGGAGCAACATATCCTGCATTTTGTATTAATCATGCTGAAGAAATATTGTGCTATGTCAATGAAGACATGTATAATTCGAATACAGTGATTGCTGTAGATGAAGCATTTATGATACATGATATTGATTCTGTTTTAATTTCTTTATATCGTAAAGGTATTAATATAATTGTGTCATCAATTCAATTAGACGCAAACGAGGTACCTTTTGAGAATATAAAAAATATAATGCCTTGGGCAACAAAAATAGAAATATGCCCAGCAGTCTGTACTGATTGTGATCAAGATGCTTATTTTACTGAAGCTATGTTTGATATAAATAATGCATCTGCTGAAGAGAGAGTTGGTTCAAAAGGAATGTACGAGCCACGTTGTGCAAAACATTATACGACTTTTAAAGAGAAAGATAATAATTTAATTAGACATTTAATCAAGTTAGGTGATATATGAATATTGAATTTACGAGAATAGAAAACTATTATGGTATAAAAGTTTATTTTTCAAAAAATGCAGAAGATGATTTTTATATGACAAATAATTTGATTAGTGGGTTAGAAAACGTTAATATTAAATTTAAACAGTTCAGAATAAACACACCATTATCAGAATTGTTTAAAAGTCTTGTCATTGTTAAGGGTAATAAAGAAAGAGCTGAAATTGATAAAAATTTTAAATCAGCTTTACATAACTGGAAAGCTTTTTTAGAAACTGATATTAAAGCTATTGTTTTTGATTTAAGTAAATTTAAAAATGAAGAACAACTTATAAACACTTTAGTACATGAAATAGGTCATTGTATACACGTTAATTTTGTTTCATCAGATTCAAGTGAGTATATAACATTAATAGGAGAAACTTATACAAATATTATTAGAGAGCTTAAGTCTATAAAAGATATAATAGAAAACAATAATGATGATGAAAGAAACGAAAAACTTTTAAACGATGCTGAAGAATCATTTTATGATTTTGCTGACTTTCTTGATAATAATTCTGAAGGTGGCTTTTCTAGTATTTCTTCTCAAATTTGTAAAGATTATGAGTTATCTGATAAGTTTACACCATTATCTAAAATAGAAAACATGATTGAGTCAATTATGAAACACATGCCTTCAGAATATGGATCTACAGATGAAAGAGAGTTTTTTGCAGAATGTTTTAGGCAGTTTATACTTTCACCTGATCAACTTAGTTTGGCTAATAGAAACATGATTATTAACTCTTTAACGATGTCAAGAGTACAAGGTAAAACAGTTATAAATGCTCACAAATTAATTAAAGATTATGTCAAAGCAATATTGTCTTAATATAATAATTTAAAATAAAATTAAAACATAATAAAAAGAGAAATAATGAAAAAAATTAATGTCCCTATTGAAATTAAAAACTTAGGTACAAAGTTTCTAACATCAGATATTTGGTTTATTTCAAAAGACAAAAAATATAAAAAAGTTTTAAGACCTTTAAGATACGATAAAGTCATAGAAGGACATAGACTTAAATTAGCTGAAAAAGAGATTAGAAAATATTTTCCTTATCATGAAAAAAATACATCTTTTCTAAGAGCTTCTTTTTTTAATGCAACAAACGAATCTAGCCCTGATCAAATATTACAGAGAAGAGAATATTCATATTACTTTAAACTTTTACCTAATGAAATTGAAAAATGTTTATTTTTATTCGTTGCGAGAAAAGAAAAAATATTCTGTAAAGGAATACAAGGATTTGCAGATGCTTACAAACTATGGTTTTCTTGTCCCGATGATAAAAAAGAAATCCATATTTTTATTCCTTTTAAAGTAAAACCTCAATATTATATACCTGAAATTTCGAAAAGAGTATATTATCATGGAAGTCAAAGTAGATTTAATTGCTTAAATAAATACTCTTATGTAACTCCTTATAAAGAAGACGCAATTAAATTTGCAATTCCTTGGACTAGTAAAGAATTATTAATACAAGATAGTGAAATGTCTGAAATGGGAAGACCACCAAAAGTTTTAAAATTTAAAAGAAACGTTGAAATTGATGACAGTAAAATTTATTTATATTCTATTAAAGGAATAGAAACAATATCTACTTCTTCTAATACAGGAAAATTATACCCTTGGAATAGAATAACTTTGAAAGACGCAAATGAAAAAGATAAAAGTTTAAAACTTGAAAGAAAAATATTATCTTGGAAAAAAGATTTATGCAATTTTTAAAGGATTAACAGGAATATAAATTATATTTTCGTTATATTTTTTTAAATCTTTTTTAACTTGATTAAGAGTATCTTCACGATCATCCCAAAACTTTACTTTTACAATATTAGTGTTAGAACTAACTTCATCTAAAATGACATTAGATTTATAAATCGGAGTTTTTTCTTTTCTATGTATTGATTTAAAATAACACTCATTAAAGTCTTCAAGAGACATTTTACGTGTAGAAAGCAACTTCTCAGTTTTTAATATAAAATTTTCGCTTTTTTCTCTTGCTGTGCATAAAATAACTCTTACACTTGGATCTTTTAAAGATTTTTTTAAATTTAACATGACATCTTCAAACCAATCTTTTTTATTATGATTGTATAAAGTCATATCAAAATCAAAAACATGTAGTTCTTTAATTGTATTTTTTTCTATAATAGATTTAATATAATTTTCTAATAACAAATAAGACATAAAACCTCGGAGAAAATAGTTATGAATATAAATAGGCCCTCATGGGATAAAATATGGATGAAAATGACAGAAACAATTGCACAAAGAAGTCATCATCCAGATTTTAAAGTTGGAGCACTTATAGTAACGTCAGATAACACACAAGTACTTTCTTTAGGATATAATGGACGAGCTTCTGGAATGCTAAACGAACCTAAATCTAGTGAACCTGGATGTAGCGGATTGTTGCATGCTGAAATAAATGCTCTTTTAAAACTTGATTATAATAATCCAAAAGATAAGGTAATGTATATAACATTAAGTCCTTGCGAAAACTGTGCTATGGCAATTATTAATAGTGGAATCAAGAAGGTTGTATACAAAGAAGAATATAGAGATATGTCAGGAGTTTGTATTCTTAAACAGTCTTCTATTATTGTTGAACAATACAAAGAATAATTTACCTGTATTGATTAAATAAACAAATATAATTAATATATAATATATATAATTTTAGTATGCTTTCTATTAGCGTATTACACAAGAAAGATAAATTAAATGAAAAATAATAGTAATCAAATATTTGATCTTTTAAAAGAAGAATATGAAAAAAGAATTGATCATTATTTAAATTTAAATGAAATTGAAGTTAGAGACAAAGATGATAATGACTTAATAGCTTCTGCTAGAGGTTTAAAAGTTAAAGACAAAGCGGGTTTTTTATATACAGTAATTAATGTTATTGAAAAAGGTGGTGAATTTTTTGTTAGATTACTATTTCCGGGTGAAGGCCTTGATAGTTTAGAAATGTCAAAATCTTATTATCAAATAAACGAAAAAGATAAAGAATCTAAGAAACCTAGTAAAAATAATAAAGGTGAAATTTTTCCACCTAATAAAAAAGTTAAATATAAAAAGTCTTTTAATGTTGATATAAAATCAAATGTATATGATATAGACTCTAACGAAGAATATTTAGACGTACCTATTAAAGAATTTGAGGACAATTTTAGTTTATGAAAAATTTAGATAAAATTATTAAAGAAGCTGTAGATTCATCTTTGAGCGAAAATGGATTGAATAAAAACAATAAGAAAGAAACAAGTAATCCAAAAAGTCTTCTATCAGAGGCTTATGTTATTGAAGCAGGAAAGTTTGATTTACAGACTGAACTTTTATCTTCAAAAACTAAAAAATCTCATCAAGAATTATTAGAAGGTTATGCTAAACAATTAAATGAAATTTCTGCTAATCTTGATGGCGTTGATAAATCTTTAGCTAATTTAAATCATTCATCATTTAGAAGCTTAAAAGTAGACGAAACATATAATCACAATGCAGCATTTCTTCATGGATTATATTTTGAAAATATTTCTGATTTAAATAGTAATATTACTATGAATTCATTAAGCTATATGAGGCTTGCTAGAGACTTTGGAAGTTTTGATGCGTGGCAAGAAGATTTTATTGCATGTTGTCTTTCAGCTAGAAATGGTTGGGCAGTTACTTATTATGACATATATCTTAAAAGATATGTTAATACTATTATAGATTTACATAGTTTAAATGTAATGATTGGAATGATACCAGTTATTGTAATGGATTGTTGGGAACACAGTTATTATAGGGACTATTTAAAAAATAGAAAAATGTATGTATTCGCAATGATGAAAGAACTTAAATGGTCAGTTATTGAAGATAGAATTAAAAAAGCAGATAAAATATCACAAATATTGTAAGGTGTTATAATGAATTTTTTAAATAAAGTTGATAAAGTGTTAACAGAAAAAAATAGTTTTTTAAGTCTTAAAAGTTTATTAGTAGAAGAAGATGAAAATCCTTCTTTTGATATGCCTGACGAAGATGGTGAAGGTTCTGAGACTCCCGATGAAGGTTCTGAGACTCCCGATGAAAGTTCTGAGACTTCTAACGAAGATATCACTGAAGACCCTGTTGACAAAAGTGAACAAGAAACTCAAGATATTGGTTATAGTATTGCAGCTGTTGAAACTCTTACAAAAAAAATAAATAAATTAGAAAAAGAGCAAAAGAAGCATATCAATGGTGAAGAAATAAATAAAATTGAAGATTATATAGAAAGTCAACTAGATGAAAACTTCAAAATTGGAAAAAATTCATTAAAAAATTATTTTATATTTGAAGAATCAGAAAAAGATCTAGAAGACTCTGTAGAAAATTTAGAGAGTTCTATTAAATCTTTAGATAATGTTGTTTCTCAAGGTACATCATTAGTAAAAAAAATAAGTGAAAAAGAAGCAGATGTCAAAGAGTATGTTAAAGCAGCTATAAAAGCATATAAAAATTTTGATAAACTTTTTGCTAAAGAACTTATTGTTAAACAAGCAGCTAAAAATGTATTAGTATTAAATAGTGGAGATAATATAGAAAAAAATGTTCAAGAATTTGATGATTTATATCACAAAGAACTTTATAGTAAATTTGGTATTGAATATCCTGAACATGTTTTAGACAACACAAAACATAATACAGCAACAGGTGCAGTTAAACAAGGATAATGAAAAATAAACGATTAAATAAACAAGTCAAAAAAATTATTAATAATAAAACAATTCATGTTGAGTTTCCTGGAGAATTACACAAGAAACTTAGGACAAAGCTTTTTTTAGATGAAATGTCAATGCAAAAATTTTTTAGATTAATGGCCGAAAAATATGTTAATGACGATCTTTACTTAAAAGAACTTGTTCACGAAAGAATTGATGAATTAAAAAATAAAAAAGTAAACAATCTTAAAGATATTAATGAAAAGGACTTGTACAGTGCAATCGAAGAAAATTCACCATTTAAAAAAGATTAAAAAAAATATTAATAATTTTTTTGAAGTATTACAAAGTCTTAATAATCTTAATAATCAAATAGAAGAAAACAAAAAAGAATTAAATTCTCTTCAAGAAGAAAATATTTTTTTAAAAAAAAGAATTAATGCTATAGAAGAGAATAACTTTTTATTACAAAAAGATATATCAAGTCTTTCTTATTCAATAAATATACTTAATTTAGTTTTAGAAAGTATAGTCCTTAATGAAGAAGGATTTGAAAATAAAATAAAATATCACTAAAATCTTTTTACATTAAATAATTATTATAAAAATAAGGCTATAGTAATATGAGTAACTTGACAAAAAAAGATCTTAGAGATATTGTTAAAAACATTTTGTTTGAAAATAGCATAAAAGAAATGTTTCCAGATGGATTTACAAGCAGTCGAACAACAATGTTTGATACTACAGGATCTAAATTAAACGGAGATCAAAAAGAACTAGACTTAGAATTAAATACTCCTCTTACAGCAGATGACTTTGTCTCTGTATCAATGTTAAAAAAAAATCATAATGTAAGAGATAAAAATTATGTCCCGAAATCTGTTGAGTTATCTTCTGCTATGATATCAATATTAGATGATAATAAAGACATTTCAGATGATTTAGCAGAAAAAATTTGGAAATCAGCAACACAAATTATTAATAAAGGTCAAAAATAATGACGAATAACAAACTAAAATATAGAGTTAATAAACTTCTTTCTTTTAAAAACAAAGATTATCAAAGAAAGTTTTATGCTCTTTCAAGATTAAGCGAGAGTGATTTAAATAAAAATAAAGTTCTTTTTGAAGAATTCAAATGTTTAGTTAGATCTTTAAATTTAACTAATGGAGATCTTCCAAATGAAAAATATATTTTTGAATTTTTGAAAAATAATATCACGAATGATTTTATTAAAGAAATAAAAGAATCTATTGATTTAAAATATTCAAAAAGTATTAGAGACTTTGACTCTTTAATTAACGAAGAATTAGATAAAGTTAACTATGTTAACAAAGAATTAGATTTAAAACTAGAGAATATATTAATTAAATCAATAGAAGATAAAATTGATTTATTAGAATCAAGAACTTCAAGAAGAAGAAGAAGAAGTTTAGATAATATTGAGGGTCCTTCTCAAGAAGAACTAGAAATGATTCAACAACAATTAGACGATGAATTTGGATCTGAAGATTTAGATAGCGTTCAACAGAAAAAAGACGAAGAAGACTTTTCAGAAATAGATTTAGATGATTTGCCTGATAGTGATTTAAAACCAGCACCTAGTTTATCACAACCTGTTGAATCTATTTATAAAAAAGTTAAATCTAAAGAACAAAAAAGATTTTCAAAAGGTCCTTCAAATAACAAAATAGCAAAAGCTTTAGGTTTTACGGGAACAGGTAAATATGTTGCCGGTCAAAAGTCTGCTGTATTACAACCTTGGGATCAATTAGTTGTTTATGTTTCAAATAAGCTCAAAAATTCGGGTGTTAGTCAAGAAAATGATTTATCTCTATTAGCAAAAAGAAAACTTTGGATAATAATGTCAATAGAAGTTTATTTAACACTCGAATCTCAGTCTAATATGATGTTAGGAATTAGTGATTCAGAAAAAGACAGAATGATTTCTTCCCTAGACAAAGCGCAAAAATTAAATCTTAAAAACGCTGTTTCGAGTTTTAGAAGAAGTGTCGGTCTTGGAAAAAGTTTGTCTAGTGAAGAAATAAGATCAATTATTGTAGATGTTAAAGAAGAATTATCTAGAGGCGACTTTGACTTAGAAAGTGATTTAATTAGAGAACAAGTACTATTAAGACTATGGTCTAGATCTGGTTCTTCTAGAAATAAAAGTATTCAAGAACTCAAACAAGAATTAGATATTATGTACCCTTTAAATCAAGAATATACTGCTGATTTTGATTTAGAACCTAGATTATCTGACGATGAATTAGAAAAGCTTAAACAGCAAAATATTGAATTTGATAAAAGAATATCTGATGATCCTGATCAAGATGACAATTTTTATATTGAAGAAGAAATTAATGTTACAAAAGAATTAGAAGATTATTCTAGTAAAAATAGAAATTTATCATTAACTGTTTTCGAACTTCAGAAATATATGAAACAAATTTCTGATGATATTAAACGTTTAAATGATTTATATAAGAAATCTACAGAAAGAGTTAATCCAGATATTTTTAATCCAATCGAAGAAGATGAATTTGGTAATATTATTAATATACCAGACACTATTCCTGCTGAAGATTTGAGTGAAGAAGAAGAAAATGAAATTAAAGAAATTCTAGAAAGACTATCATACAAAGATAAAATTAATATTATTAATGTAGATAAAAAAAGAAAGTTCTATAGAGACTTATATGACAATTATGCATCTATAGATGATGTAATTAAAAAGACACAAGAACATGTTTCTAAGTTTGGTCTTGATAAAAAAGAAAACCTTACTGACGTTGATATTTCTCATATGTCCTATGGCCAGTTTGCAAGTGGAGCAGGTGTTAGACAATTAGCTCAAAAGGCTTGGTCTCAAGAGTTGTTTTATTCATGTAATCCAGATGAAAAAGCTCGAATATATTCTGCAGCAGCAGATAGATGGACTGAACGTTTGGTTAAGCTTGATTTGATTGATGATAAATCATTCGTAAGAGTTCCTTCTAAAAACGAAGACGAAGCAGATGTGGCTATTTCTTCTTCACAATTAAAACAATTAGAATTACAAGGAAAATACAAAAGATCAAAGAAACTAGAAGACGTTTCAGATTACTTTTCAGAAATTAGTAAAATATTAACAGATACTAAATTACTCCAAAGATATTTTGATGAAGCTAGAGATGATTCTGTCGCACAAGAAATTTCAGAAAAAATAAATTCTATTAAAATACTATCAGATGATGATGAAGCTAGTTATAATGAATTACTAAAGGATTTATCGAAAAATGATAAAGGTTTTTCTTCTTACTTAGTTCTTGAAGCTTCTCTTGGAAATCAATCAGGTTTTTCTTTATATGTTATAGGTTTACTTGATAATTTCTATAAGAAAAAAATCCAAGGAAGAACAAAAAATAGTATTATTAAAGCAACTAAAGAATATTTTGATACTCATTATGGAAAAGATATTCTTGCACCAGGATTAAGTCCATCTAGTCCAAGAATTGAGCAAATCAAAAAAGATGAAGGACAAAATATTTTTGTTTCAATTGCTAATGTAGTTCAAAAACTATCGGGACTAGGATCTTCCGGATCTAAAGGGATATCAAAATCATCTGCAAAAAGTACAAGAGATAGTCAAAGAGATTATTTTTTAAATCCAGGAAAAGGATATCTTATAGGTAAAGTAGAAAAATTAAATTCTAATAGGGATGAAGATGATCAGCTTAAAAGTTTTTTTGGTGGCGAATTTAATAGAAAAGACGTTGAAAAATTATTAGATGATATGTTTAGTCCAAATGGAATCATTGGATCAGTATATGAAGATCTAAAAATATTAACTAAAACAACAGCAGATGAATTAATAAATCACATTTATTCTATGTCTGATAGTGATATTGATGAATCAATTATTAAAGCATTTGCATCATCAGAATTTAAAAATAGAACAGATTTCGATGTATTAATTCCAAAAGTATTTGATAAAATTGGTAAAGATTCAAAGGAAGCTCTTGAAAATTACAAAGAATTATATGGAAGTTTATTAATTGGAAAAGACTTTGCAGATTATTTAGATTCTGAGTTTGGTTTAGAAACTATTAAGTTGCCTAAAACTAGAAAGTCTAGAAAAAAGACAAAGTAAATTCAAGGAATAATAATGTATTTAAAAAACCTGATGCAAAACTATTTAAATGAAAATTCTAATTTAAAGGTTCAAGACAGTTTTAAACCTTTAAAAGTAAAAAAGTCTAAATGGATAAATGTCGAAGAGAAGAAATTAAAAAAAGTATATTTGTTTGAAAGTGTAAAGTTTTTTGAGTCATTTATTGTAGAAATACTAAAATATACTAATGAATGTGATGCTGATATTGAATTGAGATTTAGAAAATTATCTGTAGGAATTATTATCCATTCTTATTCAGGAAGAGTTTCAGAACTAGAATTAGAAGCTTCAAAAGATATAGACAAAATCAAAAAAGATGTAATGTATTATTATGCAGAATAGTGAAGAAGAAAGATTATTTTTGTCTAAGGATCTAGAAGATATAATTGATTTAGATAATCTTTCTTCTTCTAATATTAATAACAATAATCTATGGATTAAGTTATTTAATGAAAAGTTTTCTATTTTATCATACGTTAATTCAAAAAGTAAATATAAGGTTACATTCAAAATTAATAAAAAGTCTTTACAGAAGTTATTTATAAATAAAGAAATTAACATTTCAATTGGGTTAGAAGACTTTGAAGAATCTATATTTAATGGTAAAAAATCATTATTAAAATATAAATTATATAACGTTTTTGAAAATAATTATAAAATTAAAATAATTATATACAAATAGATAAGGAAATAACAATGGAATTTGAATTTGATAAGTTTATAAAAGATCTAGATAAAAGACAAATTGATAATCAACAAAGACGTCAAATTGAAAATCATATTAGAGAAGAAGACGAAAGAAGAAGACTTCGAAATGCTCAGTATAATGAAAGATGGCAAAACAGAATTGTCTGGGAGGATAAATAATGAATTTTGATATTTTAAACAAACTTGAAGAAATATTAAAAGAAGAAAACTCTTGGGAAAAAGTTAAAGAAAATCAAAATGAATTTATTGCTGACTCTAGAAGTAGAGGAACTTATCATCAAGATTTAGAAAAAAATCTCAAAGAAGATGAAGAAGAATCTAATGACTCATCTGAAATAGGAGATGATAATAAAGAAGAAAGAGTTGACGATAAAGAAGAAATGATTGATGATACTCCAGATGAATCTCCTTCTACTATTAACTTAGCAGATGCTGATAATTTTGATAAACTTAAAAGTATTCTAAATCAGTTTAGAGCGTCGCATTCTCTTTCTAAGAAAAGTGTTCATGAAGATTTAGAAAAATATTTTAACAAGCTTACAGGTGACGAAAAAAAGGCTTTACACGTATTCTTAAAAGGTCTCGTACAAATAACTTTACTTGACGTAAACGGAAAAGCAGCTTATAGCCCTAAAGATTTAAAAATTATTATTGGAAAATCAGAAGCAACAAAAAGTGAATTAAAAAGATCACAAAGTAGAAAAGATCAATTAGAAGATTTACAAGATATGCCAAAAGAGAAAGCAGAAGAAAAATTGGCATCACCAATTTCAGTAATAAAGGTAGGTAATGTCGATACAGAAGTCGAAGAGTCTATCCAAGAGAAAAAAGAAATAATTGAATTTTTAAAAAAAATTAATTCTTAATTGTAGATGTTTGAAATTATTAATGTTACAAAACCATATCATTTAAATCAAATTAATACAATTAATAAAAGTTTAGTTTTTTACAAAAACTTATTAAGAATCATTTCAAAAAAGAAGTGCTATGAATTTACATCAAACATGTTATTTCCAGTAAGATGGTCTAAAGAAAGATCTGAATTTGTTATAGACTTTAGAACACAAAAACTAAGAGATATAAAAGGAATTAGTCTCGAAAATATCAATAACTTTTACAAAACTAATTCGAACATCTACAGAATTATTTCTATAATATTAGAATTGTTTAATAAATCAAAAAATAAAAATTATTGGCAACAAATCAATATAAAAAAAAATGAAACCAAATTTATTCCGATATTATGGGATTCTAACTTAGATATAATTTATTTAGAAGGAATTTATAATTTTTGTCATTATAAAAATAGAGAAGGAACTTTTACAAATAAAAATAATAGGTCTATTTTAATTGACAATTCTTACGAAACAAAATCTAATATTTATGATTGTTTAAATAATTCTTTTATAAAAATCCCAGAAAGTTATCAATTAAAATCTTATTTAAGTTGTTTTAATGATTTTAAATCAATCATTATGAATAAATCATATAGTTTTAATACTAATGAAGAAAAGTTTGATTTTAAATTGTATGATTATTTAAACGTTAAATATGAATATAAAATTTCTTCAAATTACTGCAAAGATATTATTCTTAATCAAAGTCATTTAAATAAAAAAAATGATTGTAAAAGTTTAATACAATATCTACTATATAAAGAGTTCGTTTCTTATTTAAAAAGTCTTACTAATCTAGAGTCGATTTTAATTTATGAACCTGGTTTAGAAAAAAATATTTTATTACAAGACTTTAAAATAACTCAAAGTAATAAACAAATAGATGATTTATCAAATAATAATTGTATTGAACTAAATTATTTTGGAGTATTTTAATGTTTAACACTATAGATCAAAACCATAAGGAAACAATTATAGAACTTCTTGAAGAGTTATTAGATATATATAAAGAAGACAATTGGTTAATTGTTAAAAAATATATTATGAGATATTCGCAACCTAAAATTAGAAAATATTTTTCTACTAGGAATAGTCAATCGTATAAACATACATTAAATGACTTCGAAATAAGCTTAATTAATTACTGTTCTGATAATTATGGTATTAGTTTAAAATTATATGAAGAAGATAAACACTATGAAAAATAAAGTATTAAAGATTTTTAATAAAAAAATTATTTTAGAAGACAGCTCTGATAAGGAATTATTAAAAGGTATAACAACCGACGTTGTTGGAGATGTTAGTTCATTTATGGGTGATAGTTCTAAGTTTTTATCACAATTAGCAAAATTCACAATAAAATCTGGATGGCTTACCTTTAGAGCAAAAATATTAAAAAACATGTCAGATGAAGATTTTAAAAGAGCATTAAAAGACGCAAGAGTAAGTTTTGTTGATTCAAGTGATAGAACAATATCTAATATAGACAATACAACAAAGTCTATGTTAAACAAAGCAGGAATATCAAATTCAGAATTATCTACTTTTGCTTTAAGTGTTCCAGGTGTAACAATATTTGACAAAATTAATTTATCTGATCTTTTAACTGGGAAATTGTATAATAAAAATTTATATGCAAAATACAATAATATTGACCATGATATGTATCAACTTATAATCTTTTGGATGATTTATGAAATTGAACTTATATCTAATGAAGATAATAAAATAGAATCACCTACAAAAACTATTATTGATCAACTTTTAAGAAAAAACATACAAAAAGTTAATAAACTTAAACCTAAATTAAATTTATTTTTAAGTAAAAAAGCTCACCCAGAATTTTTTGATATTATGAACAACGAGGTTCTTAAGAAAAAAGACAAAGAAACTTTCAATTTAATAAAAAAAGTATTAGAAAATCGAACTTATACTTCTTATAACATTATAAAAAACAAAACATCAAAAAAATTCTTAGAGAAACTTAAAAGTTATTTAAAATCGATAAAAAAAACTTCTTTAGTTGACACAAAAAAGAACGAGTCTTCATATAGATTAAAAAAAGTTTTGCAAATTAATAATAAAAATATTATATTAAAAGAAAATATTGGTAATGATTTTGAAATTGATAAATTTGCTTCTTTAATTCTAGAATTATCCAATTCTATAGCTGTAGCAGTTCTTTTAGAAAATGAAGAAATTCAAAAGATTATCAATGATGGGAAATTTGACTTTAAAACAGAATCTTTAAAACAAGTTAATAAAAACGAAAAAACTAATAAAAAATTTAATGATCTAGGAGATAAGATTGAAAACAGTTCTGAATCAGAAAAAAAAGATTTAAATAATAAAACTTTTGAAATAGAAAAATCTGATGAAGATTTAGATAAAATAAATAAATATTATAAAGATCAATATAGACTTGCTTCTTGCATTATAATTGACTTACTTTTAGTAAAAGCTGTTAATGAATATAATCTTGATTATGGTGTAGACAAAAGCCTTGTTTCTAATACAGATTTTAAAAAAGTAAATAAAATTCAAGATAAAACTTTTAATGAACTAATTCAAAATAAAATTCAAGATAACATTGGAGGTTTTTTAAATTACATCAAAGATAATGATCTCAAAGGTTACATAAATGACTATCTAACTGATCAAATATTTATTGACGAAAAAGATATATATAAAAAAGAATTAAAAAATTTCGAAGAAAAAATAGACGATTTAAAAAATTCTGACGATAAATTAAAACAAGAAGAAATTAGTAATATTAAAAAAAGTATACAAGAAGATTCTGATTCGTATATAAAACAATATTATAATTTATTATTAGATGATATTAAAATTAAGAGTAAAGATAAAAATTTATTTAAAAAAAATATTGATCACAATTTTGAAGACTTTAAAAATGAAAGTTCATATAAAACTTTTAAAGACTCAATAGAGAATAGCAATTATCTTCAAGAATTAGAGAAGATAATTACTGATAGAATTATTTTTAGTCTTAAATTTTTTGAAATGAGTTATCAAGAAAAATATATTGCTATATTTAATTGGTTAAATACAAATTTTATGAAAATAAATGAATTAGAAAATAACGAAGACTTTATTAACGAAATTTTAAGTACTGACGACGATGAAATATCTAATATTGAAGGTTTTATTCAAAAAGAAATTGCTGAAACGTATATTAAAGTGATTGAATACTTTCAGTCTTTATTTTCAAAAGAATATCAAAATGTTCTTAAATTATATGATGATAATAAAAAAATGACAGAACAAAAATATAATAATTTAAATGACGAACTTGATAAAAGATATGAAGATTTAGAAAAAATCGACGGATTAAAATATCTATCAGACACAAATTTATTTGATATAGATTATGATCCAAAAGATTTTCAAAAATCAGAATACGGGAAAAAATTAAAAGAAATTAATAATTCGTCATTTTCTGAAACGAAAAAAATGCTTCAAGATTTTAATGAATATGTTTTTAAAAATAACAGTGTTATAAAAGATAATTATTTAAAAGACAGTATCAAAAGAGTCCAGGTCAAAAATACAATAGATGATAAAATTAAAAAAATGAAATTATAATTTTAATAAGACATTATATTTCATATAATAGACAAAAAAAGGATATTGTATGAAAAGACAGCCAGAAATATGTTATGAAGATTTTAGTAAAGGTGAGGAAACAATAACTGGAGGACTTCCTTTTGTTAATTTAAATAATGAAGAAAACATGCCTTCTGTTTTGTTTATGTATGAATCTAGAAAAATTGAAGAAGATGATGTTGAAAGAGAAATAGTTTTACATTCATACGCAAATATGATGCAATTAAAAAGCAAATTAAGCGAAGAATTATACGACCAAGTTAGGGAGGCATTAGGATTAATGCCTTTAAATAAAGCATCAAAACTTGGAAATAAAATAAATGATAAAATAAATAAAAACATAAAAGAGAAATAAAAATGTCATATGAAGTAGGGCAAATTTTATATACTATTTTAAAAGACAAGCAAGCTATTATACCTGTAAAGATAGTAGAGCAAATTGTCATAAAAGATCTAGAAGGTGAAGTAACTAATTATAAAGTTTTATTACCTAATAAAAAAGGTAAAAAAATTAGTATAGATAAGTTAGATAATACTTTTGAAGATTTAGATGAAGTTAATGAATTTATTTTAGAAAGAGCAAAATCTTCTATTAGTAAAATGATTGAAAGTGCAATTAATCTCGAAGAAGAATTCTTTAATATAGTGGAAGAAAAATTAAATAGAGATTCTTTAAAGTGTAAAAATGAGACAAATAATAGTATTATAAAAAATAATCAAATAAAGATTAATTTAGATAATGGTCAAACAGCAAATATTATTGACAATACAAATATTTTAAATACTAGTATTATTAATGGTAAAGAAAAAGAAGAAATCAATAATGAAAGTACTACTTCTTGATGGATATAATTTAATTTATAGATCGCGTTATTCTAGAATGAATAAAGGAGATTATTCAACTATATTTAATTTTTTTAGAAGTTTAAGACCTTTAGTAGAAAAATTCGATCCTGATGTTTGTTATTTTGTTTTGGAAGGTATTCCTAAAAAAAGATTAGAAATTTCTCCTGATTATAAAGGACAAAGAGTTTATCACGATAAAGACAATTTTCAGTCACAAAAAAAAGAAATTATAAGACTTTTAAAAGAATATTTTCCTTTTAAAATTATTAAACATGATGACTATGAATGTGATGATGTCATAGCACATATTGCAACACAAAAACATCATAACGAAAATGTCACAATCGTTTCATCAGATACTGACTTTATACAAATAATTTCAAGTAATATAAAACTATATAATCCAGTAAGAAAGTGTTTTCTAGAAAAAACAGAATACAACTATGTTGATTGGAAATCTCTTGTAGGAGACAAATCAGATAATATTATAGGATTTAACGGGATCGGTAATAAAAAAGCTCAAAAGCTTCTTTCTAATAAAGAATTATTAGAGAATTTTTTAACAGAAGAAAATAATAGAGAAAAATTTAATAAAAACAAATTTATGATAAAATTTCATGATTTAGTTGATGAAGAAAAAAACTTCGTATTAAGTGAAAATAAAATTTTTAATTGGGACTTATTAAAAAAAGAATTTATAAATTTTAAATTTAATTCTATAATAGGAAAAGATAAGTCATGGGAAAAGTATATACAAACTTTTAAATCTTTAGAAAGGAATATAAATAATGACGACTGAAAGTGTATTATCAAATAGTATTTTGTTAGAATTAAGAAATAAAAATATCATTAGTGAAAATGAGGTTGCAATCCAATCAGGTGATTTATATTTTGCCAAGGATGTATTGACTAATGAAAAAAGGATGCTTAGTGCATCTTCAATCGCAACAATGACAAAAAACGAGTCTTTGTCAGAAAACACACAAAAGACTTTGTTGAAAGGATAAACAACAATAATGTCAGACTTAATATACTTTGATGAAGAAGCACAAAATCATCTAAAAAGTGGAGTAAAAAAACTTTGTGATGCTGTTTCAATCACAATGGGACCAAGAGGTAAATTAGTATTAATAGAAAAAAATAACGAACCTCCTCATTTAACTAAAGATGGTGCAACAGTAGCTAAAAGTATTGTTCTACAAAATAGAGTTGAAGATCTTGGCGCAAAACTTTTAAAACAAGCTAGCGAAAATACAGCAACTGTAGCGGGTGATGGAAGTACAACTTCAACTGTTTTAGCTAAAGAATTATATTTTAGAGCATCTCAAGCTTTGCAAACAGGAATAGGATCACCATCAGAAATCACTTCTTACTTAAATAAAAAGGTTTCTGATGTTGTTGAAATATTATCTAAAAAATCAAAGAAAGTTTCTTCTAATGAAGAAATAAGGCAAGTTGCAACAATTAGTGCTAACGGTGACGAATATATTGGTAACTTGATTGCTAACGCAATGTCAGAAGTAGGTTCTTCTGGACTAGTTACAGTCGAAAAATCTAAAACTACAAATACAGAGCTTAAATTAGTTCGTGGTGTTAAAATTGATCGTGGATATGTTTCACCTTATTTTATTAATGACAATGAAAAATCAAAAACAGTTTTAGATGATCCTTTAATTTTAATCCTAAGTTGTAAATTAAATAGTCTTTCACAAATTCTTCCGATTTTAGAAAAAATACATCAAACTGGAAAATCTTTATTTATTATTGCAAATGACTATGAACAAGAAGTAATTCAATCTTTGTTAGCTAATGTTTCAAAAGGTACTTTGCAAGTTTGTGCAGTTAGATCTCCATTTTATGGTGAAAAAAGAAATCAAATTTTAAATGATCTCGCTAAAGCTTTAGGAACAAAAGTTTTCTATGATTTAGATGAAAGAGAAATGTCTAATGTTCTCCTTTCAGACTTAGGGAATTCTAAAAAGATCGAAACAAATCATAATTCAACTCTTTTTGTTGAATGTGCTTCTTGTGAAAACTCTGATGAAATTTCGAAGGCTGTTGAGAAAAAATTAGAAGATAAAACTCTTTCAAAGGAAGATGAAGTCTTTTATAAACAAAGGCTTATTATTAATAAAGGTATTGTTGCTGTTCTTTCAATTGGAGCTCATACAGAATCTGAGTTATTAGAATTAGTAGATAGAATCGATGATGCTCTTCATGCAACGAAAGCTGCTATTGAAAGTGGATTCTTGCCAGGTGGTGGGATTGCTTTGGCAAGAGCAGGAATAAATCTTTTAGAAGAAAGCAAAGAAGAATCCTTGCTAGATAGCACTGTTTCAAAAATTGTTTCTGACGCATGTATGTCTCCATTGAAAAAGATTTTGCAAAATGGAGATAAACCAGTTGATTATATTATTGAAATGATAAAAAACAATAGAGATTGGAATTATGGATATGATGTTCGTACTGAATCGTATGTTGATATGATTGATGAAGGAATTATTGATCCACAAAAAGTTACTGCAACTGCAATATCAAACGCAGTTAGTGTATGTAATAGTCTAATATCAGTAGGGTGTATTGTTTTAAATAGTAATGACGGTCATGGAGGAGTTCAATTAGTTCAACTATCAGATGATATGTATTAATATAGAGTCATGAAAGGAAAATTATGAATTCTAAAATTGAAATCAGTATTATAGATGACCTTTTAATTAAAAAATCTATTTATGAAAAACAAAAAGAAAATTTCTATGATGAAAATGATAGAATGTTAAGAATTGAAATTCCTAATCCATACGACTATGATCGTGTACCTAATGAAAGATTAAAAGAAAAAGAAAAATCGCGTGTAATTATAATTGATATATAGTATAATTAACAAAAAACCTATATAATTAAAGGACAATTAATGGTTAATATTCACTCTAGTTTCTCTAAAGTTATTAAAGAAAATCCCTTATTAAAGAAAAAAGAGGAAATTGAATTATCAAGAAGAATTAAAAAAGGTGATGAAAAAGCAAGAAAAAAGCTAATTGAGTCAAATTATCGATTAGTTATTTCAATTGCAAAAAAATATCATAGAAATGGTTTAGATTTTGATGATCTTATTCAAGAAAGTACAATAGGACTTCTTAAAGCTGTTGACAAATTTGATCCTGAGTTAGGTTACAAATTTAGCACATACGCTTGCTGGTGGATAAAACAATCAGCATTACAATATATAAATGAAAAATCTTCAAATATAAAAGTTCCTACTCACTCAAGGTTATTAAATTCTAAAATTAAAAAAGAAATTTTAAAATTTGAAGAAGAAAATGGAAGAAATCCTTCAATAGAAGAAATATCTGAATTAGTTGATGAACCATCTAAAAAAGTTAAATACACATTAAAGTCAAATAAAAATATTTCTTCTATTGAAAGAGAAGATAGTGATTCGAATACATTCAGTGTTTTAAATAAAATAGAAGATGAGTCAATATTTTCGAATCCTGAAAAATCTTTAGAACATAAAGAACTAAATCAAATTGTTGAAGAAAGTTTATCTTTATTAACTCCTAAAGAAGAAAAAATAATTAGACTTAGATTTGGAATTAACAATAACGACAATAATATTAAAAACTTTCCTGTGACTAAAGAAATGAGAAAATATCTTGAAAAATAAAAAATATGTAACAGTTAAAAATGAAGAAGGTCTAGGTTTATACGATATTGCAAATATTATGACAAAGTGTGGTCATAAAATGAACCATTCAACAGTTAGAAATATAATTAATAGGTCTTTTGTTAAAATTGCAGCAAACATTTCGAAAAAATACGGAATGGAACACTCTAGTGAAGACATATTTAATATTGCTAAGTCTCCCCAGTTTCAGGAGTCAGTTATTGAATTAATGAAGAGAAAAAATGAAGGATCATCACTTAATTAATTTTAATTTATTTTGTTTAAGAAAAAAATTTAATTTACATTTGTTTTTAAAATCTAACAATAAAATTACTTATGAAGAATTTTGCTCTCTCTTAAGAGAAAGAAAAGTTTTTCCACCTCCAAAAGATTTTTTTGATATAGCATTAAATAAAGTAAACCAAGAATTAGATGTAAAAAAAAATATTATAGAACCCGTGAAAAGTAAAAAAAGAAGAAAATATAATAGAAAAAAGAAATCAAAAAATGAACAAAGCTGATTGGGTTGATTTTTTCTTTTATGTAAAGAATATTTTTTTTATTAAAAAGGAAAGAAAAGTAGAAAGTATAAATAAAAGTAATAATTGCTATAATAATTATAATCAAGATAAATATGAGAAAAATCAAGAAAGAACAAATTATTATGGCAAAAAGAAACAAAAATATAGACGCGATTAATTTAATAATTGCTAAATCATTATCAAGTCAATTTATAGAAGAAGATGAATTACAATTCTGTCAGGATTTATCTTTAGTAAAATTAATTGAAGAGCATGGTTTAACAGATGAACAATCTAAACAAGTTCTAAATTGGTGTTTGTTAAGTCAAAGAAAAATTAGAAATGAATTTAGAAATACACATGAAAATGAATAGATTAATTTTTTACTTTATCTTTTATTTATTTTTTACTTCCTGTGCACAATCTTCTTATGATAAAGAAGAAAAAATTATAGGAAAAAATAGTATTACATCAGGAGAAGTAATAAAATATTCTTTACAAAATAAAGAAAATAATAAAATCATAAAAACAATAAAACTAAAAGACAGTAATAATAATGTTATTGAAAAATATTCTCCTCTTCTTTTAAATGATAAATTAATATTAAAAAGATTTTTAAATAAAAAAATACCTTTCTATAAACGATATAAATTATCATTTGAATCAGATGAAAGAATTATTGTAAGTTTGCCGATAAATATAGAAAAATCTATTATTATTAGCGGAATTTGTAATCAAGAAAATTGTAATTCACTTTCTGGAAATGTTTTAGGTGGAGTTAAGACTTATATTAATGTTGATTCTTTTAAGTTTTCTCCTATTAAATTACATTATGATATAACAAGTCCTTATACTAGTTTAAGTTATACAAATGAATTTAGTTCCGCTGTCTCTAATGATTATATCGAACATGTTTTTTTAGAAGTACCTAAAGATATTTCATCTTACATAGCTCTAATAAGAATTACTGCCTATAATGACAATAATGAATATATAGAAAATGCTATACCAATTAAAGTAGTTAATCCTATTGAAGTTAAACATTATGGAAAATATGAATTAGCAGAAACATATGAACCTGTTCCTGTAACTGGATGTATACCTGGATCTGTTGGTAACACAGTAAACTATTCAGAGTCACAATCAGAAACTAAACAAAATAGTGTTTCAATTACAATAAATAAAAACTGGAGTGATAGCTTTACTTCTAATACTTCTTCTAGTATATCTGAAGGTGTTAGTGTAAGTGAAACTCAAAATACAGTATTGTCATCTTCATTATCTCAATCAGAAACACAAAGTGAATCATTCACCAATTCAGAATCTAGCGGTGAAAGTAATAATATTTCTTTTAATACTACAGACGGAGAATCTTGGTCTTGGTCTTTAGGAGAATCTAATTCTGAATCTTCTAGTCAAAGTCAATCTAATAACTCTAATACTTCTGTTAATGGATCAACAACAGTCGGTGTAAGTGGAGAAGGATCTTTACCATTTTTAGCAAAAGCAAGTGGGAAAGTTGAAGTTTCTGCTGGAGTTTCTCAAGGATGGGGTAATTCTAATTCTTCTTCTGAAAGTGAGTCTAACTCTTCTTCTAGAGGATATTCAACTAGTGGATCTAATCAAAGTGGAAAAACATTTGGAAGTGTTCAAAATGATGTTAGAAGTCATTCTTTAAGTGGTTCATATATTTTATCAAATAATACTTCGAACACCCTTTCAGAATCAAATTCATTATCTTCTGGACGTGTATGGAACATGTCAGAAAGTATATCAAGTGGAAAGGTTGTTTCTGTAGGGAATAGTGAAAGTATTTCTCAAACCATTGTAAATTCAAATACTTCATCAACAACATTTAGTTATAGTGGATATATTCCTAGAGGAAGGTTTGGAATGTTTCACAGACAAACTAGTAGATATATAAAATTATCTGAAATAGTTTCTTACGATTTAAATGGTTTTCCTATACATGCGGGATATATAATTATGAATAACTGGAGTTGGGCACCAGATCTTAAAATAGGTAATTCTTGTGAAGAAGTTCTCAACTCAAATTTACCTGATGCTTCTTGCATCATTCAACCCTGTGGAGAATAAAAAAGGAGAAATATAATGACAGGAATAAATTTAGATTACGGACATAAAAAATCTGATGCAAGAGAAGGCCAAATGGCAAAGTCAACTTTGATTACTATGTCAAGAGATTTATATAATTTATATATGATTTTAGGTGACCATGATGATTTACCACAATGGTGTCATTATAAACTAGCTAAAAGTAGTGCTGATCTTTCAACTGTAAATGATTATTTAACTTCAAAAATTACAAAAATTTGTTTAGATAATAATATGAATATAACAGAAATTAAAAATATTATTAAAAAATCGATGTGTTAATATGCCTTATAAAGTTAAAAAAAGAAAATGCAAAAACTCACAAGGTAAAAAAGGTAAGTATATTATCACTAAAAAGAATAGTAATAAAAAAATATCTTGTCACACATCAAAATCTAAAGCAGATTCTGCAGTAAGAGCAAAATATGCAAATGAAGATATTCAAGAAATTGCAGAAAAAGTTCTTATTAGGCTTTTGTATGAAAACTTAAAAAAAGAAAAAAGATTAAACGGAAGTCATCCAGAAGAACAATACATGGAATGGCATGACTTTGAAAAAGAATGGTTTAATAAAAAAGGCTTAACAACGTGGGATAAAGATAGAAAAGTTACAGAAAAATATCTTAAAGATATGGGACTTTTAAAATAAATGTTTATATACGCTTTTAAACTTTGACTCTTTAAGTTGATTTACTTCGTTAATTAGTATATCTATAACCTTAGAAAAAGTAAGTCTTCTAGTATCATCTGTATGATAGTAAGTAATTTCATTACCATTAATTCTGTATATACCTAATTTTTCGATAGCATTTTCTCTATTAACTATAAAAAATTGTTTATTCTTGTCAATACCAATAATACATTCAGAACCATGATCTTTTGTTAACTCTATTTTTATTTCGTTTAAAAATTCTTTTATTTTTTTAAGTTTTAAAATTATTTCTTCTTTTGAAAAATCTTTTTCTATAACAAAATGTTCAATTGTTTTTTTAAATTCTATTGGATTATAAGTTTTACTACTTTGTTTTATAAAATCTGATGTTATTGAAAATAGGTTGTTCCAATTTTGATTATCAAATATAGATTTGATTTCTTTATTATTATCGTATATTTCTATAAATCTATTGTCTTTTGAAGACCTAACATTAGTAATGTTTCCTTGGTTTGTTATAAATGATTTAACAGAAAATTTTCTTTTATTATCGTGAGAAACAAAATCAGGCTCTTTAAAGTTTAAATCAGAATTAAATGCTAAATGTAATGAAACTTCTCCTCTGCCTTTATCTTTTACTTTATTTGGATTCCAATTTATTGTTTCACTAAAATTTTGATTAAGATAATTCACTATATTATTGTCATTCATGTCATTTATGTTGATTCGAAATTTTATATTATCTTTGTTATTTTTAATAAAATTAATTAATTTAAGATCAGAGTCAGAACAATAATCATTATATATTTTTAAAAGATTTTTATCTTCATCTGATATTTCAACTTTTTTACCTTTAATATTACCATTTTTAAATAGATCGACATCGAAAAGTTCTGTTTTATTATTTTGACTTAATCTTTTTACAATTGCAAGTTCTTCTTTTAACAAACTTTTATATTGATCTTTTAAACTATATTTCATCTTTTTCCACCCCAATATTCTTTTGCAAAACCTTCATTGATTAATTTTTTATTATAGCTGTTTTCAAACTCAGGTTTATCTTGTTCTAAAGACCAAATAGTTCCTAACCATCGTCCAAACTTTCCTCTTTCTTTAGTATGTAGTAAAACTTTTTTATTTAGTATTTTTTCTCTGAGCCAGTCTCTTGTTTCTAATCCTCTCACCTTTTCAGATTTGTCCTTTGTTCTAACTTCAGGCGTATCAATCCCAATAAGACGAACCTTTATTCTTATTGAAGTTTTAAATCCTAAATCAACTACACAAGTACATGTATCCCCATCATAAACAGAAACAACTTCAGCAATGTAATAATATGGTTTCATTTTTATCCTAAAACGTAATATTTATTTATAAATATAAATTAAGGTTTTATTTTATGAAAAAAAATATATTAGAAAACTATATAAGACTTGAAATACAAAAAATCAATGAAGAAAATAAAGTTAATTTTAAAGTTAAAAATATAGAAGACATAAAAACTTACGGAGACTTAAGAGCTCTTTTAGCTAATGCAAAACTAAAAAATAAAAATAAACAAGTTTTTAAAATAGCAAAAACAATAGCAGGCGTATTACCTGGTGTTGATACTGTTACTAATGTAGGAGACATACTACTAGGTATGTGGAATTTTTCAAAAAAAGGAAAAAAGACTAATAGTTTTTTAGATAACTTTAGAATTAACAAAGAGATTCAACAAATATTAGACAATAAACTAGAAGAAGATTTTTTAACATATGTTTGGAAAGACATACAAAATGAAAAAAATGATGAACCTATTGAATCTTTCGATATGAATAAAAAACTAAATTCATTTTTAAAAGATCATTTCAAAGGTGTACATTTTGTTGGATATGACAAAGAATAAATTACCACCAAGTATATTTCTTTTTCCCGCCAGTTAAATGCGGATATCTTCCCGTTCTACATGCCCAATAACTTGCTGTAGTTTTATCTTTTGTTAAATGACATCTGTGACGAGCTGCAAATGATTTTCTTCTTGCTTCATCATGAATACCAACAGACATACCTTTAGCTCCCCATTCTACTTTTTTAATATTTCCTGTTTCTGGGTTTCTGACGTATACATAATATTTTTTTCTTCCACCTCTTTTTGGTTTATTTAATTGAACTTTTTTTCCTTTATAGAAGTTTCCTTTTTTCTTTGGTTTTTTCTTCTTTTTTTCGTTTAATATTTCAACAGGAATACTAGATTTTAAAGACTCATCTCCTTCTAAAATAGGATAATCTAAAGGAACTAAATTGTTTCCATAAAATCCCCATTCACCTATATCTGTTTCATTAATATAGTATTTTTCTTTTAAACTAAGATTATATAAACCTATTTTATTTAAGTCTCTAACTTCTCTAAAAAGATTAAAATATTTTATTGAACCAGGTCTATATATATTATTTTCAACACCTATATTTTCAATTAAATGAAATCTTAATCCTTCTGAGATTATATTTGTTTCTAACAATAAATTTTTCATTTATTTTACTTCTTCTTTCTAAAATTCTGAACCTTTTTCCATTCGGCTTTGTCAACTTTTCTAGTTTTTCCTCCTCTAATAAAACTATTAACTCTTGCCATTGCCCATTGATGTTGAGGAATTCCTTGTCTATGTCCTGTTAGCCAAGCTGCTAATCCTTTTTTATATACAGAAGTTAAAGCACCTAATGGCATATTTGAATCTTTTGCCTTTTTTCTTAAAGTTGTTTTAATCTTTTCAGATAATTTTTTAGAATTCTCCTTCTTTTTTCTTTTAGATTTTTTCTTTTTAACTTCGTCTAAAATTATTTCTTTTATAAAGTTTTCTAAAATAATTAAGTTTTTCATTTTTTACCTTTTGATTTGTCGTATTTTTTATCTGCATCCCAATAATCATAACAAGATTTAGGAGCTTTCCAACCTTTTGGTTTTCCTTTTGGACTACACTTATTAATTTCATAAGCCATTGATTTATTACTATCCTTAGTCCCTTTATAATACTCTTTTTTTCCAGGTCTTTTTTTCTTCTTTTTTCTTTTAGATTTTTTCTTTTTAGTTTCATCTAAAATTACTTCTTTTATAAAGTTTTCTAATAATTTAAAATTCAATTTAATTCTCGCTTTTTCTTTTTAATTCTTAAAGTTTTTCTTTTTGATGCTTCTTTTCTTTCACATGCATATTCGTATGCCCTTTTAAGACGAGCTTTTACTTTAGGATCTTTAGCGTTTTTATAAGCAGCTCTAACTCTTTGATGTATTAAATTAATAATTTGAGACTGTCTAGCGTGAGATTTTGATTTAAAAGATTTTTTTGACAAAGTTTTTCTAATATCTGAAGCAGTTCTAAACTTTACTCTTACTGTGTCATTTGGATTTTCGTCAGTATATAATCTTCTGTCACTTCCTTTTGGTTTTTTCCCTGTTCCTACTTTAGGATCTTTTCTTTCGTTTACGTTTTTTAAAGGTTTAAGATCTTTCATTAAAGCAAATTCTTCTTTATCTTCACCCTTATCAGAATTTTTCTTTCTAACAATCGAATACTCACCAGGTCCATCAGCAGCAATAATCTCTACTTTTTCACCATTAAGTAAAGCATACTTAGATTTTTCTAATTCTTTTGAAGGTTTATTTGATTCAACTAAAATAATTTCTTTTATCATTTCTTTTAAAAGATTAAAACTCATTTATATTTTCTCACATTGATTATTAAATTTGTGCCGTTTTTATTAATTATTCGATGCCATGTTTCTTTAGGTATTTTAAAAACAGATCCTTTCTGCATTAAAACAGGGATTTCATTTTCCATTTGTAAATACCAACCATCGCCTTCAACTAAAAATACTTCTCTTTCTTCCTTATCCTTATGCCAATTTAATTCTTCTTCTGACATCATTGACATAAAGTTTCTTTGAACTAGTATAAAATTTTCATTTTCTTCGATAATTTTTTCTTTAAATGGAAGCATTTTATCTCTTTAACTTTATAAATATAATTATTATATAACTATAAAAGGAAAATATATGATATATAATAAAAGTGTATTTATAAATCTTTGGAAAGAATATATAAATGAAGATCTTAATATGAGAGATGATAGTATTATACAAAATCTTTCTGAAAATTTAAAGTTGATAAAAAATGAAGTTCTAGACCCAGAATATTCAAACTGGCATAAAGGAAATGAAAAACGCCAAGATACTTTTTATGAGTTTGGACACACACTATTACTTCTTTCACAGACAAAAAATATTCCGGATTTAGAATTCAATCGAGAAGATAGATTAAGAGATAGACAATATTATCTTGAAAAATATGGAATTTCTGAACTTGAATTAGATTTTATAGCTGAAGGTGCGGAAAGATATGTTTTTAACATCAACGACGTTGATAATATTGTATTAAAAGCATCCATGGATAAAGCAGGTGCTATTTCTAATTTAAAAGAATTAAATGTGTCTCGAGGCCAGTATGGAAAAGGATCTTCACAACTTTTTACTAAAACTTATTTATACGATCTAGATCCTCATCCAGAATGGATCATTACAGAAAAACTTGAACGTATATATGGTGTTGATGAAAACGAAGTTCCTTTCTTCGATTCAAGTCTTTCTGTTTCTGATATTAAGAAAATTTTTCCTACATTAAGTTCGATTTTTAAATTACAAAATAATACAGAAGGATTTGTCAGAGCTTCAGACGACTTTTTAAAATATTTAGTAGAGTTTATTGAAGAAAGATTTAGATTTTCTATGATTCCAACAAATGTAGTTAATTACGAATTACTTATAGACGTGATTGAAAATATTAAAGAAAAAAGAACTATAGATTATGTAAATCCAGAATATTTCATGTTTGATAATCTTAATCCTAATTACGAATCAGATTTATCTTTATTAAATACATACGAAGATCTTAATAGATTAGTGAATCACACAAAAGAAAATTTATATCATGACTTTAGTTTGGCTAATGTTGGAATCGATAAAGCTGATCTTAGGAATAACAATCTTAGTCCTAAGAGTATTAAAGCTTTAGATTTATCTTATAATCACCCTGTATATGATAAAAAAATATACGAAGAACCTTAATAAAAATTAGTGTAAATAATAAATTTTTTTTTGTATAATATAAAAAAATTCAAATTTTTATTAAACGAAGGAACATTTATTATGAATAGGTTTGGATATGCTTGTCTTAATATGGAATTAAGAGAAAAAGATATATTTAATTCTAGAACAATGAGAAAAGCTACCTTTTTAAAAAAAGGTTTACCATACGTTTCAAAAATTGTTCTTCAAAATGTTAAAGACTTACTTCCAATTTTTAATTGGAATTATAAAAATAATATTGAAGTTTTTAGGATTTCTTCTTGTTTAACTCCATGGGCTAGTGAATATAATCTTAAAGATTTACCAGATTATGAAGAAATTTGTCATTATCTTAAAATGGCAGGTAATTATACAAAAGTTATTAATCAAAGAGTTTCTTTTCATCCTGGTCAATTTAATTGCTTAGCATCTGAAAAAGAAAATGTAGTAAAAAATTGTATTGTTGATTTAGAAATGCATGGTGAGTTATTCGATTTAATGGGTTTAGATCAAAATCATTGGTCGAAAATTAATATTCATTTAGGATCTTCTTGTGGTGGAGATTTACAATTAGCTGCAAATAACTTTATTAATAATTTTAAAAAACTCACACCTTCAGTTCAATCAAGGCTAACTGTTGAAAATGATGATAGACCTTCAATGTTTAGTGCAAAATTTCTTTATGAAAATATTTATAAAAAAATAAAAGTTCCAATCGTTTTTGATTCTCATCACTATTCATTAGGGCCTCAAGATGCTTCTTATCAAGAATCTTTCGAAATGGCTTACGATTCTTGGCCAAAGAGTATAAGACCTACTTGTCATCATTCTAACGGAAAAAAAGAATTTGAAGATCCATCAATAAGATCTGCAGCGGCACATTCGAACTATTACTATAAACCTTTTAACAGCTGTGGGAAAACAGTTGATATAGTGTTAGAGTCTAAAGCAAAAGAAAAAGCATTATTAAAATATAGAAAAGATTTTTTAACTAATATGTAATTCTTTGGTGTAAATAGAAATTTTATTTATTATAGTGTTTAAGACTAAAGAGGTATGAATGAAAGTTATAAATAAAAAAGTTTTAAGTTTTGATGATGTAATTTTAGAACCACAATATTCTAACCTTAAAACAAGGAAAAATATAGATACATCTGTTAAAGTATCAACAAATAAAAATAAAAAAGATTTAGTGTTTAATATACCAATTATTAGTTCGCCTATGTCTACAGTAACAGAATATGATATGTCTAATGCTATGATAGATCAAGGTGGATTAGGAATTATACATCGGTATAATTCTATAGATCATCAAGTAAATCTTTTATCAAAAGTAAATAATAATCTTTACAAATCAGCAGCGATAGGAGCATCAGGAGATTATAAAGAAAGATTATCTGAATTAGTAAAAAATGATTTAAATATTGTCTGTATTGATATTGCACATGGTGATCATGTACTTATGGAAAATGCTATCGAGTTTATCAGAAGTGAATATGATCATTTGTTTGTAATTGCTGGTAATATTGCAACAGGTCATGCATATAAAAGATTAACTCAAGCTGGAGCTCACGCAATAAGATCTTCGGTCGGAAGTGGTAGTATTTGTACTACTAGAATCCAAACAGGTCACGGAATACCAACATTTCAAGCTGTTCTTGATTGCTACAAAGCTAAATTAGAGTTACAAAAATTAGATCAAAAAACTTCTTATATTATTGCTGATGGTGGTATTAAAAATAGTGGTGATATTGTTAAATCATTAGCCGCTGGTGCAGATTTCGTCATGTTAGGTTCTATTCTTAGTGGAACTGAAGAAACACCTGGTGAAGTGATTCTTAACGAAGAAGGTGAAAAAACAAAAAAGTATAATGGTATGGCTTCTAAAGCAGCGCAAAAAGACTGGAAAGGAACATATAATTCAGTTGAAGGCGTTTCTTCTTATGTACCTTTTAAAGGATCTGTTAAAGAAGTTTTAAATGAAATTATGTCAAACGTTAAAAGTGGAATGTCTTACAGCGGAGCTCAAAATTTAAATGACCTTAGAGAAAATGCAGTTTTTAGAGTTCAAAGCTCTTCATCACATATCGAAGGTAATCCACATATTTTTAATAGAAAGTAAATTATGCCAGTAAAATTAGTTTTAGGTCTTCAACATGGAGACGAAGGTAAAGGTAGAGTAGTTGATGATTTAGTTCAAACTTGGGCTGACGTCGTTGTAAGGTTTCAAGGAGGAGGGAATGCTGGTCATACAGTTTACGATAGAAAAGGTAATAAGTTTGTTACACACATTCTTCCTGTAGGTGTTTTAACAAAAGAAGTTATTAACATTATTTCAAGAGGATGTGTTATAGATGTAGAAGACTTTTGCAAAGAAGTAACAGACTTAAATGTAAAACCTGGTTCAAATCTTTCAGTTTCGGGATATTGTCCTATAATTGAGCCAACTCATAAAATAATTGATCGACTCAAATATCAGAAAAGACTAGGCACGACTGCAAAAGGAATTGGTCCTGCATACTCTGATTTTTACGCTCGGGACTCTATTTTGGTTAAAGATTTTGTAAATATGCCTGAACAGTCTCTCATTAAAATTCAATCAAGGTTTTATGACTTACAAGAAAGAAGAGCACAAGACGGTGAAAGTTTAGAAGACTTAAAACCTGACTTTGATCTATTTAATTCTTGGATTTCTGAATATGAAAATATGGTTTCAATCTTGCGAATGTATCAACTAAGTGACGAAAATGTTCTTCACGAATATTATAAAAAAGATTATAATATTCTTTTAGAAGGTGCACAAGGAAGTGGCCTTAACATATTTTCAGATAACTATCCAGACGTTACATCATCTTCACCTTCTGTAGGTGGAGCAATCAACTCTACAGGATTAAATCATAAGCAAATCGATGAAGTAATAGGAGTAATTAAATCTTACAAAACTAAGGTAGGTAGCGGTAATTTTCCTAGTATCATTACAGATGGTCAAGAAAAGATATTAGCTGAAGTTGGTCAAGAGTTTGGTGCGACAACTGGGCGTCCTAGACAGTGTGGTTGGTTAGATTTAGACGAAGTTAAATTAGCTATTATACAAAATGGAGTAGATCATTTGTGTGTTGTTAAAACAGACGTGATGACACATATAGAGAAACCTGCTTTCTTCTTACACGGAAGAAACTATTCGATGACTAGAATTAACAGCGTTAAAACAACTGATCCTGGATTTAAAGAATTATTAAATACAATAGAAATCCACACTGGTGTAAAACGTATATCTTTTACAACTGGTCCTAAAAGAGGAGAAATAGTTTGGGCATCTTAACTAAAGGTGATCTTGTTCTTAATACAAATAAGTTTTCAAACAGTAGATGTGATGTTGGGATTTTTATATCTTATGGAAAAAATTCTTCTTATCAAGAAAGCAAAACGCTATCTAAAATCTTATTAAATAAAGAAATAGTACAAATCCCTACAGACTTTCTAGAAAAAATAACGAAAGAGGAAAAATGATACCAAGATATAAAGTTCAAGAAATTTATGATATTTGGAAAACAGAAAATAAATTAAACACTTGGCTAAAAGTAGAATTAGCTCATCTTGAATCTCAATTAGACAATATAACTCATCCAACAATTACATCTGATGAATTCAACGTAATTAAAGAAAATGCTAAAATCAATATTAATCGTTGGAAAGAAATAGAAGAAGAAACTAATCATGACGTCCAAGCATTTGTCCAAATGTTAGAAGAGTCTATTCCAGACAAGAGTGGTAGATGGATTCATTACGGTTTAACGTCTTCAGATATACTTGATACATCTTTATCAATAATGTGTAAAGAAAGTCTACAAGTGGTGTTAGATTATGCAAGTAGTTTAATATTTCATTTGTCAAATCTGTTACAATCTGATGAATCGAAAAACAGAATACTTGCTAGAACACATGGAAAAGCTGCAGAAATACAAACTTATTATGATATAATATATCGTTGGCTGCATCTTTTGAGAAAAGGATATGACTCAGTACTTGAATCTAAAGATAAAATAAGCTTAGGAAAACTTAGTGGTGCTACCGGGAATTACTATTTTAATACAGTTGAATGTGAACATAAAGCTTTAGAACAACTTGATCTTAAACCTGTTATTTCATCACAAATTATTCCAAGACAACATTACTTAGATTATTTTTACGGCATACTACAGCTCGTACTTGCAATTGAAAAAATCTCTTATGATATAAGAATTTACAGTTTAGATGGAATAAATGAAATGGCTGAACCTTTTAGAGCCAAGCAAAAAGGATCAAGTGCAATGCCACATAAAAAAAATCCTATCTTAACAGAAAATATTTGTGGTCTTACAAGGTTATATAAATCTTATTTTCAAACAGCAATTGAAAACTGTACAACACTTCTTGAAAGAGATATTTCACACTCATCCTCAGAAAGAATTATTTTTAAAGATGCGGCTCATATTGTATGTTTTACTATTAAAAGGTTAGAATACGTAATTAAAAATATTAATCTTATCACAGATTATGCTGAAAGTCATTGTAAATTAATGGAAGATATTGTAGATTCACAAAGAATCATGTCTGAAAGTATTAAAAAAGGATTAAGTAGAAAACAAGCACATGATAATCAACAAAAGATCAAAGATAAGTTATATTTATATTCATACTGAAAGGTTTTAATATGAACGATAGAAAACTTATAAAAGAATTTTTAGACAAAGCTTCTTCAAATGTTTGTTTTGCATGTGGATATAATCCTTGTAAATGTGAAGAAGTTTGTGGAGAATGCTATTGTGATCCATGTAATTGTCCAGGACACTCTGAAGAAGAATATTATGATCATGATCATTTAGAAACGAAAAAATTAGATGGATTAAAAGGACACACACATCATGATCTAGATCCTAATAATGACGGCTATGTTACACCTGAAGACTTATATTCTCATTTTGATTTAGATAACGATAATCAAGTTACAACTCAGGATTACGTAGACCATATTAAATTTCATTGCGCACACCCTGAGTCTTTAGACCATTATAATAAAATAAGATCACAGTCAATACAAAATGTGCCTTGTAAAGATTCATATGATAGTTGCTCTCAACATTTAATGACTAATCCTGATGATATTGAAAAATGCTTGCGTCCTTTAATGGATTTTACTGGTTCTACTTGTAAAGAATCATCAACAAAAGCTTTACTTGATGTATTACAATCTTTAATTAAGTGTGGTGTATTTGGGTAATAAAAGTGTAAATTAATTTTTTTTATATTATTATAAACTATAATTTATAAAGGAACCACAATGATAAAAAAAGGTGATAAAGTTTATTATTTTCAAACTATGAACAGGATCGGAACTGTTGTTAATATCATAACAGAAAGAAATAACCAATTAACAGTCGGAGGAACTTCTGAAGCAAGAGTTTATATAGATGTTTTATATAATGATGGTAATAAAACAGAAACCGTAAGATATCGTAAGGGAGATATACAAAAATATTTTGATTAAATTAATTCTATTAGCAAGTTTAAATTATAATTTATGTCACGATATTTACAACAAACTAACAGGAAAACAACCTTCTGAAGAAAACTTAACTGTTTGTTCTCTTTTAATAGAATCTTCTATTAAAAATGATTTAAATGTAGAAATTACTTTAGCTGTAGCTTGGGAAGAATCTAGATTTACTGAACAGTCAAAACCAACTAAATATAAATGTATTGGACCGATGCAAATAAAATACGAGTTTTGGTGCCCAAATAAAGAGAACAAAATTACAGCGACAAAAAGAGATGGATTGATTTCTAAATGTGACGTTTATTATCATGGTGTAAAATCTTTAAAATATTATATTAATAAATTTAAGCCTTTGAATAAAGCTATATGTTATTATAATAATTCAAAGAAATGTTCAAAAAGCAACAATTACAAATCAGGTTATGTTTTAAATGTAAATAAATTTAAATCATTAATAACATCGATTGTTAAGAAAAAATCAATTAGATAATAAAAATTTAAAATGTATTTTAATTTTTTTTATTGTATAATACTCCCAGGAGGGAACATGATTCCAAAGCAATATAAAGAATATTATAAAAAATTATCGTCATACTTATTAGATAACTACAATGTAGGTATTGTTGAACAGCCAAATGCTGAAGATGCTTGGTACCCAAGTTTAAATCTAATTTATATAAATAAAAACTTAAGGTATCGTGAAAGATTATTTTGTTTACTACACGAAGCAGGACATGCTATTATCGATAATAACATAAGATATCAAAATATCACATGTTTTAATAAAAATTCACCTCAAAAAATTAAATCTAAAGTGTCTTATATTCATACTCTCAATGAAGAAATATTAGCTTGGAATTATGGAAGGCAATTAGTTAAAGAATTAGATTTAAAAATTGAAGAAAATAAGTTTGAAGAATATATGACTGACTGTGTTATGTCTTACGTAAGAGAAGGTCTTTTATCTTTATATGGAAAAACTGTTAATGTTAATTCAATTAGGAGGAAATTTGTGTAAATTCAACATTAAATTGTTATAATTAATGTAAGGAGAATAAACAATGTCATTAACAAAAAATCAACTTAGAGATCTTAAAAAGAAAATGCTTTCTAAAGACTCAAATTCTCTTAACAACATTAGAAAAAAGAGTCCTAAAGTAATTAAATCTACAATTAAAAAAGAAAACTTCAAACAAAAAACATCTGTAATTAGATGGAACTTTGAAGTTAATGAACTAGTTAATGTTACAACTAATAACGAGATTGGTTTAATCATTTCTAATTTTGAATATTTCTCTAAAAGAGTAGAAAAAAATAGTTTTTTTATCTTAATCGGAAATTCTGTAAAACAAATTGATGGTAAATTCTTAAGAAGATTTTGAATTTAAGATTTTTAAAGTGCAAAATAAATTAATTTAATTTATAATATTAATATACAAAACCTTTATCCTAACAATAAGGAATAAAAAAATGAAACTTAATGTCAAAAGAGACAATATTACTTTTGGTACAAACATTCTAGATATTGCAATCCCCTCAAAATTGAGAGAAAGACATCCTTGTGGAATTGATTATATTGATGCAGCATTTGGTGGAGAAGGTTTTACTCCTTCAACAATGACATTGTTTACTGGTGAACCAGGAGCAGGTAAAACAACTTTGATGTTAACACTTGCAAATGCTTTAACATCAAAAGGTTATACATGTTTATTTAATACTGCAGAAGAAAGTTTATATCAAGTGAAAATGACTTGTGAAAGACTTGATTTAAATAGTGGATTTATTGCTGGTCAAGAATCTTATGTTCCTAGATTAATTAAACATTGTGATACTTTAAGAAATAAATTTCCTAATAAACCATTCTTTTTAATAGTTGACTCGCTACAAACTTTAAATGATGGAAAATACGGAGAACAGCATACTAACGGACAATCGGCTGTAAGGTCTTTACAAATCTTAACAGACTATGCAAAAGAGCATTATGTTAATATTATTTGTATTGGTCAAGTTAATAAGAGCGGGAACATGGCAGGATCTCAAAAACTTAAACATATGGTTGATGCAATGTTACATCTTTCTATTGAAAGAAAAGATGAAGATTTTAAAGGCTTAAGAGTATTAGAAACAATTAAAAATAGATTCGGTGGAGCAGGTTGGACTTTCTTTCTTGATCTTAAAAAAGAAGGATTTAATGAAGTCGCAAGAGTGGGTGTTAAATAATTATGGTAAAAGCTTTATTAGCTTATATTATTGGGTCATCTCTTGTTTTCTTTCAGCATAATCTTCAATTTATAAATAGTGCTTTTAAAGATAAAATGCATTTTCTTATTGTTACTTTAAGTATTCCTATTTCTTATCTTTATTTCTATTCTTGGACTTATTTTGTTAATTCAAACCAAGGATCAGTTTGGTCTGCAAAATTTGTTTTTTTTGGATTATCGTATTTAGTATATCCAGTATTGTCATACATCTTTTTAGGTGAATCACCATTTACATTTAAAACATTGACATGTATCTTTTTAAGTCTATTAATAATCGCAGTTCAATATAGATTTTAATTTTAAATGTGTAAATTAAAAAATTTTATTGTATAATAAAAAGTAATCAAACAACATTAACCTTTTAAAAAAGGACATTAAATTGAATATTAAAAGCTTTTTAAAAATTGTTAAAAATCTACCATCACACCATGCAGTTCTTATGAGAGCAAGTACAGGCATAGGAAAATCAGCATTAGTTAATCAAATATCTAAAGATATTAATCTACCTTTAATAGATGTTCGAGCTTCTATTATGTCTGAAGGTGATGTTCAAGGTTATCCTGATATTGAAGGAATGAAAGAAAAAGGTATTATGACATTTTGCATGCCATCTTGGTTTGTAAGAGCTTGTAATGAACCAGTTGTATTATTCTTAGATGAATTTAATAGAGGATTACCATCAGTACAACAATCTTTCTTTCAAATTGTTCTTGATAGACAATTAGGAAATGATGAAAATGGTAACCCTTATGATATACACCCAGAAACAAGAATATTTGCTGCTATTAATCATGGTAATGAATATGATGTTAATGAAATGGATCCAGCTTTATTAAGAAGATTTTGGACAATAGATTTACAACCAACAAAACAAGATTGGATTGATTGGGCAAAAAGTAAAAATGTAGATAATTTAATAATTGAATTTTTAAAAACTAGAACTTCTCATTTATACGTTAATTTAGAAAAAATTAAACCTGGGAATGTATTTCCAACTCCAGCTTCTTGGGCAAGGTTTGACGAAGTTTTAAAATATAATGATATTGATCTCTTATCTAATAAAGATACATTTGATATTTTTAATACATCAATTGGTTTTATTGGTCAAGAAGCTGCAGTTGAATTTACTGACTTTGTTAAGAAATATGAAATTATTGTAACACCCGAAGAATTGCTAAAAAGCTTCGATAAATGTAAACCAAAGATTGATGCAATGTCTAATGATAGAATAAACTCTTTAATTGAAAGATTAGGTGAACATTCTACTACTAATGATTGGACAGTATCTCAAGCTAAGAATGCAGCAAAATTAGGAAAAATTATTTCTGAAGAGATGATGATTCATTTTTGGTCTTGTGTAACAAAAGGAAAGAATATTAAATCTATTCAAAAATTCCACAAAGAAATTGGAAACTATATTGTTGAAATAGTAAATAATAACAGAAATCTTTTAAACAAATAAGAGGATTATTATGAGTAAAAATAACAATAACATTCTTAAAAAACGCGAAGTATCTGAACTAGAAATTGAAAAATTTGATTTAACAAAACATCTTGTTGACTTTCTTTGGAATGAACCTTTTTACTCAAGAATTCTTAGGTCATTAAATAAAGAAGAAACAACGCAAATACCTACAGCTGGTGTGACTTGTATAAATGATGATATAACTCTTTATTGGAATAGAGAATTTCTAGCAGGCTTAAATAATCATGAAATAACAGGATTACTTAAACATGAATGTTTACATTTAGTTTTTGGTCATACTTCTGACCGAAGAAAAGATCCTCATATAATCTGGAATTATTCAACTGATTTAGCTATTAATTCTACAATTCCTGAACATGAACTTCCAAAAGGTGGTCTAATTCCAGGTAAAAAATTATTCTTAGATGAATCACAAAGAAAAAACGCAACACAAGAAGAAATAGATAATTTTGAAAAACTATCTTCATTAATTGAAAGTTTTCCAAGAAATAAAACTTCAGAATACTATTTTGAAAAATTAATGGAAAATAAAGACATTAAAAAATTCTTAGAAGAATCAGACAAATTTGAAATAGGTTTCGATGATCATGAAGGATGGGATAATATGTCTGATGAAGAAAAAGAGTTATTAAAAGGAAAACTAAAAGAATTAATTAAAGACGCAATACAAGAAGCAGAATCAAGAAATTGGGGATCGATTCCAGCTGAAACTAGATCTGAAATTTATAAGATTGTTTCTTCTAAAATTAGTTGGGAATCTTTACTAAAAAGATTTTGTGGATTTACTAGAAAAGATGAAAGAAGATCTTCAATAAGAAGATTAAATAGAAAATATCCCGGAATACATCCCGGTTCTAAAAAGATATACAGACCAATGATTGCAGTTTACATAGATGAAAGTGGTTCTGTAAGTGATAAAGAACTATCTTTATTCTACAGTGAATTAGATAATTTATCAAGGTCAACAGATTTTTTCTTATACAAGTTTGATAGTAAGGTAGATGATCAAAATGGATTTGTCTGGAAGAAAAACAAAAGACCAAATATATCTAGAACTTTGGTAGGAGGTACTTCATTTAGTGCTGTTGCAAAACATGCACAAGAAAATAGAAAAAAATTCGATGGCTATATTATACTAACAGATGGAGGAGCACCTAAACCTCCTTCTTCACAAAGAATGAGAAGATGTTGGATATTAGCTAAAAACTGCAAACTAGCTTTTGATAATGATAAATCTGATATTGTTATCAATATGTAAACTTTATTTATAAAAGAGATATTTATGTTATATAATTTTAATACTGAAACATTTAAAATGGTTAAAGAAAATAATCAATTTAAATTATATCATAAAGCACAAAACAAATGGTCACAAGGTTGGACCTATATTGGAAAGTATAAAACTATTAATCAAGCAGAAAGCGCTGCAAAACAATACACAAACTAATAAAAAGGAAAAAAATTATGATGCGTTATAAGTTAACAATTGATAGACACGGACTTGGTGAATACGAAAAGAGTGTTGTTTTTGATGTGTTTAAATCTACATCACCAAAAGATGCTTTAAGAAGAGTAGAGAATGTCTATATTCAGTGTGAAAAAATTAATAAAAGAATTCCTTATAATTCAAAGCTATTTTTAGAAGCTGTTGCAATATCAGCAGAAACAGATTTAGCAAAAATTAAATAATGTTATATTTTATTGGTATAACAATAATATTATTAATCAATTCATTTATTTTTTACGATCAAAAAAAACTGAATGATGATTTTTATAAAAACAACCCATTAATGATAATATCAGCAATATTAATTCTTTGTGTAACTGAAATATTATTATATACATTATTTTATATTGCTTTATTAAAGATAATAGAGTTATTAACATGATTAATAAATTTAACGATTTTATTAAAGAAATGAATTCTTCTAATTCAACTAATGATAAAATTAAAGTTTTAAGAAACTGTGATAGAGAGTTACAAAGAATTTTATATTATACGTATAATAATTTTATGCAATATAACATTACTTCTAAAAACTTAGAAAAAAGGAAAGATCTATGCAATAAAGATACTAAATTTGATTCTATATTTAATCTGTTAGACTCTTTAAATGAAAAATTAATTACAGGTCATAAAGCAATAGAAGAAACAAACGGATTTATTTTAAAAAATCCTGAATTTAAAAATCTACTTTACTTAATACTTAATAGAAATCTTAAAATTAGAGCTTCTGTTAAATTAATTAATAAAGCTCATATAGGATTAATTCCTACGTTTAACGTGGCATTAGCTAATAAATTTAATGATAAAACAAAAAAGAAAGTAGATTTAAAGAAAGATGTTTGGTATGTATCAAGAAAACTCGATGGTGTTCGCTGTCTTATTATTGTGGACGAAAAAGGGAAAGCAAAATCATTTGCAAGATCAGGAAAACAATTTCATACGTTATCCTTGGTAGAAAAGGAATTAGAAAACTTAGGTGTTAAAAACATTGTTTATGACGGAGAAATGTGTATTGTAGATAAAAATGGTGATGAAGACTTTCAAAACATTATGAAAGAAATAGGAAGAAAAGATCACACTATTCAAAACGGTCTATTTCAAATTTTTGATTTTATTCCTTATCGAATGTTTTCGAAAGGATATGGTGAAACAGGTACTTTTTCTCAAAGGGTTTTTGCTTTACAAAATCTTCTTTTAGGTAAAAAATTAAACTATATAAACTTTCTAGATCAAATACCTGTTTCAAGTTTTGAAGAAATTAATGAGCTAACACAAAAATCTTCAGAAAAAGGTTGGGAAGGTTTAATGCTTAGAAAAAGTACTCCTTATAAAGGAAAAAGAACTAATGATATTTTAAAAATAAAAACGTTTTATGATAATGAATACATAGTAAAAGACATTTTCTTTGGTCCTATAAGATATATTAAAAATGGAGTCGAAGTAGAAGAAGAAATGTTAAGTGGGGTATCTATTGAACATAAAGGAAATATAGTTAGAGTAGGTAGCGGATTCTCTATAGAACAAAGAAAACATTTATTTGAAAATCCAAATGATATTTTAAACAAAACAATTACAGTACAATATTTTGAAGAGTCTAAAAATCAAAAAGGAGAATTTTCTTTACGTTTTCCAGTAATAAAGGTTATTCATGGAAGCAAAAGAAAATTCTAATATAATAGGAAATCTTTATAGTTTTAGAGGAAGCCCAGTCATAGTCATTTCAGAGTTTAAGAGATTAGTAATTGAGAAAAACATAGTTAATAATCAAAAAAGATATTTTGTACTTTTCCCGTCAGGAGGAATTGATGTTGTTTTAAAAGACAATTTAAAAAAAATTTCAACTTAATAAGAAGCCAGCTTTTTGCTGGTTTTTTTGTATTCGAAAAAAGATCTCAGAATTTTGACGAAACAAGACGTATACATAGTAAAACAGAATACGTTTATAAACTAAAGAATATATTTATATTGTAGTTATATAGGAGATATCATGAAATATATTTTATTATTAATTTTTTCATCTTTACTTTTAAATTGTTCAGATGAATTATCTAGTTATCAAGGTTATGAAACTGATTTTAGAAATAAATCATATTCAGAAACAAAACACGTTGGAGCTTCATGCGATAATCAATGTATTTACTCAAATTATGCAGTAGAATACAATATTCAAGAAAAACAATATGATTGTGTTGAAGGACCTTGTGTGTGTGTTAAAGAAGGAGATGCATATACTTTATGTAATATAAATTCTAAGCCTCATCAACTTTGGTCAGAACAACCTCAACAGCAATTAGAAAGTTCAAATAATAATTCTATTCCATATTACAATCAATATAACAATAAACATTATCCTTATGCAACATGTCAAAATACTTCAATTGCAATGGTATTAAGTTACTTTCAATATAATATTCATCCAGATGATATATTTTCTAGATGGGGTAAAGATATGGCACAATCACCATCAGGTTTAAACTATATTTATAGACACTATGCTTCTAATAGTACAATAAATACATATACAAATGCTTCTCCTGAAGATTTGCGTATATCTTTGTCTCAAGGCTATATCGCAATAGTTCATGGTTATTTCACATCTTCAGGACATGTTTTAGTTGTTAAATCATTTGATGGTCAAAACTATTATGTCAATGATCCTGCAGGGAAATGGAGTGGATGTTTTAAATGTGGCTATGGTACAGGTGATTATAACGGTGTAACGAAGTATCCAAAACAAGCATTCGAAAATGCAGTATTTACTTCAAATGGAAGTTCTTATTTGCCTGGGTGGATTCACTTGATAAAAGGATATTAAAATGAATCATTTAAATTATGTCTGTTTAACTTTTTTAATTTTTATTAATAATGTATCATATAGCCAAAGTTATGAATGCGATAACAATTATAATGACTGTGGAACACCTGAGCAAAGTGGTGGAGGTGGAGGCGGAAAAGGATCTGTGTTAATATCAAATACAGACTTAGGAGACTCATACCAACATGCAGATGATTATGATGATGATGGAATAGAAGACTCTTCTGATAATTGTATGAGATATTCTAATACAGATCAGTTTGACAGAGATGGTGACAGTGTTGGTGACATGTGTGATAATTGTCTATATGATTATAATGAAAACCAATTAGACAGTGATGGTGATGGACTTGGTGATATGTGTGATGATGATATTGATGGGGATGGAATTTTAAATTTTGAAGATGAGTGTATAACTTTATGGGGCCAAAGTTGTCAAATTAATAAAGAAAAATTACATGAAAACAATTTAGAATCACATAATAATGAAAAAGAATTAAACAATTATGATAAAGATCAATATTATATTCAAGAAATAAATAATAATAGTTGTAATCAAAGAGAAAATCCAAATGCAATTTGGACTTTACTTATATTATTAATATCTTTTTTATTTATAGGAAATAAAAGATAGAGAAAATTTGACGAAACAGAATGTATGAATAGTAAAGCATTTAATAAACTTGGAATTTTAAAAAAAGGAAAGTTAAAAGGTCAAATCTGTTTAATTCTTTCTGAAAGTGATTATATAAACTCAGATAATCTTAAATGGTGTACTATATACGTTAATAAACATATTTTAAGTATTCAAAAAGAAAATTTAAGTTTTATATAAAAAATGAGTTTACTTGATATAATTAGCATAAAAATAAGTTAAGGAAAAATATCATGCTTAAATTAAAACAAAAAGACGCACCTATATATTTAGCGATTGGTTACTTTATTGCTTTTTCAATCCCTGGACTTTGCCAGTACTTATAGAAAGAAAGTATAAATGTCACAAGATTTTAAAAATGAAACTATAGTTTTGAAATCAAGTCCTGAAGATAAGATTAATAATTTTTTAAAAGACTTAAGAAATTTACTAGATAAACATAAAGCTAAATTATATTCTTCTGATTGTGAATTGTATTTAGACAATATTGGATATGTAGGATCTTTAGAAGATAACATAGATTGTGTTGAAATAACAGACGGATATGAAGTTTTATATTCATCTTTAAAATAAATACAAAAAAACCAAGCTTTTTAAGACTTGGTTTAAATTATAAAAGAATATGAATTTTATATCGATATTATTATTTAAAAGATATTTCTTGTTTTCCTTCTTTGTTTAGTAAAGGCATTTTAATTGTTAAAATTCCTTTTGATAGTTTTGCATAACTTTCTTTTGGATCAATTCTCTTACTTAAATAAACTGAGTCATTAAAAGAAGTCCCAAAATCTTTTTCTTCTTGGATATTTAAAGATTTTATATAAAGTTTTTTATCATCAAAAGAGATTTTAATATCATTTTCTGATAGACCTGTTGCAAGACATTTAAAAATAAGATTATTATCTTCTTGCATTAGTGTATAAGTGTTTAATTTTCTTTTTGTTCCATTATAGCAAGACATATAGTCGTATTCCTTTAGAATTGAATTTATCATTGTGTCAATTGTCATAAAATTTCCTTTCTTGATTTAACCTTTATAATTTAGACACGAAATTTAAATTGAATACCCCTTTAAGTAATTTTTTTTATAAAAATTTATAAGATGATTAAGAATAAACATGTCAATAGTTCCTCCTAAACTTTCGACTAAATTTTTAATTTCTTCATAAGGAAGTTTATTTTCTTCAATAATATCACAAATTTCTTCAGTATACTCGCTTGAAATATTTTCTATAACAATAACTTTATTATTATTTCCCACGTCAAATAATTGATTGTCATTAGAAAAAGTAAAAACTAATTTTGGCATAAATAATCTCCTATATTAGATAATATAAATAGGACAAATTTAGTTTAGATTTTTAATTCTAAGGCTATCTTTTTTTTAATTAATAAGATCTTGTTATTGTATAAAAAGTAAAGTAGATAATCATCTATTTCTTCATTGTCTTCAATAGAAAACGCAAGATATATACCTGGCTTTATATTATAATTTATTATGTTTTTAGTTTGGCTGCTAAAATCGTGACCAATAATTTTGTTTTCTTTTTTAACATGAAAAACAAAACTATACATTATTATTTTTTTCTAGTATGTTGGTCTGCTATAGATGAAGCTACAAAAGAATTAGGTTTAATTTTAACTTTAAATCCACATCCTTGAATATATCCTGTAATAGTATTTTTATATTTTGAAGACATATGATTCTGATCGGGATTTATATCTGCATGAATTTCTATATTTGCAGTATTTACTTTATCTCTTATATTTATTGCTAATGAAATAGAGTCTGATGTTTCCTTTAAAAGTCTTTTTGATAAATCTAAATAAAAGTCATCTTGGATTTTTTTTCTTAGATAAAAATATCTTTTATCATAATAATCTTTATTTAAAATACAAATAGCTTTCGTAAAAATAAAATTGTGTCCAAGTTTAATGCTATCAGATCCAATAATTATTTTGTGTTGTTTGCACTTAGATACATCTTCTAAAATAGACATGATATCATTAAAGCTTACGATCTCTCTTTTACCATTTTTCCACACTTCAGACATAAAATTCTCTTTATTAATTTAGAAATAATTATCTACCAATATGTTTAGCTTCTTTAATATTTCCTATATATTGATAGGCACCTTTATTAAAAAGAGGTGCAATACATTTTGATTTTCTTACTACTTCATCTGATGCGATTTTGTCTCCACATTTAATACAAACATTATAACCTAAAAACTTTCTTTTATCAGGGTATTTATCTCCACAATCAAAACAGGTAGCCATATTTAATCCTTCTTATAATATTTGTCAATTCCTAAAAGTTTTCTATAATATTGCTTTGAAGTTAATCCAGATAATGCAACTTCTTGAGACCAATCTTTATACATACTATATCCTAATTCTGTTAATTCTTCTTCAACTGGAGGATATGAAACAGGATCATCAAATCCATCATTAGGTTTTTTCCATTTATGTTTATCCTTTTCAACTTTATAAAGTCTAAGAGATTTAGGAGTCCCATTTAATATATTTGAGTCAAGAAGTGTTTTTGGATCAAGATTAATATGAATTTTATTATTATCTTTGTCTATTAAATAGCATAGACAAGAAAAATTTTTTCTTCCAATAGTTTTAATAAATTTCAAAAAAACTTTTTCTTGTTTTTTAAAGCATTTTACAAGATTAATAGCTGATTTACTATCAATTTCGTTAGTATGAACTTTATCTGAAATTTTGTTGACTATTAAATTAAAAGTTTTAGAATCTGTGTGATAATAAATCCATTTATGTTTTACACCAGAAAATTTTAATTTTATTTGATCTTTCATTTTATCTCCTATAATATATTATAATCGATAAATTTTTTAATTACACTTTAGTCGTCCAAATCAGTTTTTATTTCCTTTACAGAGAAATTATAATTTTCTTCAAGATAAAAGATAATATCTTCTTCTTCCGCATCTGAGTCAAGATCGTCTTCGTTTATTTTAAGACTTTTAGGAAGAACAGCAATTTTTCTTGCTTCTTCATAGTCACAATCTTCAAACTCAGTATCACTAAAGTCCCAAACTATTTTTCTAATTTTAATCATTAATACTCCTAATGTTTTTTTTATATATAGCGTTAATGATTAAAATATAAATTATTTAGAAATATTTTCTATTTGTCTTTTAATATACCAAATTGATTTTTCTAAATCTTCAATTACTTTATTAGAATCTTTTTTTCCTGCTCTTGCAATATACTTAACAGCGTTTCCTAATTCAAAATTTAAATTCCAAGCTCCTATTACATCAATTACCTCATGACCACTGTTTCTCAAATAGTGATCTGGATGATTTACGTTTTCTCTTTTTTTCTTTTGTTTAGTTTTACATTGACAGAGAATTCCAGCTTTACATGAAGAACAATTTAATTTATTTGACATATTAATTTACCTTTTCTAGACTTGATGAATTTTTGCATGTACTATTCCATATTCTAAATTTATGTTTAGTATTTGAACAATAAAGAGTATATTGCTCGAAATAGTTTTTTGTTGGGATATTATATATTCTATCTAATTTTACAACTAGACAAATTAATCCTTTTGGATATACATAAGATTTATATTTTATTAAATCACCAACAGATATATTATTCATTTTTATTTAAACGCTTTATCTATTTTTTTCTTTCATAATCTCGTTAAATTCTTTTCTTGATTGCAAAAGTTTAGATGTCATTCTAGCAGTCGGTTTTTCTATTATTAAATCAATCCTACCAGACCTTTGTCCTCCGTTAATTAAACAATGAAAATCAAAAAATTCATATCCTGTGTCTGAATCTTTCCAAATATTAATAACTTCACCATAACCATAGTTCTGGTCTGGACCTTTTAACTCAACCCAAAGCATATCACCTAATTTAATATCATCTATAGAGTATGACATGATCACCAAACCAAATATCAAAAGTTTTAATTAAATCTTCATACGATCCCATCATCATAACTTTTTTTATATCACTAATAACTTCTTTTGGAAAACTTAATTGTTTCCCTAAAGATTCAACTAATCCAAGTAATATAAAAGCATTACCATTTGGTCCTTTTAAATCAATTTCTATTTTTGATTTTTTTGGTCTACTATTAACAATCATATCCACTTAAACTACTTTCATCTTTTTTATAAAAATATTGCATTAGTTGCTGTTCACTGATAGCTAAGTTTGAATTATCAGAAACTCTAATTAAAAAACATTTAACTATGCGAGAAGATCCATCTACCATTTGAACTTTTGAATTTTGAAAAATAAACCTTTCGTGCTTTTCGATTGGATTAATTTCTCCTTTAATTCTCATTCCAATTTTTGCTGGCATAAAATATCTACCATGATTTTTAGTTTTTACTACAGAACCAGAACCTGTTTTTTCTTTGAAATAAACAGCATCTCCATTTTTAACTTCAATCCATTTAATTCTCATTAAATCCTCCCAATATAGTATAAGTAACTGTATATAATTGATATTTCTGTTAAAACAAAAATAAAATAAAAGTCTGATCTTTTTCTGTTGTTATAAAAACTGTGAAGAAAACTAAAGACTAAAACGAAAAAAGATATTAAAATTAAATCTATCATGAATGATTATACTTTAAATTTTTATTTGTTACACATTTTCTTCATATAGATTATTTATCTTTAAGAATTCATACCATTCTTCAAGTTCTCTATTAGAAGGTTTAGTTAAAGGCCTTTCCTTAATAATTTTAACTTCTTCATAAGATTCAAAATTATCTTGATTAATATTATTTGAAGATTTCTTTTTAAGATTTTTAATACTATTTACAAGATTATCTTTTTGTTTTCTATTCTTAGGATCAATTTCTAGTTGAAGCTTTAAAGGAGTATTGCCTAATAGTTTAAAATTCTTTGCTGTATTATCATCGATTAAAAGAAAAGATTCTGGTTGATCAATTTTTGAAGATTTATATCTAACTTCAAATCTTGAAATAGGTTCTTCTTGCGTCCCTTCAGGTTTTGAAAATCGTATCCAAGCAAAACCTTCTCTTGTTATATGTTTTATATAATCACAGTTTTCTAAGTTTAAATTTAAATCTTTTAGATGATTAATAATTTTTTCATATGTTTCACTATCTTTTTCAATTCTTACCCAAGAATTACCTCTTCCTTGATACCTTTCTCTAATGTATCTTTTAAAAGCTTTATTACCCATATTTATTTCCTAATAATATAATTAAGGTTATTGTTTTTTGGTATGATATATTATACAACTTATATTACAAAATTACACTTTTAAAGTATTTCATTTGAAAATTCTTTCGAAAAATACTTTAAATTTATACATGATATTTTCGAATGTTCTTTCTAAGAAAAGAACAGAAGATAAAATTATTGAGTGATCACCTGATACAATTATCATATTAGAGCATATATCTTTTTGTATTTTACTTATATCACCTGTTGTAATCATTGTTACAGATCCATCTTCACTAACACAAAAAATTACAAAAGCATTATTATGAATATCTTCTTTTAAGACTTCTATTATTTCTTTATTATCCATATTTTATATTTCTATGTTTATATCTACAAAAATTAATTTCGACCATTCAGGTCCTAAAACTAAATTAGTAATTTTTCCATTCTTTTTGTTTAAGATACTTTTTAAATTACTATAAGACATTTTTTTATTTATTTTATTTATACCTCTAACTTGCATCATTTCCATCATTTTGTTTTTTTCAATATTACTTAAATTTAAGTTTTTAATATTCTTGAAGAACTTTTTAATTTCTGAATTTTTCATTTTTAAAATCTTTACTATTTAAGAGTTTATTGTGGTATTTGTGTATAAAGATGCTCTATACTTACAGATTCAATGTGATATCCATTTATTACAATATCACAATAAGTTTGTGGTTGATATTTCTCAAATGATATACTATCAATTGGAATAAAATTAAATCTTGAACAAATTTTAAATAATTCATCATCAAGATATTCTTCTAATTCTATACATTTTCTTAAGTAGCCTTTTCCGTCAAAAAATATCTTATTAAGTTTCATTACAGTCATTCCAATCTTTTTTACACTTTATACACCAGTCATCACAAAATTTGCAACCAAAATATTCTTGATGGGATTTGCTACAAACATGAAAATGAAAAGAAACTAATTTTTTTTTACAATGTAGGCATTTATATAATTTTTCTTCTGTTTTTTTACTTTTAGACATTAAAAACTCCTTTTAACTTTTAAAATCAAAATAACATCTAAATAAGATCTGTTAATGATTTTTATTTTAATTAATAGATTTCAATGTATCAATTAATAAATTATAAACAGAGTTAAATTATGTGTCATTATAATATGAATTATATCTAATTACACTTTTTTATTTTTTAACTTTTGTTTTTAAAATATATTTTTCTTTGTAAAGAAGATCATGAAAAGCTTGCATAACGTCTTTTGTAATTTCTTCTACTTTTTTATCAAAATCTTTATCTATATTTTCAATATTTTTAAAATCTTTTTTAATTATATATTTTACTTTTTTTTCTAAGGTTTCTTTTTCGAAATCCTTAATTTCTTGTCTAATTAAAGATTTTATTTTTCTAAGATCAGATTTATTTAGTTCTTCATTTATCATAAATATATTCCTTGTTTATATGATAAATATTTATCTGATAATTAAATTTAAATTACCTGAATTATATTTTTGTAACAAATCAGAATAAGAATGATACGTATATACATTCTGTTCAGAATAAGGTTTAGACATAGTACTTTTCGAAATAAAAATTTCTCTATCTTCTTCAGGAGATCTTGTTGATCCTTTCCTATTAGCCCAAATTAAAGCAATCCAAAGTGTAGGTTTTGAATGTTCCGAATTGTCTTGATATGATTTTCCATCTCTAATACAAACTTGAATTGTTTCTTTAGAAAATTCCCATTTCCACTTTTTTATTTCATGAATTTCTAAAAAAATTTTTCTTAGATTATTTTTAATTACATTTAATTCTTGAGGTGATGTTGAAAATAATACGTCTTCGTCAATTAAAAATTTCATTTTTTATCCTATTTATTTTGAATTATTTTAAAGTATATAAGATTTATATCAAAATTTATTTTGAATTACACTTAAAATATTTTAATTTCTATTTAAATAAATCAGGCCACCAATTTTTATATGATTGCGTGAATATAAGTATTTGTAGTACACCCGGTAGGATTTGAACCTACGACCAATACGCCTATCTGGACTCGAACCAGAACTCTTGGGCTTAAGCACCTCCTGGAGGATTCGAACCTCACACTCTCCAATTCCCCTAGATTGATGAGGCCGGCTTAGAAGACCAGTGGGGATGCAGAAGGCATACGATTATATTATTATTTTTTTATTTATTGTTAAATTAATTTTGCATTAGCATTGATCTAATCATATTTATTATATGTTCAAGCCAAGGATAAATATGTATTGTAAAAAATGTGAAAAAGAGATACCTAAAAAAGAAGCAGGCAATCATAAAAGATGGTGTGGAAATAAAAAAGTCATTGAAGATTCTTTCTGTAAGACTTGTAATACTTCAATAAAAAATACAAGAACCAACTCAGTTAGAAAATACTGCTCTCGAGAATGTTTTAACAAAGGAGTATATACCAAAGAGTTTAAACAAAAAATATCTAACAGTAGAAAAAAGTATCTTAAGGAAAATCCAGATAATCATCCTTGGCGTTCAAAAAACAAATTTAATTCTATTCCTTGCGAAAAATTAAAGAAATTTCTTAAGAAAAAAAATATAGATTTCATTGAAGAATATCAGCCGTTAGAAAACAGATTTTTCTCTATTGATATTGCAATACCTGAAGTCATGTTTGGAATAGAAGTAAATGGTGAGCAACATTACAATAAAGATAAGTCTCTTAAAAAGTATTATCAAGAAAGGCACGATTTAATTAAAGAACAAGGTTGGGTGTTGTATGAGATTCATTACTCAAAAGTTTACGATGATGCTTTTTTATCTAATTTAATTGAAAGAATAAGAAAGAATAAGTTTGATAATTTTAAAATAGACTTTGAATTGCGAAAAAACAAGTCTGAAAGAAGAAAAGCGAAAAGAAAAAATGATTTAAAAATCAAAGAAGAAAAAGCTAAAAGCCTTCTTAAATCAAGATTAAATCACATTAAAAACACTGAAAAGTGTTGGGGTTGGGTTTCTAAAGCTGCTAGAGATCTAGATATAAGTCATACTCATGTAAGAAGACTAGTTAAAAAATATCTTTCTGATATGTAAAGTATACTGCTCTTCCTACTGAGCTAAGGATGCTGAATGGGACATGTAGGACTCGAACCTACAACCAATGGATTAAAAGTCCACTGCTCTACCATTGAGCTAATATCCCAAAGTGACACCATGATCATGGTGACATAATTACTTGTGATGATCATAATCAATATAAGCTCCAAGTAACATGATAATCGAAGAGAATAAAGTTAATGCTGCACTAAGATAAGCACCTTCATATAGATTTAACGCTGTTTCAATAACGTGAAAAATTCCATGTAAACTCAATAATAATCTTACTACTTTATGCAGCATAAAAACTCATTACTTCTTGGAGACGAATTGATACAATGTTTCAGCAGTTTGTAAAACTTCTTGTACATCGTAAGGTTGAATTTCTTGTTGCTGTCCTTCTGGCTTTATATACTCGTTTTCACGTAATGTTGCATTTCTTGTATCCAAAATTCCAACTGCAAGTCCAAGCAAACTCTCACGAATCTCGTAACCATTTTTATTTGAATCTCCCATATCAAACTCCTTTCTGTGTCTGTGTCTGTAATTGTTTAATTACGGGAAAGCTGGTGAGGGGATTTGAACCCTTAACCTGCTGATTACAAATCAGCTGCTCTGCCAATTGAGCTACACCAGCTTGTTTTTAGATTAAAATTAATTAATCTATTTTTATTATATGACTATATTAATAATTGTATAATTTTTTTATTTAATATCTATAATCTTTATTTTTAAAAGGACCATCTATTTCTACATTAATATAATCAGCTTGATTTTCACTTAATATATCAAGTTTTGCACCAACTTTTTCTAAATGTAGTCGAGCAACTTCTTCATCTAAGATTTTAGGAAGAACATAAACTTTATTCTCGTAAAAAGAAGATTTCGTCCAAAGTTCAATTTGAGCAAGGACTTGATTTGTAAATGAAGCTGACATTACAAAACTTGGATGTCCTGTTGCACAACCTAAATTAACAAGTCTACCTTTAGCTAATAATATAACTGATTTTCCATCTAAATTATAAAGATCAACTTGAGGTTTAATATTTGTTTCTTCAGCATTTTCTATTAACCATTTAACGTCAATTTCATTATCGAAGTGTCCAATATTACAAACAATCACATTGTCTTTCATTTGATTAAAGTGATGACTATTAACAACGTTATAGTTACCGGTAGCTGTTACGATTATGTCAGATTCAACAACAGCTTCTTCCATTGTAGTTACCTTAAATCCATCCATAACAGCTTGTAAAGCACAAATAGGATCAATTTCAGTTACAATAACTCTACATCCAGCAGCTGCTAATGATGCTGCTGATCCTTTTCCAACATCACCATAACCAGCAACTGTTGCAACTTTTCCTGCCATCATTGTATCTGTTGCTCTTCTAATTGCATCAACACAACTTTCTTTGCAACCGTACTTATTATCAAATTTAGATTTTGTAACAGAATCATTAACATTAATCGCAGGAAAAGGAAGTTTTAATTGTTCTTCAAATTCTCTAAGACGAAGTACCCCTGTAGTTGTTTCTTCTGAGACCCCTCTAATGTTAGGTATTAGATCAGAATGATTTTCTATTATAAATTTAGTAAGATCTCCTCCATCGTCTAAAATCATATTTGGCCCTTGATCGTCAAACCATAAAACATCATTTAAACATTCTTCATATTCATCTTCAGTCATTCCTTTCCAAGCAAAAACAGGAATACCTTTACTTGCAATATAAGCTGCAGCGTGATCTTGTGTACTGAAAATGTTGCAAGTCATCCATCTAACTTGAGCACCTAATTCAATTAGTGTATCAATTAATACTGCAGTCTGGATTGTCATATGAAGACACCCAGTAATTCTTGCTCCTGTTAAGGGTTTTGTTTTTCCATATCTTTCTCTTAAAGACATTAATCCTGGCATATCTTTTTCTGCAAGTATTACTTCGTTTCTTCCCCAAGAAGCTAAATCTATGTTTTTGATCTTAAAGTCTAAGTTATTTTTATTTAACATCTGTTTTCCTTTATCTATATATTTTAAACATTATTTTCAGAATCGACTTTTAATTTTGATGATATACCACCTCTTGGATTTGTACTTAAAATTATACTTAAACTTTTCGGATTATATATTTCCATAATATCATCAAAAATTACATTTATTATTCTTTCATATGAGTAAAGTTGATTTCTAAATTCGTAGATATATTCTTTTAAAGATTTAAGTTCAATAACACAGTCATTAGGACAAAAATTTATACAAAGCTTACCAAAATCTGGCTTTTTCTTATCACCTTCAAAAGTCAATTCAGGTATTACTATTTCAATCTCATATTTTCTTTTAGAAGGGTTTTTTATTTTTTTAAGTACATGTCTATTTCTAGACCATATATTATTTTTCATTTTAAACTCTTAAAAAATTTAATAAATAGGCTCCCTGGGATTTGAACCCAGACTAAACACTTTATGAGAGTGACGTGCTAACCATTACACTAAAAGCCCAAATGAACTTCTTAAAATATTTTTTTATCATAAGAAGCTCTAATTTTATTTTATCAAAGAAATAAACTATGTATAATAAATTTTATCGAGGTGTAACAAGAATCTGATTGTTTCGACTGTCAGTATAAGTATAAGTTACATGATAATTATAATTTTCAGCAACTTGTTGAATTCGGCGAAGTTGATCATTTAAACGGTGTAGTGGAATAAAAGATCCATTGTTAGGTTGACGATAATTAATTCTATTATAACGAGTTCGCTTTCTTGAAGTTGTTAATGTAGTTTGATTATCTTTTGTAGACACAACTTGTTCGTTTGTCTTAATAATTCGATTAACATTACCGTTTCTATTAGCTGTGTAATAAACACCTGGATTCATAGTGTCCATAAACATCATTGTACCATTTGAAATTTGTGTAGTAGAAGAAGTTTCAACAAAGCGATTAGTATCAAAATTAATATTTCCCATTGTATTCCTTTCAGAGAACGTGTTAAAAATTTTTTGGGCAGTTTAGAAATCAAATATTATAAGAAATCTAAACATATACAGACTTAAAAATAAAGGTTTATTATTAAAACTGTTTTATTAAGACCAATAATTTAATTAAAGTGTCTTAAAATTATTTATAGTATATTATATTAAATTAAGATTAAATTTACACATAAAAAATAAAAATTTTAATTCTTACTAGGAGTAATTGTAATTTCATATTCAGACATGTCATAATGCTGAGTTTCTATTTCGCTTTCATTTAAAAAAGTAAATAAAGAAACTAAAGAAACTGATGTTAGTATAACGTAAAAATATCTCATAAATAATCCTTTCTATTTATAGAATTACTATATATCGTTAAATTTAATTTTATTTTATAGTTTTTATATTATTAACTAGAATTGTATGATTATCCCACTCTTTATAAAGTGGTTTTTTATTATCGATAATAAATAATTTTTGACAAATAACTTCTTGATAAGAAACAACTTCTGGTATACAGTTATATGTATCAAAACATCTTAATATTAAACCAGACTTTTTGTTGTCAATAACTTCTACTTCAGAGTATATTTTGTAATAAGGGTTACTATCACTTTTAGTATCAATAAAGTCTATCTTATTACATAAAAATTCTTTATAACCAATTCTTCTGTATTCTTCTTCTGATAGTTTGGATTCTGCTTCACAGGCAATTAAAAAACTTAATAGTAAGAAAATCTTTTTCATTTTTTCCTTTAATCAATATAAGCAATGTTACAATCACTTGATAATGTTAGAGGTGTAATATCACCTTTTTTTATGTGTTTAAAATAAGGAGCTTCTATAACATTCCAAACTGCATAATATCCATCACTATTTTGTTCATTACTAACTTTTCCTGTTGATATACCATGAAATGATAAAATCCCTCCACTCAAACAAACTGCTTCAGATCTTTGACCAATTGTTGTTATTTTAGAAAATTCTGCATCTGTACATCCAGATAACACAGAAATAACCACAGAAAAACAAAATATAGTTTTCATATAGATTACTTGCCTTTCAAATAAAGTTTAAACCAAATAAAATCCTAAGTTAAAAATTTTGTAAGAAGTATTAATAATTTCTTCTTCGTAACAAATACACATTCTTATAATGTAATCGTAATAACATTCCATATTGATCCTTTATATTATTATTATATTATGTAATAATTTAATTTACACTTAAATTGTTATTTATTTTTAAATCTGATATGCTATCTAGAATTTTAAAATAATTTTCCCAAGTCATATCTAAATTCTCAATACAAACTAATTTTCCATTATTAACAGCTGTTAGGATATTGTCTTTTATTTTAATTGAAGAAATTTCTCTAAGATGATTAATATTTGTATTTAAATCAAAAAAATTGGTTAAACTAATTTCATCTAAATCTTTTAGATCATCACATTCAAAACAATCTGTTGTAACTCTAATTTTTATATTTTTTATCACTTTTTACTATCAACTTGATTGTTGTTGGTGAAGTAAAGCAATTTTATTAAAAGATACTTTTGACTTACTTATACTTGAAGCATTAAAAACTTTAAAATAAGCAGAACCTTCATTAACTTCAAAATTAACTGTTAGCTCGTCTTTGTCTTTATTATATTTGTAATTAAAATAATTATTTAATTCGTCACCAATAATCAAATCTCCATCTAGAAAAATGCTATATTCTTCCATGATATCAATCCACATAAGAGCTAAATCTTGTTTTTGACTATTCTTCATATTACCTCTAATCTACTTTTAAAAAAGTTTTATTATCATTAAAGTTTTCGAAAATATACAAATTATAATTACCTTCACCCCAAATTCTATTACATCTTTTTTTTGCAATATCTAATGAATTTAAATGAAATTTTGTATTGCCAATTTTTTTTCTCTTTGCTGTATCTAAATCTAGATTACCTTTATAAGCAAAAAATTTTTTCATAATAAATTCCTTTTTATTGATTGATGATATATCATACCATTATTAATTAATAAATACACATAAAAAAATAAAATTCTATGCTTTAATAAAACAAAATCTAACGTTAAGTTTTAAATGAGCTTTGTTTAAATCTGATATGTAAACTAGTTCATTATCTAAAAGACATTTATATGCGTGTTTTCCTTTTAAACAAATACTTTTTAAAACAATTAAGATTTCTTCACAAGATATAAATTTATCAAAATTTAATGAAAAAACATTATTTCTATTGAAATAAACAGGATAAGATGGTATTCCTTTTCTTAAAGAAATTAAATCATTTTCTTTAATCTTTGTAATAAGACTAGAGTTTTTATTATTTTTCATTTCTTTTATTACTTACTTGTTTAAATTTCATCGATTTATCTGTATAACATCCTAATGAAGAAACAACTTTATTTCCGTTTATATCAATAAAAATCCAAGTATTACCATTATTATAAATGGGATAATTCCAAGTATTTTTACTTACAATAAATTTTTTATACCCTAAAGTCGGATGAATACAATATATTTGATATAAATCTTTTCTTGGATGACCTTTCTTATTAGGTTTTTCAAACTGACACGAAGATAATAAAAATAACAATAATGTCATTAGCATTAATGCTATTAGAGACAATTCTTTAATCATAAAGTAAAACTAAACTCCTTTTAGTATATAAACTATATTTTAACAATGTAGTTTATATTTTTTTTTATATTAACATCACATTCTATTATTTTGCTATTGATTAGTATAGAATATATTTCCCATCCATCCTGTATATAATCTTCTTCTAAACCAAAAAAAGAATTTCTATTTAAAGATTTTAATCCTACTATTATACCGATGTCATAAGAATTTCCATTATATAATTTAACCAGATCATTTTTACTAAACATATATTAACTCTATATAAGGTTGTTTAGTAAATATATTCTACAAGTCTTTTTTAATAATAGCATCAATAAAAGAATAGACAAAAGCTCCTAGAAAAAATATTAAAGTTATCGAAGTTTGATATACTAAAAGATATAAAAATATACAAATTAAAATAAAGTTTAAAATAAAGTTTCTATTCATGAGATTTATTTTCTATTAAAACACAAGAACAAATGTGATGAAGCAGATTGTTATATACATAAAGTATTTTATAAGTCTAGATCATCAAAATCAACTAATCCTTCAGCAGAAAGGAAAGCTTCCCAATCATCGGGATTATTACTACTAGGAATATCAGATAGGTTTATTTCTACATTTTCATTGTCTACAACAACATTTTCTTTTTGAGAAATTTTCTTTTCTTTTTTATTTCTCATTTTTTTAACTTTTTCTTTTGTTTCTTCTAAAGATTTAGGATTAGATTTAAAATCTTCTTCTAATTTTAAAGCTTTTGGTGTAGATTTCATTAATGTGATATAAGACTCTTCAGAATCAACTTTAATGTTTTCTAAAGAAATATAATGTAATTGATGAGGGTGATAAATTGTTGAGCCTTGAGTTCGAACTTCAAAAGATGCATGAGGTGTTCCATTAATAATTCTTGGACCCATAAATCTAATCCAAGCTTTATTTAATCGCTCAATGTTTTTTCTATAATCTTGACAATTAATTCCTTGATCTTCTAATTTCTTTAAAGTTGGTTCAATTTCTTTAAGAGAAACAAAAACCCATTTAGAACCTCTTCCTTTAAATCTATCCATAAGATCTTGTCTCCAACCACTGTTTTTTGACTTAGAAGAGTTCATAGATCTAGAAGTTAATGGCTTAATGTGTTCTTTTAAAATTGAATCAATATGAAATCGAAAACTAGTATATCCTTGTTTGTTTTCATTAAAATATTCAGTTAATGCTGAAATGAGATTTGATTTTAAATTATTGTCATTCATAAGAAATTCCTTTAAATGATAGGATTGAAATTATGATTTATTATATTATTTAAAAAGAAAAGATGCACTTTAAACTTTTTGAACATTTATTTAAATCTTAACATTGAATCGATATTTTCAAGACTAAACGGGCTTTTTTCTAGTTTTTTAATTCTTGATTGAATTCTTAATGATGAAGAACATACTCTTTCGCCTTTAGAGTTTAACTTAGACCCGTTTCTAGTTAATCTTATTTCTAAGTCAATTTTAGCTTTAAATCTTGGAACTCCAAGATTTGCAATATCTTCTTTCATATAATAAAGACCTTTTTTACCTATATTGATGTAATAAGTATTTTTATTAGTATAATGATTTTCTATAAAAGATGGTTTACAATCGATTTTGAAATTTGTCTTTTTTAAGAGACCTCTTTCAACAGATTCCAACCATTTTTTCTTACTAGTTGAAAAAGGTATATTATTAGCTTGATGAAAATCTAATATGTTATCAAAGTGATTTTTATTATTACAAAGTAAGTCGTAGATATCTTGTTTATCTATACCATCAATGTCTTTTACCAATTCAAACAAACCATTTGTATATCTAATACTTGTTCCACCAGCTTGTGATTTGATGCTTTCTTTAAGTTCAATATTAAGATCTTTTCCGTTTAAATTCAAAACAAGATCAGGTTTTGTACTATCACTTCCTGCTGATTCTTGAGTCAAGAATTCTTCAGAAACGTAGCCGTTTGTTTTCATTAACGATAAAATCGTTTTTTCATATTGAAAGCCTTTATTCATTTTTATTTTCCTTTAAAAGAAAGTTGATTTTTTATTAAGGATATAGATTATGTTTTATTATAACTTTATAAATAGTAAATTACACATTAATTAGGTTTTTGTAAAATTTCCGACAGACCAATCTGAAGTAGTTTAAGCTTCCTTCCTCATCAGACCATAATTCATATAAAGGTTTATAAGTAGAAATAGTTTTACATTCAGTAATCTTAAGATCAATATTATTAAGAAGTAATTCAACTTCTTTTATAGATTCTTTGTCTAAAGTAGAAACCATTTTATTAGTTGTTTTATTAATCATAGTTTGCATAAGATATTTATAACACATCTTATTACTAACCATCATTCCAATATAATTGTTATACTTGAATTTAAGTAAGACACCATCGAGATTAAGAACCCATCCTTCATGGTTATTAATATCTCTTCTTGTAACTTCTTTAAACATTTCTGAAAGTGTGTATCTTCTCTTTTCTGGTAATTTAGATTTATTAATAAAACTTGATATTTCTTTTAAAAGGTCATAACTGATTTTATTTCCTTTATTGTCGTATGATGCTAATATGTAAACACATTCATCATTGAAATAATCAACTAAGACTTTTGAAAATGGAGTAACTAATTCTGCTACAATAGTCATTAAGTTTATATTATACTTAGATAATAAATAATCTTTACATTGATTCCATTCTTCATACGAAATTAAACTTAATGATTCTTTTGAAGATATAGTATTAAATTTTCCTCGAGTAGTAGCACACATTTTATTTTCGTGTTCAAAAAACTCTATCATGTGACCATCTATTTTTTCATAAGCATCGAATAATTGATCTTTATCGTAAGTTCTTGTTAATTCTTCTTGAAGAGATTTTTTAGTTTCGTTAGCGTTAAAGAATTTTTCAAATCCTCTACTTACTAACTTAATTTTATTTTTAATAGAAAAAACTAACCCTCTACAAAGTTTAAGTTCATTTGACCATCCATTTTTATAAACATGGAGAACATTATGAGCTTGTGAAGTATAGTTTAATAATAATAAGTTTTTTTCTTCATCAATATCGAAACTGACAAGATTACAAGGATTATCTTTTAATTCATTAGGAATATTAAGGAGATCCCTAATTTCAGATTCGTTTTCTTTTTTAAACGAAGCCCATTTTTCTTTTTTATCTTTATTGTTTTTTATTTTACCTTTATTAACAATAAGATCAACAAAAGTTACAAGATTATTATATTCTGATTGATAGTTTGAAATATCCATTTTTTTTCCTAATGAATGAATGATTGAAATTTTTAATTATAAACCTTATGTTTTATTATACATTAATTAAATAAATTATACACATAAAATTTCTTATTTCAAAAGATATATATTCTCATTTTTTAGCCATAGAATTTCCCAATAAGATCCTTCTTTCGCCATTTTCTCAATATAGTGTTTTCCGCTAGATTGAACACAGAAAATATATCTTTCGTTTTTATATTTGAAAAAAGAAGGTAATCTATAAATGTGCCCTTTTAAAGATCTTAAGTCTTTTAAAATACTTTTTTCTTTTGATGAAAAAGATAATTTGATTTTATTTTTTTTCATAAACTTTGTTATTTAACTCTTTCTTACAAGATAGAGATCATAGTATAAACTAAATAATACGATAAATGTTACAATTGAAAAAGCAACTTGAGGATAAACTGCCAATAAATAGAAAAACATTTGAAAAAAAGAAAGAATTAAAATAAATAAAATAATAGAAAAGAATACGTTAGCTGCCATAATAAAACTCCATTTAAAAGAAAAGTTAATTAATTTGTTTTATTCCTTATGGTATATTATACCAATTAATAAATGAATATACACATTAAAAATTAAATATCTTTATCTTTCTCTTCTTCTTCTTCACTTAATGATTTATGTGAAAATCTCATATTAATGCCTGCAGTATTTTTTGATTGCATATAACATTCAAATTGATCGCATAACAAATTATACAATGATTCAGCTATATAGTTAGGATTTTCTTTATCCTCATACACAAATATTTGAGTACGGTCCTCATCATACTCGCTTCCTTGAACAACTAACCACCCATTAGAAATTCTTTTTATTAGGATATCACCTCTATCATATTCAGGATTCATTTAAACTTCTTTCTTAAATCACTTTTCAGATGTTTTTTCTTTTTCTAATAATTTTAGAATTATTTTTTTCGATAATTCGAAACTACAAAGAATACACAATAAAGTTGCTAAAAACTTATCAATTAAGGATAAACATTCAAAACATAATAAACTATCTGTAATAGACATTGAAAAGAAAAATGTCGAAAACCAAAAACTTAAAAACAATAAAACATATCTTTCAGACATTACATGATATACTTCCACTTATATATATTACACTCATTATTACCAGAATAATGTTCTAGTTCATTTGGATTCCAATTAGTAGATCTCCACATAAAACTATGACCAGATCCAAACCAGTTAACTTGAACGCCTTCAAGATAATTAATTATTTTTATTTCTAAATCTATATTAAATTTTTTACTTTTACCAAGAACTAAAGAAATTTCTGAGATCTTTTTTGCTGTTTCTTTATCGATCATATTCATCCTCATTGTCTTCATCAAACTCGTTAGCAGTATCCTCCATAGTACACATACTTCCACCCATATAACCGTGATCATTGTCTAATGCCATAATGATGTGTGATACCAGTAAGATCGAGCACGTTCCTTAACACCACCTTCAGGTACAAGATCAATTGCTTCATCAATTAACTCTTTAATCTGATCTTTAATTTTTTCAAACCGTAACTTGTTCGACATCATACTCCTCACTTTCAATTAACTTGCTGATTAACTCTGCACCAATTGTTGTGCCATTTATTTTAGTCTCAAAGTATGTATACTCATGATATAAACTATACTCTCCAGATTTCCATAATTCAACTTCTTCTTCAGAGGGTTTTGTTCTATTTTCATTAACTAGTCTCAATGAAACAATACTATCATCTGTATAATTAAAACATTCCTGATAATATTTTTCAAGTGTTCCGTAATCTACAATTTCTTTCATTAAGACGTTTAAAGAACTTCTTAATTCTTCTTTGATGTTTTCTGGTTTTGCGTGAAGCTTAATGTCGTAGATTGACGGGTAGTAAAACGATTCCTCAAGTTCGCCTTCGTCATAACCACACAAAATTACAGATTGTGATAGATTGATTTCAATTGAGTACTCTTCGTTTATTAACTCATTAAGTTCTTTGATTGCTGATTGATTCATATAATTAAATCCTTTTTGAATGATTGAGTGAATATGATTTGTGATTTATTATAATTGGTGATGATTCTTAATTACACTTACAAGATCATCCACGGTAATTTCTTCTGGTTGCCACATTATAATAACGTCATCATATCCTTTTTTACGATACTCGTCTGCAATTCTTTGTGCAGCTTCCAAACTGTTGAGATATTCATCACAAACTTCTGTTCCTCCAGCCCACACGGTATAGTTCATCATTAGTTATATACCCTTCTTAACAATTTACGCTTACCATCTTCAGTAATCCCCCAAACAGAACCAGAGTATAGATTGATCATTGATGCTGTTTTAAAGGAGCTGAACACCATTTTCTCAAATCTGCTACCATCTCTCAACATACCTGTTACTTCAAACCTTATAAAGTTCATTAGTTACTCCTATCTTTCTCTTACACAATAAACACCAGTTGTTGGTATTCTATATTCCCATCCAATGAAAGCATATAAACTGTTTTTAGCAGACTGTTCTGATGACTCTTTCTTCATTAATTGATTCATTTTCTTTTCAGCTGCTGATCTTGTTTTATGACGGCTAATAACTATTTCGTTTCTTACTACTTCAAACATTATGTTTCCTTTTTAGTTGGATGGTTGATTGAATTACCTTATGGTTTATTATAATACCAAATTGATTTAAATTACACTTAATTAAACCTTGATCATTTTAACTTCCATATAATTCATTATATCTTTTAGCTTCAATAAACCCTGGTGAAGCATAAGCTAAACGTGTTTCAATACATCTTATTGCTGCTGTTGCTCCTCCATTCCAACCATCATCAGGATTATACATTTCTCTTAACACTATAAGTAAAGCTTTATAAAAAGGAATAATAGATCCACATGTACTATCCCAAACTTTTTCTATAACAAAAGAGACATGTTTACCATATTGAAAGGAAGATGTATAATCTCTTCCTGTACATTCAACAATTAAACTTTTTGCAATGGACTCAATTTTTTCTCTAGAGAATTCTGCTTCTTCGATTTTTTGAATCCAAGGATTATCGCTAGTATTAAATTTTACAACTAAAGTTTTCATATAATTTCCTTTGTTATTTAATTTCTTTAAAAGATTTTGGAGCAAAGCCATTAGATATATTTGATAGGTAAGTATCATAAATGTAGAGATAATCATCGATACGTGGATGCCCTGATTCTAAACCACTTAGAACAACAGTTCTAGGGAGTTTTAAATAATCTATTAATAAATCATATAGAACATCATCAGAAAGATTTTCATGTTCAATGCCTAGATCATTATCCATGTCAATACATATATCAAACAAATTATCTTTCGGTGGTATATAATCATTGTCTCTAGTATAATGACCTAACTCCCAAATGATTTCGATTTTTGCGTCTGGATTTAGTAATTTCATAAAATTTTCTCTTGAAGATTTAATTAGAAGTAATTAGAGAAGTAATTAAATATAATGACTAGCCATTACAAGTTTATATTTTTTCCTTTTATTATAAAGATTAGTATAACTGAAAATCATATATCTATTACCAAGAGTTTTCTCTACATGTTTAATTGCATCTTCATTCGTGTTACTTTTAAATAGTATTCTACCATTTGTACCAATCGGTTCTTGACCACAGTCTGATGGTATGTAAGCATAGTATTTCATTTCTTATACACCTAAACATTCTGTTAGGAACTCGTCAAGAGTGTAGTGACCGTTGACGTCATATTGAATCTTGACAAGCTCTACGTTTTTCTTTAATAAAATTTGCTTGAGGACTTGACTGGATAAGGATGTGTGTTCTCCTATGTTTAAGGGGATATGAATACATGTATCTGGGTCAGTATCATATCGACTGTTATAAACTTCAGATTGCGTTTGGCTATCCCAGACTTTGGTAATGTCGCTAAGGTTGTCATTATAATCTTCACATATAATGTCATGTGTTATCATGATAACTTCAATATCTGTATGATGTGAACCATCAGTCATTTTTATAAGAGTAGGTATGTGTATTTCTCCTACTACACACGGATTGCTGTGATGTCCATGATAATAAATAATTTTATTTTTTTCTTCTTCTTGAACACCATTTAGTTCAGGATCTTCGTCTGGAAATATTTCATAGTAATCTTCAATGAATGCTTGATCATTATCAATATAACGTTCTATTAGACCTTGATAAGCTATATTTAAAACCTTATCTAATTTTGCATCACATAAGATCTTGTCAATTAGTTTATTTCGATTTTCTTCTGTGTTGTTAACATATTTATCTCTTGAAAGAGCCATATTATATCCTTTTTGACTGAGTGGTTGAAAGTTTTTTTAAATGAATTACCTTATGTTTTATTATAATAATAATTTATTACAAATACACATTTGTTAAACTATTATCTTTGTCTTACACAATAAAATCCTGTTGTATAAGTAGTTTTATCATTCCAACCAATAAAAGAATACATGTTGTTTTTTTGTGAAAGTAATTCTGATTCTTTTTTCATTGCTCTATGCATAGACTTTTCAGCTAATTTTCTTGATTTATGCTTACTAATTACTTTATTATTTCTTACAACTTCATACATTATTTTAATTCCTTATACTAATAGCTTGATTAAACATATCTGAATGGAAAATCATGTTAGCAATTGCTTTGTTTGTCATTTGTTTATCTGAATAATTTTGATTTTTTCTTGACTGTAAGTTTTTAATTTCAATGTTAATTAACTTTAGAATAATGAGAAATAAAAATTGACTTCCTAATTCTCTCATTGATGACAAACTTTCGTCTAATCTTATTAGGGCAGTTTCTGATCCATATCGATCAGATTTTCCTACCTTCAAAAAGTATTTATTAAATGTTTCAATATTAAATCTTAAAACTTCTTCGCTATTTTTCCAAGGCAAATTTTCTTTTAACATTTTTTCTTGATATATTAACATAATAATTCTATAATTCTCTTGTTTAAATTAAATACAATCAGTCCAGTGCTCGCCTGTATCTTCTCCCCAATAATGTCGAGGAGCTAAGAGCTGTCCACTACCATTATAATCTGCACCACATTTATTACAAGTATTAGTAAACTTTCCTAATCCTAACCATTTACCACAACATTTTATTTGAGCTGATACTCTGTATGTAAATTTGTTTTCATAATAACTTAAACTATAATTATTTTTTTCTTTTACAAGAAGATAGTTTTGAAACCCCAAGTCTCCCATTTTAGTCCATTTGCCCCATCCCATATCTTTAAACAACTGTTTACGTTGAGCTATATATGCCATTTCAAAAAATTTAATATCTGAAGAGTAATCAGCACCATCCACTTCAAAATGACATATACCTTCAATATCGTGACTCATACAAGTTATTCTTCTGATTCGAGTTACATTATGTGCTGGTTTATAATTTAAGTTAGACATGTTTTTTTCCTTTTGAATGATTGATTGTTAATGCCTTATGGTATATTATACTTATAATTTATTTAAATTGCACTTACAAATTTTTAAAATCTTGAATCTTTCCGTTAACTATTTTTAATACCATACCGTCTGAATAGAATTCTCCATCTGGGATTTTTATTTCTTTCTTCTTATCAGGAATTATTGATAAAACAATTGTTATAAATATTAAAAAACTATAGACTGATAATAGAATAAAAGCTTTATCTAAGTCGCCATTAACTATTGAAAAAGCTGTAGGTAGTGAAATTAACTTTGCCATGATAAAAAAAGTTAAAGAAAACTTGTTTTTATAAGAAACGTTTTTAAGCATTTTTTTCCTTTTGAGAGAATGATTGCTGTTATTTTATAATATATTATAACAAACAATTAATCTAACTTATACGTTAATAACTTTATAAGCGTAACTATGATTTTCTAAAAAAGTTAAGTTAAGCTGTCTAACATCAGAGTTGGTATTTAAAACTTCAAGCCAAATATAACTATTACGGTATTTTGCACTAACTATTAAACCATAATAATTGCTTCTAAAATTAATAATATCACCAGTTTTAAAAGGATATTTGTTCTCCATTTATTCCTCATTACTTACATCCAAAGAATCATACTTTGATTTATATGCTGAGTTTATTGCAACATCATATTCATCTTGACTGAACTCATATACATCATCTTCAGGCAACCAGTTTAAAAGATTGAACAGAACTTCTTTAGCATCTAACATTTCGTCTTCAACTAAATCTCTCATCAAAATAGTATATTCTCTAGGCATTGGCATCTTGTTTTTCCTTTTTATTTCTGTTTCTTTTAATTTTGTTTAAATCATCTTGAAAAATCTCAGACCATTTTCTTGCTTCTATAAAAACGTCTGTGTAACCTTCATTAACATATTCTCTTGCTAATAAGCGAGCTTCGTGAATGTTATCGAAGTAGTCATCATTAACCTCTATTCCACCTACCCAAACTGTATATAGTATTTTTCACATCTCCAAATGACAATAGTTGATTTAATCCTTTTCTCTTCAATAGTAGTAAATCTCTAAACTCCTGACCTTGTGTGAAAAGGATTAGTAGCAATGTAATCGTCTTCTTCCTCCTACGACATCCAATATCTTGGTTCATTTTCTTCTTCTTCATCTACTTCATCGATTTCATCGAATTCTTCCAATGTATCTTGCATAGAACACATACTACCACTCATATATTCATGGTCTTCGTCTATATTTACAACCATATGAGCATACCAATAAGACTTAGCTCGAGATTTAGAAATACCTTCAGGTACGAGCTCTAAAGCTTCATCAAGTAGCACTTTAATTTTACCAATAATCTCTTCGAATCTATGCTTGTCACTCACTATTATTTTCCTATCTTCTAAATTTTAAACTGCGTTGGTTAATAAGCTCGAGTCGATCAGCTTCTGATTTTATCATAACACGTACTACAGCTTTCTTTTCCGCACTGTAAAAAACTTTCTTGTTGAGTTGATAAAACGTGGAATTTGGTTTAACTTTTCTTCTTGCGTAACCTGAAGTATAACTTCCATATAATGCTCCAGTTCGATTGCACTTAAACATTCGAGTACCGTTTTTATGTTGTCTAGTTGTTGTGATTTCGATTAGATCGGAATTCATTTTTTATATCCTTTTAAATGATTACTTAACCTTCCATTTCAATTAAAGATCTAATCATATCGACACTTAATAGTGCTGAATTAATTGTAAGCTTTATATGCGTATATTGCGCATACAAATCTTCTTCACCAATTTTCCACATTTCGACATCACCTATAGTTGGTTCATTTCGGTCTTTATTAACTTGCCTACGTACAATAAAATAATCATCTGAATAGTTGAAGTTATCATTAAAATACTCTTCGAATGAATTAAATTGTGTATATGACTTAAGAACATGTTCAACAATTTCTTTAACATTTAATCCGATATTTTCAACGGTTGATTCTCTTTTACTGTTATAGAAACCTTCAATAAATGAAACTTCTTCTATTTCACCTTCTTCATATCTATCAATAATATGACTTTGGTCACAGGTAATCCTTATTTCATACTCTTCACAGATTTTTTCATTAAGTCTTGTAATTGCTGGATCCATTTTTTATTTCCTTTTTTGAATGAATGTTTGTTTGATTAATTGAACCTTATGGTTTATTATACCTATAATTTATTTTAATTACACTCAAATAATATAAACTCTTAATTATAACTTACTACGTTTAACGCAAATTCTTTTAAGTAGTTAACATGATAACTTGTAGATTTCGAAATAAAACTTCCACCAGATGCTGTATGATCATATACTGTATGTACTCCATCAATTATTTCTGCTAGCAAAAGATCATAATAATATAAACTTCCGTCATTATAAAGCTTAAAGTTTCCTGTATGATTACTATAACATATCAATTCACCTTCAACTTCTCTTTCACCACCAATCATAGATAACCATTTATCAATAATCTGAATTTTCTTTAATCTTTTTATATGTTTCATCTTTATCCTTTACGGATGAGAAAGTTCATACCATTCAGTACACCATATCTTATATTCACTATCAAAATAATGATATGCTCGATATTCATTACAACCACTTACATCTTCTAAGGAATTAGCATAGTTTTCAATATTAGCTACACCACGACACCATCTAGTCCTTCTTATCTTAACACCCTTATCAATTAAATCTTTAAATGAAGGCTTTCTAAAAATCTTCGTTTCTCCAACAAACTCAGAAGCAGGATTAATTAAAGCTTGCTGTTCTGTTGGGATTCTCCATTGCTCTGAGAAATGAAACATAATTTGTCCTTTCTATCATTTGAAACAGGATTAAAAATAAAATATCTTAGACCAAGAACTTTCTTTGAATACTCAATAGAAGTATTACTATCTCTATAGTTAAAATCACTATTGTCTTTATCTAAACTTAACAAACTTGTATGAAGATTATTGTTCATTGAATTCTCGATCACTTATATTTTTATTTAATTCTTGTTCTCCAAGATCCAAAACAATTTTATGATACCAATCTTCTTGGAAGCAGTCATCATTAGTTTTATAATCATCTAACATTTTTTCTTTAGCAAAATGCCAGAGCAGATCATAATCAATATTTTCCATTAACTCGTTTACAAGTCTTAATCTATTTTCCTCATTGTTTTCGACCATTTTAAGCTTCCTTTTTTGGTTGGGCTGTTTATTAAACCTTATAATTCATTATAATCACTTTTTATTTTAATTACACTCAAATCATATAACACAAAATTAAATCTCTAATCTATTCAGACTATAATAAAAAATCTTTTTATAACCTCTATTGTAAAAATCTAACTCTACACATAATATATCTCTTATACAATAGAATATCCAAACATCTCTTTAATCATCAATCCAAGAATCCCAACTACATTCTAACTCATACGTTAAATCCTCTATAATCTCTCCAATAGATAATCCCTCACCTTTACACTTCCAATCTACTCTCTCAACTCCCCTATCCCTATATCTCTTCAACATCGATATCATCATTCCTGCATCAAGCTCCCAATCACTATGAATCTCTTCTAATGAATCTTCATATCCCAACTCCCTTGCTAAAGTCTCTTCCCTCTTCCACTCAACAAAACTACAATCAACACTTTCATGCTGCATCTTAAATAAACGTCTTCCTCTTTCTAAATCCCTTATCTCCAATATAACACTCATCTCTTCAACTCCCTCTCTACATAACACTCGTTCGATACAACCTCCACTCTCTTTCCATCACTCTTCCTCACACCCACAAAATGCCAAAAGGCACTCCTCGACCGAGTCAAATCAAACAAACTCTTTATCTTCACTCGATATACCTCCACCCTTCCTCCCGGTCTCTTACACTCAACCCTCAACTCGTCTTCTCCCAATGCCTCTTCACTACAACACACACTAAACAAAATCAACACCAAAAATAACAATCTTTTCATCTTCTCTTTTCCTCTATAAAACATTATATATTTATTATAGTCTCAAATGGACTTAAATACACCTGTTTTAATCTTTTTTACTTATACGATAAAACCTATTAACTTAATTTAAAATCATTAACAGAGCTAAACAGATAATTCTTTTTTAATAAACTGCCAAAGAACTCGACTCTTAGCTCGAGACTCGTACTGATTTTGACAATCATTATCAATTAGAGTATTTATTCTCTAGATCTTTTAATTTAATGTAATAAATGTCCGGATAAATCCAACATCCGTATGTCGGAGTCGACTGAAACCATTGCTTCTTAGAAGCGTATAGGGTTCTTAATGCTTGCTTTTCTTTTTCGAAATTCATTTTTGTTTAATTTCTTAAAAGACACTCTTATTGCCATCCATAACCCAATCACAAACGATTTGTTCTGACATATCGTATCCTTCGTATTTGAAGAAGTTAGTAGCGATGAAGAGGCCTTGTTCAAATGTAATAGGAGCTCTTGCTTGTTCTGAGCCGTTGTAGACTGTGAGAGTTCCAACGTCTGAATCTTTTTTGATTGTAAGATCTAGACCGGGGACATCATACCGATCGAGGTTATCGTAGCAGTAGTGTCGTTGGTTGCCGTTCTTAAGTTCATCTGTTCCGGAGTAGATAGCACCTTTGATTTGTTTTTCAGTTGCAGCGCTTGTTTTGACGAGAGACATGAGTTCATTCCATTGTTGGAGGGAGATTTGATTATTCATTGTAGAATCCTTTGTATTGTTGGTATAATATATTATAATAGGAGAGAGAGCAGAGTTACACACCTTAAGAGTTACTTACAGAATCTTCTTAGATCTGATGAACGAATATCGAAAATTAAATTATTATGAACTACAGTAATAAAGCTTTCGTTGTATTTATCTTGTGGTCTGCCTTTAGCGATAACTGCAACCTTTGTTCCCGGGTGAACTATACGAGAGATGTTTGTTGTTTTTGGATATGGACAATTAGGATTATCTGAATGATTAGTTAAGAACAGATAATCTTTATGATGACCAGATATTTGTGTAATCTTTTTGATTTCGAGAGTATCACCGATTTGAGTTGTTCTTATTGAAGTCATGTTTGTTTCCTTTTTGATTGAATGGTTGATTGAATTACCTTATGATATATTATACTCAAAAAAAATTAAAGTTACACTTGTGATGAAACAGTGTGATATAATACTGAGCATTTTTTAGATACAAAAAAACAGCGATAAGATCTACGGAAGAGTAGATAAAATCGTCTGTTTTAGTGATTATTACGATTAGATAGGGTAATATACCTGAAGTATGTTTTTTACATATTCGAATCTAATTTATAAAATACCTTTGATATCACGAGCTTTTAGCCAATTTTGAATTGTAAAGATTGTTTTATTATCACCACCATCGGGATCAGTAAGATCTGGACAATCATAAGCTAGTTCTGAATCGATAACGTATTTAACATGATGTGATACGAGGATAGCTCCGAGGCATTGGTTAATGATATCCCAGAACTGGGAGTCAAGCGGGATGTGATCAACGAAATCAGGCATCGAGTCCGGATTGAATGTTTCTTTAGCTTCAGACATATCCTTAGGACCAGTATCTTGATCAGTAATGAGGATCTGTTTATTCCCTCCAACTTCATCTAAGAAGATTGAGCCTAAGCCACTTGGACAAGATCTATAATCAACAACATAGCGGATTTCATTTGATAGATTGATTTTGTTTTCCATGTTTTTATCCTTTTGAATTAAATGATGGTTTTTATTGGATTATGATTTATTATAAAACAGGGTTAATTTAAATTACACATTAGGAAATCTTGATTTGAGTTTTTCTAGCGGAATAATGATGTTATCAATTTCTTCATCTGATAGCTTTGGTAGTATACAATCAATTCCCCATTCATTTTTTTCTTTTTTCTGAATTTCGGGGTGGAACATCATATTCCAAAATTCTTTCATATCCTCAGACCAAGTATTCCAAGTATTATAATCAACATAGGCTGTAATACAGGGTACATTATAACCGGAATTATTTTCATGAGTTTTAATTATTATGCCTTCAGTAACATTGTATTTATTTACAAAGTGTGAGAAAAGAACTGGATCATCCATATCCTGTAAAAAATCATCGAAGCCTTGTTCATAAGCTGATGGGGGAACATTGTTAATCATAACTGAAGCAATAATATAATCAGTAATCATGCTGTATTTTCCTTTTTTTGGTGGGGGAGTAATTAATTTTAAAGGTAATTGCCTTATGGTGTATTATACTCAAAAAAAATTAAAGTTACACTTTTGTGATGATACTAAGTGTTGAAATATCAAGCATTATTCAAGATATAAAAAACAGCGACAAGATCTACGGAAAAGTAGTTAAGAGTATTATACATCTTCATTTGGGTTGAATAAAATATAAGAATCAGATTGAATAGCTAAGTGAGATTGGAATTGATCCCAAGCTTGTATAATTGATTCAACAGTTTTTCTTTTGGGAATGAAGACGAGATTGTTTTCTTTGAGAGGCTGAAATGCGACGTAATAATCAATTCTTTCCGCAAGATTGCGTTCAATTTTTGCTGCTTCACCCTTTGGAGTTTCCCATACAAGGATTTCTCCATTAGCTCCTGTTGTAAAAGAGATCTTTTCATTATCATTCATTGTAAACCTTTGATATCAATTAAGTTAAAGTGTCTGATGATTATCCAGTATATTGCATAACACATAATAGCAGAACTAAATGAAATTACGCTGTGATATCCTAAAGTATCTCCGAGATAAATACATAATCCAAATGGAGCGAGGATAATTAAAATGATGAGTGATACAAAAGAAAATAAAACGCAACCTGCTGAAAATGCGTAGAAGAATTCTTTCAAGTATTTAATTATATTCATTGTTATTTCCTTTTTCTTGGTGTGTTGGCATGGAAGATAATATAAAGTAGTAGTAACATAAAAATAAGTTTCATTCTAAATTCCCCTTATGAGACATTATACGCTAAATTAATTAAGGTTACACATATTGCCATTCCCATGATTTAATCAGCCAACCATAATCATCAGATAAAGTTTCTGTAATTTCATCTTCACTTATACTTCGAGGGTCTTCAAAGAAAAGATCTAGATCTATCCATTCTGGAGTTCCTGTTTCTCCACAACATAAACTATGTAGTCTTGATTCTTCGTCTTCGTCTTCAAGCATTTCATATATCTGCCCTTCAGATAAGTTTAGACGATTTTGTAATTCTTCATTTACTGATATATCAAATTCCCATTCGATTTTAATTCTATTAGATACAGTCATTTTATTCCTTAACGTTTCAAGTATTGTTTGTATTTTGGAAGAGATCGATCATAAGCTTCTGCAAGAGTAAAAATAGCAATTACAGAATACGTAAAGGTTGGATATTGCTCTAGAAGATTAATAAAAGCTAAAAAAGCTAAAGCAAACATTATAAAAAAGAGAGAAGCATCAAATAATTTTCTTACCATTAATATTCCTTGTTAGCGAGTTTTATAAAACTCTACTAAGTCATCATTGACGTTTTCGAATGATTCACTTACATGAACTGACTTTCCTGAATGGAAATGAATCCACGATGTTCTTTGATCTAATGAAGTATCATCATGAGGGTTTTTATTTTCAATAATATGAGATACTGAATTTAGAGCGACTGTGATTTCTGATGATGAATTAACTGTTGTGTAAGTTCTGAGTGCTGTTGTTGTCATAAGATTAGACCTTTCTAAGGATTAAAGTATTGATAAAGTTAAAAGTAATGAATAAAGCTGTTGCGAACAATGTTGGAACAGGATGTAGTATTATTAAACCAACTGCAAAAGAAATTAATCCGTAAATAATAAGTGCAGATAATAATAATAGAGGCATAATTTTAAATCCTTTTTTTTGGTGGTTGTTTGATTTGAATTGGATTATGGTATATTATAACAATGGTTTTAATTAATTACACAAAAATAATATTTTAAAACTTTCATTAATATAAAATCTATTTCTTTGCAAGAAGAAGATTTCTTTGTCTAATTAAATCTTCAAGCCTACCAGTTAAACCTTTCAATCTTCTTTCAGATTGAATCTCGTGGTTTAATTCTTTTAATTTCTTATTGGGTTTTGTCATTAGATCATTTCATTAAGCATAGATTTAAAGTGAAGGTTTAATTGATTTGCGTCCCTTGATAAACGCTTGGCTTCTTTTATATTTCCTTTCTTATACTCTTCGTTTGATCGTTTTACAAGTTCATTAATTGAATCTAGGAATTGTTGTTTTTGTTTGGAACTCATTTTAATCCTTTTTTATTTTAGTTAGTGGTTGATTTGAATTGGATTATGATATATTATACTCAAAATAAATAATAGTTACACTTTCATTTTTGATGATGCGAGTTATAAACTGGGCAAGGCACTTTCACAGATTGATTTAGATAAGTTAATTAAATTGAAGTCTCATTTAAAAATCTAGTAAATAATAACTCAGCTTTTTCGTACGGAGTGTCTACATGAATTGATTTACCTGAATGGAAGTTTATCCAAGTTGTACTTCTATTTTCATCGTGCGCAGACTTGTTTTTAACGACATGCGAAACTGATTGAAAAGAAATAGTGACAGGTGATCCAGAATTCATCGTAGCGCATTTAATAAACTTTAAAGGTGTCTCAGACATGTTTTTTCCTTGTAATATTATAATGTTGTAGTGTAGATCGTTTAGTTTAAATTACGTGTAAAGAGTTAAGGATAATAAATCCAAAGTAGATCGATAGACCCGTCATTAGAGACCTTACGGGCCCTGTTCCAGAAATTGTCATGATAGGAATCATCATTAGACACACTGGTACAATAGATTTAGTAAGAAATGATAACGATACAATATCCATTTTGGCTCCAGACTTTACTTTATGAGAAATATGATTGTTCATATAACAATTCAAAAAAGTTATAAACTGATTTAATCGTATGTTTGTCTTGTATATTTCATCAATCGACAAAATATACATCTTGAGTGTGATGCAGCGATTACTTGTAGTATTGAAGCATCTAACGAGGAATGATTTCTAAGATCTGGATTAAGATTTAATTAGATTTATAGATCATCGTTCTGTAAATCTTCGAGTCCTTGTAAGAGATCTTCATCAAATTTAGAGATATATTCGATAATTTCTTCGTTTGATTCAGTATCATTTTCCTGTTGGACATCATCAACTTCAAGCTTGAGACTGAAGGGAGTCCCGTTTAATGGAGTAATTGTTTCATCTAGACGATCGATTGGAATATAATGTAATGTATGAGGCTGATAGATTGTTGAATCTAGGGTATGAACTGTAAATGCCGCGACTTTGATTCCATTATCGAGCCTTGGACCATAAAATCTAATCCAAGCTTTTTGTTTCTTTTCAGTCCAAGATCTGTAATCTTCTGTATCAATTCCTTCTTGGTCAAAACGATCGAGAGTATCTTTAATTTCTTCGAGACTTACAAAGACCCATTTTGATCCGCGACCTTTAAATCGATTCATAAGATCTTTTCTCCAATCATTACCTGATGAAGACTTTCCAGATCGACCGCATAAAGGTTTTATATCGGTCTTCATTAGTTTTTCGATATGAAATCTGAAGCTTGTAAGTTTTGGTTGACCGCCTGATTCGAGATATTCTTGGAAAAGTTTTTGAATTGTAGACATGCTGTTCTCCTGTTCAGAGGTTTGTAGGTTTGAGTTATTCATGTTTTAAATCCTTTTTGATTTGATTGGTTTGTTTGATTAATTGGACCTTATGATATATTATACCATTCAGATTTAAGAGTTACACTTAAGAGAAATTTGTGATGAAGCCGAGCGATGTTTTATCTAGACATTTTAAAGATGAGGTTAAAGTTAGAAGTATACCGAACGATCTGTTATCTTAAAGTTTGATTCCGTGCTTGAACTTAGCTTTTCTTAAATTATATTCGAGAGTTTCTTTGTATGCCGCGGCCCCAACGATCGATTTAGCGTCTGTTCCTTTGATCCCCATGTAAATAATGAAACCACCTTTTTTATTAGCTTCTGCCCAAACTGAGATATTATTTGTTTGAGATGCTCTTTTTCGAACTTTCATATTTAAATCCTTTGTAGATTAATTGGTTGATTGATTTATTGGACCTTATGATATATTATACCATTCGGATTTAAGAGTTACACTTATGTGATGAAACTGGCCGTTTGAATCTTGAAGTACTCAAAAGGTAATATTAAAGTAGATATAAGATATACTAGTAACTTGTAGGATCTTAAGTTTAATTAAACTTATTAAATGGCGACAAGACGTCCTCTATTTTCTTTAGCATGTAGTCTAGTTTCATCAATTTCTTCTTCACATAGCATATCTACTTCGACGTAATCAAGGAAGTAATTATCTTGGCCTTCTGGATGAGTAAGAAGTAGATGAGCTTTGCCATTCTTAGTGACTTTACGTAGATCGGAGATGTCATCTTGGATGTGTTGAGGAAGTTTATGAAGTTCTGGGTTACAGGACATGATTAGTCTGTAGAATTGATCTTTTGTAATTTTTTTCATGATGTTAATCCTTTGGATGAATAGATGATTGATTAGGCCGGCCTTATGGTTTATTATACTCTATACGAATGAGAGTTACACTTGATTAAATAACTTCATCGTTTGAAGCTTGATCTGGCTTCGAGTCTTTTCTAAGAAGGATAGATGGATATACCACCTAACCTAGAGCCGACGATCGAGGATGCTGTAACACCTAGACACTTAAGATATGAGCCAGACTAGTGATATGATACAGAATGATTGAAATATCGATATGTAACTTGATTCATTAAGATCTTATTCATTTCGTATATCGTTTTTTCTGAAATATGAATCGATCCGTCTTTATAAATGAAGACCTCATCATCAGATCCATCATCGAATTGATATGTTATCGTTGCTTTGTCATCGTCCCAATCCATAAACGACCAATTCGAGCTGAGTTCTGGATGTTCTTTATATAAACGATCATTGAGTGTATCTTGATTAAAATCCATGACATTATCCTTATTTAGAAGGTGATGAAGATGCGATGATATAAACTGGGTATTGACGATCAAGTAGTTCGTAAGTCTTGTTCCCTTGTCGAGCGATATAAACTTCAGCCTCTTGACGAGTTTTAAATGATTTAACAAACTTTTCTAGTTCTTGATTAATTACTTTGTACATATTAAATCCTTTTGGGTGGTTGATTAATTTGTTGGACCTTATGATATATTATACTTCATAAAACGATGAGTTACACTTGAGAGAAAATGTGATGAAGCTGGTCGTTTGAATCTTGAAGCATTACTTTTATAACGATTGACTAGATATTAGCATCCATAATCTTCGTCGTCTTCATCGTCATCTTCGTTTTTGTCAGCTAAAGCGATTGACCTAGAAACGATGACATGATCGTCGAATTCGATTATCTGTATTGATCGTTTCATCGATTCACTCGGTTCAATGATCATTTCATCGAACTCTAAATGCTGGATAGGTAATTCGTTTGACTGAGACGAAGTGTAAGCGAAGATTGACAAAAAGAACGATGTAATAAGACATAGAGGGGTTGAGTATTCTTCCATTAACGACGATTCCTTAAATGAATGAGTTGAGATTATAAATTATAATTAATCAAACGATCAATTACACTAAAAGTTCTTAATCGATCGAACAATCATTTTAAATGTTGAACGATTCATTTATCATTACACTTATATTATAAGCAAATAATCAAAGTAAAGTTTTATCGTTTGACCATCCAAACTATCAGTTCAGATTTATTTATGACTTCAATCAAACGATACGGGCATCATGGGAGTTTATATTATCCCGGTGATCTTAGAGGTCCTCTAGTTCCAAATCTTGGATTTGACTTAGGATTTCATCGTTTAAGTTCGCGGATTCCTCATCTAAAGGAGTAACTTCATCATCAGTATCATTTTGAACGATCGATCCAGCTTCTTCAAGCTTTAGGCTGAATGGAGTTCCATTTAATGGTTCAATTGTTTCATCCAAACGATCAACCGGTATATAGTGCTGAGTTTGAGGCTGATAAATTGTTGCATCAAATGTATGAACAGTAAATGCCGCGACCTTAATTCCATTATTAAGCTTTGGTCCATAATATCGAATCCAAGCGAAACCGGCTCGTTCGATATGAGATCGGTAATCTTCTGTATCATAACCTTCAGCATCAAATTTATCGAGAGATGGATTAATTTCCTCAATGGAAACTTTCATCCATTTATTACCTCGACCTCCAAATCGATCTTTTAATTCGTTTCTCCAATCATGAGCTCCTGGGGCAAGTCTTCTTGAACCTCCGCAAAGGGGCTTGATTTCTGTTTTCATTAGCTTTTCAAGATGCAAACGGAAACTGGTAATTTTAGGTTGACCACCGTTTTGAATGTAATCTTGAAACAATTGTTGCATTAGTGTTGAGTTTTCCATTTTAATTTAATCCTTTTATAATAGGGTTGTAGGTAAGTTAAAGATTATTTAATAAGGCCTTTATACCTTATGGTTTATAATAAATTATATATTTAAAAGTTACACTTATTAATGCTGGGTTTTTATTTCCTAATTTTCAAAGAGTTTTTTAAACTTGAAGGATTTTTTTAATTTGTCCTTATTGGAACCGTTGTTCCTTATGGTTTATTATAAACCTATTATTATAGGGTTACACTTATTAATGCCTGAAGTTTTTATTCCTAGTTTTCAAAAAGTTTTTTAAGGCTTGAGGTTTTTTTTATTTTAACCTTTAGGAATCCGTTGTTCCTGTTCCCCCCTTATGGTTTATTATACCATTTTCAGGGATGAGTTACACTTGACCGATCAATTTGGTCATGCCTCGAAAGCTTGTGTATTTCAATCGCTCGAGTTACACTTGATGCCCCTCTATGCCCCGGGGTGTAACTGGGCGCTTCTGAGGCCCCCCTGGGGGAGGCCCCAGCGTTAACTCTCTGAAGTGTAACCGCGAAAAAAGCGCTAACCGACTAGCCAATTTTTTTCCGAGAAAATTTTTTACTCGAGAGATGTAGTATAAGTGAATACCTTGTACCACATATAAAAGAAAGTGTGAGAAAGTGTAAATGTGAGAGAAGTGTGTATTAGATAAGACGTGTTATATGTGTGTGTATGTGGGCAAAAAATGTGGCGAAGTGTAAAAAGTAAAAAGTGGTTTTTCGGGAAAAATTTCCGGAGAAAAATTTTGAAAAGTTTTTGAGTTTGCTGAAGGAGGTGTGAGGTATGTGTGATTTGATTTGAGAATTGTGTGAGTAAAGACTTGATTGAGTTGATGTGTGTTTTAATTGAAGTGGATTAAAAGATTTAACAGAGATAAATTTGGATCCAAATTTTAAATAAGAATTGAAGAGGTTTATATGAAATTTTTAAAAGTGTATATATTTGAAGTTTTAAGAATGTTTGAAGTGTGTTATGACTGTTTTGTTTGAGTTTTGATGTAGAAGGAGTGGCTCTTGAGTCACAACGTTTATATAAATTAAATTTTTTTTATATTATAAAAGATATATATTATAAGTTATAAGATTTCATTAGGAGAAAAAAATGAAAATAACAGAGAGTAGATTAAGAAATATTATTCGTCAAGTAATTAAAGAGTCATATGGTGAAGAAAACCTACATGATCGTGATGAAAAAGAAATTTTTACTGATTTGTTTGTAAAGAAATTAGATGAAGATACGCTTAGAGACGAATTAGTTACTATTGGACACAAGATTTCTGATCGATTGGATTTAGGATTGGATTTAGGACATGATGCATATACGGCTGCTTTGTTTACAAATGAATTTGTTAGACATAATGCAATTTGGAGTCGAGATAATATGGGCGAGTGTGGATATTTATTGGTGAAAGCAGAACCATATCAACTTAAATTCCCAGAACCTGATTATTATGCTGTAGTAAGAGTTGAAATTGATCATAATAATATATTTTTATATGACATTGTAAAAATGAGTGAAAACATTAAAGAAGTTTTAGTTGAGTTTAAAAAATTAATGAGTTAAAAAATTCAGTATTAAGTAAAAAGATTGTCTTACGTTTATCACGAATAGACTTTAATTTATAATATAAGATAATATATAGATTTATAAATAAAGTTATTTAGGAGTTAACGTGAGAATAACAGAGAACAAATTAAGAAGTCTTATAAGACAAATAATTAAAGAATCTAGTTCTATAACAAAATATAATACAAAAGAAAAATTTTTCGAAGAAATGGAAAGAGAATTAAAAAATAACTTTCCTATAAAAGATGATCAATACTTTAATATTAATATGTCACCTAACACTGGTGTCTTTGTAAAAATTAATGGTGAAGACCTAAGTAATTTGACAAAAGAAGTTTATAATGACCCTGGACATTTTCATAAATTTATAAATTTTCTATATGAAGAACATACAAAAAGTGAGAATCCTATAGAATTTAAAGAATGTGTGAATGACGCAATAAGTTATCTTGAAGGTTTTGATTTAAAAACAAAATCGTTATATGATGCAAGAGAAAGTTCAAAAAAAATAATTGATCTTGAAAATAAGAAAAAAATTGATTCATTTAGAAAAGCTTTTTTTGGTAACAAATATAATAAATTTGGAAATAGAATTGACAAATGAATAAAAAAGAAAAAATATTGTTAGAAAGTTATATTTTAAACCTTTTACTTGAAAAAGGACGTTTTAGCAAATTTCAGTTAAACAAAAATCTATCGAAAGAAAAAGTTTCTCAAGAAAATTTTGATCTTAATGCGTGGCTAATAGGTATAAACTGTGATCAGAAATTATTTTCGAATATGTTTGATCAATATGATGGTTCAAAAAGAGTATATTTGAGTGATGAACAATTTGAATTTATACACAAACAATGTTATATTTTCGAAAAGAATGAAAACATAATTGATCATATTAAGTCATTTATTCCTAAGAAAGATATTGACAGTGTTGGTGGAGAATTTGAAGATGAATTACCCGTATTTATCTGTATTAATGTTGGAAATTTCCTTGATAAAGGGAAAGTTAATTTAGTTCAAGATAATTTAGATTGGATGGTACATGATATTTGGCATAGAATTGTCGATTTCGTAGGGTGGTATGATTATAAAGATTATAAAATGTCAAGATCTACTAAAGATATTATAAATAAGTATTCAATGTTAAAAGATGTAAATGGATATCGTGAACTGTCAACAATATATCAGAACGATGCTTTGATATTTTTAAAACATTATGGTTTTACTGAAGGCGTTGGTGGTATGGATTTTATTCCAAGTTTAGGAGCTTTTACTATTATAAACAGACATATTAATCAAGTTGATGAAAATATATTTAGAGATAAAATGGAAGATTATGAAGATTTTAATGAATTTTATCAAAATTTTCACAGTGATTCTTTAGAAGTGTGGAAAAAAATAATTGGTCTTTTTCAAAACAACGTTGTTTGTTTAAATAGTTTAACTTAGAATTTTAATAAATATTTACTATATAATTAAAGGAATTTTATATGAAGTTATTAGAAAATTATATTCAAAATTTTATTTTTTAAATATATAGACAGAGTAAAAAAATCAAACAGGATTTAACTTATGAATCGAAAAGAGTATCGAGAGTTAGTTGAAGGATGGCGTGTTTCTTTAAGTGAGAGCTTTGAAGTAGCGAGTGTAGAGAGTATATTAAGGATTGTTAACAATCTTGAAGAAATATCTCGAAACGGGAGTAAGGTTAAGATTGTATACGATCTGGATGGAGACTATGGTCGAGTTGAGTATGATGTTAAGGATGATGTGGTGAGTGGAGCGATTGATTTTGAAAGAGAATTGAGTGAAAGATCATCAGGAAACTTTTTTATATTTGAGACTTTTCCTGTGACTAAAGGTTTTGGGCCTTTACTTTATGAAATATTGATTGAAAAGGCGTCGGAGGAGGGTGTTTGTTTGATGAGTGATCGTGGTAAAGTGTCTGATGATGCTAAAAGTGTGTGGGATAAGTATATGATGAGGCCTGATATTGAGTATCATCAACTTTCAGGAGATATTGATAGTTCTTTATCTAAGTGTTATTATAAAGTTGGCGAGTTGATTGTATTGAAAAAATTACGTGAATCGTCGTTTATTGACTTTATTGAAGTATAAAAGTAAATTATTTCTCGAATAAGGTGTCTATTTTCTGGATGACCTTAATCTATATTCATAATTTATATGATATTTATTTAAACAATAATATATATAAATAATAATATATAAAATAAGACTTAATAGGAGTTTATATGAAAATAACAGAGAGTAAGTTAAGAAGTATTATAAGAAAAGTTATTGCAGAAAACAATTATAATGATGATGATGATATTTTTGCACCTCTACCAGATGATGGACAAGATCCAACAAGTTTAGCTCTTTCAGACGTTGAAAGCCAAATTGAAGATATTAAACGATCAGATGAAGAAAGAGCAAATAACAATCGAGAATTTTTAAGAAGATTTGGAAGACAATTGACGGGAAGAAATATTTCAAATGAAGAAATCAATGATTTTCTTAATAGATATAATGAAAACATGCTCTTTAATATAGGACTTGATACTGAAGGGAATCCTTTTCCTGACGATGATGAATTTGACGGTTAAAATTTAAAATTACTACGTTTAAGTTATTTTAATTTTCTTTTAATTATATTGTAAAATATATAATATAATATTTCAAAAATCAGAAAGAAAATTATGAATAATAAAGAATGGAATTTATTAATCGAAGACTGGAACAAGTTTTTAAATGAAAGCCTCAAATCTTCAGATGATAAAGAGATAAAAAAATATTCTGATATGCTGCAAAATGTCATATTAAAATTTAAAGAATCTGTCTCTGAAGATGATTATGACTATTATCGTGACAAGACTTCTTTGATTTATCAAAAGTTAGAAAATACTTTATACAAAGACAATATTAATTTAATAGGGCAAGGATTAAGTAGAGAAGGTTATTCTTTAAATAATAGTCCATGGGTTTTAAAAATTGCAATGAACATTTCAGGTGCAATAAATAATAAAAAAGAATTAGATATACAAATTAATAGAAAACATGGATCAGGTGCTCAAGAAGGATTTGTACAAATATATTCTTGGGACAAAATTAACTCAAATCCTTGGTGGGTAATTAGCGAAAAAGTTGTTCAATTAGATAAAATACAAGATTTAAATTTATTAAAGAAAATTTTTCCAACTTTTTGGAATTGTTTAGAAGGAGAAAATAATAAATTTAAAAAAGACTCTAAAAATTTTAAAGAGTTTATTACAAAAACGTTGATGAGTTTAGTACATTTTGAAAGAAGAAAATTAAAAAAATCAAAATTAGATTTAAGTGATTATGATTTACACCGGGATTATTTATCTTTTACAAAACTATTTCCTGAATTTGGGGAAGAGATTAAAGAAAAAGTGTCTAAAATAAAAAGAACAGGAAAATTAGATTCAATTTTTCCTAATATAAGTAACCAAACAATTTATGAACAAATGTCTAAATTATCTTTGGTTAAAGATTTTAGTGAAGTAGATTTTGGAAAAGATATAATTTTCTTTAAAAAAATTTTAGGTTATATTACAACGTCAGATTTACATGAAGATAATATTGGAATTGTTTTAAGTAATATTGAAAATGCTTCTCCCGAGTCGATAAGAATTTTAGATTTTGATGTAAATATTTAAAATTATATATCATTTAGTTAATGTATCGATTGTTTTTAGTATATTATTTACTTCTTTTTCAGTAAAGCAATTTCTATTTATTGCTTCTTCTAATACTTTAATAAGTATGTTTATGCATGTAAGTTCTTTACTTGTTATTTTATAGTCCATATATAGATCATATGGATTTGACAGGAAGTTTACAATGTTAAAAAAAATAATTATATGTTTTGCGTTTTTCTTTACTTTTACGCTTTCATGTTCTGAAGTTGATAATAAAGAAGATATAAGTAACAAAATTACACTCTGTGATCAAATTAAAAATATTGTAACAGATTGCTTAGGTTTACATCGTGGAGCGATTCATTATGTTAAAAGTTGTGGTGATATAAGTTTAGAAGAAATAAAAAAAATAAATAGTTGTGAAGAGATATTCGAGTATATAGAAAATAATTAAAATTTACCAAGTGTATGTAATATTAGTTTTTATGATTAAATCATTTGTATTAATACCTTCAGGCGGTTTTGTATCATAAAGATAATTAATTGAATTGTCCACAAAGATATTCCAAGAAGATATTAAAATTGTACGGACGTTTGCTTCTAGATTAATCCTATAATCGTTTACATTGATAAATAAAGGTTGATAGTAAAGTGTAAACAGCGTTAAATTATTTTTCTTTTTATCAAAATATTTTATAAGGGTTAAGTAAGAAGTACTACGAAAAAAAGAACTTTTTTCTTTTTCAGCTACTTCTTCGTAATCTAACATTACTCCTGTTCCTAAACTTAAAGAAAAATCTTTTCTTTTTAATACTTCAGCTCTAAAGCCACCGCCATTTAATTGTCTTATTTTGAGTGATTTAAATTCATCTTGTTGAAGTTGTGTAAAAAGTTCTAAACCTATTATATCCCAGGTCATCCAAGTCCATCTAAGATGTATAAAAGAATTATTTTTAAACTTTTTATCATCCTGTTGCCCTTGAGAGTTTTTTGATTGTAAAAAGATATGATGTTTCTTTTTTTTATAATGAACTAAGATATCTAAATCAAAAGAAGTAATATCTACATTTCCTCTTTGGAGTTCTAAACCACCTTTAACTTCTCCCCAAAGAGGTTTTTGTTTATCATTATTTCTAATAGATTCTATGTTAACTTGACCAAAAGCAAAGTTTGTCAAAAATAAAGTGAACAATAATAGTGATTTTTTCATTTTTTTCTTTCTTATACAAATAAATGTTTGTATAATCTTTTAATACTATATGATTCGTTAACATCTTTTTTAGTATTTTCTTTTTTAGTATTTAATTTACTTCTTAATAAGTCAACTCCTTCTTGCATTAAACTTAAAAGGAATCTTGGTCTCCTATGAATTTCTCCTTCTTCAGAACTAGCTAAATAAGCTTTTTTACTTTGTGTAGCCCAAGCAGATCTATAAATTTCTTTTGAAGGATCATAACTTTCATCATCAGAATGCATAATTGATAAATAATTAGGGTCAACTTTAAACTCTGCTTGATTCATTGAAGCGGATAAAGCCTGAATTGCTACTTCAAATTCTCCTTCTTTGATTAAATCTGATGTGTATTTCAATTGAGATTTAAACTTTGGCATATTAAAATTTTCTCCCATATTAATCGTCATATCAAGATAAGCCAACTGTACTGTGCCTGGTAGTTCTAAAATGTAAGAATCTAAAGACTTTATTCTATTTTTAAGAATTTTATTTATAGCTTTACGTGCTTCATTTTTAGTAATACTAGTAATATCAGATAATTTTGTTTCAATATCATTTCTTATAACTGTTTTTGGATTATTTGTTTTTTGATTACCTAGAATATTTTCAAAAAATACTTTTTGCCAACCTGAGTTATTTGGATTTTTCCATTTTGAAAAAAGCTGAGTTCCGTAACCTATCGACATTCCTCCAGCATCTTTATAAGGTTCTGAAGCAAAACCTTCAAAATTATACAAAGAAGTTTCATTTTGTTGAGTAACTCCATCAAATGCATATTGATTATTTTTTATAGCTATAAATATATCTTTTTCGTTTTTTGTCAATGATAATTTTTTTTCATTAAAATCAACTTCTTCTTGAACGTTTTCATTTGCATCATTTATTAACTCGACAGCTTTATAATGTTGTGGAGATCCTATATGTGTTGAATTATATAATAAGACAGCTGCCATAAATGGTAAAACTTTTGCTGTATTGATAAATTTGTTTAAAAATTTTTTATATTTTTTATTTTTATTAGCAACAAATTCTATTTCCTCATCTGTTGCAATCCTAGTGATATCTTTGTCTGTGATTATCTCATTTTCTTTATCTTTTACTTTTGGATAAAAACCAACAGGATTGTCTTGTCCAGGCATATCATTAAATGCCTTGTGGAACTTATGAGTTTTATCATTACTACTCTCATTTATATTTTGATAAGATTTAAAATCAATTAAAAAATTTTTAATCATATAGTGATTTTTTTTATTTTCTGTTACAATAATCATATAATTCCTTTATTAATAAAATATAATTATAATTATGAGTGTTAAAATGAACAAAGACAGTTTATATCTAATTCAATCAGACAAAACTGGAATGATAAAAATAGGTAGATCTAAAGACCCACAAAAAAGATTAAAACAGCTTCAAACGGGTAATCCTAATAGACTGAAATTAATAGCAGAGTTTAAAAATATTGGGTGGAAAGAAAAAATATTACACGAGAAGTTAAGAAAGTATAGACTTGAAGGAGAATGGTTTAGTTACGATTGTGTTGGAAGCATACCTGATAGTCTATATGAGCAAATAGATTTTGGTTCTTTTGATGACTGGTGGTGTAATTAAATAAAATATAAAAAAATTTATTTTTCTAATTTTGGAAGCCACTCTTCAACTTCATCATGTAAAACAACTTGATTTATATTTTTAGTTTTGATTGGATGTTGTCCTTTAAACAAAGACAACTTGTCAATTACAGCACTTTGTAATTCAAATATTTGCTCTCTAAGTAGCTGCATCTGAATTTGTGAATCTCTTAAACGTCCAATCAAAGCTGCACGGTCAGCATTTGCTGATGATAGTTTATCCTTTAGTTCCTCTACTTCAGATGGGTCTCGTCCTGCAGCAATTGAAAGCATTGAAGATATTGCTCCTGTAATCATACCAATCATACCCACAATGATATCTCGATTGTCCTGTTGTAAAGGAATAAAAGCAAGGAACATTATTAAACATATAACAAGAATCATAAAAACGACGCTAAACCACCAACCTCGTTTTGCTTTTTCTGTTTGTGTAAATTGTTTTTGAGTCTTTTCTTCTTTATTAGACATTCTTCTTCTCCCAAATGAAATATATAAATGGTCGTAAAGCGTCGTCTGATTTTGTGTTTTTCTTTTTATTATTTTTTTGCATGATTTTCTCTTTCTAGTTTTATATATAGATATATAACGATATATAATGTGTTAAGGGAAAAGTATGACTTATATAAAATCTAATTTTTATACAAACAGTATTGCGCCAAGCAGTAATTATACAATCACTAATCACAGAGGTGATGGAGAGACGTATATAGTAACGGCAAGCGCAAACATTGACATTTTTCTCCCTTCAGCAGTTACGTGTGGTAATGGTTATCAATATAATATTAAAAGCAATGCGAATGGTTATACAATAAGACTCGTCCGTGACGGAGGAATTTCTGGTGGGACAGAGTTAATAGATAACAAATCATCAGTTAGTATTATAAATCGTTACGAGTCACTTACATTACAAAGTAATGGGGCAAATTGGTTTATTGTTTAGGAGTGAATTATGAGTTTTAACAACAAAAAAGCAACTCTAGGCACATATCTCGTTTACCTTGAAGCAAATTCTGCATCTGTGTCTGTAGGTGATACTATTAATTATAGTATATCAACAGGAACAAGTGGACATGGAGTTTCTGTGTCTAACGGTGTGGTTAGTCTGCCTGCTGGTGAGTGGATTTGTTACGCGTCAGTTGAACCTGATGATGTTAATAGATCTATTGAAATAAAATGGCATGTAGATAATGTATTAAATACAGACTTTCCGTACATTACTCATAATGATTGGGATAGTAATATTAATGGATCGTATGTTTTCAACACAGATATGTATACGAGTGCAATTACCCTAGAAGGTGGAGTTGATGTTGAATTAAGGGTGACAGACTCATATTTTTCAACCACGACAATCGGAAATTCAGACTTAGTTATTTATGGAGTACGAACATGAGTTATAGATTACCAAGAGGAATGTTTGCAGTAGGAATTATTAACTCTGGTCAAGATACAGGAGTAGTAGGTCAACTAAATAAACTAACTATTGATGAAGTTCGAACAAGTGCAGGCGCATTTCATACTACTAAAATGTTTGTTGAAAATGGTTTAGCTTTCAGTGACCTTTACACTTATGATACAGGAGGAGGATCTCCAAACTTGTTGTCTAATGCAGGTCACTGCCCGACACCTACAGGAGGTTTTGGTTTTGATACATCTGACGGGTATTCAAATAGTATTTCTGGTGGTTCAGTAGGGTGTGCTAAATATACAAACGATGAACTAGCTATTCACTATTATGAGTTTAATGATGAGAATCACACATTAAATAGTTCTATTTGTGTTGTACTATAGGAGTTAAAGATGACATATGCCCCTTTTTTAGCAAATCCTGATGTTAATAAGACACAAAGCACACTTGGTGTTCCAGCCGATTTAAACGTAAATACACGAATCCCATGTACTAGCGCTACTCATACAGGTATAACTAATTCAAACGGTCAACTAGTTATTAGTAGCGGTTTATCTGTATTACTTACAGCAAGTGCTTTTATAGATAAACGCACAACGTATACGGGAGGTTATATGGTCTTTCAATGGTATGACGTTACAAACTCAGTGTGGCTTGGTAAAGATTGCCAACTTAGTACAGCAACATGGAATGATAATACACATAGATACAAATCTGAATCTTTTGCGAGATGTGTGCTTATTACTACCTCTCAGACAACTGTTGAGCTTAGAATCAAATCTATTTTGAACTGTACAGCTATAAATGAAGAATATAATGGCTCGATAGTTTTCGGTAGACCAACGCCTTGGTATTCAATATTAAGTTTTTAACAACTCAACTATTTGGTTAAACAATGGAATAATCCATCCAATATAATAATTTAAATCGATGCCAGTTAGAGTATAAAACATACTATTAGTATGGAAATTATCTGCTGTTTTTATCAAAAAAACAAAAATAAAAACCAAAGAAATCCAAAAAATTTTTAATGTTATCCACCAAACTAATTCTTTCAGGTTTTTGTTTCTTAGTCTCGTTCTTATTTTTCTAGCTCCACCAATTCTTTTTGCTTTTTCACCGTCAGGTGGTGGTTGAAGCTGTGCCTCAATCAAACCAATCGCGTAAATAGCTTCAGGTTCTGAAACCCCTTTAAAGGAATAGAGTCCGACTAAGGCTGATAGTGCTTTTTGAGGTATGTAGTTACTCCTATGACCAAATTTTTTGTATTGCATATAAGCTTGGCTTGACATAAGGATTTGTTCTTCACCACATATTGACATAGTACGTGCTGCAATGTTTTTGCCTATACCTTCTAGATTTATTCGCTTTCCTCCAGCTCTTACAATATGTGCTTCAGACTTTACGATTAACATCTTGTCCCAGTGTATACCAACGCGACTCCTGAAAGGGAATTTTTTCTTTCTTAAATATTTTTTATATTCAAATGAAAAACCAATTGCATCAACAACTGTAGAAAACATCATTAAATGTCCATCAGAAGCATCTATAAGCTGTCCGTTATGTCTTGCAATAAAATTCATAACAGCTTTATCGTGTGCTCCAAACCATTTTGCTGCTGTATATGATCCATTTTTTTGAACAAACTTAGTCGATCCGATAATATCAGTTAAAACAATTGCAATATTAGCTTCAACAGTATTTTCATCTAATCTTATCGACATTTTGATTACTTTTCTTTTTTTAGTTTTTCTTTATTAGTTTAATTTAAATATTATAAATCACAAAAATATTGTCACGTAATATAAATATCAAAATATTTAATTTAAATAGAACTTTCTTATATATTGTGTAAAACTTAATATATTTATAATTTATAAAAAATTAAAAAGGACATTAAAGTGATAGATAAACATCCAATTAGAAGTAAAAAATTTTTAGCCTACATTATTTCAGAGCTTACAACAAAATTTTTAATGGGTTATCTAATAACTCATATAGGAACTTTAGATATTTATGAAACTACACTTTTACTAGGTATGGTAGTTTCATCATCATGTTTAACTATTGGTTACGTTTTAGGACAAGCAGCATTAGATAAATACATTTCAGCTGCTGTTGAAATATTTGATGAAGAAGATGTTAAAAAAGAGAAATAAATATGTATTTAAAATACGATAATTGTTACATTATGTTATCAAGAGCTGAATCAAATTATATTTTAGAAAATATAAATGAAAAAAGTTCTTTAAAAGATGTAAAATCACTTATAAGCAATTTATACTATAACTCTAATAAAAGATACTTTAAAAAGAGTCATATAAAAGAAATATCATTAAACTTATATTCTGATTATATATTAAAAGAGAATTATATAGCACCTGGAAGAAATCTTAGGTCATCTAATTCTGATAACTTGTCAGGAGATAATTCTGGAATAAATACAGCTAGTGACGTTTTAAATTTTAAAAACTTAATTCATGCTGAAATTGGTATTGATACAGAAAAAGGTAAAGATATTGTTACATTATACTTTAATGACAAAGAAAATGAAGTAATTTATTGTGATTCTCCTGACGAAGCTAATATTATTATAAAAAATATATTATTTAAAAACTTATAAAATTTATTTTAATATAATAATATTGTTTTAACTCTAAAGTTTAAGGAATAACTTTGAATAATATTATTAATATAAATGATTGGGATAAATTTTTCCCTTATAAATCTCCAAGAAAACAACAAGAAAACGTAATAAACAAAGTTCTAGAAGAATTCAAGAATAATAAAAAATACGCAATTATTGATTGCGGGACAGGTGTAGGAAAGTCTGCAATAGGACTAACTATTGCTCAATCATTAATCAACAATTCAGAATACGAAAGAGAATATGACAATGGAGCATATTTTTTAACAACTCAAAAAATACTTCAAAAACAATACGAAGATGATTTTTCAAAATCAACAGGTTTAGTCTCTTTATATTCTTCTTCAAACTATAAATGTTCTATAGATAAAAATACTTCTTGTAAAGATATACAAACTGGTCTTAGATCAAAAAGTATTCCAAAAAAATATAGTAGTTGTAGTTATGATTGTTGTTATAAAAAAATGAAAAAAGATTTTATGGAGAAATCTTTAGGAATAACAAATTTTAGTTATTTCCTTACAGAAAAATCATTTAGTCAAAAAATTCCAAATAAAAGAGTTCTTATAATAGATGAAGCTCATAATTTAGAAAACGAATTATCTAGATTTGTAGAAATATCAATTTCTGAATATTTCGCTGAAAAGATTTTAAAAATAAAGTTAGATAAAACATTAAAAACTCAGTATCAAACTTTTTTATGGATTAAAAACGTATATTATCCAAAAATATCTAGTAAAATAAAAAATATCACAAGTCAAATGGAAAGATTTGGTTTAACAACACAAAAACTAGAAGAATTTTCAAAAATAACTAAAAGACTTGATATGCTCGTATCTCACGAGAAAAAAATATTAAACTTTATAAATTTATACAACAAAGACAATTGGGTTTTTGATATTGAAAAATCAAATGATTCATATAAAAAATTTATTTTTAAACCTATTGAAGTTGCAGAATATGCTCATGATTATTTACTAAAATATGCCGATTTTGTAATATTCATGTCAGCAACGATATTATCACATGAAGGATTTTCTTTAACGTTAGGATTACCATCTGATAAAACTATTTCTGTAAAAGAAGACTCTCCTTTTGATCCTAAAAAAAGTCCGATAGTATACTCTCCCGCGGGAAGCATGTCTATGAAAAATATTGATAAAACTTTACCTAATATGTTATCAATGGTTAAAGAAATAATTAAAAATCATCCTAAAGAAAAAGGTATTATTCATACACACAATACAAAAATTGCTGAATTCTTAAAAAGATCTATAAGATCTAAAAGACTATTAATTGCTTACGGAGAAAATAGAGATAAAGTTTTAGATAATCACATTAAATCAAAAGAACCTACTATATTAATTTCTCCTTCAATGGCTGAAGGAGTTAATTTAAAAGGAGAATTATCTAAATTTCAAATAATTTGTAAAATACCGTTTCCATATTTAGGTGATAAAGTTGTAGGTAAAAAAATTAAAAAATGGAATTGGTGGTATGATCTTCAAACTACAAGAACAGTTATACAAAGTGTAGGAAGAAGTATCAGATCAGAAAATGATGAAGCAATAACATATATACTTGATAGAGATTGGGAAAGAGTTTATAATAAAAATAAACATCATCTTCCTAAAAATTTTATTGAAAGTTATATAGAAATGTAGATCAAAATGAAAAATAAGTTTCCATTATATTTACAAAAAGTTTTATATTGGGTTAAAATTAACATTAAATAAAATATTTTTATAATTTAATCTATGAATAAGAATAGTACATTATTAAACACAGTTTTAAGTTTATCAAAATTAAATGAAAAATTTAAAAATTCTAGGTTGAGAATTGTCTCGAGTAATAGAGTATATTTGTCAAAATTCAATTTTTTCAAATACATATGTTCTTCAGAACAATTCAGAGAAACTCCATATGCAGATATACTTTTAAATTATTTCCACAAATCAGAAAAAATATATCCTGGTAGTTCTTATCTTTTATCTTGTTATATTGTAAATTTAATTTTAAAAAATAAAAGTATTTTTGAAAACGAAAAAAACGTAGAAAAAAGTTTAGATAACATAACAAAATACTTTAATCAATTAACAGTCAAAAAAAACTCTGATTTGATAAAAAATATTTTAGAATTTTCTGGACCAAATGCAACTATAATTTGTAATCCTACAAATTCTTCTGAAGTTTTAGTGAAAAAAAGAAAAAATCCTATTTTTAATGTTAGTATTCATAAAGATTTTTCAAATATATATTTTAGTAAATCAAAGTCTAAAACTCAAAGTTATTTGATATCTGTTTTAGATGTCTTTATTGAAAGAGAATCTGAACTTATTCCTTTGATTGACAAAGCAAAAGATAATAATTTGCCTTTAATTATATTTTGTAGAGGAATGACAGATAATTGTGTAAAAGCAATTAAAAATATTATTTTAAGAAATAAAGTTCATATTTTACCTTATATAGTTAAATTTGATAATGAAGATCCTTTTAAGTTAGAAGATTTATCTAAAGTATTAAATTGTCAATTAGTTAGTGCTGAATTAGGTGATAGTATGTACAAAAATTCAGTAGAAAAATCTAGTATAGGAATGTTAAAAGCCCAGTGGCATAATATAGAAATTTTTAATCCAAATAATGAAATTAATGAAATTATTAATGAAAAACTTAAAGATTGTAATGATAGTAGCCTAAAAAAATATTTGTTCAAGAGAAAGGCTAGGATTAACACGAATATAGTTGAAATATTAATTCCTATGTCTAACATAGAAATGTTATCTGAAGTTAAATATTTAATAGTATGTTATAATAATATAGCAATATTTGGATTAAAAGAAATAGATAATTATTTATATTCATACAAATGTATTGAGTCAGTTAAAATATTGGGAAATAAATTAGCTGAAACCTTGAGTTCTATAGGATATATTATTCTTCAAAATAAAGAGGATTCTAATGAATTATGTTAAACACTTAATTGAATGTCAATGTACTTTATCAATTTTTAAAAACAAAACAAAACCTGTCTATCATAAATTTCCTGTTTTTTCAAAGTTGATAAAAGATAAGTGTGAAGAAAAATATGTAATGTGTGAAAATTGTAATATTATACACAGAGTTACAGAAGTTTTAAAAAGCGAAATTAAATGGGGAAATGAAAGTTTATCTGCATTAGTAACAACAATAGATGATATTAAGTTTAATTTAATATCAAATAATTTTAATAATTTAGTTGACTTACTTGAAAAAAATCAATGTCACATTTCAGATTGGGAATTAGCTGAATACCTTATTGAAAGTAAAGAAAAAGGTAATATAATATTAAACAAAAATGAAATTGATAGTAATATAGTAATTAATCTATTAGAATTTAATAATGGTAATTTTAAACTCAAAAAAGAAGTATTTCAAAGGTATTTATAATGCTTAAAGCTAAAAATGCAGATGATATAAAATCAATTGAAAAAAGTAGAAATATAGTAAAAGAAATAATTAATTTTGGTGTAAATGATAGTGAAATTATTAAAATTATATCTATTTTATCTCTTGAATTAGAAAATACTGACCTAATGAGAAAAATTCATTTTTTATTAAATCCTAATGAAGAAGCTAATGAAAATAAAAAAGAAAATTTAATTATTTAAGGAGAATTAATATGACAGAAGAAGTATTAACAGAAGAAGTTCAAGATATTGTTTTAGACTCTGTAGAAGATCATTATGGGCATCTTAGGCTTTTAGTTGATTCAATTGAACTAGATGCTCAAAAGGCAAATAAAGGTAATAAAGCAGCAGGAGTTAGGCTAAGAAAAAGTTTAAGGCACTTAAAAGGATTTTTAGGCGACTTTGTAAAGTTTACTCTAAACAAAGACTAAATTTTTTTTAATTTTTTCTAAAACATTTTTTTCTATTTGACAGACTCTCATTCTAGTTATTCCAAATAGATCACCTATTTCTTGTAAAGTAAAATCTTCATCAGAATTTACTTTGTTAAGAATACAATTACTATCTTGTTTATTTAAATCGTGCCAATATCTACACGATTTATTTTGACAAGACTTATTTTTAATTTTATGTGCATTATAGCATGTAATATTGTCTAGATTATTTTTCGAATTATTCATAATTTAATAAACCTTTCTAATAAATTTAATAATTATTATAGATTATAAAGAAAGATTTTATCAGATTATGGACAAAAAACAGAACAGAAAAACTTTTATTGTTGATACAAGTGTACTTCTTTATGATAAGCATGCATTGTTTAACATGCATGGGAATGATATTGTTATTCCTATGGTTGTCCTAGAAGAAATGGATCGGTTTAAAACAAGAGAAGGTTTATTAGGGGAAAATGCAAGATTTTACAACAGATTTCTAGATGAGTTAAGAGAAAAAGGCAGTTTAAATACTGGAGTTTTTATTGAAAAACATAATATAAATCTAAAAGTAAGTTCTTTATCTTCATGGGAAGGTTTAGAAGGATTAGATAAAAACACTAATGATAATATCATAATTTCTAATGCAAATTATTTTGTCATTAATAAAAATGAAGAAGAAAACAAAGTTATTGTTATAACTAAAGACATCAATCTTAGAGTTAAAAGTGACGCTGTTGGTATAGAAGCAAATGATTACTACGCAGATTATGAATTTGTTGAGGCAGACAATTTATACCAAGGACACGTTGAACTATTAGTCGATTCAGATATTATTAACAGAGCATATTCTGGTAATCATTTAAAAATAAAAGAAGATCTTATTGACAACGGTTATAACCTAAATATAAGTGAAAATGAATTTGTTATTTTAAAGGCTAACAACGGAAGTAATCAATCTTGTTTGATGATGAGAAATACTAAAAACTTAGTTATATTAGAAACAAAACAAGAGCTACAAAAACAAAGTGGTATTGAGCCTAAAAATAAAGAACAGATTTTTGCATTAGAATTATTATTAAATGAAGAAATTCCACTTGTAACACTTACAGGAATACCTGGCAGCGGCAAAACTTATCTAGCTTTAATGACAGCACTTAAGTTTATTGAAAAAAATACTAAAAAGAGAATTATTTTTACTAGACCTATACAAACTGTAGGGAAAGATATTGGTTTTTTGCCTGGTGACTTAAACGAAAAAATGTCACCGTGGCTTGCACCTATTGTTGACAATTTTAGAAATCAATTTGGAGACTTGACTTATTTTGAAATGATGATGGAAAAAGGACAAATAGACGTAGCACCATTATCACATATTCGTGGTAGAAGTTTTAATGATTCTATAATAATTGTAGACGAAGCACAAAATGCTACTGTTCATGAGCTTAAAACAGTAATTACAAGAACTGGAAGAAATTCTAAAGTAATACTTTTAGGTGATATAGAGCAAGTTGATTTACCTTATGTTAATAAATTTTCTAATGGTTTAACAATTGTGACCGAAAAGTTAAAGGATGAAAGTTTAACAGGTCATGTTAATTTTACTCGAGGCTATAGGTCAGAGTTAGCTAATATAGTCGCAGAAAAACTTTAAGGAATAGTTTATGCCTAAGATATATGACGCAAATAGATTAAGAAAAAGTTATCCTCTTATAAGAATTAAACCTGTTTATAAACAGTATCTAGAAACAGATATTGCTGATGATTTGTTAGGAGTTGATGCAGAAGTTGCAATTGTAGATTTTGTTGACTCTTACCAAGAAACTTATAACTTTACAAAGACTTACACAGAAATTCCTGTAATTGGTTTGACACCTGAAGCAGAAAATGTTAATATATTTATTACGAGCTTAACAACAACAGGTTTAGTAATAGAAAGCTCAAACAACTTCACAGGAAAAGTTCACGTTCAAGTGTATGATGCGAGTTAAAAATGTCTACAAATTATGAAAAAGGAATAGTAAATAGCGCATTAGGTGAAGAAGAAATAACAATTAATTTTGTTGAAACATATTCACAAAGCCCTATTGTTAAAATAACATCTAATACGAATGTTAATATTTATATATCTGAACTAACAAATACTTATTTAGTAATAACTAAAAGTGAAGACGTTGAAATGAATATTCATTATATTGTGATTGAGAGATAAAAATGGCAAAAGACTTTTTAAGTGGACAGATAAGAACAAATAAGATTATTGGATCTGGCTCGTCAAGCCCTAAGCTAATTATATACCCAGATAATAATGCATTAGATAACGTAGGCGGGATCCCTGAAACAATGCTCACAGGTTTAGGAGAAGAAACATTTCTATATGTTCATGGTTCTAAATGCGGCGTTGAGCATAGTATTCCTAACTCAGTTGCAGTATTTGGCGGTGACGTTGTTATCAAAGGAAAACTTTACGCAGAGAAAAGTGATTCAAGTCTTTGGTCTTTAGATATAGATGATAACGACAATTTAGTTCCTACTAATATATTAGATGGTGACACAGGTCTTTTTGGTTTAGATTTAAACTTAATGCTTGATGGAAGTACTTTACAAACATCACAATACACAATGACAAATAGAGACAGTGCAGTAGACAAATATTTTGAGTTTGACTCTGAAGGTAATGTTATGCCAAGAGACATTGATGCTGAAATGGCAGAATGTCAAGCAGAATTAGATGCACTAAACAATTAAGAAAAGGTTAAAAAATGGCTGATATAGAAAAGTTTGTATATTATAATAACGGATCAAAGAAAGTTCTAAAACCAACAGATAGAATAGTAATAGGTTCAGGTGGATTAGCGTTTGAAGGCGACACAGCTGACGATTTCGAATTACAACTAACAGTTACAGACCCTACAGATGATAGAACAATTAATTTTCCTGATGAAGATGGTGATATTGCTCTTTTACAAGGTGATTCTTTACCAAAAGCTTTATCATTCCCAGTTAAAAATCCTTCTACGACAACAGCATTAACTAAAGGACAATTAGTCTATATTTCTGGTCATAGTGGAAACAAACCAGAAGTTTCTTTGGCTCAATCTAATTCTTCTGCTACAATGCCTGCTTTTGGATTTGTGCAAAGTGACATTGCAGCAGAAGCTGAAGGGTATGTTGTTTATAGTGGGCTATTTAAAGGGATTGATACTAATGCTGAGTATAGTGAAGGAGATACTCTTTATGTAAGTTCTACAACTGCAGGAGAATTTCAGAATACTCCTCCTACTGGAAGCAATTTAATTCAAAACATTGGTAAAATTGTCAAGTCTGATGCAAGCAATGGTGAAGTTTTAGTTGGTGGTGCAGGAAGAACAAATGCTACTCCTAACTTAAATGAAGGAAAGTTTTTTATTGGAAATGCATCAAATCAGTCTACACAGAGTAACTATCAATTACCTACAACACTTACTAATAACGCTGTCTTGACATCTAATAGTGACAGTTCTAGTGTGGCTTTAAGTTCAAATCTAACTTGGAACAATACAGGTGGTGCTGATAGTAATGGTTTGTTAACATCACAAAATATTTCTGTAACTAACAGACTATCTCTCGGAGGATCAGGATCACAATTTTTTGCTTATAATGAAGATACTGTAAAGGTAAAGTTTGCCAACTGGTATTCTTCTAACACGAGACAGTACGGGCAAGGCCAATTATGGTATGAACAATGGTTTGGGGCAATTGATGATCAAGCAGGTGCTGCAAATAGAAGAGTTGGTTTTTACCTGGAACTCCCAGACAAAGGCGCGTCAGATGCATCTGGAGGAACTGGAGCTCATCCAGAAAATGCACGTATGTGGATTGACGTTAACTCTGTTGGTTTTCATTATGATAACCCCTTAAGAATACATGAAGATGGAACAGGTGAAAAACACGGAACAAACTACATACAAATTCAAGGTCAAAGCTCTCTTGCATCAAACAGAACTTTAACTCTACCAGACGCATCAGGAACTTTTTTGGTTAGTGATGGTTACTCAATGCCTTCTACTTTAACTAATAACGCTATATTGGTTGCTAATAGTGATGGTTCTAGTGTATTATCTACAAACTTGTTAACTATAGATACATCAAATGATCGTATAGGTATTGGAACTAGTTCTCCTGCAAGAACACTACATCTTGTAGGAGACGTACAATACGAAGGTTCAATGAGAATAGACCAATATCATACTTCTGCAGATGGTCCGGATGTTTTATTACAAAAAGCAAGAGGAACACCTGCTACGCCTACAGCAGTTGTTGCAGCAGATGAACTCGGTAAATTTGTAATGTACGGACATAATGGTACATCTTTCTTAGAAAGTGCTATTATTAGATCTAGTGCAACAGTTGATGGTTCAACATATGGCGGAACTTTAGAATTTAATACAGGCACAGGAGGTACAACTTCTAACAGACTTAAAATTGATGAAACTGGCACTATTACATTTAATAATGCTTACTCGTTTCCAACGTCAGACGGAACTTCTGGACAAGTATTACAAACAAATGGCTCAGGCGTATTAACATTTGCATCAGTATCTGGAGGTAGCACAGACTTAACAAACATTTCATCTAACGTTTTACCTGATGGTTCGAATACGAGATCACTAGGTTCTACAGCTGCTGAATGGTCAGATTTATACTTAGGTGATTCTTCTAGAATTTATTTCGGGAATGATCAAGATGTTTATTTAGAACATGATCCAGATGCAGGATTGATTTTAGACATGTCTTTAGATCCAGCATTGACTCCTCGTCTTACAATAAAAAATGCCAACACAGGCATCGCAACTGGAGGTGAAATAGAATTTCTTTCTGAAACATCTTCTCCTGCAGGAAATGATATAATTGGAACAATAACTTCTACTGCTAAAAATTCAGTGTCTACTTTACATGAATATACAGCAGTCAGATCTAAAATTGTAAGTCCTACAAACAATATAGAATCTGCAGGATTATATTTTTACACAGCCACAGGAGGATTATTTGCAGGAAACGCATCGACTGAAGGCTTGTCTATTGAAGGAAATATCAGTGGTCATTTATTAGTAGATATTCCATTACATAACGCTACAGACTCGGGTCTTTCTTTAGGTGGAACATTAGTTAAGTCAACTGCAGCTGAGTTGAATGTTTTAGACACTTCTACAGAAAATCCATCTGACAATGATGTCTTGACATACACAGCGGCAAACGGTCTACATTGGACTCCTAGTAGTGTAGATTTAACAAGTGTATCTTCTAACGTTGTACCTTCAACAGCAGATACATATAATCTAGGTTCGACATCTGGAGAATGGGCAAATCTATATCTTGGAGATTCTTCTAGAATTTATTTTGGGAATGATCAAGATGTAACTTTGCAACATATCGCCGACTCAGGATTGACTCTTAGCATGGGTTCTTCGCAGAATGCGTACGACCCAACATTTACAATTCAGTCAAACACCAGTAATACTAGTGGAATTGGCCCACAAATAAAATTACAAAAAATGTATACAGATCCTGGTGATATTGTTGGAGACATATACTTCCAAGGTTACTACTCATCAGTATATGACGTATACGGCAGAATTAAAGTTAGAGCACCTGCACAAACTCACGGAAATCTACAACTATCAGTTCTTTCAGGAAATGTTGAAACAGTTGCAATTGACATTATTGGTGATAGTGCATCATCAACCACAGAAATTGTTAACGCTGGTCCTATTGCAACAAAAGTAACTGCTTCTGATCCATCTGTTAGAGGAAATCATGCACATATTTATTCAAAAGATGTTAGTGGCTCTGCAGAAATGTTTGTTCAAGATGAAGCAGGAAATGTTACACAGATATCTCCTCACAATGAAGAAGGTGATTGGGTTTATTGGTCTGAAAATAAAAAGACAGGTAAAAAAGTAAAAGTAAACATGGAGAAAATGATAAGACGACTCGAAGAAATTACTGGTGAATCTTTCTTTGAGGAATATGTTGAAGGAACTTAACAATACATAATAATTAATTAATCAATATAAGATTAAACAAAATTGATTGCATAATTAGATTAGAAATAAATTATTAGGAGTCAAATTAAAATGGCAACAAAGAACTTAGTTCCTAGAGCAGATGAAGAAGGAAAGTTAGGCTTATCTGATAGAAGGTGGTTAGAGGTTAATGCAGTAAGTGGTTCTTTTGGTAATTTCAAGTCAAATGAACTTAAAAACTTAGTAGGGAATCAATTGCTTAAAGCAGGCACAGGTATAACAATTGAAGGACCAAGTGCTGCTGATGAAGGCGAAGGTGCGCAATACACAATATCTGCATCTGATACAGGTAGTTCTAATGCAGAAGTTGATAGAATATTTGCAGGTCCAACTAATTCTGAAGATGTAACAACACAACAACAAGCAGTTATAGCAAATTATGACGCTAGCGATTCTACAAATAACAAGTTAATATTTAAAACCAATGAAGCAGATCGTTGGTATATTGATAGTAATGGTCACTATGTTCCTGCAAGTGATGTTACATATGATTTAGGAAACTCAGTTGATGCTGTTAGAAATCTTTATGTAGGAAGCGCAAAACAAAGTGGTCAAGGCATTAGATTAGTTTCTCAAAGTGGAAATCAGTTATCTTTAAGCGTAAAAGATAGTAGATTTGCTGTTTCTTCATCACCTTCATTAACAATAGATGGTAATACTAAATATGATAATTTATTACTTGTTAAATCACCTGTAAAAGTTGCAACAACAGAAAACTTAGATGCAGCATATGATGGTTTATCTTTTACACTTACAGCTAATAATCCAGGTGCATTATTAATTGATGGTGTAAATGCTTTTCAAGTTGAAGATAGATTATTAGTCAAAGATCAAACAGACAAAACTCAAAACGGCATCTATATTGTAACAGCTGCAGGAGATGGTTCTACAGAATTTGTTTTAACAAGAGCAGATGACTTAAGTGGTGATATTGATTTCTCTGGGCTATCTGTATCAGTTATTGAAGGAACAGATAATGCAGGAAAGATTTTCTTTTCTTCGTCAACAACAACAGGTTCTATTTTAGGTACAAGTCCTCTTGTTTGGAATGACTTTAATTCTACGGGTCTAACAGCTATAATTGAAGACTCAGACCCACATTTAGGTGCGCATCTTGATCTTAACACTTTTAATTTGTTTGATAACCAATCAATTCAACTTTTGCCTGACAGTGTTGCTGAAGGTGAAGGAATTGAATTAAGTAAAAATAATTTAAAAGTTAATTTTGCCTCTGCAACTGACCCTGAATTTACTATTCCGACTTTAAGTTTAGCATCCTCTGCTGATAAAGAAATTAACATTGCATCAGTTGCATCTTCATCTTTCTTTACAGGAACGCTAAGTGCTAGTAATAGTTTTACATACACATTTGATTCAACACTTTTAACAGATACAGAAAAAACTGCAGGTCAAGCTATTTTTGCAACGAAAGGGTGGGTTGATTCTCAATCATTTTTGACAAATGCAGACTTACCTGCATCTCCAGATCTTAGTGGATATGTTGTAAGCGACACCTCTGATTCTTTAAATAAACTCACGATAAATGTTGGCGGTACCGATGTAGTTGGTATTTCTATGGGTAGCAAGAACATAAGAGGTCTTGCAGCGCCTATTGAGAATACAGATGCAGCAACTAAACAATACGTTGACAATACAATTCAATCAGTTGCATCTGTTTTAGATACTTGTATTGTTGCAACAACAGAAAATTTGGATGCAACATTAAATGTATCAACACTTATAGCAAATCTTAATGGTGAACTCGGTTCTATCGACGGATATCCTGTAAATAGTCTTGTTGAAAGAGACGAATCTGACCCTAATAATATTATTATTGGCTCTAGAATTTTAGTTAAAAATCAAACGAGTGCAATTCATAACGGAATTTATGAGCTTATTTCTAAAGGCAGTGTAGGTAGTCCTTGGTCTTTTGAAAGAACATCAGATTTTGCATCAGGTTTCCAAGCAAGTGGTAGTTTTATTTATGTAGAACATGGTGATACAAATAAAGGTAACGGATTTATCTGCACGAGCGATTCAAATAGTGACACAGTAAACACAGATGATATCACGTTTGTTAAGTTTTCTGGTGCAGGTGAAATCCAAGGAGGCGCTGGTTTAACACTTACTGGTAATACTTTAAATATCAATGTCAAGCCTGATCAAATCGATGATCCTGCAAATCCCGGTCAACTAATTGCAAATCCTGATAGATTTGTTTATATTGATAATGAAGACAACTTAGACGTAAGTATTTCAAACCTCGTAGCAGCGCTAAATGACAATGGAGGCATTACTGCTTCAGCTGCAGCAGACTTTACATGGCCATCAACAGCTTTAAGTGGAGACATTGCTTCGACAGACCAATTTGTCATGCTAGACGTTTCAGAAAACCCAGGTGCAAAAAAGAATGTAACTGCACAAAAAATTAAAGAACACGTGCTTTTGACTTTTGACGACTCAGATATATCGTTTACTTACGATAGTGCAAGAACCAATCCATGGCAAGCTAAATACAAAGATGATTCTGTTTTAGCCAGACATCTTGACAAATCTGTAATTTCAATGCAAACTATTAAAGTTAAAGTTGTTGACGGTGTAAGCATTTTTAAGCCTGATCCAGGTGACTTCGTCCTTATTTCAGATTCTAATGATAGTAATGAGCTTAAAAGAGTTTCGTATTCAAATTTCTTAAGTGATTTAACTGTAACCCCAGACTTCAGTTCAGCGCCAGTATTAACTGAGGAAGAACTTGCTCTTGATGATAAAGTTTTGGTTTTAGATAGTAGTAATAGTGACAAAGTTAATACAATACCTTTTTCTAGAGTTGCAAGAAAACATGATTGGATTGGTGTGTCTGGCACTGGTGCGGGCACTAGTGTTAGAAATAATATAACGCTAGAATCAGATTATACTTACATTTTTAGTTCTAGAAATAATGATACTATAGAATATACGTTTACTCTACCAAATACGGCTGATGAACTTAAAACAATAGAAATTATTCCAGTTACACATGTTAATAATGTTAATGATAGTAATTTAGGTTCTGCAAAAGTTAATATAGTACTTTCTACCTCTAAAACATGCACATATTCTTGGACTGACTTGCAAGAAACTAGTAAGTTAATATTTGTTTACCATAATGGCTCGTGGAGAGCAAAAGACGAAAAGAAAAAAAGACTTCATAGCTACACTCAACTTGTTAGACCAGTTAATACAAATAATACTTATAATTGGGGCCAAGTAATTGCATTAGAGGAAAGATTTTTCAAATTCAAAGATTATTACGTATTTACAAATTCAGAACAACAAGTTACTCTGAATTTGCCGATAAATAATCAAATTAATGCTTGGGATAACTTGTCACACAACGATTCTACTAGAATTTATTTTCTAGCTAGTGGCACAATTAAAAAAGTAACAATTAATTCACAAGGTAGTATCTACAAAAAATTAATTGGCACCACAAACAGTTCAAATACATCAGAATTCCTAGTTAATCAAAAAGTCATTCAATTTAATACTTCTGATATTCCTTACATTGATATTACTTGGAAAAAGATCTGGAGTAATCCTGTAAGCGGCCGAGGATCAGAATTCTCTGGTTGGATTATTTCTTCACCTTACAATGTTGAAGGGCAAGAAGCAGCATTTTCTCTTCCGACTGGAGCAACAGGTGATGTTTTAAGATATACAGAAGCAAACACAGCTGAAGCTGGTAAAGTACAGACTTTAAACATAGAAAATGGAGCAGTTACTGGTGGTGTTGATGCTCAAGGCACAGCAACCGGTTCAATCGCAGCAACATCAATTGTTGGCGGTAATATCGCCAATGATACAATTACAAATGACAAACTTAAGACAATGAATAACTACAAAGTCTTAGGTAGTGTTACAAACGATGCAAATGCTGATAATGACGACCCGAATAATTCTGTAACAGAAGTTAACGTGTTGCAAAGTTTAGATGAAGAAATTGCTGCTGACAACAAACATAATAATCTAGTTACAGCGCAAGCTGTTAGAGCATTTGTTTTAGAAAATTCTTCACAGACTTTAAGTAGCGAGCCTACAAGTTACGATGTTTATATGAATAATGTTGACGATACATTTGATAATGGTAATAAGCCACAATCAGTTTCTATATTCCCGAGTAATATAAATAATGTCGTTAATGTAAATTTTGTTACCCTGCAGTGCAACTACTCTGGTTATGCAAAGAATTATTCAAAATCAAATTATGATCAAAACACAATGTTGTATGGATTAAAATATGATGGAGGAATAGACTTAATCCGAGATGAAAATTATCTTGGAGAAATAGAGTGGAGAAATGGAAAAAAAATAAATGATCATTGGGATGATCCAAACAAAATAGGCAGAGACCGGGACCCTTTAACAGGAAATAATTTATCTGGTTTTCTTCCTAATAGATATGGAAATTCTCATGTTTGTTTGCCTGAATCAGAATTATGGTATAGCTTATACGGTCCAAATACACCGTTAACATTAAAAGTTAATTTTAATACTTTAGATGCACAAGGAGTTTTCAGGACCAACTATAAAGTGTTTACTGTTTCTTTTAAGCCTAATCCTAATGATATTAATAGTATGTGTAGACTTAACCCGTATACAGCTACTCAAAATAGTGTTCAATTAAATACACTTCCAGCAGGAAGAATACCTACATACGTAAATCCTCATTCTTTAAATTCAGAGAGACACGTTGATGGCCGAGATTATGGTCTTTTACCATTCAATGAAGGTGGAATTTTGTATTCTTCTTCAACTGGTATCTATTATAACAATAATACGAGTGGTGATGGTGGTATATATAACGCGCAAGATTTAAACGCTTATTTTTATAACGATGAAGTCAGTTCGAACATAAATAATCCCCCAAGTAGCATTACACTGAAATTTTATCTTAAGAAAGTATACAACATTAGGCAATTCTTTAAAGTACCTTACAGCGGCTCATCATCGTCTTTGCATAAACTTTATAATCATGCGTTTTTTTATGACCACACAATACCTGTTCCAGAGGCTTATGTTTGGGTTGCGCTATAACCTATATAATTAAATTAATTAACAATGAAAGAGTAATGAAAAGTAAAAATGAGTAATATAAATATTTACGCTTTAGATGAATATCCAGAAAATTTTGATTATAGTAACGGTGACTTGCCTGATCTTACTAGAATAGGTGGGAACATTTATGGTAATGAATTCAATATAGACAGAATTTTTAATTTAGGGCAATTAAAGTACATTTCTGATGTCACAATAAACAATATCAGTAACAATAATTTCTTAGTATATGACAATACTTCTTCCGCTTGGATTAATAAAACGCCAGAAGACACAATATTGTCTCTTGGCGTAACAGCTCTTGCAAGCGAGTTAAATTATAATGATTTGACTTTATTAGGAACAGCTGAGGCGAGCAAAGTTTTAACATCAGATGAGAATGGTTTGACTATTTTGCCTGATACTTTTAAGTTAAGTGTTGGTTCTAGCGAAGATTTGCAAATTCATCATGACGGAACAAATTCACTAATTGACAATCAAACAGGACAATTAAGAATTGCTGCAGAAGTTGCAAGTAGTGCTGAGATATTGATTGGTAATGCTTCATCAACTGTTTTGGTAGGTCAAGATTTGACTGCAAGTGGTGTAATAATAGGACACAAAGATAATGCAACAGCGTTAAGAGTTAAAGGTGCTGCGCATGCTAATGATGCAGGCAATGCTGACCCTAATGGTGATATTCAAAGTTATGCAGGTATATTTACAAACGACGTATACAATCAAGCATCGCATGCAGGAACAAAGAATACTCGTTTTATAACTGGTGGTAATCTTGGAATGGATGTTGTAACACAATCAGCACATGGTTTGCACTTAGTAGCTGGTGATGGTACACAAACTGATGGTGAAATCTTGATGGCAAGCAAAAATGGATTGACAATTAATACAAGGGTTAATCCATACGCAGTGACTGCACCGAAAAGACTTCTGATTGATCGCGTTGATAAGAATACCTTAGATGCAAACAATACATCGGATGTTGAAATAAGTGTTAACGCAGGAAATCTGGTGATCTCTTCCAATACAGAAATTGCATCTGTTGATTTAACTGGACAAAGTGTTGATTTAAATCTTAATTCTAATAAGATTACAAATCTTGCAAACCCAACATCAGGAACAGATGCAGCTAACAAAGCTTATGTTGATGAAGTTGCACAAGGCATCATTTCAAAACCTTCAGTTTTAGCAGCAACAACACAAAACCTAGCAGGAACATATGACAATGGTACTTTAGGCGTTGGAGGCACATTAAATCTAGGCGCAAGTGCTACGCTGGATATTGATGGTGTAACTACATGGTCACAATATGATGGTATTCTTGTAAAAGATCAAACTAATGCTGAAGAAAATGGTAGATATTACGTATCACAAGTTGGTGACGCTTCAACCGATTGGATTCTTACAAGATGTGGATACTGTGACGAAGCAGATGAAATTCCTGGCGCTTATATCTTTGTCGCAAGTGGTACTGTAAATGAAGGAACAGGATGGGTTCAAGTCGTAGCAGATCCTTCAACTTTTGTTGTAGGCACTGACGCAATTTCAGTTTATCAATTCTCTAGTACTGGTTCAGCTGGTGCAGGTGCTGGTTTAACTCAAAATGGTAACGTTCTTGATGTAAATGTTGACAATTCTTCAATTGAGATTGATGTAAATGACAATCTTAAGATTAAAGCAGCAGGTGTTACTAGCGCAATGCTTGCTGGATCAATTGCAAACTCTAAACTAAATCAATTAACAACAGCAAACAAGGTTGCTCTTAGCTCAATGGATATTGACGGTGCATCTGAGCTTAGCCAGGCAATTACTGACAGTGATCTTCTTATTGTTGATAATGGCGGTACTGGAGTTAATAGCAGTTTATTGGCGAGCAGAATTCCAGAATATACTTTTGGTAAAGTCTCGGGTGATGCTTCTATTTCAAGTGCAGGATCTTTAAGCTTAACAAGCACGGCAATTACAGGGCAAACTGCAAAAACAGCAATTAATGATAACGATATTATATTAATTGCTGATTCTGAAGATTCTAGTAATCTTAAGAAAATGACAAGAGCAAACTTTGTCAGTGGTTTAGCAGCTTCATCTTTTTCAAGCAACTTAGTCCCAGATTCTGCGAATACTTATTCACTAGGATCATCTGCAGCAGAATGGTCAGATCTATATCTAGGCGACAGTGCTTACATATACTTTGGTAATAACCAAGATGTTATATTAAGACATGATCTTTTAGACGGACTCATTTTACAGGATTCAGCTGGAGGAAGTACTAGACCTCATTTGACGCTAAGAAGCAGCAATTCAGATTCTAATTCAACAGGGACTTTAAGATTTGACAACTTTAGCACAACGCCTGCAGTGAACGACAAAATACTATCTATAATTGCTGTAGGTAGAGATAACGCGGGCTTAGGTCATAATTATGCTAGAATTGGTTCTGAAATTGTTTCTCCTGTCAATGGTTCAGAAGCTGGTCGCTTAACATTTGGTGTTACGCAAGCAGGAATATCATTTGATAACACGTCGAGCATTGGACTCATCGTAGAAGGTAGTTCAAGTGGTGGCGTAAATGTAGAAATTCCTACACATGATGGATCAGGTCAAGGTCTTGTTCTAGGTTCAACATTGTTAACTTCTTTGGCAACTGAATTAAACGTACTCGATGTTTCAGCTGAAAATCCTTCAGATAGTGATGTATTAACTTACACGGCAGCTAATGGCTTACATTGGGCTGCATCTTCTGGGGGTGCTTCTTCTCTTAATGAACTTTCTGATGTTTCTTTTTCTGGAGGTTCTTTAACAGCTACAGACATGTCAAATTTAATTTTAAACCCAAGCAATTCTACTTTGACAATGATTTCTTTTGGAGACTACGGTAATGCTGAAGGGATAAGATTGCAAAGAGATTCTATCGTCGATCCAAATACTTTAAAAATAGTTAATGCATTTGAATCTACTGATGATAATTCTCCTACTTTAGAACTATATTCAAATGCAGCTTCTGCAGGAAGAAATTCTAGACTCAGATTTACTCATGCAAATAACAGCGCAACTGAGCTTGGAGAAATGAGTGGTTATATTGATGACTTTTTATATTCTCGGATTGCGTTTAAGGCAGAAGTGACTAGTCGAAATGGAAGTGTAGGATCAGATGGCAGCATTATTTTTGATGTAGCAACTAATGAGTCTATGCTTAATGTAATGAAGATTTACTCAGATAGCTCAAAAGAAGGAAGAGTAAATATAGCAACACACAATGGAACATCTCGAGGTCTTGAGCTTGGCGGAACATTAGTAACTTCAACTGCTACTGAATTAAATGCGTTAGATGTTTCTGCTGAAAATCCTTCTGATAATGATGTCTTGACATACACTACAGCTAATGGCTTACATTGGGCTGCATCTTCTGGAAGCAGTGTAGATCTTACCAGTATTGCATCTAATGTTTTACCAGATAGTTCAAATACAAGATCTCTAGGTTCAGCAGATTTTGAATGGTCAGATCTATATCTAGGTGACGCTTCTAGAATTTACCTAGGTAATGATCAAGACGTTTATTTAGAACATGATCCAGATGACGGAATACAGCTTCACATGACTAGTGAAAATGCTCAAGAACCTGCATTTTCAATTGTTCATAATAATTCTTCTACGAATTTTCAGGGCCCATCACTTCAGTTACACAATACATCTTTAGACGCTTCGTCAGATATTATTGGTTCTGTAAGATTTATATCAGTTGGTCACCATTCAAGCACTATATCCGCAAGCGGAAAAGGAGGAGCCACAGACACAGGCTCTGACATGACATTTTTAGTGAGTGCATCTGGACAGAATCCATCGACAGGTTTAGAAATTACCGGTAAAAATAATACAGATGGTCTTAAAGTTAGAATTCCTGATCACAATGGTTCTACAACAGGCTTAGTTCTTGGTAATACTCTTGTAACTGCTTCTGGACTTGAAATAAACAAACTAGATGGTTTAACTGCAACAACTGCAGAGCTTAATCTTCTTGATGGTGGTACAGTAGCACAAGCAACAACACTTCAAAACACTGACAGAATTATTGTTAATGATGCAGGATTAATGAAGCAAGTTGCTCTTTCTGATGTTAAGACTTACATTGGATCAGGTACATTTGAAGCTACTGCTATTGAGCTTGGTGACATGTTACTAAACTACAGCGGAAGTTTAACTTCACAGTACTTACGATTGACAATGGCAGAAAACTCAAGTAATGGAGAGCCAATCTTCTTAATCGAGAATGACACAACTTCTTCAACAGGGGGTAAGCTTTCCTTTAGCGTTAAAGAAGCAAACTCAAATTTAGTAGGTGATGGAGATACATTAGGAACTATTGAATGGCGTGAAACAGAAAGTAATGGCGGCACTGCTTTTTGGTGTCATCAAACAGGTAAAGTTTTAAATCACACAAATAATTACGGATCGTTAGAGCTAATGGTAAGATCAGGAAGTACTTCTCCTGTAACTGCATTATCAATAGAAGGTTCTGCTGGAGGAACTCTAGTAGATATAGAAGACCATGATGGTACTGATTCAGGTCTTAAGCTTGGTGGAACACTAGTAACTTCAACTGCTACAGAACTAAACGCTTTAGATATTTCTGCAGAAAGCCCTTCTGATAATGATGTCTTGACATACACTTCAGCTAATGGTTTACACTGGGCTGCAGCTGCTGGTGGTGGAGGTGCTTCTGCTCCAACTGTTATAACTGATTCTTCTGGAACAAATACAACAATATCCACAACTTCAGGTATCGAAGAAATTCACTTGATTAGTAATGGTTCTAATGCAGTAACAATAACATTACCAGCAGCAGCAACTGCAGGAAGTGGTTACAAATACAATATTAAACAACTTGGCACTGCTAACGTAACAATTGATGCAAATGGATCTGAAACTATTGACGGGTCATTAACATTTGTTATTTCAAGTCAATACTCTTCAGTTACACTCGTTACAGACGGTTCGAATTGGTTTGTGATCTAGCAAACATAAACATGTTGCTATTTAGGTCTAGTGTTCTTCTAGATAGGCAACAAATGTATCAGTTATATAACTAAAAGACGACGAAACAAAACTCCAATAAAGAATTGTTTGAACATCATTAAACAAGGTGGGGTGAAGAATCAAAAGACTTATCCACCCAGCATGAAACCCTGTGCAATATGAGCAAGACAACATTTCTTTAACAAAATCAATATTTAATCTGTTTTGTATTGGTGCAGTTTTATTCATCATTCCAAAGGTTAAACCATAACAAAATAAAAGTTCAAACAGAGACAAATCTATAACTCCTTTTCATATTACTTTTTTCGACTAGAAGACCGGCTTTTTCTTTCTTTTTTAATTTCTTCTTTTGGTTTTGAAGAACGAGTTACTTTTCCCTTTTGGATTTTTGAACGATTGATCTTTTTTCGTGTAGGTAATAGACTATCGTCTGATTGCACTAGCCTACAACAAGAGGATTTAGCACTTTCTTCAAAAATCTCTACAGTATCTGGTAAACCATCACCATCACAATCAAACCCTAAATCAATTTTGATCTCATTTAATGCTAAATAAAGCATTTCTCTTTCAGCAATTGCCTGGTCAGGCATCGGATGAAGTCTGTTTGATCGCATCAACTCTAAATTCATTAACCTAGAAATTGCTTCACCTAAACCAATTCTTAATATCTTTTCATTCTTAGACATATTGTAACTCCAATAAGATTATATTATTATTTTTTATATGTTAATAATTATAATCTAATTGGATAATAAACTACCTATTTGTGATTTAGCCTAAATCTGCAATAAACTGAGGCATCCAAATAATATCTGCATCAGTCACTGCTGTTCCATTATGTTCTGCACAAAGTCCTAGTCTCCAAACCATACCTGCAGTCGGAACTGTTGTTGTTGCTTGACCTGCAGTTCCGTCTAAATAAATCCATTGTCCCTTTGCAGTTGTGCTTGATGCAATTTTGACATTAACTAAACCACCATGAATAGTATGAACCATAATTTCTGTTGTATCATCTTGCGCAGAAGCTTCTAATGCAACTCCAAATGGAGCATTAAGATATGTATTAACACTATCATCACAATCTGCTAATTCAAGACCGCCAGAAGCGCCACTTTCAAAAGCCAAGATGTTACCTGCAACAAATGCCGGGTGTGTAGCAGCAGGAGCTAAACTCAAACCTGCAGCTGTTACAATTAAAGGCTGAGAAACGTCCACTCTATCAGCAGCTACTTCTACAACATTACCACCATTAACTTGTAAATCAACACTTTGACCAGTAGGTGCGTCTACAACAATATCACCTGAAGTTGTAGTAATTTCTACAGCACCTGAGCCTGCTGTAATATTATCAGCAGTTGTTGTACCACTTGAAGCGAAAAAGCTAGTAAGGTCAGAGACTAAAACCTTTTTCGTTGCATTCCCATCAGAAGCATCATTAATAATTAAACCATCACCTCCTGCGAGTGTTAAAGTCGATCCTGCAGTTGCATCTAATAAATTAAGTTCTGAAGTTGATGCTGTCAGACCTGTAAGTATATTTATTTCTGCTGTAGATGATGTTACACCATCTAATTTATTTAACTCAGCAGCAGTTGCTGTTACAGCAGTACCATTAATTTTAATACCGTCAGTTAAGAAGTTTACATCTTTGTTGAAAGCAAGATGTGTGCTAGCATTAACCCAAGTTAAAGTAGCATTTGCACCATCGATTGTTATACCAGCTCCATCGGCAGCAGCACTATCAGCAGCACCATTCGCAACAACAATATTAATATCTTCAACAGTAAGTGTAGAAGTACTAAGCGTTGTAGTGTCACCATTAACAGTTAAATTACCGTTTACTGTAACGTTACCTGCAAATAAAGCTGCTGAGCTCGAAGCTGTTGCATTTGGTGTTAAAGTAACGTGAGTTACAAAAGTGTCCTTAACAGCGATATCATTACCAAATGTAAGAACACCGCCGTCTGCAACTGAAATCTCCCAAGAGTCACCTGCATCATCACCTTGGTCAGCTTTCAAGTAAAGAGTTCCTGCTCCTGCCTCACTACCTTGAATAGTTTGACCAGAAGAATTTTCGAAAGTGTTTGATCCTGTAAAGCTTAGAGATGATGTTTGGATGTAAGTTTTAAGTCGAGATAAAGCTGATTTTCGATTAACACCTGCAGCACCATCATCAATTATAATTAAGTCACTATCAACAAGATCAGCACCGATATCTGTTCCACCATCTATATCGAGATTACTTATTGAAAAAGCTCCATCTGTACAATCTAAAGAAGTAAACGTACCAGAAGCAGCACTAGATCCACCAATTACTACACCATCAATAGTACCACCATTGATATCTGCAGTTGTCACAGTTCCTAAGTTTGTAAATGTAATTGACGAAGCGTCAACCTGAGAAGAACCATCTACAGTAATTGCTTTTGATGCTTCTGCTGTACCAAGTGTTGTAACATTTACATAGTTAATTTGTGTTGTAGATGCTGTTACACCATCTAACTTATTTAATTCTGAAGCTGTTGCTGTAACTGCTGTTGACCCAATTGATAATCCACTTTCTGGAACAGAAAGAGAACTAGTTAGTTCAAGTCCATGAATTTCTAAAGTTTCTGTATCACCAATCTTATCTAACGTTCCTTTTGAAGTGTTAAATAACATCACATTATCAGTATGTGTAGCCATATTTAAATCCTTTCAAATCTAATTTAAATTATAAATAAATATAATTATTCTTAGTCACTTTAATTTGACACTTTTTTATAAATTACAAAAATAAATTTTATAATAAAAATAAAAGAAAGTAATTTATAATGAATCTCATAAAAGAACATGTTTCATTTTCAGAAATTAAACAATGGAAAGAGTGTAGTTGGAGGCATAAGCTTATCTATGTTGATAAGTTATCTGTTTTTGAAGAAAGTCCTCATTTACATTATGGAACTATTATTCACGACGCATGTGAACAATTTTTAAAAACTAGAATATTAAATATAGAAGAAACAAAAAATAAAATTATTTCTGCTTGGGAACAACATGGATTCGATTCAGAAGATTTTATTCAGTTACAGACTCAAAGATCAGAATTACAAGGTTGGAAATATAAACATAACAAGTTGAATGACTGGCTACAGTGGGCAGAGACTAGTTTAATGTCAATTCCTAATTTTTTAGATAAAAATTTTCCTGGTTGGGAAATAGTGTCAGCTGAAGAAGCTTTATACGAAGATATAGAAAATATTTCAACTAAATTTAAAGGTTACGTTGATTGTATAATTAAAGTACCGAATAAAGATAAATTTAAATATTGGATTCTTGATTGGAAAACTTCGAATGGAAGAGGTTGGTCTTTAGAAAAACAAAGAGATTTTAATACTCAAGCTCAAGTTATATTATATAAATATTTTTGGGGCAAGAAAAATAATATTGATATGAAAAATATTCAGTGTGGTTTTATTTTACTTAAAAAAGTTAAAAAAGTAGGTAAATCTTGTCAATTAATTAAAGTTTCAAGTGGACCAAAAAATTTAGAAAAATCTAAAAAATTAGTTAGAAGTATGATTAAAACAGTAGAGAAACAATTTTTCTTAAAAAATAGAAATTCTTGTATGTTTTGTGAATTTAAAAATACAGATCATTGTAAATAATGAAGGAAACAATGAACAAAAATAAAATTTTAATGATATCAGATCACGCAATGTCACCAAGTGGAGTAGGAATCCAAAGTAGATTTTTAATTGAAGGTTTAACTAAAACAGGGAAATATTCTTTTATTCAATTAGGAGCTGCTCTTAGTCATCAAAATTATAAAACTATTAAAATTAACGAAGATTTTTATATTAAACCTATTGACGGATATGGAGATGCAAACTTATTAAGATCAATTATTTTAAATGAAAAACCAGATGCATTATTAATATTTACAGATGCAAGATTTTTTAAATGGTTATTTGAAATTGAGGATGAAATTAGACAAGTATGTCCTATATTATGGTGGCATGTTTGGGATAATTTGCCTATTCCTGATTATAATCGTTGGATCTATGAGTCTGTTGATACAATTAATTGTCATTCGTATTTGACTTATAAAATGTGTAAAAAACTTTTTCCAAATAAAACTAATTTTATTCCCCATACTTTTCCAAAAAGTGTATTTTATACATTGAGTAAAAATGATATTTTAAAAGAAAAAATTAATATTCTAGGAAATGATAGAAAAGATAATTTTGTTTGTTTTTGGAATAACAGAAATTGTAAAAGAAAAAGACCTGGTGATGTATTAAAATCTTGGAAAATTTTTGTTGAAAAGCTTGATAAAAAAAATAGAAATAAGGTGACATTATTAATGCATACAGATCCTTATGATAAGTCTGGCTTAAATCTTATAGAAATAGCTAAACATTACGAAATACTAGACACTGTTTCTTTTTCAACACAGAAACTGTCAAATGATTTAATTAATATTTTACACAACATTTCAGATGTATGTTTAAATATAAGTTATAATGAAGGGTTTGGGCTTTCAACTTTACAATCAATGATGACATCAACTCCAATAATAGCTTCAAAAACAGGAGGACTTTATAGACAAGTAATAGATTATAGAGATAATTCTGAAAATGGTATAGGATTAGATATTGATCTTCAAACTATAAATGGAAATCAAGAATCACATTATATATATGAAGATTATGTTAGTTGCGATAATGTTGCAAATGCTTTACAAAAGTTTTACAAATTTTCAAATGATAAAAAAAATAAATTAAAGTTAAAAGTTAAAGAATACTCTGATCAAGCATTTAATTATGAAAAAATGATTAATTTGTGGGATATGTCTTTAGAAAATTCGATTAAGGAATTTAAATGTCAAACAACAAATATTCAAATAGTAAACCTAAAATGAAAAATGTTATTATTACTGGACCTTTGTTTACAAACTCAGGATATGGAGTTCATTCAAGACAAGTTTTTAAAGCACTTTCAAAAAGAAAAAATATAAATTTGTTTGTTAATCCAACTTTATGGGGAGTAACGTCTTGGATTTTAAATCAAAATTTTGATAATGGATTAATCAAAGAAATATTTCTATGTTCAAAAAAAAATAAAAACAACATAGTTTTTGACGAATCATATCAAGTTTTAATACCAAGCGAATGGAAAAAATTAGCTAAAGTTAATGTTGGAGTAACAGCTGGCTTTGAATGTGATTTAGTCAAAGAATCTTGGATAGATTATTGTAATGTTATGGACTATGTTATCGTACCTTCAGAGTTTTCTAAATTATCATTCGTAAATACTATTAAAAAATATAATAAAAATATACAAACGCCAATAAAAGTAATAAACGAATGGTATTACGAAGATTTCGACAAAAAGAATACTAATCAAAAATTTTTAACAAATTTAAAATATAAAAAAAATATATTAATAATGGGACAAATATCTAATGTTAGTAGTGAATGTGATAGAAAAAACATCATTAAAACAATAAACACATGTCTTGAATTTATTAAAGATAAAAAAATTGGAATAATTTTAAAAGTTAATCTAGGCAAATCTTCAGTTATATATAAAAATAAAATAATAGATAAACTTAAAGAATCTTTAAAAGAAAAATATTTTGATAAAATTACTTTATTATTTGGAAATTTTAAAATAGAAGAATTAAAATCGCTATATGAATCTGAATTTGTTTCATGCATGGTTTCTGGAACAAGAGCAGAAGGATGGGGACTTCCGCTAGTTGAAAGTGCTGTTTGTGGATTGCCTATTATAGCAACTAATTACTCAGCTTATTTAGAATTTTTAGAAAACGATTTTTTAAAAATTGATTACGAATTAGTGACATTTAATAGTGACAAAAACTTTACAGATTTTAATTCTAATTCTAAATGGGCTGAGTTTAGTAAGGAAAGTATGATAAATAATTTAAAAGTTTTTTTTGAGAATGAAGACTATTACTTAGAAATATCTAAAAGAAGAAAAAATATAATTAAACAAAGATATAACGCTAAGACTATAATAAATGATTATAAAATCTTCTTTGAGAGTTTATCATAATGTTATATATAATTTTAATATCTATAATTTTAAATATATTTTTTATTTATTATTGTATTAAGTTTGCCTTAATAATAATAAAAATGCAGGAAGTTTTAGAAGAATCTTTAGACAAAATAGACAACAAATATCAAAGAATAAGTGATATACTAGAAATACCTCTTTTTTTTGACAGCCCAGAAATAAGAAGACTTTTACTTGAAATAAAGGATATAAAAAATATTATATTAGAAATTTCTTCAAATTTAACATCATTCAATAAAGATAAAATAAAAGAAATTGATTCAGAAGAAGAAAATTCGCTAAAGGATTGATCGTGGAAGAAAAAAAGAAAAAGAAAAGAAAAAAGAGACAGTATTTTACATTAGAAACACAAGAAAAAATCATTTTATATCAAAATACATCAAATAAAAGACAAAAAAATAAAATTTATGAGCAACATATTATGCCAGCTTTTAATGAACTTGTGCACAGTCTAGTTTCAGTATATAAATTTAAGTCTCCTATTGAAGATATTAATCACTTGAAAAGTGATTGTTCTACTTTTTTATATGAAACAATTCACAAATGGAATCCTGACAAGGGTACAAAAGCATTTTCGTATTTTAATGTTGTAGCAAAAAATTGGTTAACTATCAATACGAGGAGACTTGCTAAACATGCAAATAGAAGCGTTTCTTTAAGTGATGCTGATTCGATGTCATCTGCAGACAAAAGAAGACTTTCAGAGCACTGGGTAGAAATGTCTCCAGAAGATAAAGAAAGAAAAGAAAATTTTCCTAATGTTGTTAACGATATGTTAAATTATATCGAAGAAAAGTTAAAGTGTGAAAAAGATATTAGATGTATAAAAGCTATAAGGCAAATATTTAATAATGTCGACGATTTAGACTATTTAAACAAAAGAGCTGTTTTTGTTTATTTAAGAGAAATATCTGGCCTTAATAGTCCAGAATTAAGTTCTTCTTTATCGACTATTAGAAAACATTATCGAAAAATAGCTGGACCTGGTAAAGATTTTGAATTATTTTAAAGGTATTAAATATGAAAACAGAAAAAATCGAATCTATATCTAAAAAGTTAGATGATGTAGAAAAAAAAGAATCAAAAATTAAAAACTTTTCAGATATTCTTGAAAATATTGACTCTTTAGAAGACAAAAAGAAGATGCTTTGGAAAGAAATATATGAAAACTCTATCGAAGATAGAGAAAAATCAAAAATGTTGTTTAATGATGCATATATTTCTATGACAGGTGGAACTACAGAACATATGAATATTGGCTCTATCATGGCAAAATATATTGAGAGAATGAGCAAATCAAACGATCAAATTTTAAAGTTAGCTGAACTTATTTCTAAAGAAGAAGAAAAATCTGCAGAAGTTTCCGTTGAAGATATATTTGATAAAATAAACAATTAAAAAGGAAATTAAATGTTTTCTCAATCTAAAGTAGTTTATATTATTAATAAAAATGCAGGAAAACCATCAAATATTATAAATGATTTAATACAAAAAGAAATTTATGAATATTTTTTTGAAAGCGAAGATTTTATAAATGATAGTTCTTTTATTAATTTTATTATGTCATTACCACAAAATACTGTATTCTGTTTTGACTTAAATTTTAATAAAAATTCAAACTCAAATAATAATAAATCGCAAATTGCAATTCCGTTTATATCATCACATATAAGTTTTCCAGTAAAGCTTGGCGAAGTTGTTTGGTTTTATAAACATAATTTAGAAGACAATAACTTACTATCAAAATCTCCTTATAATATAGATGGCTATTACTTAGGAAGAGCTCATAGTTTAAAAAACACAGAAGATGTTTCTTATTGCTTCAGTGAAAGAGAATTTTTAGAATATAATAAAAATAATTTTAGTAATTTAGATAATATATCTAACATTGTTAACAATAGTGATCCAGGTATATTAGATATTTTATCACTATCTTCAGAATATTTTACAGATTCAGCAAATATTATTTATAATCCTAATATACAGTCTAATGTTAATATTGCGCAAAGAATATTAAATAAAGATTATTATTTTGATACTTTAAGCAAATACAAATTGAAAACTTCAAATAATATACGTACTAAACCTGAAGATATAACTTTACAAGGATCTCATAATACATTATTAAATCTAACATCAGAAAATAATAACTTAGACTCCGAAGATCAAAGTTCAGGTAAAATTGAACTAACATCAGGATATAATGAAAGATTAAAAAACGAAAATAATTCAGAGACAGAAATATTAGATTCAATTACTTTAGAGAAATATGTCGATAGAGAAAGCCACCATATAAATTTGTACAATAATCTCTCTCCTGAAGTTTTTAATGGAGTTTTTTACGAAAGAATTAAAAATCAAAGTCAATTTCTCAATAGAGAAATATTATCTTCGAACATTATAAAAAATATAAATCTTTTTGAAGATAATTCATTATTAAGTCATAAATCATCATTTGTTATATCTGAGCAGAATTTAGAAGGATATTTGTTAAATAAAAAAATAAATTTTAGTATTCCTTTTATAAAATCACAAAACAAATTAAATCCAAAAACTACAAATAGTAATTTATATGATCAAAAAAGAAAATTTTCAACTTTTCTCCCGCAAGAAGAAAATATTGAAAAATATATATTTTCAAACAAATTATCTTCAATTACATCAATATCAGATGATGTAACGTTTAGTTTACATGATAATAGTAATCGTAAAGGTAAAATATCTTTAATTTCTCCTACAACATCAAGTTATATAACATTAACAAATTCAGGTAACATTCATATAAATTCTAATCAAATTGTAATTGGTGATGCAAATAGAGAAAATTCTAAACTATATTTAGGATATTCTTCAGATATGCAAAGCTTAGTTCTCGGAGAACAATTAAATGAGTTTATAAAAGAATTACTAATGGTACAGAAAGAAACTTTAGATTTAACAAAAGATCTTTTTAGGCAATCAAAAGACTTAGATAATTTAATAATAGACTCATTAAAACAAATAGGGAATGCTATTAATAATTTTTCAACTTCATTTTCTACATCTTTATCTGTAGCTCCACTTACATTTTTAAAATCTTCTAGTGACATTTTAAAACTTGATATAAGTAATTTTAATAGTAATGTTAATTCAATTAATGTTAAAAAGTATGAAGATAAAATAAAGAATTTTAAAGCAAACAAAGAAGAAAATTTATATAAAAGATTAGATACTATTGAGAAAAACTTAGATAAATTATTAAGTAAGTTTGTTAAAACTTCATGACATATAATAAATCTATATAATTATAATTAATAGTTTTAGTAGGTTTTTTAAATGTCAAAAATAAAGTTTAAAAATACAGGAAAATTAAAAAAAGATTTTATTAAAAAAGAAAATTATAAAAATAAAATCGTAAAATCCAATAAAAGTCCTATTGGGTTTAAATTACCTTTGTCTCCTAAAAAAAATAGTAACGAAACTTTATTTGAGATGACGTATACAGTCCAAGATCAAATAAAGAATAATTTAAAAAATCTAATTTTGACTAGAAAAGGTGAATATCTTTGTTTGCCTGAATTTGGAACTAATATTATTGATATTTATAATAACACAACTCTTGAAGACATTGAAGGTATTGCTATGAATGAGATACAAACTTCTGTTTCTAGGTTTATGCCTTTTGTTTCGTTATCAAATTTCACATCAAAAAAAATACCTGAGACATTTGAAAATCCATCTTATTTTGAAATAAGTATAGATTATACTGTTACACAAGACTTAGAAAATAATACGTTAATTATTAAATTATTAACATCGAGGTAAAAAATTGTCAAACGTAAGTATTTTAAATAAAGAAAAAAATTACTTCAACAGAAAAAGACTTATTAATAAAAATAAGGAAGAGTTTAAAAGTGAACTCTTGGATTATGCTAGAAGTAATTTTCCTGACAAGATTTCTGATTTTTCTGAAGCTTCTCTCGGTGGAATGTTGTTAGATTTTGCTGCGATCGTAGGAGAATCATTAACTTTTTACATAGATCAGCAAATAAATGAATTAGATTATGAAAATGCTTCTACAGAATTTAGTATTTCTAATCACTTAAGAAAAGCTAACGTAAATGTTGGATTTGCATCACCTTCAAGCGTTTTAGTTGATTTTTATTTATTAGTTTTAAAAGATACAAATGATAATACAAAACCTAACAGAGATTATCTTCCTATTATTAAGAGAGAAACTCAATTAAAATCAGATGATGGTATTACTTTTATATTAGAAGAAAATATTGATTTTTCATTTGAGTACGAAATAATAAGAGAAATCGTTTCAGGAGAAGATAGTTTTTATTTAATAAAAAAGTCTGGAGTCTGTACATCAGGAGAAATTGTAAATGAATCTTTTGCATTTGATGACAATGTAACTGAAGATTTTTTGTCTTATACTTTTAGTAATGAAAATATAACAAAAATAATAAAAGTATCAGATGGGTCATCTGATTTAAATGAATATAAAGAAGTTGAATTTTTATCACAAGATACTGTATATGAAAAAGTTATGTTAGATAATACTTCTTATATATCAATATCACCAGCAGCTTTTAGATATGCGTTAGAAAGAGACTTTGAAAACGGTTTAACTACGATTAGGTTTGGAAATAATAAAAATAGCATTAATGAAGATGGAATACTAACAAATCCTGAAGAGTTATCGATGCCTTTATTATCAAGAGATTATATATCAAATTTTTCTTTAGATCCTAAAAAACTTATTGGAAGTAAAAGTCTAGGTGTTTCTCCTGCTGGTAAAATATTAAATGTCAAATATAAATTTGGTGGCGGAAATGATCATAATGTTCAATCTAGAAGTATTAATACAATAGATAACGTTATTTATTCATTTCCAAGACTAGCTTCAGAAGATGCTGATTCTATAACAGTTATAAATAGTATATCTGTATTAAATGAAGAAAATGCAGTAGGCGGATCTAACGCTTTGTCTTTAGAAGAATTAAAAGATCAAATTAAACCTTCAATGAAAATGCAATCTAGAATAGTTAATCATGAAGATTTATTAGCAAGATTATATAGCATGCCTTCAGATTTTGGTAGAATTAGTAAAGCTTCGATTTTAGACAACCCTTATTCAAAAGCTGCTAAAGATCTATATATTATTTGTAAAAATAACCAAAATCATTATGAAAATGCAAATGATGCTTTAAAATACAACATTTCAAAATATTTAAACGAGTATAGATTAATTGGAGATTCATTTAATATTATTAATGCAGAAATATATAATTTTGCAATTTATTTAAAAATCAAAGTTTCGAACAATTACGATCAACAAGATGTAATAACAGAAGTTCAAAGTAAAATTTTTACTTTAATGAGATTCGAAAAACTACAAATTGGAGAACCTATTAATGTAAATAAAATTGTTAAAATAGCTTTGGACACCCCTGGAGTATTAACAATTTCATCAAATTTTAAAACTATTATTAGACCTATTAATAATGATACTATTGATAGAATTAATTTATTAGATTCTAATAAATTTTATAATGACAATTCATTTTCAGTTTTTGATAGATATGATAATGGTATTATGATTCCTCCTAAAGGTGGAATATTTCAATTAAAATATCCAAGTGATATAGAAGTTGTAAGTGGTTAAAAATGATTATTATACAAAATCCAATAAAAGACACATACGTTACAGATATACAAACGTTAAGTAATAATGGGATGTTTTCGAATGTTGGTCAAAGTTCAACAATTGATTTTTTTAAAATTGCGTCTGAGAATAGTAAAACTTTTTCTAGATCTTTACTTACTATAAACAATAACATTGTTAATGGAAATACTTTTACTTTAAAAGATTCTTTAGGAAACAGTGTTACATTTGTAATAAGAACATTAGAATTAACTGTTGATGGCTCTGTTGAAATTGATGGTGAAAATAAAAAAGTTAAAATAGGTTTAAGTGGAGCAAATACTCTTGAGCAGAAAAGGGACAGATTTTTTAGTGCATTAAATAATGTTAACAGTTTTAACAATGGATTAACATTTGACATAACAGCGTATAAATTATATGACGATAAAATCTTGTTAAAACAGAACAAACCTGGAGTTTCTGGTGATACATCTCCTATTATTCCTGAAGGTCAGAATAGTATTTCTATAACTAATTTTACAAGATTTGAACATTCCGCAGGATTAATAAAGTTTGATTTGACATCTTTAAAAAAAGAACACTTACCTGATTCAAGTTTAATAGCTAATTCTGTCTTTAAAGATATTGATAGCCCAAAATTTTCTGCAAGTATAAAATTAATTGATGTAGGACAATCTTCTACAAGAGCTAAAGATTTTTCTTTATCTTTAGATGTTTTATCTAATGATTTTAATGAAGGCTTAGGAAAAGACGTTATTCATTTTTCTGATGTTGGTGATTCTAATTTTAGTGTTTTAGATAGTAAAAATAATAAAAATTGGTCAATAGAAGGTATTGTTTCTAAAAATGATTTATTCACCAGTTCAGAATTTTCTTTTAACGATTTTCAATTTGAAACTGGAAAAGAAGATTTAGAATTTGATATAACAAATTATTTTCACGAATTTTTTAAAGGAACAGCAAATTTTAATAAAGAAAATTTTGTTATTCACTTTCCTTTAGAATTTTTATTTGATGATAAAACTTATTTTGTTAAAAGATTTGGTAGTAGAAATTTAAAAAATAAACAATTTATCCCACAATTAATTTTAAAAATTGATGATAATGAAATAGAAAATATTGTTTTAGATAAAAAAAGATATTTTGACAATGAAGAAGAATTTTATTTATTAAATGTAAAAGGAAATAAAACTAAACCGTTTACATCTGGAAACCATGTTAAATTAAAATTTAGTTATATAGGTGATGGAAGCAGCAATATTTATAATACTTTTACTGTTGGAAATTCTGAAGTTAGTCATCTAAGTGGAACTGATATATTTAATTATAAAGGATCAAAATTAGAAGGAATTAAAAAGTTTGTAGTACCTGATACTGTTATTGAACAAATAAATTCAGATTCTATTTTTTCTGCTGAATTGGATAGATTAGGGTACGTTACTGTTGAATTAGAATATTATTATGAATCAATAGCAGATAGTACAGTAACTTCTTCTATAAAAAAAGACAAAGTAAAGTTTTATTTACCTGAAACAGATCAAGATCAAATTTCTTTTAACAATAGAAATATTAGAGTCTCAATAGACTTATTACAAAAAGAAATTAAAGCTAATAATTCAACAATTAATTTAAAGATTAGTTTTATCGATATCAATAAACAATATAAATCAGTCAATACACCTATACAATTATATTCCGAGGATTTAGGTGTAATTACATATGAAATGCATGACGTAGACTCTGGCGTCTCTTTAATAAAGGATGAATTACAATATACACAATTAAAATTTAATGGAAAACATTATATAATGAATTTATTCTCATCAGAAAATTTTAAAAACAAAAGAGTCAATTTTACTTTTAGTTATACTGATCCTTTTACAGGATTAAAGAAAAAAATATCAAATGATAATACAATTCTAAGGTTTGTATAATGTCTAATTTAATATCATTAAAATCTGATTTTACCAATACTTTACAAAATACAAATAAAAAAAGATCTCATAGTAAATTTGTTACTTCAAAAAATTTATTAGAAAATTCAGACTTTAAAAAGTTTTTAGACTTGTATCTAACAAATGAAACAGATTTCTTTGAAAGAATCGATGGTTATGATGGATTTATAAGTACACAACAAATTGAAAGTATTGACTATGAAAATTTTGCAGAACATGTATTTTTCGATTCAGCTGTTGAAAAAATAAATTATTCTTTTAGCAAAGCAATCAATGATTTTCCTTATGATGGAACAAAAAATCAATTAAGTCAATACTTAAAAAAACTAGACGGATTTACGAAATATGTCTTAGATAACAAAGTAAGTAAATCAATAAACTATTTAAGTTTAGATAATGGAAATGCTGTTGTATTAAAGGATAAAAAAGGTAATTTACTAAAAGATTATTTAGGAAGTGATATTACTAATAATTTCAATCCTAAGAATTTGACTTTTTCTTTTGATTTTTGGTTATATCCTAAGAATTCTAATAATTCGAGTAAAAAGATGTGTCTTTTTCAAAAATATAGTAGCAATCAGGGATTTCTAATAACATTAGATCATATAGTAAATAATGGAATAACATCGTCTAAAATTAAATTTTATTTTTTAAATGAAAATAATTTTTATTGTTTAGAGTATCCTATCGAATTAAATAAATTTAGCCATATTTTTTTTGAAATAGAGAATATTACAGATAGTGATGGTGAATTAGATAAAAAAATAAATTTTTATATAAACAGTAAAGAAATTAAAAATAATATTGTTACATCAGGAAATCCTAAATTTGATTATAATTTTATAACACCAAGTTTTATAACTTCTGACATTGTTATTGGTGGATCTAATTCTTCTTCCATAAATTTAACTTCTATAAACTCTGATTTAGGAAATTTAAATTTTAGCAATTTCGAAGGAATAATTGACGAGTTTAAATTTTTTATTGGTAAAAAAAGAAGTTATAGCGATATCTTAAAATTTAAAGACGAAAATGAAAATTCAAAAGAAAACTTAATTTTGTATTATAGGTTTAATGAACCTTCTGGAGAATATTCAAATAATCATATTGTTTTAGATTATTCAGGAAATAAATTACACGGAGAAATAAAAAGATTTAGTAATGATTCTTTTTCTAATATACAAAACTTTGAGAGAAATAATGTATTAGAAAATATTTCTACACCTTTAAAATATGAAGATATTAAGATAAACCCTATTTTATTTTCTTCACACTCACATGATAATAAGCAACAATTACTTAATAATGCAACAGAATATGATCTTGTAAATCCTAACTCATTTTGGAAATTAATGCCAAAAAATATATTTTTAGAAGGATCAGATTACGATAATATCGATCAAACTTATATAAATAGTAAAACTTTAAGTAGTGATAAAGTTTTAGGTACTGATAGATCTGTTAATCAAGAAATCATTAAATTAATATCTATTTGGGCAAGATTTTTTGATCAAATTAAAATGTATATTGATAGTTTTACCGAACTTTTAAATTTTAATTATGACACTATTAATAAAAATAAAAAAATTGATGGAATGATACTACCTCTTGCATTAAATCAATTAGGATTTAAATTTAGAGAACTATATTCTTTTCCTATTAAAGAAAAATTAGAAAATAAAAATTTAACTTACGATGAAGTTATGTCTACTTTTAGTATTAGACAGATACAAAATATTCTTTGGAAAAGATTTATGTTGAATTCAAAAGATTATTTAATGTCAAAAGGAACAATAAGAAGCATACAATCAGTATTTAATTCTTTTGGTCTTGAATCAAATAAATATGTAAGAATAAAAGAAATATCAGGTCAAAATAGATTAAATATAGATAATCAATTTTATTCAAGTAGACAAAATGTTAAGTTTATTGATTTTAACAAACACGAATTAATTTTTAAGCCGACTGTGTTTGATAATGATAATAAATTTCCGACGAATAAAATAAACTTATCATCACAGATATTGACAAAGTCGAATTTTTACAATTCAGAAACAGGAGAAAACTCTTTCGAGAAAAATTGGACATTTGAGTTTTATTTTAATTACGATAAACTTAAGTCTAGTATGTTTGATAATGAACAATCACTTTTTAGAATTGATAGAAAAACTGTTAGTGATAACTCTATATTTGATAAACCACATATAAACATTAAATTCGAAAGAGAAAATAATGAAGTAGACTTTGGGAATTTAACTTTATCTATTAATCATGATAATTCTGAATTGATTCAAACTTTAAACAACATTAATTTATTTAATGGACAAACTTATTACCTTTGTCTTAGAAAAAGATTTATTGAAAACAAAAATGTATATCAATATCAGTTAAACCTTTTACCTGTTGGTCAATTATCTTATACATTTAACAAAAAAATAACTATAGAAACTGTTAGTAATTATATTGATGATGATCAAATAACAAACTATTACCAATTTAATTGTGGTGAATATGACTATAATTCGCTTGATCAAATTGAAACTTCTTTTCAAGGAAAAATTAGTCAAATAAGATTTTATGATAAATTTTTAGAAAACAATATCTTAAGAAATAAATCAAAAGATATCTTTTTTATTGGAGAAAAGGAAAATGATCTTTTAGTTAAAAATCTTTACTATAATATAGATTTAAGTGAAAATATTTCTGAACTTTCTTTAAATGATTCAAAATTTTCATTATTTAATTATGTAAATAACTCAAATGATGAGAATGACTATTTAGACTTTTTTCTAAGAATAGGACAAGAATTAACAGAAAATAATATAAACAACAATGATTTTTTTATGATTGATGATCTTGTTTTATTTAAACAAAATTATGAGATTGACTCACCTAGTAACTCAAATAAAGTTTATATTAATTCTTTTGAAGATGAAGTATTCAAAGATCAATATAAAAATCAAAATTTAGGTGAATCTTCACAATTACATCCTGAGTATATGTACCAAGACGATCAGCGTTTGTACATTGATTTTTCTTCTGTTCATTTTTTAAATCAAGACATTTCTAAATTAATTTCTGTTAATGATTACTTTACAGAAAAATTATCTATTTCTAGTTATTTATACGAAGATGATTATACTGAATTTTCTAAATTGAGAGATGAATATTTTAAAAGAATAAAAAAAAGAGAAGAAATAAATTTTAATATGTTGTATCAAGTTTATAAATATTTTGATAATATTTTAGAAGATTTATTATATGAAGCTGTACCTTCAAGAGTAAATTATTTAGGATTTAATTTTGTTTATGAATCTCATATATTAGAAAGAAACAAGTACCAATATAAAAACTTTGATTCTAGACTTCCATATTCTGCAGGTAGAGAATTTCAGTACCAACATTACGACAAAGATTTAAAAAAATATAGAATAGATGATTTAACAAACGACTCTATTCCTTCAATTTTTCCGAAAAAATAAATAGGAGAAAAAATGGTTAATTTTTCTAGATTTGAAAGAAGAAATAATAGTATTAATATTAGATCTGTTTTCAATAAAAACGATGCTGTTGAAACAAATTATATTTATGTAACTGAAGAGAAATATGAAGAACTTTATTTAGAACAAAGAAAAACAAAACCTTTTTTTGATTCTACAGATAGAAAATTTGTTAAAGTTCAACCAAAAACTTTTTCTATAAAATTAGGAATAAATGATCCATACGGATTTTCAACTTCGTTTATTGATAAAGTTCTTTTAACTACAAGAAAAATGGCAGGTTTTGAAAATATTGAAGATATTATAAATTATCCTTTTTCTTTTAATTATGATAATTTCTTTACTATGACAAATAGGTTGGACGTTTTTTCAAATGTAAGTAAAATTCAAAGGAACGAATCTTATATTGACAGTTTAAAAGGTTTTAAAAGTAATTCGTTAGGAAATTCTAATTGTGCTATTGGTATGAATCTTAAAATTACTGATAGATTTACAAAATCTGATAGTGTTCCTAGTCACTACGAAGATGACATAATCTCTAGTTTTTTATATCATAATAAAGACAAAATCATTGTTGATAGGATATTACAAAATATTAATCCTATTGGGAATCTAATTACACATTCAGTAACATACAAAAAAAAGAATATAATAACATCAGAAGTTAGATATTTTGTTAGAGACAAAGAAAAATCTTCTCCTTTTAGAGACAGATCACATAAAAAAAATGACGAGACTTTAAATAATAAGTCTAACTTATATGTTTTTACAAGTGATGATATAAATAATAAAATACTAGAAAATAGAAATATAAACAAAGCAATCAAAGAATCAAATTTGTACTCTTCTAGAGGTAAAGATTACGATTATTCACATTGTAGCGGAATAAATTCATTTTTGTTTAACGAAAGTATAGATTAATGCCAAAAGTAAGATCTAAATCTAATATTAAAGGATTTGAAGGAAAAGTCTTTCTTCAGGAAGGTCCTATTTCATTGTGTCAAAAATCTGGCGTAATGACTTACAGTAACAAAAAATTAGACATTGATGATCAATTGTCACATAGTTTTTTTTACGATGAATGGAATCATAAAAGTAAATTTGATAATACTGATTTTAATCCTTATAACGATAATAGAACTATAAACTTTTTACAATCTTCAGAAGTTCTTCCATCGTTTCAAGTTGAAGAAAAATACTTTAAATCAGGAACATTATTTAATAATCAAAACAAATTATTGTCGACGCCAAATACAATTCCTGGTCTTGGACAAACAATTGAACATGTAACATCTGTTTTAAATCCAGCAATACATGATAGAATGCTTAATGAAAATTATTTAGAAACTAAAAAGTCTTCATATGATGAAAACGTTGACCTTTTAAAAACATCTTCTATAAAAGGTGGAGATAAATATCATACAATAACAATTGATTATGATTTACACAAAAGTAATAATAGCGATTTGTATCTTTCTTTTAGTAAAAAAGGTGATACGAGAGAAATAACTTTTCCAGATAATACTTCATATTATTCTTTTAATGGTAATACTGCTTATTTTTACAATCCTAAGTATATAAAAAATAATTTTGGACCTTATGATTATTTAGGAAACGTTTCGGAAGATTACAAAAGTAGCTTAGAAAACTTTTTAACTAAATCTCCAATATGTTTTAATGGTATATCTGTTTACGAATCATTATTAGATGATACTAAGTCTAAATTTGGAAGTATTCCTATACATAATTTTGGTTTTCCATTTAACAGCAAATTTAAAGCTCAAGAAAGACATAAAATAAAGGCTTCAGATTATATAAATAAACCTTTTGTTCTTGAAAAAGTATGTTTAGAATTTACGATGAGTAACTGGTCAGTAATGAATACTACTAATCAAATTGCTCAATTACCTTGTGTTAATTTTGTTAATTTCTTTCTATTAAATCAAAAGGACTCTTTAAACAAAGAAACACTAAAAAGTTCAATTAAAACAAATTACTTAGGAAATAGTAATAATTTATTAAATTATAATATACCTGTTGATTATTCTAACGATACTGTTTACACAACGAATAATAAACAAAATAATAACACTTATTCTGAAGGTGATATTCAGGATATGTCTTTACATGGAAGCGTCTTAGGAGACTCAGTTCACGAAAGCAGTTTTATAAAAAATAATTTAATTCAAGGGATTGATGAAATAGAGAATCAAACTCAACAAAGAGATATTATAACTACAATAACAGTTACAAATTATTCAAATTGGGGAAACCCTGATAGTTATAAATTAAATTATAATAAACTTTTAAATATTTCTGATATTGTTATGGATTGGACTCAGCGTCAAAAACAAGACGAAGACAATGTTTCAGAGATTATCTATACAAACGAAAAAATAAAAGTCGAAGCACCTATAAAGAATTTTTATCAAAATAAAAATTTGCCAAAAATGTCTTCTTTTAAAATCTTACCAGAAAAAACATCAAGTGATAAAACTAATTTAGACACTAATTCATGTAGATCTATACCTGGAGAATTATTAAACAATTTAGAATCTAAGGAAACTATTCAAGTAAACAATCTAGATGTTTTAATAAATGAAAATGATTATAAAGAAGGAAATTATATTTTATTACCAAGTGATGAATTAATTCTTGGAGTTTCTTTGTCAAATGGATTTTCAACTCAAGAAGATTACAATATACCAAGTAATCAATTAAGATTTGGTGAAGATTTAGTTAAAATTTCTTCGAGTGAAGAATATCCTTTTAAGCTTCATTTAATTGGATATTACTTAGAAGACGATAAAGAAAAAATTTTAAAAAACAAAACAGTAAAATCTTATAGAAATTCGAAAAGAGTTGGATATTCATTTAATGAAATACATGATAATCATGGAAGTAATTTAGGATATTTAGAAAATAATTTTTATGATTATTGGTTTAAAGATGCAACTAGAAATACATCTTTAGACGGTTTTACTTTAAATAATTCTTATAGACAAGACGAATATGTTTATTCAAACTATAATAAGACAAGGTTAGGAAACTTTTCAGAAATCCCTAATCTTTCTGTTGGTAAATATATAAAAGATACAGGTATTAAATATTATGAAAGTGGTAACAGTTCTCCACTTTTCACTTTTCATGATACAATAATGTCAAAAATAAATTCGGAAATTTATAAAGAAAAAGAATCTGAAGATTTTAGATTGTATAAACACTTTTATAATAAATATCATTTTGGATTTTTCTTTGATAGAATGAATCATAATAGAATTCATCAGTTTGATGACAGTGATTATTTCAATGTTAATAAAAGATTTATGTTAGGATTTTTTAAACAAAAAACTCCTGCGACAATTTCAGGTAAAATTAAGTTTGACTTTTCTAAACTTGATACTTTTAAAGGTAATAATTACTTAAAAGAATATATTATGACTTCAAGTAATGGAAAAAGCTCAGGAACTTCAATATTAAATGTTTCTATTAAAGATAATAAATATAACGAAGTTAATATAATGTTTCTTGCTAAAGAAGATTTATATAATAATGATGTTAGATTTGAGTCAGTTTCCGATTATTATTTTGATAACAATGGAAAAGAAACTTTAATTGTCCATATTCCTAATAGTATTGTTTCGGGTTTTGAAAAATCAGCTAGTTCAAATTTTGATTATGAAATTGTTTACCCAAGTGATTTACAAATACAAAAGAGAGAATTTGTAAACTTATTTGTGAGAGGAATAAATGAAATAAATGATTCTACACCTCAAATATATTATAGTTCTCTATCTAATAGTGGTATAGACAAAGATTTTAAAATTGATATAGTTGCTGAAGTTTTGAATGAAACTCTTTCTTCAGATATTGTTGAAGTAAAAATTAGTCTTAATTCGAAAGGATTAAGTAATAATGAAACAATCTATAAAGATGATATTAATTCAGGTGTCTTAATAGAAAATTTCTCTATCGAAGAAGGTCATCTTATAAATAGTTATAATATACATAAAAATGCTTATTATAATAATAGTGAGTTATTATTTAAAGATGTTTAGATAAGAGGAAATAATGGCAGGATTTTTAGAAAAAGATAAACGTCTTATTGACTATAAACTTACAGAATTTGGAAGAGATAAACTATCATCAGGATCATTAAGTTTTAAATATTACACATTCTCAGATAGTAATATTGTATATAATGAAAATACTAATTCTAACAAAAGTTTTAAAGTTTCTGATTTATCAAACTACCTTCCTTTTGAAGTTGATGTTAATGTTTCAAACATTATAAATCCTGAATATAATTTGTCTTCTGTTATATCTTTTGATCAATTGGATAATAACATATTATTTGTTAATAAAGAGTCAAACAGCACATTATCTGATCATTTGGTTGATTTAAAGTTAATTGATAATAAAAATCTTGTAAATGAAAATGATAATAGAGAAATTTTTTTTGATTTTAAAGATGAAAAAGATGAATTTGATTTCGGTGAAAATACAAGAACTTCTTCATATCCTACTGTTAAACATTTATCAACAAACATAACTAATTTAGAATATGTTCATCAAGATAAAAGATTTGAAGATAAAACAAGAAACAAATTTTTACCAGTAGAAAACTCTTCTAAAGATTTTACACAAGAAGAATTAAATAAATTAAATAAAAGTAATATTGAAATTCTTTTTAAGAGATTAAGTATTAATGAATTAATCCCTTCAATAAGTAATAAAGAAGATTTTGTTGTAGAATTAATTAAAACTCTTGAAAAAAATAATAAAATGTTTAAATTAGATTATGTTCTAAATGAAGAAAAGATGATTGATGAAGATGTGTTTTTATTTGAATTACATAAAATTAAAAATGATCAAACTAATTTAGAAACATTAGAAAAACTTTCTTTTGTTAAATTAGGAGAATTTTATGATAAAAAAGAATTTAATTTTAAACAAGTATATCTTATAGGAAAATTATTTTTGACTAGAAATATTAAAGATAGAATCTCTGAAGAAAATAGAAGACTATATTATAGTATTAATAATGATTATAGCTTCGTTAATATGTTTACATTGGTTATAGAGTAAAATGAGTAATAATATTATTAAATCGTTTGATATAAGTCCATCATCAGGAGATATTGTCTCTGATAGTGATAATTTGTATTTTAACATTACTGTAAATAAAAACAATTTATTAAATAAAAATTCTAGATTTATAAAAATTTGTGTCGTTAAAAATTCAGATCTTTTGAATTTAAATTCAACACAAGAAGGATATTCTTCGTCTTATTTAAATAAAATATTTAATAATGATTATTTAAAAATAAAACAATATGAATATGAAGACAATCCAATTTCGACAAACAATGATGAAAGTGTCTATGAAGAATTAACTTTTGGTGTAAGTTTAAATACAATAAAATCTGTAATAGGAGTTATTAAAAGAGACCCGTCAACCGGAGAGTCTACAAATTCAGAAATTCCTCACACGATAAAAATATATTTTTTAGATAAAAATAAAAACATAATAGAGAACTATTCATATACACAAAATAGCAATGTAAAATTAGAAGATTATAAAGTTGTAGATTTTCAAGACGAAATATTTAATCTTTTAAGAAACACATTAGATATTGATTTTAGAAATTATGATATTACAACAGACTTAAAGTCTGTTTATCAAAAAGGTCCAAAAATAATTTATAGTGATCTTTTAAATGATATAGATTCATTTGATAAATCAAAAATCAATGTTAGCATTAATTTCAATAACAATATATACGATTTTAGTTCTTCGTCTTTACCTAAAAAATTAATTGAAAATTATAAATTTGATTTATTGTTTGATTTATATAATTATTTTTTAAGTTCTGAAGGTGATGAAGTTAATTTAGATTTAAATTTTTCTTACAATGAAAATGAATTTTTAAAAACTAAGACTATTTCAAAAAGTAGAGTTATTGGATTATATGAAACTTATTTCGATAAATTTAAGGATAGATTTATTAGTGAAGCCTTTCATGACAAAATTAAAGTTTTAACTTTGGACGGTGAATTAATTAATCCTAAAACTAAAACTTCTGATTTTTTAATTGAAAATTTTAGATCTTTATCAATTAGTTTTTCTAATCCAGATTTATCATTTATTCCCACAAGTTTTACTAAAAAAGGAATTACTATAGAAATAATAAATCAAGGAACAATTAAAAATATAAATAAATTATACACTACATCTAATTTTAACGAAGATAATATTATAACTACATCAAAAAACAATGAATTTAATTTTGATACATTATTCAATCAAGATTTAGATTCTACTTTATATGCTCGAGGAGGACTCGTAAATACAGAAACAGAATTTATCATTAAATTAGACAAATTACAAATATATCCTGTTGAAATACTAACTTCAGAAGAAATAGTCAGACAAGATGACAGTTTTTCTGAAGAGTTAGATTTTTCTAGAATGTTCGATAAATTAATTGATTTTAATAATTTTATAAGTTCAGCAAACCAATTAAAATTTAAACTTAATCAGAAATTAGTATATAACACAAAGACAAATTTATCAAATTTCGGGTATAACGTCGATAGTAATGATTATTTATTTGAAGAAATTTCTAAAAATTCGGTTATAGAAATTAAAAAGAATTATACTAATTTAAAAAATGAAAAAATTGAAGAGATTACTTATGAAGCAGTATCTAATTTAATTTCTGAAGATGAAAATGGAAATATCTTTATTAATTTAAATTCTAATTATTCTCCTGAAGAAGCAAATGCATCAATAAGTTGTAGATCAATGACTTTACCAAATAATTCATTAAGTAAATTAGGTAAATTAAATAAAATAGACGATGAAGATGAAAAAGAAAAAGTTTCTTCTTTTTTAAATAAGTCTTTTCCTGGAAAATTTAGTAAAATTAATAAATTAGTTTCAAAAGATTTATATAATAATGATTCAAGTGATAGACAAATATATAAAAAAATAATTGATATATCTGAAAGTAAAAACTTAAGTTCTTTTTCTTTAAATAGAAATAACATTAATAGACAAATTCCTAATGTTAAACTTGATGAAGAGTTACTATCTAGAAAAATTTTAAGCGAGTCAAATATTTTTAATTATAGAAAACAACTTTTTAATTTATCATTAGAAAATGACAAAAATAATTTAAATTATATTTCTTATTTAAGATATAAAAAACAGAGTAATTTCATTAAAATATTTAAAAAGAAAAAAGACTTTGTAATAGCTAGTTTAAATTTAGAAGATTTTTTTAAAGAAAAGAATTATACTAATTTATCATTCAATATTTCAATGTTATTAACTTTAGAATTTGATTCTTCTAAAATAAAATTAGACAAAATTAATAATAACAAATCATACAAGAACAAAATTTTATTGGATGAAGGATTTAGTATTGTTTTAGATAATCTTTACTATAATTATAAAGATAACATTTTAACAATTATTTGTCCTTTTGAAGAAAAATTCTCAAGAATATCAGATGATGATTTTGATAAAGCAATAAATTTATGGGGAGAGAATAACAGTTTATACTTTATGAATGTTTTTGAAAGATTATGTATTATTATCAATAATAACAAAAAAGTTGTTTCTACAATTAATATAAACAATTATGTAAAAAAAGATTATAGTTTAGAAAACAACTTTTCAAATAAAACATATTTACTAGATAATAATACTAGAATATCTGATATTGTATTTTCACTTAAATAATAAAGGTTACAGGCATGACTTTTTCTATAGGGACGATAGGAACTTTTTTCTCCACACTAACAAATCAAAATAGTGGTACAACTACAACAAATAATAATATAGATATCGGAAGTTATCCTGTTATAATTAACAATAAAAAATTAACAAACTTATCAATATTATCTAATGAATTGAAAAATATTTCTTCTACTATATCAAACACTAATGAGGATTTTAAAACTGAATTGGAGGAAAGTATTTCTGAAGTTATTCAAAATAACATTTCAGAAGATCTTGATTTTATAGAACAAGGAATAACGTCAGACTTTTTAAAAAATAATTTATCATTAATAATGACTAACTCATCTGATTCATTTCGAAATATAAAATTTCCTAATGTATTAAGTCACGAATTAATAAAAGTAAAAAATTTAATTGATTTCGAAACAAACGAGTCTAGTCTTCATCCTTCTACTATTTATAGATTAAAAAAAGACTATATAGAAAATATTCAAAATTCCAATGCAAATAGCTTTTATCTACATAGCGAAAATAGAGAAATACTAAGAGAAGTTTACATAGAAGATTTAAAAGAAAATAATCAACTTCTTAAAAGAATGTATTCTGATATTGATTTTATTTTGAATCAAAAAGATCAATTAAAAATTAAATATAATTTTGGAAATAAAATTTCTAAGTTTTTTTTAAATGATAATCAATCAAATACATTTGGAAAATTAGCTAATACGATTTTTAATTTTAATATAGCATATAATCACAAATATACTCATCAAAATAATAAAATATCAAACAATAGTATTGAAAATTTAATTTTAGGAGAAAGAAATGAAGTTTTTGGATATTTTGGAGAAAAGTTAGATAAAATTTTTGATCTGATGATCTCAAGACCTAATTCTAAAGATAGCTTTTTAAAAAATATTGATACCAACAAATTTTTGCTAAATTCAGATAGAGTTATATCTCAGATTATTTTAAATACGAGTGTTTCTTTAAACGGTTTTTACAAAGACTCTATATCTTATGAATATTGGTCTAAAAAAATACTATCAAATAATAATAACAATAAAATTTTATATGATATAATTGATAGTAAAGATTTTGATAAAATACCATTAATAAAAATAAATAGTATTTTATCAATTGAAAACAATTCTAATAATATTTTTAATAATTTAAATAACGATGAGATTTATCAAAAAGATGATGTTGTATTTAATCTGTCTCGATTTGATAACACATTTCAAACAACTTCATATTTAAAAAAAGATTTAAAAAATAAAATATCGTTTATAAATGATAACACTTTTGATGTTTTTAATACTAGCTTGTTTCTGGAAAATGATTTATTTAATTGCGGAAAATTTTTGCTATCTACAGAAACTACTAATAATAATTACAAAAAAAGTTATAGTACTAATATTATAAATAATTATGAAAAAACAAAAAAAGCTAATCCTGAGGAAGTAGAAGTTAGTGACAAATTTTTTAAAAATCAATATTTTAACTCATTTTTATTTACTAATATTGATTTAGCTTATTATTCAAAACTTGATCTTAGTGATCTTAAAAAATTTGTTTTATATGAGTCTGATATTGATTTTTTAAAACATGATTTTTACGATAATAAAGATTTATTTGAAAATATTAATATAACAAATAATGCGCAAAGAATTCTTTCTAGTCCGAAATTTTCTTTTACAGTTTATAGAGATAAAAACTATAATTACAACGAAAAGGTATTAATAAACCAAGATGATGTTGAAACAAATAGTGTTTCTATAAGTAAATATAATTCTAAAAAGATGTCTTTCTTAAATTATCACTCTGCGAATTCGTATCAATTTGATCGATTAAACAATACTACAAAAAATAGAAAATTTATTAGTGATACAAATATTAATTTATTTACTAATATTTTTAGAAATTACTATGAAGAAGACTCAAGAAGTTTATTTAATAAAAAAAATCATTTGACTATGTTTAATGATGGTAATACTCAATTAGAATATAATGAAAATTTAAAAGATTTTGTGCTAAATTATATTAAAGGAGAATCTACTAAAACTTTTCAAAATGACACAGACTATGAATCTTTGATAGAAAATGAATTTAGAAATCATAAAAACGATTTAGAATTAACAAAAGGTTTTGTTTTATTTAAAAATACTATGAATGAATTAGATATTAACAAAATCAAAGATAAATTTATAAGTTTAGATGATAGTCTTACAAAGGAAAATGAATTTTTAAATGATAGAATTATTACTTATTCTCAAAAAAACAACAAAGATAATATTTCTTACATTACAGATGATTTAAAATTAGAAGGTGTTAAAAATAATAAATGGGAAAAATTGGCTTTTAATTTAAGAAGAAATATTTTTAATTTAAAAAATAAAAAACTAAGTTATTTAAACGAAAATGCATTCTTGGATTATTTAAAATCATACAAATTTAAAGCTAAAAATGTTAATAAAGTTTTAAACAATGAGCCTTATGTATCTTTAGTTTACTCTAATTTATTCAAAAATTCTTTAGATACATTAGAAAATAGTGACTTCATTGTTTCTCAAGGTGAAGATAAATACACAAAGTTTAATTTCTCAAAAGATTATAATAACGTTAAAAATTCTATTGAAACTAATATTGAAGTAAATAACCCACAAAGTTTTCAAATAAATAGTCAAAATATAAAAGATTTTGCTTCTAAATATTTTACAAACAGTCAATTTCAAACATCAACTTCTTATTTTAATTTTATTTTATGGAATTTACATTATAATGTTTTTAATAAATCTATTTCAAACAACTGGTCAGGTTATTATAATGGATACGATAAACTTTTAAGTGATGCAATAATAGACTCAGATAATCCAGATATCGGTAAGTGTTTAGCAATATCAGCGTTATTAAAACATAAAAATATTACTGTTGAAGATAACTTTAATAGAATTAATGATAAGACTGATGGAGCTTTTTTAAGTTATATTCAAGATGTTTATTCTACTAAAAATGTGAAAAAACAAAAAAGCTATACGTTAAGAGTTGTTGATTTTCCTGATATTAAGTTAACAAGTCATTTATATGATAATAATTCAAGTGATACCCAAGGTAGATCAGCTAATACTGAAATAAATCCAACAAATATCGCTTTTCCTGGTAATGAAGAAAAAGAAACATTTTCAAACGGCTTACCAAAAAGATTTAAAGCTTTCATTAATAATCATTGCTTTGACTTTGGAATTCTTCCTGGAAGTTCTTGCACTTTTTGTTTTCCATTTGTAACAAGTAAATATGATTATAATGTTACATATGGTGGTGGTTATTGTTCTGCATATGATCTAGAAGATGAAAAAGGATTCTACATTGTAGACAAAAATAATTTTTCTTCTACAGGATCTGAACAATCTGTTGAAGGTTTATATGAATATATCTATTCAAATTTTTATAACTATGATGCTTATTTAGAGAATTCTGAAGTTTCGTTAGGACAAGATTTCGATAATAAAACTCTATATAATTTTGATAAAAATGAAGTTTCTATCTTTAATATTCTTAGAAATACAAAATCTACAAAAAATGGTTATTTTAATCAAGACACAGATTTTAGATATTTAATTGACAATGTTACAAATACATTTGACGATATTAATAACAATCAAGAAAAAACAATTAACGATATAGAAAATACTTTAAATTATCATCGTTATGGTGTATCATTTAAAGATTATGCTTTAGGTAATCTTGAAGAACAACCTTACTTTAAAGAATTTATTAATAATAATATTATTGACATGTTAAAGTTTTTAGACAACGATTTTGAAAATAAGCTAGATAATATAGAAGATATTGAAGACGCATTAAAATTTGTTAATGAGAATTCTCAAGATATAAAAATTATTATTAATTTATTAAAAACTTCTTGTCATATCTATAGCTCAGTATTTGACTTAGTTGTTGAATCTTCAATTAGGAAAAATATTTCAAAAATATTAATAAAAGATGATGATTTTAATTGGAGTTGTTTTTGGGACAAGGAAGTTTATAATTTACTTTCATTTGATAAATTAAATAATGTTTCTAATAGTAAAAAATATGAATTTGAAAAAGAGATTCCTACTGAATTTGAAAACGATGACGTTTTCTTTACTAATTTTTATTCTCAAATTTTAAATATTCAAAAGATATTAAATAACTCTGACATTATGGAAATTATGTCAATTGATTCGATTATGAGTTACTTTACTCAGTTTGAAAAATTTAGTTCTGAAACTGAGCCTTTTGTAGATATAAAAAATAGTTTATCAAATTTAGAAGATTTAGGTATTTTAAATTTGAACCAAACTATTGAAAACGATATAAGATTAAATACAATTTCAAAAAAAATGAATGATTACTTTTTCTATCAAGATACAGAATTCCAGAAAGTATTTCAACAAATAAATTCAGACTTAAATCAAAACTTTGAAGATCATTTTGATAGTTTAATAAATAAAACAAATAATATCCCAGGTGCATTTTTCAGTACAATGATAAGGAAAGAAGAAAACAAAAGTTCTTTAGCATTACAAGGATCAAGACTTTTAAATATTTTAAACTTAAGATATGATATTATGAGATTCGGGATAGACTTTGATTTTGCAAATGTTTTATCTAATAATAAATTATTAAAGTTTAAAATACATATTTCAAATCACAAATATCCTAATATTTTTATTCCTCCAATGTATAAATTTTATACACCTATGTTAACAGATATAACCCCTTCTCATTTAGAATTATTACAAAGAATCCCTAATGATTATGATGGAATATTTATAGATGATTTTGTTGGTGTTTATGATGTTGATCAAAATGATATTAGGAATAGATATAATATTTTAAGTTTTGAAGAAGCTATTGCATTTATAAGAGATAATGTTTTAATAAATGTTAATAGTGAAAGATTATTTAGAGGTGAAGAAGATTTAATTAATATTGAATCTGAAGGTGTTGATAAAAATTCAATAAAGATTGTAAAAGACGCAATTTTTTCAAATGCTATTAAATATACAAATTATAGAAGTCAAAAATATATCGACGAAAATAATATCAAGTCTTTTTTAGATAATTCTGATTCGTCAAATAATTTTGTTACAGCGTATTTTGAAAGTATGTCACAAAAAGATTTTGTTGAAACTTTTTCTGAGTCTTATGAAAAGGCACAAAATATAATAGATATTTTAAATCAAAATTTTAGAAAAATAGATATTGTCAATAATGAATCTTATTTTGTCGATTTTTTCAAACAGATTAGTCAATTTATTAATCAAGAAAAAGTTATTGAAAATTTTGTATTTAATAAATATTATGATATTTTTTCTATTTATATTGGAAGAGATGATATTAAGAAAAGTTTAAAGTCTTATTATTCAAATAATAGTGATATTGGTTTAGAAAGAATTATTGATGTTGATGGCTTATATGACAGCGATTTTTACGATAGTTTTTCTTATATAATTGAAGCAGAAATAGTGTAATCATGTTAAAAGTTATAGATAATATATTTTCATTAAATAGCAAAAATTCGAGTAATGATTTAAAAGTAAATACAGATTTTATTTACAATTACTACGAAAAAAATGAAACTACTATCAACGATGATGTGATAGCAATATCAGACTTTTCTTATTATAAAAAAAGATTTATAAGATTAAGTCTAGAAAACCATAATGAAAATGATAAAAAAGATTATAATCGCGATAACTTTATAGAAAATATAGAAAATTTATCTAAAACTAACTCTTTAAAAGGTGAATATTTAGAATTTTTTAATAAACTAGATACTTTGTCTCCTAAAAGAAAGTATGTTATTAATAGATTAGATAACGACGAAGAAAAACTAAAAATATCTTCATTTTATAATAAAGATAAATTATCTATTATACCTGATAGAGTTACATATTCATACAGAATGTCTTATTTAAGACCTGAAGATTTTGACGTTAATATAAATCAATTAAATAGTATTTCTGATTTTCCAGAACCTGACTTGGTTGATTATGATCAAAATTATGATAATTTAATATTTAGTTTAAATCAAAAAGAAGAAGATTTAGAAGAAATTAAAAATAGTACTCAAGGAAATATTTTTAATAAATGTAAACCTTTTGAAAAATCTGTAAATGAAATATCTGGATCAAGGCTTTTATCAAAGATAAACGGAATTAGATGTGGATTATTAATTGAAAAATACATATTGAATGGAAACAAATACAATTTTTTGTGTGCTAAATTTATAACTAGTAACAAAAATAACGACGAACTTCATTTAAAATCTTCTTATGAAGATGAAGCTGTTCGATATGGACAGACTTACAGATATGTTGTTTATAATGTTTATCTTTATTCTGAATTGGATAATATTGACAAATGTATTTTAAATAAATATTTAATATGTGATCATCCTTATATTACAAAAGATATTCTATGTAAAGAGGAAGAAGCTCCGCCACCTCCTGATAATTTGAGGTTTAGGATGACGAAAAATAAAAAAATATTTATTGAATGGGATGAACCAACAGACTATCAATATGATGCAAAAGGCTATCAAATTCTCAAAAGAAACAACTTAGAAGAACCTTTTAGAGTAATTGCTCAACTTGAAGGTCATAGTGATGATGATCTATATGAACCTGAAGAGGAAACAGAAGAAAGCTTAATTATAAGAACACCTAACAAAGTTTCTTATGAATATACAGATTATTTATATGAACAAGGAAAAATTTGTATTTATGCAATCAGAACAATTGACGCACATGGATATTTTTCAAATTATTCACAACAAGTTGCAGTTGGATATGATCCTTTTGAAGATAAAATTATTTATGATTTAGTATGTAGTATTGGTGCTAGGAGAAATATGCCTAATGAGTTTATGTTAAATAAGAGCAAGTTTTTTGATAATGAAGATAAAATGATTGATAATCTTCCTATTTCTAAAAATATTAAAAACATAAAACTTTATGTTACACCTGACTTTGGTGAAATTTCTTTAGGAGACAACAGTAAAATTGATGTTATCACAAATGACGACAAATTTAAATTTACTATATTTAGATTAAATGATCTTGAAAAATATGAAAAACAATTTGTTATAAAGAATTTTATTAATAACTAACGATGATTATAAATAAAATATGAATAACTTAGGAGAAAATTAAATGGGATTTTTAAATCACGCAACAAACAATGTAATTATAGATGCAGTTTTAACTGAACGTGGAAGAGAATTACTTTCCAGAAATGATAATTCTTTTAATATAAGTAAATTTAGACTAGGAGATGACGAAGTAGATTATTCTATTCTAAAAAAATACGGTTTAATTATCGGTAAAGAAAAAATAGAAAAAAATACTCCCATTTTTGAAGCAGTAACTGATGAGATGCTGGCTTTGAAATATCCACTTAGAACATTTATAGCAAATAATACTAATAGTATTTATGCTTTTCCTTATTTAAAATTGAGAGATTATCAACAAACACCTATTCGAATTACTTCTAATTCTAATGCTTCTTCAAATAAAAACGCACCAATTAGTTTTAAAACTTTTGTTAACCAAGATTCAGATTTTACACTTACAGAAAGTGCTTTAATTGATAACAAGTTTACAGTAAAAGTCTTTGATAAGTTATTAAAATTGAATGATGTGACTCCATACAAAGTTGAAGATGATATTGCATATTATGAAATTAATGCATCTTTAGAAGGAGAACTTGGTGAAGCAGAATTTAGTAATCAAAAGTTCGGTAAAATTTACATTACAGCAATTGGTAAAGTTACTACTGATTCTTATAAATACTATGCAACTTCTGATAGTGGAAGTGATAGAAACGAAATTAAAACTCAAGTTGAAATAATTGGAAACTTTACTAAATCATCTTTGATTGTTCCTGTAACTATTACAAGTTCTGATGTTCAATAAATTAAAAAGGAAAATAAATAATGACATATTTTGAAATATCAAATTCAGATAAAGTTAGTAAAAAATCTAACATAAGACAATTAGTAGATATTCTTCAAGTAGATATTGCAAGTAAATATGATACTACGACAGAGGGTGTAACTACTACAACACCTACAAATACTAGAAAAAAATATGAAGTTTTTGTTTCTGGTGGTTTAGAAACTTCAGGATCAGTAACTTCTTCACTTTATCAAACAGTTTTTGATCAAGATCACAGTTTTCAAACTTCAAATGAAATGTTAGATATTACAATTGGATCTCATTTAGAAAGTACAACTGTTACAGATCTTTCTCCGACGACTGATGCTAGTGGAAAGTTAGTATTTAGTAATGATACATTAATGATGAGAGAAAAGATTTATATATATCAACAATATGCACAATCTTTATTAGGAAATGCAACCTCTTATTTTTATACACCTTTTGAAGCTACAGATGATGCTACTAAAAAGATTGAAGATGCTGTTTTTATCAATTTTAAAAGATTATTTGTTAGAGATGGATTAGAAAAAGAACAATTTTCTATTAAGATTCATAAAAATTTAGATGCTGGGTCTGATGCTAGTAACCCTAATATTGATAAGAATATATCTAGAACAGATACATTTAATTTATATTCAGATGCAGGAGCTAGTTCTAACTTAAATGTATCAACTGTGTCTGGTCAAATAGGATCTATTGTTGATGATAGTAATAATAAGGTAGGATTAATATTTTATAATAAAGGAATTGTAGTTTTAGACGCTAAAAAGATATTTGCATATGATGAAACTGTTTATGGTAATATTTCATCTGTAAATACTTCAAATAGTACTACACCTATTTCTAGTTCACTAATTCCAGGGTTATGGACTTCTGGATCAATTGATGATATAATTGATCATATTTCTGATACTAGATTTGGTAGAGATAATAGATCTGCAATAGGTTATATTAATCAAACAAGTATTAATTCAATGATATACTTTTGTCGTGTAGGTCCTAATGATGCTAATTTTTCAACAAATCCTACATATATTGATTCTGATGGGAATATTATGAGTATTCAAGATAGAGGTGACGATCCTTTTTCTTATGTTACTACCGTAGGATTATACGATGCTTCAAATGAATTACTAGCAGTTGCAAAAACTTCAAGACCAATTGAAAAAAATCCAGAAGTTGATTTATCTATTAGCGTAAGACTTGATTACTAATTAAAAGAGAGATATTATGACTTTAAATCTTATTGATGATAAAATGATTGTAAGAAATACAATCGAATTACAGCCACAAAAAACATACGTTTCTGCGTCAGTTCTTTGTAGTGATTTGAATTCATTAGAAATAGAAAGTCATGGTGTTTATGGTCAATTAAATTCAAAAATTTCTAGTTTAAATGATTATACAATTGAAAAAGGTGATACAGGAACAGTCGATAAATATAAAAGAAGTTTTTTGTTAGATTCATTGTATGATTCTAGTTTTAATAACTTTGTAGAAATAGATAATAAATCTATAAATTTTAAATCTAGTAGAAGACTAGAGAAATTAAATTTTATTAAAAATAAATCAGATATAAATAGCCTGTTTTTTAATAAAGACGTATCTTTAAGTAGTAGAGGTTTAATTGAAGATGATACAAATGAATTTAAATTTGGAGTCGAGAAAGTAAAACAAAAATATTTAGTCGACGATAAAAATTATTATAAAAAGAAATCAGTTAAGAATCTATATCGTTTTTATAGAGAAAACATGAAATATAGAACTCTTAATACTCATTGGGGTTTTTCAAATTATAATTGTTTAAATTTTTTTAATATAACAAATCAGAAAAATACGAATAAAACTCATAGAAATTGTTTAGCTTATCCTAATCCATATATTAATAGTTCTGATGGACATATTTATAATTTTTTTAAAAATGGTAATGAAGATCTTACAATTTCTTTTTATATAAATCAAAATAATAAAAATATTGAAAATCATCAGTTTAATCCTGGTTGTGTTCTTTTCATTCCTGGTGTAATTGGTATATATGTTGTAAAAGGAACACAAACAGATTCATTTGGATTAACAGATTCATTTAGATTATTAGTTGTTTTTGGTGATAATGTTAATAACAAACAAATAATTCAAAATTTTCTAGTCAATTTGTCTTCTCTTCCTGAGTTTGAGTTAAAAAGAGACTCTGTTACTAATTATTTAGGAGAAAAATCTGCAATTTATTTAAGCAAAGACAACATTTTAAATTATAATAATTGGCATAACGTTACTTTTTTAATTAAAAGAAATCTATCTAATACCTCTGAAGAAATTGTTTTAGAGCTTTTTGTTGATTCTAAAAAGGTAAGTTTATCTGGGAATAGAATTATTAATAATACGAATAATTTAATTATTGATCATCAAGAAACAAATAACAGTTTTATTTGTGTTGGAAATAAATTTGATAATTTTATGACAAACGAAAATGATATTTCTTTGTCACAGGAAAATTTATATCAAAAATTATTTTCTATAAATTCTCAAGTTGATGATGATCAAATCGGATCTTATACAAAAAAACATATATCATTTGGTAATAATTTAGAAGACAATCATCTTGAAACAGGTTTTTCAAATCTAAATTATTCATTTAAAAATAATTTATTTCCTGTTAATGATCAAAGTAATGATTATATGGATGAAAATACTAGTTATGCTTTGTCTGCAGAATTACATGATATTAGAATTTACAATAGACATATAAGAGATATTGATTATATTATCTGTAAAAATAACTTAAAAGATTTTTCAAAAGAAAATGTTGAGTTTTGTTTACCTGTTTTATATTATAATAATAATATAAAAAAATCTGGTATTGTCAATTTAAATGGAACTAGTTCAGACCCTGTTAACATTTCAGAAGTTAATACAAGTAATTTATTATTAAAAGGTCCTGTAAATCATTATTTTTCAAATAAATGTTTAGGACATGAAGTTAATGTTGAAAATTTTGTAGTTGAATTTTCTAACAAAGTTTCACCTAATATTATATTTAATGATGATATAAATTCTGACCAGAATACTTTTAAACTTTTTAACTCTTTATTTTACGATGATGAATTAGACATTATTAATTTAGGTTGTCAAAAAGGATTAAGTATAAATGAAATTTATTTTAACTACTTAAAACCTTTTATTTCTAATGGTGATTTTAATTTCATAATCAATAATGAAATAAATACTTTTTATTTTGACAATTATTTAGAATATAGAAATAATTTTATTTTACCTTGTGATAATGGTTTACAAAACCAGAATAAAAACAATTTGAAAAATTATTATCAAGTAGGTAGTGAAGACACGATTCATAATAATGAATATAATGAACTTGATCTTAATTATATTTCTTTAAACAGTTTATTTGATGACGAACAAATATTTAGTAGTAATAATCTTCTTCAAAATGTAACTAATCCTGATCTCAATCAGTATTATAACCAAATAGGTAGACTAAGAATTTTAGACGAAAGAGATGACTTTAATATATCATCTACAAAAAAGTTTAAAGAAAATTATGATAATTTTATGAATTTGTCACTGAATAATTTTTTCAGAGAAGATTTTGATATTAGGTCGCAGGATAGTGAAAAGTTTTTAATCAAGTATAAAAATCCAAATATTACTAAAGATAATCAATTTATAGAAGTAAGCAGAAGTAATTATTTAAAAGATTTATCTAACCCTGTAACTAGGAAAATAAATGATGATTATTCTAATAGCGTAGCAAGTCATTTACCTAATATATCAACTAAGAAATTATCTTTAACTGATTCTTCATCTAATTTTATTCCTTATTATAAGCAAGAACTTCCTTTTTACAATTTAAATAATGATAAATCTGAAACATTTAGTAAAATATTTTGCATTTCAACACAAATATTTGGTAAAAAAATAGAAAAAGAATCTGTAAATTTTTATGATCCAGATTTAAGAGGAACATTTGGTTCAAAAAAAATAAATCTAAAAGATAATGGTAAAGGAACAATGTATAGAGCAGATTCATATACAAAACATGCAGACTGGAATTATGTTGGTCATTGTTTGTATAATGAAGGAATTATAACTGTTCTTCACCCTTCATTAGAAAACTTTGGTGAATGTAGTTATAAATTAGATTTTAAATGTTCTTCAAGATTAAATGTTTTAGAATTGAATTTACCTGCTTACGCAGGAAGAACTAACAAATCTTATAATGAATCTTATATTAAAGACCTTAGGCTTAATGAATCTGCATTTAACTCTGATGAAGATTTTGTATATATTACAGATATAAATTTACATGATGAGAATCTTAATGTTGTAGCTAAGGCAAAAGTTGTTAAGCCTTATCCTAAGAAAGATACTGATAATGTGCTATTCAGATTAAAGATGGATTATTAATGAACAGAGTAAAATATATTGGTTTAGATATATCTACTTCAATAATTGGAGTATCTTTATTAGATTTAAATGGAGATTTAATAAATTTAGAGAATATTAATTTAAAGAAGCTATCATGTATTTTTAATAAGTCTAAAATAGTTAAAGATAGTTTTACAAGTTATAAAGAAAAATATTTCTTTGAAGAAGATATTAATCTAAGTATAGAAGAAAGTTTTCAATCATTCAGTAAAGGATTTTCTTCAGCAAAGACTTTGTCACAACTAAATAGGTTTAATGGTATTGTTTCTTACATTGCATCTGAAGTATATTCAGTTGTTCCAGACTATATAAATGTTAATAGTGCTAGAAAAAACCTAGGAATTAAATTAAATAAAAAACTAGATAAGAATACTAAAGAACAAGTTTTTGATTGGGTAAAAGAAGACTTTAAGAAAAATAATTTTATTTTTGAATGGCCTGAAAGGATTTTGTCACGAGGACCTAATAAAGGAAGTGTAAAATTTGATGATTGTTGTTATGATATGTCTGACGCTTATGTAATTTGTAAGGCAGCACTTTATAATGAAAGAATCAAACATAAATAATAAAATATACTTTATAGAAAATATAACAAGTTATTCTAAGTTATCAAAAGACGGACTCAATATTAGTATTTGGTGTCCATTTTGTCGACATGATAATAAAAGCAAACTAAAATTAGCAATCCATCTTGAAAAGAATTTTTATCACTGTTGGTTATGTGATAAAAAAGGATCTGACGTTTCTTATATTGTAAGTAAATTAAATAAAAATAAAGTTCAAGAAGCTAAAAAATTATTTAAAAAGAAATCATCGAATAATGATTTTAATATAAATTTATTTGGTGAACCTATTTGTGAAGAAGAAGAAGAAATTGTAACTTTACCTGAAGGTTTTATGTTATTAGCAAATAAATTTAATTCTAGACACCCAGATATTCGCGACGTTTTTAAATATGTTATAAAAAGAGGAATTAATAAACATAAAATGTGGTTTTTAAAACTAGGTTGTTCTTTAAATCAAGAATACTCAAGAAGTTTAATAATTCCTTCTTTCGATGAAAATGGTAATATAAATTTTTATACATCACGTAAAATAGATGTTGATTCATCAAGTCCGATTAAATATAAAAATGCATCGGTATCTAAGAAAAATATTATTTTTAATGAATTAAATATAGATTGGAAAAAACCTCTTACTTTGGTTGAAGGACCTTTGGATTTATTAAAAACCAATGATAATGCAACTTGTTTATTAGGGTCATCATTAACATACGACATGAAACTTTTTAAGAAAATAGTAGAAAATAAAACTAAAGTTTATCTTGCTTTAGACAAAGATGTTTATTTTAAAACTTTAAAAATTGCTAAATTATTAAAAGAATTTGATATTGAAGTAAAAATCCTAGATACTAGGATTGCTGAAGATGTTGGTGATATGACTTTCTTACAGTTTCAAGAAAGTTATGAAAGTGCTAAAGAATACAAAGAAAACGATTTACTATTAACAAAAATAGCAATGCTTTAAGGAATAATATGACTTTTAAATGCGCACACATATCAGACATTCATTGGAGGGGCCTTAAAAGGCATGATGAATATAAAACTGTTTTTAAAAAACTTTTTAAAAGTTTAAAAGAAGAAAAACCTGATATTATCTTTATTGGTGGTGACATTGTTCATTCTAAGACACAAGGAATATCTCCTGAAATAATTGATCATTTAATTTGGTGGTTTAATAGCTTATCAGAGATTGCTCCTACACATATAATTCTCGGAAATCATGATGGACTTATTCTAAATAAAGATAGGCAAGATGCAATTACACCATTAATAAATGCACTAAATAATAGAAATATTTACCTTTACAAAGATAGTGGAACTTATCCAACGGGAATTAAAGGATTTAATTGGTGCGTTTTTTCTTGCTTTGATGAAGAAAACTGGAATAGCGTAAAACCAATTCCTGGCGAAATTAATATTGCTTGTTTTCACGGTGCAGTATGGGGATCAAAAACTGATATTGATTGGGAATTAGAAGGAGAAGTAAGTTTAAACTTTTTTGAAGATTATGAATTCACATTTCTAGGCGATATACACAAATTTCAATATCTAGATCCAGAAAAAAAAGTTGCTTATCCAGGATCAACCATACAACAAAACTATGGTGAAGACATTAAAAAAGGTTATCTTTTATGGGAAATAAATAATTCAAACGATTATAAAAGTAAATTTATACCTATTGATAATCCACATCCTTTTATTACAGTAGACTGGAAAGGTTCTGTTGAAAACACGCTTCCTTTTTTAGAAAAAATCAAAAAAGAATCTAGATTTAGAATTAGATCTAACAGTAATATTACACAAGTAGAAATTCGCTTATTACATCATTATCTTAAAGAAGAAAAAAAGGCTAAAGAAATTGTTTATCAAAATACTGGTAAAAACAATATAGATCTTTCTTCTATAAGTCAAGAAAAATCTAAGTCTTTTAATATAAGAAATAAAAAAAATCGAAAATCTTTACTCAAAGAATTTTTTGGTGAAGTAATTGATGAAGATGAAACAATAAAGGTTAATAACTTATTTGAAAATTATTTAGATCAAATACCCGATGAAATATCTTCGAGTAATAATACAAATTGGTCAATACATCAATTAAATTTTGATAATACTTTTTCTTATGGAAAAAATAATTTAATAAACTTTGATAATTTAGAAGGTGTTGTTGGATTGTTTGGAAACAACAGAGCAGGAAAATCTTCTATTCCTGGAACATTAATGTATTGTCTATTCAACTCTACAGATAGAGGTTCTATTAAAAATCAAAATATTATTAATACACGAAAAGGAAGTTGTAAAGCTAAAGCAATAATATCATTAGGACAATCAAAATATGAAATTGAAAGATCAACAGTAAAAAATTCTAGTAAAAATGGAAAAATATCTTCAACAACAAATTTAGTTTTAAAAAATTATCAAGATAGTGAAGAATTAAATGAAACTGAAGAACAGAGAAGAGAAACTGAAAAGACTATTAGAAGTTTATTCGGAACGTCAGAAGACTTTCTTTATACTTCTTTTGCTTCACAAGGTGAAATGAATACTTTTATAAAAGAAAAATCTAGTGCAAGAAAATCTGTTTTAACCAAATTTTTAAAACTAGATCTATATGAAGAGCTTTATAAAAAATCTCGAGAAGATTATGTTATTTTAAAAAATAAACATAAAAATCTAGAAGAAAAAAATTGGAAAGATTTAATTACACAATCTAAAAATAAAATATTAGAATTAGAAAATCTTACAGAAAAAATAAAGTTTAATCTTTCTGAATTAAGAGAAAAAGAAGTAAATATTAAAGTAAAAATTTCTAATTTAGAAAAACAAAATAAACAACACCCATCAGGATATACACTAGAAAAAATTACTAATGAAATAAATTATCTAAATAATAGACTTGATTCAGATCAAAGTAATATTTTAGATTTTGAAAACAAGTTAGAAAGTAATAAAAACTTTTTAGAAAAAATTTCTGATTTTAAGAAAAATTATTCTATTAAAAATTTAGAAGAAGATAAATCGAGATTAGATGAATTAAGAATTAAACTTAATAATGTTAAAAGAAATAAATTATTTATTAATGAAGAATTAAAAAGAAACAATAATAGTTTAAAAATACTAGAAGAAGTTCCATGTGATGAATCATTTTCTAGTTGTAAGTTTATTAAAGACGCTTATAGTTCTAAAGATAATATTAAAAGTTTAAATAAAGAAATAAGAAAAATTGAAATTGACATGATTGAAATATCATCAGCAATTAAATCAATCGAAAAAGAAAATTTAGAAGAAAAAATAAAGAAATTTAATGATCTTTTAAATAAAGAATATAAAACTAATATTGATATTGAAAGAAACAATGAAAAAATATCTTATACAAAAGAAAAATTAGAATCAAACAAAGAAAAAATAAAAAAGTTAGAGATTATAAGAGATGAAATTAAAGATATCACAAATGATGATTTAAATAACGAGATAATAAAGTTAAAACGAACGTTAAACGACATATCTTCTGACATATATGATTATGATAACTCTATTATTAAAAACAATAAAGATATATTCGTTTTAGAAAGTCAAATTGAAATTTTAAATAAAGAAAAAAATGATTATTATAGTCTTATAAATTCATGGAAAACTTTCGATTTGTTTTCTTACGCAATATCCAAAAAAGGAATCCCTACTATGCTTATTAATAATAGTTTACCACTTATTAATAACGAAATTAACAAAATCCTTTCAGGCGTTGCTACATTCAAAATCAATTTAGAAGATGACGGGACAAACTTAAATGTTTATATAGACTACGGTGATTCAAAAAGAATAATAGAGTGTGCAAGTGGAATGGAAAAAATGATTACTTCTATTGCAATAAGAGTCGCTTTAATTAATATATCATCATTACCAAAATCAAATATCTTTATAATTGACGAAGGTTTTGGTGCATTGGATGATTCAAATATTGAAGCTTGTTCTAGATTGTTAACCAGTCTTAAAAAATACTTTAAAACAATTTTAGTTATATCACATGTTGATTCTATTAAAGATATAGTAGATAAAAATATTGAAATTTCAAGGAAAGGAAATGACTCTTATGTCTTCTGTTCTTAATCAAAAATGGGAAAAAATAGACAATAACGAAGAAGAAACTATTTTAAATGGTGTTAAATTTATTAGACCTATAGGAGATCAACCTTTACCTCTAGATTGCAGTTTTTGTAAAAAATTAATATCGACTGTAGAAGATGTCGAATGTCTTAAGAAAAGTAATTTGTGTGAAATATGTTATGATTTATATTATTACCATAATAAAGAAAAATGGAATAATGGGTGGCGTCCTAATAAATAAGTTATTGTAAGTAATAATTAATTAAATAAATAGATAAAAAGGAATTTAAAATGGAACAAGATTTACTACATTTAGGGTCTGCAATAGACAATGTATATAACTACACATCAGAAAGTGGATCTAGAAAAACTATTGCAAAAATTGTTAATGGATGTCTTAATGTTAGTTATATTACGATTTTTAATTCTTCTAAAGAAAGTGATCTCCACAATCAAATTTCTAGATTAAGAAAAGAATCAGATGAAATGATCAAATCAAGACTGAAGACAATAAAAAAAGAATTTAAAGAATGCGCTGGTAGAGATCTTGTTGAGAAAAAAATATCTGACAATGATAAATTTGAAACCATGACAGTTAGTCCTTATAGTCCATTTAGAAAACTTTTATTTACTTGTACTTATGTGTATGAGGTAAAATAAAAAATGGCTAATGTTAAATCAAAAAATGGTCAAATTTCAGAAATAATTAAATGTGGTAAAGACCCAGTTTATTTTATGAATAGATACCTTAAAATCCAACACCCTTTAAAAGGATTAATTAGATTTAATACTTTTCCTTTTCAAGATGATTGTGTAAAAGATTTTAATGATCATAGATTTAACATTATTTTAAAATCTCGTCAGTTAGGATTGTCAACATTAGTTGCTGCTTATGCTGTTTGGCAAGCAGTTTTTTATAAAGAAAAAAACATTCTTATTATTGCTACTAAATTAGCAGTTGCACAAAACTTTATTAGAAAAGTAAAAACGTATATAAAATCAATGCCTAAATGGTTATTAGTTCCAGTAATCACTGCTAATAACAAGCAACAAGTTGAATTCTCAAATGGATCACAAATTAAAGCTGTACCTACATCTGAAGATGCAGGTCGTTCTGAAGCTCTTTCTTTGTTAATTGTAGACGAGGCTGCTTTTGTAAGAAATTTTGACGAATTATGGATGGGTCTTTATCCTACACTATCAACAGGTGGACGTGCTATTTTGTTATCAACACCTAATGGTGTTGGTGGACAATATCATGAAATATATACAAAGGCTGAAAGAAAAGAAAATAAATTTAATCCTATTAAGTTAATGTGGGATGTTCACCCGGAAAGAGACGATGATTGGTTTGATAAAGAAACTAAAAATATGTCTAAAAAGCAGGTTTCTCAAGAGCTTTTATGTGACTTCGCATCTTCAGGTGATACTTTTTTATCTAATGACGTTTTAGAAAATTTAAGAGTTCTAACAAAGAGTCCGATTGAAAAAAGCGGGCCCGGAAACAATGTTTGGTATTGGGAATATCCAATTGAATCTGTTACTTATACTATGTCATGCGATATTGCACGTGGTGATAGTGGAGACTATTCAGCATTCCATGTTATTAATAACAAAGATATGTCAATTGCTTGCGAATTTAAAGGAAAAATACCACCTGATCAATTTGCATCTTTAGTATATGACATATCTAAAAGATTTTATAATGCTATGGTTTGTCCTGAAAATAATGCGTATGGATATACAATGCTAGTTAAATTAGCAGAATTAGGTTATAAAAATATATACTTTTCAAAAGAAAAAGAAAAGTATCAATATTTGTACGGAGATGCAAATAATATAGCTAAAGCTGGATTTACTACTTCTAAAGAGAGTAGAGATAAAATATTAGCTAACCTTGAAGAAAGTTTAAGAAACGGAAGAATTAAGTCATATTCACAAAGACTATATTCAGAATTAAAAACTTTTATCTGGAATGGTAAAAAAATAACTGCAATGAAAGGTTATAATGACGACTTAATTATGTCTTTAGCTATAGGATGCTGGTTAGCAGATAGTAATTCGAATACTTATAATGTTACTCAAATGCAGCAAGCAGATGCTATTTTAAAAGGAATGGAAGTAAATAATACAAATATTAGTAACACTGCTGTTTCTCCTTTTTATAATAATAAACAAAACAGTGTGAATCCTTTTGTACCTGTTTTTATGCCACAAAATAATTTTAGTGGTAAAAAAAATAATAAACCAACAAAAAATAATCCTTTTGGAGATCTTAGTTGGTTAGTAGGAAAATAAAACATGGCAGAAAATAATAATTTATTTAAAAAATTAACAGACCTTTTTAGATCAGGTCCTGTAGTTAAAAGAAGAATTAAAAAGATACAAGATAAAGAGTCTTACTCTAAATCTTCTTTAGAAGTATTTAAAAAAGCACATAGTGATGTTTACAATAGTACTTTAAGAGCCTATGGATCATATGATAGAATGTCAAGATATTCTGATTTTTCAGAGATGGAAGGAACTCCAGAGATTTCTTCTGCTTTAGATATATACTCTGAAGAATGTGCTTCACCTGATGTAGAAGGTAATATTTTAAATATTTACTCTGAAAATAGAATGATTAAAAAAATATTAGATGAATTATTTTATGATACGCTTAATATAGATTTTAATCTTTCTATGTGGGTTAGAAATTTATGTAAATATGGAGACTTTTTTCTTTTTAATGATATTCATCCTGAATTTGGTGTCGTTAACGTTTTTCCAATACCAATATCAGAAATAGAAAGAGAAGAAGGTTTTGATCCAAATGATCCAGGGGCTGTAAGATTTAGATGGGTAACTCAAGGAAATAGGGTTTTAGAAAATTGGCAAGTGTCTCATTTTAGACTTTTAGGAAGTGATGCTTTTTTACCATATGGATCTTCTGTTTTAGAAGGTGCTCGAAGAGTCTGGCGTCAGCTAATTCTTATTGAAGATGCAATGCTTGTATATAGAGTAATTAGATCTCCAGAAAGAAGAGTTTTTTATATTGATGTTGGTAATATTCCTCCAGAAAATATTTCCGATTATCTTGAACAAGCTCAATCTTCTTTAAAAAGAAATGCTGTTGTAGATAAAAATACTGGACAAGTTGATTTAAGATATAATCCACTATCAGTTGATGAAGATTATTTCCTTCCAGTAAGAGGTGGAGAAAGTGGAACTAGAATTGATACTTTGGCTGGTGGATCAAATACAACAGCTATTGAAGATGTTGAATATATTCAAAAGAAACTTTTTGCAGCTCTTAAAATTCCAAAAGCATATCTTGGATATGATGAAGATATTGGATCAAAAGCTACATTAGCTCAAGAAGATGTTAGATTTAGTAGAACAATTCAAAGAATACAAAAAACAATAGTTTCAGAATTAAATAAAATTGCAATGATTCATTTATATTCACACGGATATACAGATGAATCTATATTAGACTTTGAATTAAAATTATGTAATCCATCAAGTATTGCTCAACAACAAAAACTGGAGTTAATAAGAACCAAATTTGAAATAGCAGGAGGAGCTCCTGAAGGTTTTGTTGATAGAGAATGGATTAGAAAACATATTCTTGATTTAAATGATGATGAAATTACAAGAATTGAAATGGGAAGAGAAAAAGATAAAATCCGAGAAATGGAGCTTGAAGGTTTACAATTACCAGAAACTGAAGATGATATATTTGGTGATGACTCAGATCAGTCTTCTGGTGACATTGGATCTGGAGCATCTGCCCCAGATGTTGAAGATGAATCTCCTGTTTCAGATCTATTTTCAGGAGAAATAAAAGGTAATAATATAATGACAGAAAAAGATCTATCTGAGTTTGATGACTTAATAGAATTTGACTCTAAAGATATTTTTGATCCAGATAAAGAAAACCCTGTCCAAGCTGATTCTAAAGTTTCTAAAACTAGAGGGAAATTTAAAAGAAAAGGATCAAAAAAAGGAAAGTCACAAACAACTTTACCAGGTTTATCATCAGGTAGTGGAATAAATAAGCCTATAAAAATAGCAAATTCTGAAGATGTTTTTAGATCTTCACTATCAGATAATATTCTTCCACAAAGTCCTTTAATTAATGATTTTGTAGATAGACAACTTTCTTATAGAATGTCAAAAGATTTAGAAAAAATGTCTAATTCTTTAAATTTAAGTAAAAATAAGTTATTAAAAGAAAATAATGACAAAGATTTTGATATAATTATAGACGATGATATGTTTGAAAACAAGGAAGATAACAATGGCGAAGAATCATAATAAAAAAAGAAACATTGGTATAATATATGAACAAATTATAAACTTTGTTTGTGAAAGACTAATGGAAGATGATAAAAAAAGCGCCGAACTTGCAATTAATATAATAAAGAAAAATTTTAAGCAAGATACACAATTATTTAAAGAATATAAACTTTTTAAAGCTCTTTCTGAAACTTCCAATGTTTCAGAAACTTTAGCTACTTCAATTATTAATGAAGCTAAAAAAGCTTGTAATCATATGTTTGATAATAAAAAATTAGAAGAAGAAAAATCCTTTTTAATTAAAGACTTAAACTATACTTTTGGAAAAGGCAATATTTTCGAAGGAAAAATTAAAAATTATAGAACATATGCAACAATTCAGACTTTGTTGAATGAATGGAGAAATAAAAATCCAAGTTTTGACAAAGTAACTGAATATGAAATTAAATTACATGAAAGCTTAACTAGTAAAAAAGAATTAATAAAAGAAAATATTATTCCAAAAAAAGTTGATTCTCTTACATATAAGATTATGAATGAAATGTTTGAGAAAAAATATAACTCTAAATTAAATGAATCGCAAAGAGAAATGATATCTTTTTTTATAAAAGACAATGAAGATTCTCTTTCAAATAAATATAATGCAATAAAAATATCTTGTATTAATATTCTTGAAAATTATATTAGTGATTGTAACAATCAAATTTTAAATGAAAAATATAGCTTTGTTGTTAATAACATTAAAGATTTAGATTGTAATGATATGTCAAAAGAAAATCTTCAAAGATTTTTAACAATCGGAAAATTAAAAGAAGAAATATCAGGAGAATAAAATGGGTGCTCAAAGACTTATTACAGAATGGGTTAATTTTGAATACGATCCTAAATTAATTAAAGAACAAAAAGATCTAGGTAAGCCTTTAATCATGAAAGGTATTTTACAAAAAGCTGAAACTTTAAATCAGAATGGAAGAGTTTATCCAAGGAATATTCTAGAAAGAGAAATAAGAAATTATCAAAAGTTTATTAAAGAAAATAGAGCTTTAGGTGAACTAGACCATCCAGATTCTTCTGTTGTTGAATTAAAAAATGCTTCACATAATATTAAACAAGCGTATATGGAAGGTAATATTGTCTATGGTGTAGTTGAAATTCTTAATACTCCTAGTGGAAAAATATTACAATCATTAGTTGAAAGTGGAGTAACATTAGGAATTTCTTCTAGAGGCGTTGGAAGTACAAAAATTCAAGGTGATATGCAAATTGTACAAGATGATTTTCAACTTATTTGTTGGGATTTTGTAAGTGAGCCTTCAACTCCTGGTGCGTTTATGATGAAAGAAGGAAAAGAAGTTTCTCCCCAGTTTATAAATAACGTATTTAACAAAACAGACAGAATAGATAGAATATTTAATGACATAATGGAGTGGAAATAATGGCAATATCACATATTCCAAGATCAGTAGGTCATAATTTTTTACCTGAATATCAAATTAGTGCTATTCCTTATACAAGAGATGGTGTGATTAATACCTATGACAATAATTCTCCTTTAACTGTAAACGGTAGTACAGTTTATGTTGTTGAATTTCCTAAAATAACACAGTGGCTTCAATTTAAAGCTGATGCTATTCTTTCCGTTTATTTTAGTGCTAAAGACGCTGCAGCTGGTAGTAATGGGATGACTTTAGATACGAATAGGACATATCCTTTACATATTAGATGTGTTAATTTATATTTTAACGATGTTGATGATGGGAAAACGTTAGAAATATTAGCAGGTCTAACAGCTATAGACAGATCAGAATTTACTTCTGTAGTAGAAACATTCTTGGAAGGACAACCTTAATGTCGATATCTCATATCCCAAGATCAGTAGGTCATAATTTTACTCCAGAATACCAAATTAGTTCTATACCGTATGTCGTAGATCTTTCATCAGATCTAGTTAGTACATTTTTTGTCAAAAAAAATGATAATTCTGCTGTTGTAGGACACTCAGAGACAAATAATGGTTTTGTTCATACACATGGTGTTGTTCCAGATACAGATATATTTACTGATACTAGCGGTGATGGAGTAATTCAAGATAGCGAAAAAAAGGCAAACAATTTAAAAGCAGGTTTTACCTTGGTTGAAGTAAAAACTTTAAAACTACCAAAAATATCTAGATGGATTCAATTTTTACCAACAGGTGATGGTATAGATGTAGCCTTTTCAAGAACTGATATTCTTTTAGATAATTTTTTAACATTTACTTCTAGTTCTAGTCAACTTGAAATAAGATGTACAAATCTATATTTTGATACAAAACAAAATGGAAAAATAATTGTAGGATTAACATCAATCGACAGATCAGAATTTACAGAAGTTGTAGAAACATTTTTAGGTGATTAATTAATATGGCAAAAGTAAGTAGAAGTATGCTTAAGAGCATTGTAAAAGAGTGTTTAGTAGAACTGTTAGCTGAAGGTCTTAGTGGTGGAGATACATCTTCATTAAATGAAAGTCTTATTTCAACAAATTCTGCAAATAATTTTAAACAAGATACAATGTCTTCACAAATATCTAAAAAAATAGTAAACGAAAAATTTGAAGACAATACAAATAAAATAATATCTCAAACAACAAGTGATCCAATAATGGCATCAATTCTTCAAGATACTGCAAAAACAACTTTACAAGAGCAAAATGGTGCTGATAGACCAAATCAATTTACAGCAAAACCATCTGATACATATAGTCAAGTTGTAAACGAGTCTGATCCTATGGAGATGTTTTCAGGTTCAGCAGACAAATGGGCAAACTTAGCTTTTTCTGAGAAATAAAATATTAAATTAAAAACAATTTAAATTTTACTCATATAGATATAATTATGTAATATAAAATTTAGTATTATATGGAGATAAATTATGTCTAATACAGATAAAGTTATTAAGGTTACACCTGAACTTATTAAAGAAATGGTGAGTGAAGAAAGACAACGTATGAATGAAACTTTAGAGTTAAAAGCTTCACATCCATCACAAGTTATTAAAAAAGTCAAAGAGGTTGAAGCATCTGATCTTGCTGATTCTCTTTCGAAATGCATGAATTATTATCAAGCTTGTAAAATTAAAGAATCAAAAATGATTGAAGAACTAAAAAGACTTCAAGAAGTTAAAAAAGAACTTAGAAGAAGAATAATTAAAGGTATATAATATCATATTTTATTTCTGAAAGGATTTTATTATGGCTGGATATAGAAAATCAGGAGCTAATGATTTCGTTAATGCTACGTCATTTAATGAACAAATAAAAAGACAAAGAGAAGCCTATAAAGGTGGTAGTATTAGCGAAATGGGCGTTTACACTAGTCAGTCTGTTTTTCCTGATAGAAGTCAAGAAGTTTTAGAAGCTTCAACAGATACAATGAAAGAATTAGATTTAAGATCTGAATTAGGAAATCCTGATTTTGTTCCTCATCTAGATTTTACTCATAGTGGTTCTGAAAGTATGTTTGATGATTTACAAAACGCTAAAGACCAACCTAATAAAAAAGGCCCTAATCTAATTTCACCTGACATTAACAACCTATCAGCACCTACTGAAAATCAAGCTACAATTCCTGAAGATAGACAAAATAAAGGTTTTGGTTGGAGAGATGATCGTAATGAACCTTTAAGTCCAGCCTCAACAATAGGAACATATTTTAGTCGACACTATAATTCTTCTGGTAATGATACATCTGTTTCTTTACCAATTTTAGGCGAAGCAAAGAGTCCATCTGAAGATCCGAATATTGACTATAAGCAACCTTAAGGAATTTAAATGACTAGTCCTACTTTTTCTAATTCAAATCCTAACTCATTCGGTGGATCATTTAATTATGACAGTAGGACAGGTTTAAGTATAGGGTCTTTAGGTGGTGATCCTAATAGTGGTATTGGTAGAAACTGGAATATGGGTGATGCATTAAGTTCTCCAAAAGGAGAATATGATTATGAAATTCCAGAAGACAAACAAGAAATAATACAAATAACTTCTAATACAACAGTTAGAGAATTAGCAATTTTAGCAGGTCTAATAGAAACTGAAGCAGACAATCCATATGATGAATTAGATGCAGATATTGAGTCAAAAGCTCATACATCTTTTCAAAGAAGAGCAACAGATTCCTTAGCACATAGAGGAACAGACATTTCAAGTTTAGGTGGTTTAGGAAATAGTATTGCAGGTGTAATAGGATTATCAGCCGGTTACGAAGTTAAAGGAAACAAATTGTTAGAAAACAGTCTTAAGGAATATATTGAAGAATTAATATTGTCTGAAAGAGGTAACCAAATTAGTGGTAATATTGTTGTTAGATCTACTGGAAAAGATAGTATTTATAAAAACATGAATGTATCAACAAATACAGCAGATGCTGCTCCTGTTGGCCATCTCCCTAAAGGTAGACATGGTTTTAATTATAAAGGACATGATCAAGAAGAAATCAATGTTTATATTAAAACTCCTCATGGACATGTTAAAGTTCCAATGAAAGGTACAACTGACGGTGCAGAAACTGTTAAATCTTCATCCTCAGAAATACTTATTGATGATTTTTATGACGAAGATTTATCATCTTTTGATATATTGTTACAAACAACAAATCAAAATTTTAATGATAAATATAATGTTTTAAACAAAAATAAAAAATTATAGAATATATAAATTATATAAATACAGGTTTTAAATATGAGTAGTACATTATATAACGAAGCAATTGAAGCAGCAGAACAAATAAAGTTATCTGCTGAAGAAAAAGTAAAACAACAAATAATTGAGTCTATTTCACCACAAATTAAAATTATGGTAGAGAAAAAACTTTTTGAATCAGATGAAGAATTAACAAGTCAAGATGATTGCTCATATGAATCTATTAAAGAAGAATCTCAAGATGAAGTCAAAGAAGAACAAACTGAACAAGAAGATTCAAAACCTGTTGAGCTTAATCAAGAATCTAGAAGAATTCTTAATAAATTAATTAGTCAAAATTCTAGAATTCAAGCTGCAAAACAAAAAATATCTGATTTGAAAGAAAGTATTAACTCTTTACAAAAAGCTATAATTCTTTCAGAAAGTTCAGATAAATATAGCGTAAATAAACCTAGAATTATAGTATTATATAAGAATTTAGTTAATGAAATAGCAAAATTGAACAAAAACGGTATAATTAGAAATAACAAAGAACTTTTAGAAGAATTTTATAAATTAAATAAGGAGTTAGAGAATATGTCTAGTAGACACTCAAACAAAAAGTATCTTAACGAAAGCTTTGACGATCTCCTAGAGATTGATCTTTTCGAAGCTGACGAAGTAAAAGAAGACGATGACGCAGATCTTTTAGCTGCTGATGAAGATCCTAAACCTGAAAATGAGGAAGAATCTGAAGTAGAAGCTGAAGAAGTTGAAGAAGCTGAAGAATCTGGTGACGAAGTTACAGATCTTACGACAGTTAGAGAATTAGCTATCATGGCAGGTCTTGTAGAAGAAGACGAAGATGTTGGCCAACAAGAACTTAATCTTGAAGGTTTGTTTGAGGATGATCATGAGCAAAAAGAAGCTTATGAAGGAACTCACTTAGATGAAGATGAAGATGAAGTTAAAGATGGCCCAGAAGAAATAGCTGAGTCTTTTGACCGTGTTTTAGAAATTGATGAAAATATGCTTAGAAGAGAGATTGGTAGAATGAAATCTCTTCGTGAAGGTGAAGCTAAAGATATAGCTTCACAATTTGGTGGTGGTTCTGAAGAAGGTGAAGCTTTTGTTGATGGTGTAGACAAGCTTCAAGAGATGAAAACTAAAGCTGCAAAAGTTGTACGCACGAATCGTATGCTAGAAAGCAAGCTTTCTCAATACAAAGAGGCTCTTCAAGGAATGAAGACTCATCTTTCAGAAATGAACCTATTCAACGCGAAGTTACTTTATGCTAACAAACTCATGCAAAATCGTGATTTGTCAATGAAGCAACAACGCAACATTGTTGAATCTCTTGATGAAGCAAAGACTATTGGTGAGGCTAAGATTCTATTTGAAAGTCTTTCAAAGTCGCTTGTAAGTAGTAAGGCATCCCGTAATAGTAACCTATCTGAAGGTGCACTAAGAAGATCTTCTAGTTCTTCTTCAAACTCAGTTCGTAGTGGTCAAGCAAAGCCAATTAACGAATCTGTAGCACTTGATCGTTGGGCAACTCTTGCTGGTATTAGAAAATAAAAACAATTTAATTATTTAAGAATTATAAAGGATAAAACATATGAGTTTTACACTACAAAAGTTAACTGAAGGTATTAGAGACCGCCACGTGGGCCAACAAAACAAGCGCCTCGTTGAGAAATGGTCTCGCACTGGTCTTCTTCGTGGTATGGATGATGTAAACCGCGAAAATATGGCTACTCTTCTTGAGAATCAAGCTGCTCAAGTTCTTCGCGAAAGCAGCACAATGAATGCTGGTGATGTTGGTGGTTTCTCAAACATTGCATTCCCAATCGTTCGTCGCGTATTCGGTGGTCTTATTGCAAATGAACTAGTTTCAATTCAACCAATGAGTCTTCCAAGTGGTCTTCTATTTTATCTAGATTATACATACGGTTCACAAGAGGGTCCTCACCAAACAACTGAGTCAATCTATGGTGGTCCTACTGGTAAGGCTATTCAAGGTGGGGCTGATGCTCTTGGTGGTCAATATGATCTTGCAGGTAGCGGTTTTTCTCGCGAGCACAAAACAGAAACAGTTGCACATGGCAATGTACAAGCAACTGCTAAATTTGATCCAACTGATGCTACTCACCTTGCACTAGTCGATTACGATTCAGAAGTTATTGACGCAGCAGCAACATCAGCATTTCAATTTGTATTGTTAGATGCAACTCAACTTTCAGGTGCTGATCTTTCTCTTATTAAGTCTGCAACTGCAGTTATGGATGACGGTGGAACAGCTCAATCTGTTCAAATTTCAGCGGCACAAAAATTGCAAGGTGGTTTATCTCACAACGTAAGAAAAGTTACTAAAGTTGGTACTGGCGATACTTTAGCAACTTTCAAAGCTGGTGCTCTTAATGCAAATGGTGTACAAGATCGAGCTCTTTTCCTAGTTCAGATTCACGCTACAGTACCTGCAACTGCTGCACTCACAATTGATGGTGGTAATGTTGATGGTATCATTGTTGAATTTGTTGAAGCTGATGGTGCTGAAGGTATTGCAAATAGTGTTGGTGGTGTAGATGTTGATCCAGCAATGGAAGGTCAGACATTACTAACAACTGATGCTCCTTCTGCAATTCCAGAGATTGATATTAAGATTGAGTCAATCCCTGTAACAGCACAAACACGCAAGTTGAGAGCACGTTGGAGTCCAGAGCTTGCACAAGACCTTAATGCATACCACTCAATGGATGCAGAGGTTGAGCTTACTCAGATTCTTTCTGAGCAAATCGCTCTTGAAATCGATCGTGAGATTCTTGGAGATCTTCTAAATGGTGCACAAGGTGCTAACTTCTTCTGGAGTCGTTCACCTGGTAAGTTTGTTAACAAGCGTACTGGTGCTGAGATCGCGCGTACATCTACACTTAATCCTGGACCAGCATTTACTGGTACTGTTCGTGAGTGGTATGAGACTCTAACTGAGACTGTTATTGACGTTGCTAATGAGATTCACAGAAAGACACTTCGTGGTTCTGCTAACTTCATCGTAGTTTCTCCTGATGTTGCAACAATCCTTGAAGCTTCTGTTCTTTATCGTCCAAGCTATAGCATTGATGGTGATGGTCAAGTTGGTGCTCCTTTCACAATGGGTGCAGACAAAGTTGGTACACTAAGTAATCGTTTCACAGTTTACAAAGACCCATACTTCCCACGCAACAAGATCCTTGTTGGTTATAAGGGTGGTTCTTACCTAGAGACTGGTTTCGTTTATGCTCCATACGTTCCATTGATCGTTACACCTACAATCTTCCAGCCAGAGGATTTCACACCACGTAAGGGTGTTATGACTCGTTACGGTAAGAAGATGGTACGTGCTGATTTCTACGGTACAGTAACATGTCTTGATATGAACATTATCTAAGATAAGTTCTTTTGATAGATTATCATCTTAAAATATTATAAGATGACATCAAGCCAGCTTTTGCTGGTTTTTTTGTATTCGATTAATAAAAAATAACTTTAATTGAATTGAGTATAATTATAATATAATTTAAGTTGAGATTTACTATGAACAATGATACAAAACTAATTATGGAAGCTTGGAGAAGATTTATCAATGAAGGTAACGAAGAAAGTTCACTTAATGATGAATCTAGAAAAACAATGACTGACCCAGAAGAAATGCCCCCTGAAGGTAATCCTCCTAAAGATGAAGACCTTGAAGGTGAAAATCCACAACCAACTGAAGATATTGATGATTTAAGTGAAAAATAAAGTGAAATACCCAAAATTTTATGAAAACAGTAAAATTCCAGTTATTTTAAGTAAATTTGCTCCAATTGATATTTGGGCAATAACTTTAGGGCCTTGGATATTTTGTCGAGGAACTTTAGAAGAAAAAACTAAAAGACACGAAACAATTCATTATTTACAATACAAGGAATTATTTTTTATTGGTTTTTTAATTATATATTTATTTGATTATATTTGGTCATCTATTATATGCAGAAAAGGCTTTTCTAGAGAGTCTTACTTATCTATTAGGTTTGAACAAGAAGCATGGAACTGTGATAATTTAGAAGATTATATTGATAATAGAAAACCTTATGCGTGGTTACAATATCCTTTAGGCGGGGAAAAAAGAGAAAGAAGATAATAAATGACAAGTTTTTTCAATCAGCAAAATGATAAAAATTCTAAAAAGACAAGCAAAAATAAAACTGCACCTTCTAAATCTGCTATTGATGCTGCAAAAGAATTAAATATAGATTTAGGAAAAAGTTGGAATGCATATTCTAAAGAAGTAAGAGTTCATATTTATGTCAAAAGTATGGAAGAAATGGTTAAGTTTTATAATAAGTTTTTAGAGTTTCCTGTTGTTCACTATTGGAGAAGTCAAGGAAGTGAAGGAACGATGTTTGATATTGGAGGAAACATTATTGAACTTTACAACCAAAATGGAACTTTTCACAAGTATAACAAAAACTTTTATGGCAATGTTTCTTTGTCTTTAAGAGTTAGTTCTGTTCATAAATTACATGACAAGTTTTCTAAAAAAAATATTCAAATAGGTCCTCTTGAAGACAATTCTTGGGGAGACACTTCTTTTGAAGTCATAGATATCGAAGGAAATCGATTAACATTTTTTAGTCCTACAATATCAAAAGAAAAATATTATAAAATTAAATAGAGTTAATAATGATAGAAAAATTAATAAATCAAATAAACCATTTAGGATATAAAATAACGAAAGATCCTTTAAATAAAAATACATGGAAAATAGCGTCGCCTAATAGTGATGATGGATTATTTTCTTTAGTTGCAGATAACAATTCAATTTCTCTTCACAAAAAAGAAAAGTGTTTATGTCAAATAAATAACGATGAAGACCCTTTTTTAATTCTTCGTCATTTACCTGCAAACTTATTTTCAAACAATACAGTTTTCAATAAAAAAAATGTTATTGAAACTCTTTACGACTTTTGTAAAGCAAATTCTATTGAAGAAAAAAGATTAATTAATAAAATTTTAAATTCAAAAAGAATAGATCAATTTAAAAATAGAAGAGAATTTGCCTTTAGTGTATTTCACTCACTAAAAGACAGTAATATTAACGTTGAAAATGAAAATTACGACTTAAGTATTATAGACGTTATATTAAGTATAGTATAATTAATTAGTCGGTCCTATCTATGTCTTTTATATAATATGTGAAGAACAAGGGTGTCAACATATAAAAGTGTAGTAATGCCATTTGACTTGCTGAATTTTCACCCTTTCTTCAGTGAGAAGAAAATGTAGGAGGACAACTTTTGAAATGGTATATGTACGTGTTAATCTGTAATGACAATTCTTTTTATTGCGGTATAACTACAAATCTTGAAAGAAGATTAAAACAGCATAATGGTGTTATTAAAGGTGGAGCTAAATATACGAGAAGTAAAAGACCATGTCGATTTGTGTATATAAAAAAAGCGTTGGATCACTCCAACGCTTTAAAAATTGAATATAAATTTAAGCAGTTAAACCGCAAAAATAAAATAAAATATATTAACCAGGCTCGCCAGCTTGAGGAGCAGGATCAATTTCTGGATCTCCAGAATCTGATTGATTATCACCAGCTTCTACTTCTTCAATAGGTTCTTCAGTAGATTCCTCTACACCAGCTTCTACTTCTTCAATAGGTTCTTCAGTAGATTCCTCTACACCAGCTTCTACTTCTTCAGGAAGACCTGCATCTTCTACTCCTTCAACAGTTTCTTCAACAGTTTCTTCAACAGTTTCTTCGACGGTTTCTTCACAAACTACATCATCTGATGGGATGCACTCAACTACTTGACCTGCATGTGATTCT